CCTTCAAGAGCAAGGACGAGGCTCGGTTCAACGCCACCCAGTTCGGTTCGGGAGCCGCCATCAAGGAGAAGGCTCTCAAGGTGGCTCTGAGCATGGCTAAGAAGTAGGAGGATGACATGGGCTTCATTGCTGGCTCCAACAAGCACAAGGTCAAGACCTGCCCGAAATGCAAGGGGAAGTCTTGGCAGGGAACTGGAACGCCCTACTTCCCCTGCGCCCACGTTACCTACGAGCAGGTAAAGAAGACCAAGAAGTAGAAGAGCCCTAAACAAGAAGCCCTCCTCAGAAATTGGGGAGGGCTTTTTGCATTTTTCTATTGACAGACATTTCTCAAAAGATTATACTTACCCCACTATGAATATCCTACTGGAACAACTCAAAGAAGCCGAAGCCAAGGGCGATGAGACGCTGGTGAAGATCATCAGGCGTCAGCTCGAATATCTCGGCTACAATGGGCAACAGGAGTAAGACCATGCAGACGACCATCGTGATGAGCGACAACCGCATCGACATGTTCCATTCCAGCGGGTCTGTGGAGACCTTTGCTGGTGAGCAGGGGATCAAGCAGTTCCTCAAGCGAATACAGAAGGTCGCCAAGAGCATCGAGACCACCCGTGTCATCAACGAGGTGGTGGGCAAGGCGGAGATGGGCAACAAGCTCCGCAAGGTCAAGGCAAGCCTCAAGCCTCTGAAAAACACCAAAAACTAATTGACGTTTACGGGCGTCTTAAAGTATAATAAGTAAATGGTCCCGTAGCTCAGTTGGTTAGAGCAGGCGACTCATAATCGCTTGGTCGCAGGTTCGAGTCCTGCCGGGACCACCATTTTATAGGGGTATGCCTGGAGCGGTACCTGGGGCCATCGGACAGTCGAGAGATTGGCTTGATGGAAATCGTCGGGGGTTCGAATCCCTCTACCCCTACCATTTCTGAAAGGGGAAGTCATGCGAAAGCATCTGTTGTTCATCGCTCTGGCCGCTCTGTTGGTGAGTGGCTGTAAGGATGCCACGATGGCCCAGTGGAACTCGCTGGGGAAGCGTCATCGGGTGGACCTCTATAGCGGGGGTCAAAAGGTTGGCTCATGGGTGGCTACCGGCAACGTGAGCAACCAATCCCAGTCCGATGGCTACTGCTTCGAGGATGAGGCAACCAAGAAGCTCGTGGAAGTAAGCGGAACCGTGGTCATCACTCAGATCGATTAAGAAAGGGTCTACCATGAACAAGGTGCTGCTCGTTCTCAACATCGTGCTGTTGGTCCTCTTTGCGGTGGCGTTCAATGGAGGCTTCGGCCCCAACCCCGCAGAGGACCGAACCATCACCCGCAACCTGAAGTATGTTCAGGACAAGCGGACTCAACTCTGCTTTGCGGTGAGTGGGTTCAGGGGAATCAGCGGCCCCATCTATACCGAGGTTCCCTGCGACAAGGTGGCTGATGCCTTGTCCAATCCCTGGAGCAAGTAATGTTCAACTTCTTCCGCCCCAAGAGCAAGAACCAGACGACCAACGGGAAGACCTACGCCAACCGCAACAGGAAGCGTAAGGCTCTCAACAAGATGGGGCGAATCTCCCGCCGCATCAACCGCCAGAAGTAGTTGTAAATCCCTAAGGAACCAGTATAATAGGGATAGGTCTTTAACAATTTGCTGTGGAACTAGCCCAAAGGTCAGTCGGTGGGTGGCTTGATCACCATCTGCCGACAATACGAGGCGTTCCCCTTTCTAACCCAACTCATATTTCCATATGGGAAATAGGAGAAGGGCCAAGGTTGGGAAAAACCTATTTATATTATAGATTGAAATATGTTACACCACTTAGTCGAGAACTGGATACCCGCCCTGACTAAGTGGATTATGAAAAGAGGTGTCTGACCAGTCCGGTAGAAATCCGGTGTTCCCACAGCAAACTACAAAAAGCCCTCAGTCTAACGACTGGGGGTTTTTTGTTTTGGGCTGTCGTCGGTGCTAACACGGGAGGAGGAAGTCGGTTACTTAAATTTAAGTAGAGAAAGGAGGTGGTGCCATGTCCCTGCAGGATCGCAGATAGGAGTTTGACATGTCTTTCTCCTTAAGTTATATTAACCCATCTCAAGGAGGACGACATGAAGACCTACATCTACTACAACCTGCATAAGTCCATCTGGTCTCTGATGGTTGGGGGCAAGGTTGTGGGGCATGAGAAGTCTGTGGTTGTGACGAATGTGGAATTCCGTGTTCGTCCGGGTGGGCATAAGCGAGTCCTTGAGCAGAAGCGTAAGAATGTCCACGCCTTCGTCATTGGCAAGATACCTGAGTTTGGTGTAGTGTTGAGCTCCGAAGCCAAACTGCGGCAGGTGAAGTACAACCCTTACAAGGCTGACCACTTCTACTTCGCTGACACCAACGAGAAGGCTGAGAGGGCTAGGTTGGTGGAGATGCGGGCAGACAGGACGGTGTGGGCGCTATGCTAAAGATTCTCGGAAGCCTTCCTCAATATGACCAGTTGCATTACGTTGCCGTCTCTGGTGGCGTAGACTCCATGGCCGTCTATCACTTCCTCAAGCATGGGGTCAATGGCAAGCGGCGTATTGCCCCTGTCTTCTTTGACCACGGCACTGAGACTTCCGCCAAGGCTCTGGACTTCCTCACCCAGATGGGACTGACTGGGATGATTGCTCAGAGGATTTCTTCGGACAAGCCTAAGAGCAAGTCTTGGGAAGAATACTGGCGAGATGAACGCTACAAGTTTTTCCATAGCCTTGAAGTCCCAGTCATCACCGCCCATCATCTCGATGACCAGATTGAGACATGGCTGATGGGTGCCTGTCATGGGGTTCCCAAACTCATCCCCTACCGCAATAAGAATGTCGTCCGTCCTTTCCTCCTTACCACAAAATCTGACCTGATCATCTATGCCGAGAACAAGCATGTTCCTTGGACTGAGGACATGACCAACGAGGATATGGGTCATGCTCGTAATAGGGTTCGACATGGCATTGTTCCAGAGGCTCTGCTCATCAACCCTGGGATGCATAAAGTCATCGCAAAGAAGGTCAGGGCATTGGAGGTCAAATGACAGCCAATGGAGAAATCGTCAGCAAAGAGATAACGAAGATGCAGAGACTCAAGAGGACTGCTGGATGCCCTGTGTTCATCAAGACCATTGATGAAGCCCTCACCAATCTATATAAACTTCGCTGGTCTCTCATTAGGCTGAAGGGCTACTATTGACAAGTTAAGGCGTTTGGTTTATGATGGGTTCAACATCAAGGAGGAACGCCATGCCTCACCAAAACCACGCTGTCCACATTGCCAAGCCCGACGATGACCTCGCTGGTCAGATCATGGACGAGCTGCGGAAGACCGTCAAGCATCTGCGGAAAGACGCCAAGAAGAAGAAGGCTCAGATCGAAGCCTTCAAGAAGCAGCTCCACTCTCGCAACAAGGTGACGACCACGCTGACCCCATCGGAGATCAAGTACATCAAGCAGATGTACGATGGGGAGCCCAAGGGCATCAAGGACATCAGCCAGTTGCCTCTGGGCTGGGTGGCGCTCTTCATCGAGAACCGTGAAGAGGAGCCCAAGGAAGTCTGGCCCGATGACCACAGCATCACCGAGAAGTACCTCGCCTTCCACAACCTGCCTGCGGACATGACCTTCGCTCAATGGCAGAAGTGGGTCAACCGCCAACCGAAGCATCTGAGGTAAGTCATGGGAGCCTGGGGCGAACAGAGCACTGCCTGCGATGATGTCCAAGACGAGATGGACTACTTCCGTCGCAACAGGGCATCTCTGACTGAGAACAACCTGAGCAGGGCGCTTGACAAGATCAAGGCAAACGACTACAATCCAACTGTCTTGGTTGGTGTGGTCTTGGACCTTCTCAAGATGAAGGTTGAGGTTCCTCAGAAGCATATCCAACGAGCCGTCAAGGATGCTGCTGCGGCTCTGGTGGACAGGGACTATCTTGATTCTTGGAACAGTCCCAAACGCCGCCATGAAACTCTGACCGAGGAAATGACGCAACTCCAATCCCTCTTGAGGTAAGTCATGGGACTCCGTGTGAGCGATGTCATCAACGAAGAGATCAAGGTCTTGGAGAAGAAGTACAAGACCTACCTCCAGAACGTCAGCATCCACGATCTGGGTCACAGCCTGGAGGGCGTTCAGCTCCGCAACCAGATCAAGGCTCTCAAGAACCTGCGGACCAAACTCCGCCGCAAGAAGCTCATCTAGTAGGAGTCGGACATGACGCAGCAAGAGGCAGTCATCCAAGCGGCTCTCAAGAACCCTACGCCTCGCAATGTCAAGAGGCTGGCTGCTCTCTGCCGCAAGCTCATCGCCGCCCAAGCCTATGGACGGAGGAAGTACAACAAGCTTCTGGACAAGAAGATGGAGGCTGACCGAACCATCACCGCCCACATCTGGCGTCAGCAAGTCCATCGTTCCCCTTCGAGGTAGTCATGCGTAACCAACGAGGCTTCACCTTGGTCGAACTGGTCATCGTCATCGCCATCCTGTTCGTCATCGGGGCAGCGGTGGTACAGCACTTCAACCACTAAGGAGTCAAAGATGTCCGCCACCCTCAAGACGGCTTTTCCCCTTTCGAGGGAGAGCCGCAATTACCTCAAAGACATCTGGGGCTTCGAGCGTGTGGAGGACATCGACTCCCACACAGCGGCTCAGTTCATCGACAACATCGAGTGTGAGCCGACTCCTGGCGAATACACCTGCGACAGAGAGTTGTGGAAGGCTTACTGCCAGTTGAAGGGCATCAAGCCTACCCTCACCTTCGCCCAATTCGCCGCCATCAAGCATCGGTATTAAGTGTAAGACGGGTTCCCTATGACCCATGGATCAGCATAGGGTGGTACGCCGGGTGCACAGAAGAGCCTCATCCGAAAGGGTGGGGCTTTTCTGTTTTCTGGGTAGAGCTCATCGCCCAACGACCGGACATCGGCGCTTACTTAAATTTAAGTAGACAAGGGGCTCCCAGATCCCAACGACGGCAGTTGGCTGCGGCCGACGGTTGACGAGTGGCTGCTGGGAAGTTATACTAAGACATCACTTGGAGAACCCCATGCCCCGTTACTATGTCTTCGCCATCATCCACAGCGACATGTGCTGTTGGACTCATAAGCCCCTACGAGCCAAGAACCCTCGACATGCTGAGGAGAAGTTTCTGGGGAAGATGGGTGTCAGGCGTAATGGTCGCAACTATGCTGAGAATGTCTGCCGTTGGGCTTATCGCAATGGTCATCCCAAGCAAAAGAACCTGTTGCGTCCCAAAGCCTATTCGGATGAGTGGGAGAAGCAGATGAAGCGGGGGCTGACCGTGGTGGCTTGACAAGTAGTACTCTTTAAGTTAGTATGGAGTCAACTCAAGAGCAGGAGGAAGCCATGCAGGTCATCTACAAACTCAGCAAGAACGAGACCGTGGTCGCCAACGAGATGGTCCGTTTGCTCAAGCAGATGGGCTGGGAGCTGGGGCAGGAGGAAAAGCCTGAGGTGGAACTGCTCTCGACCTGCCCTGGCGCTGATGACGACGAGACCTGCTTCACGGGACACGATGACCTGCCCGACATGGCGTTCTACCGCCAATGGTCCAAGAACCTGGAGAAGAAGTACGATTACACCAACGGTGATGGCGATGAGGGTGCTGCCGACTTGCTGGCCGCCCACCGTGTTGCCTGCTCTCTGGTGTAGCCATGAAGGCAATCTTCACGGGTAAGGTGGTCTACGTCAAGGAGACACGAGGGGCTGTGAATGCCCACAACTACACCCTCATGTTCGAAGACCGTGAAGGCAACATCTTCGTGTGGACTCGCTCCTTGAAGTCCCACGCCTCAGTTCCTCAGTTCGGTTCCACTCACTCCTTAGAGGGTGAAGTCGAACTCATCACCGAGTTGACTGGTGGCAGAAAACTGACCAGAGTCACCCGTTGCAAGCCCTTCTCCGGAGTCTGACATGGCTTTCTACAGGACCGTCGTTCAGGTGGAAATCCTCTCCACCAAGCCCATACCCAAGACCATCACGCTGGATGATGCTGTGGCGGAGATGAACGAGGGCTTCGCTGAGAGGACTTCCCTGACTGGGGTCTCCATGCCCGTCAGCAACCAACGTCTCAACGAGAAGGCATTCCGCATCAGGGCTAAGAAGCAGGGCGACTGGAAGGCGGACGACATCCAAGAGTTCCTGCATCCTGAGGGAGAGTAAGCCATGAAGACCATCGTGGATGTCACCATCAAGATCCCTTTCGAACAGCGTTTCGATGACGAGACCTTCGAGCAGAAGGCTCGTGAGCGGGTCAACAGCCGTCTGCCCAAGGGGTTCCCCAAGAAGTTCAGGGTCACGGGTGGGGGCTTCAACTTCCAGCAGACGAAGAACCGCACCTACGACATCAATCTGGGGTTGACTCTGCGTGGCTCCCGTGAGATGGTCGAGAAGCAGGAGAATGCCTTGTGGAAGGCGTTCCGCAACATCAAGAACATCAGCATCGACTTTTCTCAGGAGTAGACCATGAAGAAGTCCATCGGAACCTTCACCATCGAGACCGGCAAAGTCCGCATCTCCGACCCTTGCTACGAGAAGGGCACCATCTGCGCCGGTACCGTCAGCGGCGTCCTCAAGGGCGAGTGGAAGGCTACCGCCAACCTCAACCGTGAGGGACGTGTCGCCAGCCTGGTCGTGACCCACGCCAAGGCGAAGCCTGCCGACAAGTGGATCGCCCTCAACATCGACTGCGGCGTGGACAGCGGTCAGATGTCCATCTTCGATGACAAGTTCTACCGCAAGGCTTCGGAGTCGGTGGGCAAGATCACCAAGCAATGGGAGAAGATGGCGAAGGACAAGGACAAGGATGGCGGGGCTCCCTTCTACGCTGCCGCCTGCTCCCTCACCTGCGGCAACGAGGAAGACCCCAACCACGAGAACCACGGTGGCGTCATGCCTCACGGAGCCGTGTCGAGCAGCGGTTACGGCGATGGCTCCTACACCGCCTACACCCGTGAAGACGCCAAGGGCAACATCGTCGCCATCAAGGTGAAGTTCATCTGAGGAGCCAGCCATGAAGAAGTTCTTCAAGCGTCTCACGCCACAAGGTTGGGCATCGCTGATGTGTCTCGTCTTCTTGGCGGTCTTCGTCCCCTTCCAGTTGTCTGGGGCGAAGGAGCAGAAGGTGCCGAAGAAGGTGACGGTCTACTCGATGGTCTGCGATAGCAGCGAGGATGACCTGAGCAGGCGAGTCAACCAAATGCTCCAGGATGGCTGGAAGCTCTATGGCAGTCCCACAGCTTTAGGCAATGGCAGCTACTACCAACTCTGCCAATCTCTGACCAAAGAGGTGGAGCAATGAAGCGACCCAAACTGAAGTGGGTGCCTGATGTCCATCGCCCAGAGACGGACTTCACGGCCGAGCATAAGAGCGGCATCAAGTTCCAAGTGATGACCTACAATGGGGTGGGAGTCCTCACGGTGAAGATTCCGCTGCCTGGTAAGATGGGCACCAAGCGTTGGTTGGTCGAGGAGACCCGCTATGCTGCTCATGGTCAAGGCAAAGCCCAGATGGCGATGGACGCTGCTGAGGAGTACATCCAATGATCAAGATCGAATTCAACCCCAAGACGGGGAAGGCTGAGTTCTCCCGAACTACACCTCAGGCTGAACTGAGGAAGTTGGAGAAAGCCAACGACAAACGCAAGAAGCCCTGCCCGAACTGCAAGAAGAAGGGGCGTCCTCAAGCCAAGCCCATTCGCTCTAAGTAGGAGATGTCATGGCTACAGTGAAGAAGAAGTCCAAGCTCAACCTGCAAGCCTGCATCAACTGGATGTGGACGGAACATCAGGGCATGTCCGCCTTGATGGCGTCCTACAAGGAGAAGGCTGCTGAGGACATGCATAAGTTCCTGACGTGGGGCTCCAATGCCTGCGACCACGCTGCTTACCACAAGTGGCTGGGGCTCTACATCGACATGGCCAAGGCTCTGCAGGAGAACAAGAAGGTTCCTGAGTCAGAGAAGCTGGAGCGGTTCCTGAAACACCTCACGGAGAACGTCCTGAACGAGAGCAGCCGAGCCGTCACCTCCAGTGGCATCATGAACAACGTGATGGAGAACTTCGACAGGGCTGCGAAGGCACGGATCGTCAACAGCATCAGGGAAGCTGTGAAGTACAACGGCTTCTTCTAAGAAGTGATATCAACCGAAGGAGGATGTCATGAGCCTCATCCGACGTGGGAAGAGCGGCAAGAAACTGCGGGTTCGATAAGATTTTTTTGAAAGGATCTCTTTTCCTGAGTATAATGAGTTACTGATACTCAGGAGAAGAGATGCCCGCATATTTCAAGCCAAGCCAATACGAAGCCAAGCTCCTACTGGAGTTCGAGAGGCTTTGGATAAACAAGACCAGCGTGATGATACTTTCGTTGGGGAAAGACAAGTTCTCAATTACGGACGGTAATCGTTCTGTGTCTGGCAAAGGTCATGTTCTGTTGCGTGTATTGAAACGCCTCCCCGAAAAAGCCGGTTATGGAAAACTATGGGGTGCCTTTGACAATGTAGAGGGCGTCCGTCATTCTTCCACAAAAAAACTTGTGCTTTCGTCCCACTAAAAGTATAATAAGGTAAGACTGTATCCCAACTTGTTGGAGGTTTAGCAATGCCTCGCCCCATATGTTACACGGAAGATGACATCAAGGAAATGATAAGAATTAAGGAGACTCTTGGCAAGCCCATCAAGGAGCAATGCCGAGAGAAGACCGAGAAGATGGAAGGCGGTCATAAATGGCCCTATGTCTCCATCAATCGAGCCATCAGGCGTTATGGGTTGAAGATACCCAAGAAATACGCCGAAATTAAAAAGGCAAATGCGGCTAAGAAGCCAGAAGCCGTAGTAGCCTAAGAAAGCGTAAGCCCGTAGCCGCACAAGAAAGCTCCCTCAAGCTGGGGAGCTTTTTTGTTGTGCCCAGGCGTACTAAGCTCGTGCCCAGGAGATTAGCGGCACATATCTGCAGATCCCTGCAGCTAGGCGTCTGAAAACCCTTATTTCCCAATGGGGCTCTTAAGCGCACTGCAGTATATCCGGGCTTAGCTGCAGGCGAGTCTCTACTTAAATTTAAGTAAATCGGTAGCGAGCCATCAAAACCACCAGCGAGCAAGCCCCTTTTGTAAAATTGGCCACTTGACGAACCAGCCAGATGTAATACAATGACCCCACTATGAGAACCCTTCGCATCCTTCATCTTTCCGACCTTCATGGGATTCTAAAGATCCTGTGGAAGATTATTGCCTCAGGGCAGTCCTTTGATTGGATTGTCTTGAGTGGGGACATTGCGCCTACCCATGTAAAATACATGACTCTCTTAGCCAACGGATTTCGTAAAATAGACAGAGAGGCTGAGGGAGCCCACCAACTTCAATGGGCTATCAATGCCTTGAAGCCTCTGCTTGACCGAATCCCGCATCGGGTTCTCATCATCGTCAATGGGAACCACGACTTCTGCGACTTCTCAAAAGCTTTCCCCAACGCCATCACCCAATTCAAGGGCGCTCGTGTGGTTGAAGTGGATGGCTTGTCCGTTGGCTTGGCCGTCGGTATCCACCCGCTTATCAAAGAGTGGCATGAGGAGCTAGAGGAGTTCGACTTCAATGAACTCCTGCATCAGCTCGGCCCCAACATCAATGTTCTGATTACCCACGCCCCGCCTAGCCAAGTCCTCGACCACAACTATGGCGGACAACACATCGGCTACAACTGCCTTTACACCAGATTGTTCGGCAGCGCCTTGCGTAATGAATATCCGTTCTTCAAGAATCTATTTCTCCATCTCTTTGGTCATGCTCACGAAGCCAACGGGATGAAAGAGATTGAGATTGAAGCCAACGAAAATAATGAGGCTAGGAAGATTCTCTTTTCCAACGCCTCTGGGGGAGCAAATGTCATCGAACAAGAGATTCAGGAAACTGGAGAGAAACCCAGTAACGAATGAAGACAAAGTGCCGGGGTTCATTAAACTGACCCACCACAACAAACCCTCGGCAGAGAAGTCCAGCATAGCCTACACCGACTATGCCTTCGTAGATGGGGACAAAAGACTTAGCTCTCCCCCAGTCAGGAAAGTAGAAGTTGTTGCGGTGTTCACCCAGAAAGATAAAGACTGGTGTAGGGTAATGTTCGAGGGCAGGAAATACGGGATACCTGCAAATAGGCTCTACAAGAAACAAGAACGATATAGTCCCAGCCACACACCAGAACGAATAGACATCAGCAGATTCCCACGAGAACCCCATCAGAAAGCTTGATGGGGTTTCTTGCTTAAGGCTGCAGCTGCAGAGCTCTGCAGGATCCTGAAGACTACTTAAATTTAAGTAAACGAGCCACCTCCTCGCAGCGGGCGTTGACAAGTTCAGGGAATTAGTTTATCATGGGTTCAACTCAAGGGAGAAGCCCATGTCCACCAAAGCCCAAATCCTCAAGTCCGCCAAAGCCAACGTCCACACCGCCGCCAAGAAGTATTATGACCTGCTTGACGCTGTTAAGTTGGCTGAGAAGGCTCTGGACCAGTCCCACAAGGACTTCGAGAAGAAGACGGGACTCTCTTGGGGCGAATACCAGAGCCAACAGACCGAGAAAGCCTTTCGCCGCCGCATTGGGGAGAAGGAATACACCCGCCTGATGCGTCTGCGTCAATGCAACGAACTCGCCTTCAAGTACGAGAAGCAGGGGATGACCCGTGTTGAGTCCTGCCGCAAGGCTTGGCGGGAACTGGGCTGGAACTCCGATTGCACCAAGCGGCTGAAAGGATGGAAACCCCGTGGCTAACCTCAACTGCTGGAACAGACACCTCGCCAAGAAATACGGCAAGGTCATGCCCTTCTCCCAACTCCCTCTGGGGGCTAAGAGGGCGATGATCTGGTACATGGCTGTGGATGGGGAAGCATGGAAGATGCCACCTCTGACAAAAAAGCTACAAGAGCATCAGGGAGTCCTGTTCGGCAAGGATGACCCCTCACCTCTTATCCACAAGTTCATCCTCAAGAACATGGACTTCTTCGACAAGCATTACGGGAAAGTCAAGTTTGGCTTGGCGATGGTTCCCCGTTCCGAGATCGAAGCCGCCCTGATGAAGTCCTTCAAGGCTTTGAAAAGCGGTCATGATACCCTCAAGGAGTGGTTGAACGAGCGGGAAGGGGAAGGCATCCCTCGCCATAAGACCACCGACTTCCCTACCATCTTCTCGTCCTACAAGGATGACGGTCTTTTCCAAGATGGCTGGCATCGGGTCTCCGCCTACCTCAAGCAGAAAAAAGAAATCATCCCCTGCCTCTACTATGCTTGACAAGCTAGCATAAACAAGTTATACTAATCCCATACTCAAACTCAGAGACAGTCATGGCTACCAAGCAGCAGAAGCCCACGAAGAAGCAGTTCGAGTTGGACCTCTCCTACGTCAAGGGGACGACCTACCCTTGGAACACCATGAAGGACGTGGCGAAGGAGATGGGCGTGACCATGAGGCGGACCCACACCCCCTATGTCGGCCACGCTGGCCTTCTGCTGACGGGCGGCAAGCGGGCGCTGACCAAGTTCTGCCGCACGGTGGGCTTGGACTGGGCGGTGAAGTATCCCGACTGGATGACCCCCACACGGAGGGCGTAAGCCATGAAGAAGCCCAACATCTCCGTCAAGCCCTTCAAGGACGGCCGCAAGAAGATGTTCTATGTCAGGCTCATCAATGCCAACGGCGGGGGTGTGACCACCACCCTGACCCGTAAGGAGATGCTGCTCTTGGAGAAGCAGGTCCGCACCATGCTCTCCAACGAGAAGAAGCACTGGCGATACTATGCTCTGCAAGTCAAGGCTCTGAACGAGGGCGTGACGCAAGCGGAACAGAAGGAAGCCAAGGCTCTGGCTAAGACCCTCAACATCAAGATCGAGAGGTAAGCCATGCCCTTTGATGCCATCGGGGACAAGGTTCACCAATCCAAGGAAGACTTCCGCCGGATGCTCATGCAGGAAGATGTGGAGTCCGATTGCCCCATCATCTCTGTCACCCGCAACAATGTCCGTGTTGAGATCTGCTGGGATTGCGCCGAAGGCATCAATGGCGACTACCGCCCCGAAGACCCCGATGATGAGCCTCTGCTGCGATTCGATGTCATGCGTGATTCGGGAGCAGGCTGGGAGCAAGTGGATGACGCATCCTACTGCACCAACCTGCGGGCTTACGATGACCGAGGTCTTCTCCAGAAAGCAGCCGAACTCATCCTCAACGAAGTCTACGAGAGGGCTTCCACAGGACAGAGCATCAAGAAACTCTGTGAGCGTCTGAGCCACATCAGCATTGACAAGGGCGCTGTCCATATCTAGGATGATGACATGGCACGCAACAAGGCAGGACAACTCGTTGAGAAGCCCGATGACCCAGAGCAGGTTCAGGCTGAGGTCGAAGGTCACTTGGCTAAACTCCAAGACGAGGAAGAGGCTAAGGCTTCCAAGAAATATCTGCAAGACTATGCCTGCCCTGTCTGCGGCTTCGACGGCGGCACCACAGCCCTTGACGCCATCGAGCCTATCGACATGGAACACGCCTACGCCCATGTCTCCTGCGACAACTGCAATTCCCGTTGGACTGAGGAGTGGGTGCTCAAGGCTATCTACAACATCCAGAAGGGAACGCCGACATGAAGAAGCCAGCCGTGACATTGGAAGAGGCGTTGAAGGAAGCCAAGACCATCGGGCAACGCATGGTCTATGAAGTCCATCAGTTGACTGGTGGGAAGAACGTTGGCTCCGTCATGGCTGAGATGATTCCCGACCACATGACCCTGTTCAGCCAGTTGACCCCTGCTGACCAAAAAGCCCTTGTCAAGCAGATAAAGAAAATTGTCTGGGGTTGATAACAATAACCCTTGACAAGCGCTAACGAAAAGGTTAAGATACATCCATCATCCACCACCGAGGGACTAAACCCTCACAAACGTAGGAGAACGCCATGAAGAAGCAGACGAGCAAGCGTGGTCGCCCCGCCATCTACACCAAGGAGCGCATCCAGAAGCTGGTGGCGATGGTCACGCCCACCAAGAGCCTCAAGGCGGTCCTCAAGAGCGTCAACAGCAAGAACGGCTCCAACCTCAAGTACGTCCCGCTCCTGGTCGCCATGAAGCGGCTCGGCATGAACCTCCGCCGCCACTAACACCCTCGCCAACCCAAGCAAGAAGAAGCCCTCTGGAAACGGAGGGCTTTTTCTTTGCGCCCAGAGCAGCCTGCCACCTCCGCCCGCTGCCACCTGCTGCCCTTACTTATTTTTAAGTAGCCTACGACGGGAGCTAGGATCCCAGGGCTCCCAGATGGAGTCTCTTTACAAAAATACAATAACAATCCTCTTGACAAGCTATCATTAATTAGTTATACTTTGCTCATAACTCAGGAGAATACCATGTTGACCAACAACAACGTCATCGACAAAGCCAAGGTCTTGGGGGGTCTTTCTTCGGACCTGACGGAATCCGATTTCTTCAAAGCCTTCACGGCTGGGGAGAAGATTGGCGGGTATGTCGGTTCTGAGGAACGGACCCCTGAGCGTGACAAGATCATCGAGGCGTACCTCAAGTCCAAGGGTTGCCTGCCCAATTCGTCTGCCTTCTTGCTGGGCTCTAAGAAGGCTGGCAAGATGATGGACAAGGTTTCCAAGGAGACCTCGCTCCGTGACTTCCTCGAAATCGTCAAGGAGACCTTTGACGCTCCCATCCCTGCCATCTACGAAGTGCTGATGGGAGCCAACATCCACGAACTCTCCAAGTTGGGCAAAGAGCTCAAGAGGGAGAACGTGACAGACGCCGAGGAAGGTGTTAAGGTCTACCTCAAGTTGAAGGACGGCAAAATCACCAAGGTCAGCAAGTCCACCGCCAAGCCCGTCCGCCGTCTGGATTTCGAGGGTCGCTACGAATGCACCAAGGGCAACCACAACAAGTTTTGGGAAATCTACGCCAACCCCAATGGTCTGTTCACCGCCAAGTGGGGTCGCATTGAGCGTGGCGTTCAGGATTCCAAGGACGACTACACCGAAGAAGAAGCCCGCAAGGTGGTGAAGGTCAAGGTCCACTCCAAGGGTTACAGGAAGGTGGCGTGATGAAAGTCATCCTCATCATCGACGATCAGAAGCGTTGGCAAGACATCATCCCCGACTATACCGAGGATGGAGCCAACATCGCCGCAGGCAAGACCCAACTCATCTATGCCCGTAACTACTACGATGGCATCATGATGCTCCGTAACTGGAAGGGTCTGCTCTCCGAAGTCCATATCGACTGGCAACTCAGCCACAGCCCTGATGACGAGAACGGCTACGATGTTCTCGCTTGGCTGGAACACAACCCCGACTTCATCCCGCCCAAGATGCAAGCCTGCTCTGGTCACTCCGACCACAAGATGAAGATGCATAACAAGATGCAAGAACTTCTCAAGGTGAAGTCATGAAGGTCTATGTTGTCTTCAAGCATTGTTTGGCATGGGAGTCTCCAGAGGTGGAGGATATTTTCCTGAGCCAAGAAGCGGCTGACAAGTTCATAGCAACGAAGACGAACCCCGACTACTCCTATTCCTCTAAAGAGTTTGAGGTGAAGTCATGAGAAGCCTCCTGCCGCTCTACATCTTCTCTGCTGTGCTGCTGGCTCGTCCTACCTATCGCCTCTTGCGTGGGCGACTGGCTAAGGATGGCTACATCAACATCTACGACCTTCTGATGATCCTCTATGGCGGCACCACGCTCCTGCTCTGCCTCACCATTCCCCATGCCGAAGCCGTGTCTACCTTCATCAACGACTGGGCTGGCTGGGGCTTGGCGGCTCTGGTCCTCTACCTCTTCATCCCCAAGTTCTACATCGCTCCGAAACTCTATGGCACCATCGGACTGGGCTGTGAGAAGATGCGTTTCGTCCGTTCCGAAGCTCGTGTCGGCTATGCCCGCTACAACTGGCAGATGGTCGAGCCTCACCTCTTTGGACTCATCTGGACTCCCAAGCATCAAGCCTGCAACGAACATGAATGCAACTACTACGAGGTGAGCCGATGAAGAATCTTTTTCTTGCTCTCCTCTGCGTGGGGTTCTTGGCTGGCTGTGAGGATACGCCTCCCAAGTATTTCCACATCACCTTCATGGACGGCCGAGAGGATGACTGCGAAGCCATCGGCACCGGCTATGAGGGAACGCCAGAGGGCTGCTTGAACATCTGGAGATGCAAGAGCGGCAATACCTACTCCAAGGTCTGTGAGAAGGTCATCATCCTGCCTCCCATCATCGGAGAAAAGAAATGAGCAACCGAGAGAAGTTCGCAAGAGCCATCACCCTGCCATTCTTCATCGCTGGCATCTGCTTCTTCTGGATACACCGAGCCTTCACGAAAGGGATGGAGTGGGAGAAAGAACAATTCCCTCACCTCAAGTAAATGGGACTTCTAGACCATCTCCACACATACGAGGAGTTGAAGAAGGAAGCAGAAAAGGTTCCTGTCTTAGAACAGGAACTTGATTCTGCACGGGATACCATCACCTCTCTGGAGAACAAGTTAGAAGAAAAAGATTCTGAACATGAAAAAGAGAAAGGCAAGATGCAGAAAGAGATCGATGACAAGGATAAAGAAATAAAGACCTACGAACATACCGTCGATGAACTGGAGAAGACTGTTCGGGACTTAGAGGAAGAGTTGACTCATGTTCCTCCCACCACCCCAAAGAAGGTTAAGGAGATGATGGAACTTCTTCATTTCCTTCAAGAAGAGAATAGGCAAATGCGTGACCGGCTAAGGCAGGTGGATGGGGCTGTTAGGGGCAACAAATGGGGAAATAACTACGATGATGATTACGATGAACAACCCAGATATAGCCAAGCCCTAATGGACTGGAAAAAGATAGGCTCCCAAGAATAAGCCCCCAGCAACACGGGGGCTTTTTCTTTGCGCCCTGCAGTGCCGCCCTGCAGCTCTGCAGTACCTACTTAAATTTAAGTAGGAACACCCCCTCCTGATCCCCAGAGGGCTTGACGACGTGACTTCCGCAGGTTAGACTGGGAACAACTGGAGGAACCAATGCTTTACTACATCAGGTCAATTGAACATGAACATCCAAAGGGTATTGCCTGCTGGTGGCGACCTGCTTCCAACGGCTATACCAATGACTTGCATCAGGCAGGTCTGTATACCGAGACAGAAGCCAAGAAGATATGCGATGATGCCAACAGGTTCGGTGAGAACGAACAGATGATACCCCAGAACATCGCAGAAGAATGTGCAGGCTGGCGTGTGGATACTGGCTTACTGGGGGAACGCATGGCAGGTATAAAGGTCACGCCTACGCCCCAAGAAATGGACCTGATGAGCAAAAATGATTTGCGGGTCTATTGACAAGCTAAAGTAAATGGTTTAGTATAGGGGTAACTCAAAGGAGAATGCCATGCCTCACAAGCCTACTCCCTGCCCCTCTTGGCTCAAGGTCAAAATGACCCCAGCCGAAACCGACACCATCATCAACGGCATCAAGAGGGTGGCTAAGACCATCTTCGAGTCCAAGAAACTGGAAGATGCCCTCTGCAACCTCTACTCCCGTTGGATGGACGAGAGGGCTTACGAGAACATCAACGATTACGGCAACGTGATGAAGCCTCTGGTCGAACAGCATGGGGCTACCTTCGTCAAAGCCACCAAGCGTCCCTTTGGCTTCATCTGCTCCATCAAGGAAGTCCACTACGCCTTCGAACTCACCACGAAGGGCTACTCCTACACCCGCCTGCCCATCAACGTGAAGGGGTAAGCCATGAGCAACACACTCCACGAAGAAGCAGTCATGCGTTTCCGCAACCACTACCATTGCAAAAAGTGCAGGGAGAAGTGGACGAGCGACTGGGACTCCACCTGCGATGATGAGTGCCCCTCTTGCGGGACTGTCTACACGCCCGTCAGATCGCAAGACCTCTGCCTGACTTGCGGCAAGGTCACACGCAACGGCAAGGACAACTGCTCTGCCTGCATCAAGAAGGGAGCCTTTGACGGGCTGACCGAACCATGAAACTCACCGACCTCTACGCCAAATACATGAGGGCTCAGGCTCTTACCGACAAGGAACTGGCTGAGTTTCACACCAAGTTAAGCAAACTGGTCGAATTGCTTTTCGGCATGGGGTTTACTCTTGACGACCCGATGTTCGCCAAGATAAACTCAGCCTTACGGGACGCTCACCACATGGTCCAGAGCCGCAAGCAAGCCTCTAAGAAAAGGAGCAAGCCATGAAGTTCTTCCGCCGACTGCTCTACGCCATCAAGACCACCTTCTCGCTCTACACCCTCAAGCGCAAGAGCGAAGCCGTCCAACGTGAACTGGGCAACATGGTGGCGAACCTGCACAATGCCCCAGTCCCCCGCAACAGGGCAGAACGCCGAGCCTTCGCCCGTAAGGGCATCTTCTAGGCGCAACATGAGAATCAATAACTGGGATGATGATGTCTTTTTAACAGATGAGTATATTGCTCAAAGAAATAAGGCTGTTGAAAAGGCAATGAAGAATCGCAAGAAAAAGGCTGAAAGGTCACGCATAGATGATAAGTGGCTAAGGTGTAATTTTGCCAAGAAGAAAATAAAGTTTAGCCCCGCTCTGCTGTATGAACAAATATAGAGACTTGAACCCCTTTCCTGCCGCATAGGTCTCTCCCGCCCTCTGGGACTTGGACAGACCGCCGCAGGAAACCGCCCTGGCTGACGTAAAAATCAGCCAGGGCATTTATTTGTGACAAGTTTACATAGCATTAAAAAATCGTTAATGCTCATGTCGCTTTTCATTCTGTTGATTTTTGCAGAGGCGAATACAACGTTGGTTTTTGTATAGCCTAAATCACTGTTTTTTCTATCTAGAGAGATTGTATTTAATTGATTTGGTTTTAGAGTAAGTTCCATTTCACTGTAAAAACATGTCATAGGCATATCTTTAATATCATCGAATGTTAAGTCCCATACTATTCCTCTTTTCTTGGCATTTATTTCCCACCTTCTAAACCTGAACTCTAGTTTACTCATCGATCTGGCGTATGCCTTTGCCCCCTTGCCCCTTTCTTTATATCTTTGCTTTTGAGCCCTAATTATCTCTGGGTGTAATTTCTTGTATTCCTTGTTCCTTTTTCTGTGGCAATCAATACATGTTCTGTCAACGTGTGAAGCGTAAAAGTTATCAATAGACTTTGTTATATGGCATTTAGAACACTTTTTAGTTTCCATGTGAACCCCCTTATAATCTAATAGTTTTATATAAAATAAGGGGGCTTATTTTTGCGCCACATCTCCGCCGCAGCCCGTGATGTCCTGGCTTACTTAAATTTAAGTAACCAGCTCCCGGGGATCAGCAGCGGCGTCCCCAGAGCTGCTGGCGTCATTGACAAGGGTCTCCCAGAAAGTTATACTGATGACAGGTGAGAGCCCCAGAGATGGACGATGGAAAGTCGCCCTAGAGATAGGGAGAGCGGTTCGAATCCGCCCCTCTGCCATTAAAAGTGGGTTCGGTCTCTCACCGCCCCCTTATAGGATGTGTCATGAGCCGCCTACGCAAATACAAGAAAGCCAAGAAGAAATTCAAAGGAGCCAAGTAATGGATATCACATGGCTGGTCTTCATCCTTTTCCTTGTGGCTTCTGGGCTGTATACTAAACGCCAAAACACCAAACACATTCGCAAGATGCATCAGGAATATCTCAGGAGTCAAAAATGATCGGCTCAACCATCTACATCTTCGAAGACAACCACAGAGTCTACGCCAAAGATGCTCAGGGTCGCTCAACTGGCGGACCCATCTGGAAGGAACATTGGCGTCCTCACACCATTGACGGGGAAACCACCCAGTCTTGGATTGTGGGCAAGGACTGGCGCAACCCCATCAAGATTTCCAAGAAGGAACTGCGTGAAGGAACTCTGCGTGGGGTCTGCTTCTCAATGGAAGAAGTGGAACGCAAGGCGTGGGTCAAGGCTAACGCTCACTACCTCGGTAATGTGGTGGGCGTTCAGGACAACTATGAGCTCCTGAAAAAGATCGCAGAGATGGTGAACTACAAGGAGCAGAAGCCATGAAGGTCGTGCATGCCGCCGCTGGAGAGACCTGCTCCCAATCAAGTGGAGAAGATGAATCCTACATCCTCTGCGACTACGATGGCATGAAATACGATGACCCCCAATCTTCCTTTGACTGGAAGAAAGTCACCTGCAAAGATTGTCTTGCTTCAATGAAGGTGCCCAATGGCTGACCTACTCAACACACTAAAAGAGATGGAACAAGAATCTGTTCATAAACAAATTGAGCAGGTCAATGAGTTTCTGCGTGTTCAGATGCTCAAGACCTTTGAACAGATGATTCCTACGCTACGCAAAGTGGAAGACGAAATCCTCGCAGGCTTAAAGGTGAGCGACTACGAGCGTGAGTCCCTTCGTCCCATGTTCCGAGCCACCATTGAGAAGACAGCCAAAGATAAAATAGTCAAAGAAGTCCAAGAGATGATTGACAAGGCGTTGAAGAAGTAATCATCTCCAGCAGTCTGTTGCCGCAAGCCCATACCCCAGCAGGTGTGGGCTTTTTGCTGCGCCGAGATGTCCCAGCCCGCTGCGAGGAAGACGGCCGCCTACTTAAATTTAAGTAAGCACTGCAGCCGGTGATCCCCAGCAGCTCGCAGGCGGAGATGCGTTGACAAGCATCGGCCAATTAGTTATACTTACTCCATCACTCAAAGGAGACACGTCATGGGATACAATGCCACGTTGGTTGTGATGGTGGATGCCCTCGATGCCATCAAGAACGACCCTGAGTTCGGCAAGAAGCTGGCTGACGCTATCCAACACGTTGCCGCCTACCAACACTCTGACCATTTCCGCTATGGGCAGGGAGATGTTGCGGCTCACAGCAAGAACGGCGGTATCCACACCAATGCCGCCACAGTCATTGAAGTCCATCATGCCGACCACGATATCTTCGTCCGTGTCGGTGGCAACATGGGCAAGCCGATGAAGCAAAACTTCGGCAAGCCTAAGGCTGGAGACATCATCCTCGAAGGAAAGGAGTAGACCATGTGGCTCGTCCAGCGATGCAAACCCAAGGTCACGTTCTACGCAGGTGAGAAGGTCTCCGACTACATGAGCCTCGACTACATGGGCTCTGCCGAGTTCGAGTTCGGAGCCATCCCCAAGTCCATCAGGAAGTTGGCTCAGAAGAATCTGGTCCAGACTTCCTTCAAGTTCCGCAACAGCAAGAAGCATGACTTCACCATCCATGTTCTCGCTGACCACAACGAACAGGGCGAAGCCGTCGAAGCCATCAGGGCTTACCTCGAAGGCAAGAACGGTGCCCGTCGCCTCAAGGAATGGATTCGTCTGGGCGACATCGTGGACGAGAGTTCCTTCCAGTCCAGCGACCCCGAAACCTTCTGGTGGTGCGTGGACGAGAACAGCAACTACTCAACCATTGGCGATAAGCCAGCCGCCGAGAAGAACCGCATAGCCCTCGAAGACCCCAGCCTCAATTTCGCCTTCTCCCTCGACCCCGAACAATGCCGATGCTTCAAACTCGCCCTCCAGAAGTCCTTCGCCTCCATGCAATAAACCATCTCCAGCCTTAAACGCCGAAGCCCCTCTGAACTCTAGAGGGGCTTTTGCTTTTCACGACGACCCACTCGCAGATCTGCAGCGGGCTCCCTCCCTACTTAAATGTAAGTAAACAGCTCCCCATGATCACCAGCCAGCTCACCTGCTCCAACCCCATTGACAAGCTATCTTTAATTTTATATAATTACATTAACTCAAGGAGAACTCCATGTTCCAGATACGCTACACTCTCGAAGATGGCACCTTTGCTTACCACGACTTCGATGGGGAGCCTAGCACTATTATTGAAGATATCAACCCGTTGCCAAAAAGTGAATGTGATATTATCATCAGAATACTGGGTGAAATGAACATCAAGGCAGAAATCATTCCCTTCAATGAGGTGAAGCCATGAGAAGCCCCTTCATCTTCTTCTCGTTCCTCTGCCTTGCCGCCCTTGCTATGGGTAAGACGGCGATGGCTTCGGGCTTGGCTCTGGCGGCGGTGCTTTCCATCGTGTTGCCCATCGCCAACGCCTACGTCATCTACGGCATCAACCTGCTGGAATCCAAACTGGCTAAACTGGATGACTTCATCTTCCGCAAGTCCCTTCGCCTCTTTGGCGGTGTTAACTCTGTCGAAGGAGAATATAGCATCTCCTTCCCCATGAAGAACTTCCCTAATAAGAGGGAATGTGATATTATCAATGAGAAGCATGAGGAACTGACCAAGGTTCTGCAAGGGGCTGTGGTAGAAGTCTACGGCTCAAAGGCTAAAATGGAAGAACACTTCAAGGTGGATACCTTCATCACCATGCAAGGAGAAAAGAAACTGATACAAAAGGTGGTCCCGAAGTCAGGGTTCGGGAAAGTGTTCTTGACGGCGGTGGTCAATGAACGCTTGAAGAAGAATCTTCCCATGAACATTCACCGATAAGGAGAACGCCATGTCCGTCAGCATCTATCGCATCGAACACCACAGCCTGCTGAACGGCTCCTCCTCCGCCGACTTCATCGAGAAGCATTTCCCGATGAACGACAACGGGCTCTACTACATCTCCAAGCAGAAAGTGGACGAACTGAACAAGACCCTCCGCAACCTCAACCCCGAAGACAAGGAAACCCTCCAGTCCCTCCTCGAAGCCACCAACGAACACGGCGACTTCGATGTGTCCATCTCCTACTAAAACCCAGTAATCCCAAGCAAAGCCCTGCCCTAACACGGCGGGGCTTTTGCTTGTGCCACCAACCAACTTCTGATGACCGGACATCTTCTTACTTATCTTTAAGTAAACAGCTCACGGGGATCCCTCGCAGCTCACCTCGGTCTTGACAAGCTAGCTTTATTAGACTATGATGTAGTCATCACTCAAGGAGAACCGCCATGAAGACCTTCAACCTCACCGTCCGTTACCTCGCCACCGAACAAGTGACCGTCACCGCCAAGAACGAGAAGGACGCCATGAAGAAGTGGGAGAAGATGAAGGTCAACAAGAACAATCTGACGCTCGAAGACCCCGAAGTGGACATCGAAGCGGAAGAGGAGGACTAAGCCATGCAGATGCTCCTGATGAACTACACCAACACCCACACCCCGACCAACGAGACCTTCAACGAGCAGATCCTCGTCGTCTCCCAGAAGGTTGGCGAAGCCCTCATCGCCAAGTGGAACGAGCAGAGCCGCAACCTCATGAACAACAAGTGGTCCTACGTCCTGACCTCTTTTGCCCTTGTCGATGACGAAGACAAGCGGTATAAGGGAATGGGACGCTGGATGAGCGAAACGCTCTACAGCCACCCCGAAGGCATCTCTTTTCAGGGCTGAACATGGGCACGAACTTCTACATGACTCCCGAAGTCTTCGTCTCTGGTGAGCCCGTTCATCTGGGCAAGTCATCAGCAGGCTGGCAATTCACCTTCCGTGGCGACAAGGCTAACGGCGTTGTGGATGTCCGCTCGTGGTACGCCCGTGTTGAGCGGCTGGCAAAAGAAGGTTATACTCTCACCAACGACAATGGCTCGGATGTCTCCACCCCAGTAGACCTGCTCAAACTCATCAGGGACAGGAAACAGATTGGTGCCAAATTCCAGAGGGCATCACGGGAGAATGAGTGGAACGACCAATCAGGCAACTTCTTCCTCGATGGGGAGTTTTGCTAATGATTTATCGCCGCCGCAGGAGAAAATAGTCATGGGACTCAACATCCACCCCGACTGCCTCGAACTTCCTTTGCCCCCTCAAGGCAAACACAGGGAAGTTACACCAACCGAAGTCCGACGCATCAAAGCCCGTCATGGTGCCGTCGTCTTCTTCAAGGGCGACTCCTTCGACTGCAAGGGCAGAGTGATGACCAAAGCAAAGAATCATTCATGGAACTGGGAAGGCGGATACATTGTCGCTACCCTCCAGACCATGACTGTTCAATCCTCCGAAGGTAATACTTTCAAAGTCCTTGTGGAGTCCCGCCCCTACGGCGAACAACTCATAGCCACATGGAACCGAGTCCAAGAAACAAGCGGCATGAACCCGCCCAGAGACTCAGGAAGACGCTACTCCCTCAAGGAATTCTCCACCCCAACTTCCCAAGAACTAGACGAACTCGAAATCTACTAAGACCCAAAGGGACTCCAAAACATCGGAGTCCCTTTTGCTTGTGCCAACCACCCAGATGACCGGATCTGCAGCCACCTCCTCTTCCTACTTAAATGTAAGTAACTAGCTCCCAGGGATCACCAGCCACTCATGTCTATTTGCCCCACGTCTTGACAAGCTATGCTTAATAGGTTATACTTACTACATGATTAACTTTCAGGAAGTCCTCGCCCGTAAAGAAGAACTCGCCCCCGAACTCTACGTCTGTCTGATGGACGGACCTTTCGGGCAGGCGATTCAGCATCCTTTGGTGCAGGAAATCTTCTACACCCCTCAGCATAACGCCCTCTACAACGAGCAGTTGAAGCAGAAGCAGGAAGCGTGTGACAAATGCCTTGCCGAAGGAGATTTCCATGCCTATGTCTTCTGGCATGAGCGTCCGTATCGTCTGTGGGCTTTCAACAAAATCCGCAACCGCATTACTGAGCCTAAGACTTATTGGGGTCTGCTCGGCTCCATCTGGATTGACTCGGAGAACATCTGGCAGAACATCAAGGACTGGAAGAAACTCCTCACGGCTCAAGTCCCCAACAAAGAATACTTTATGAGCGATGAGGACCGCCTTGAACTCGCCAATCTCCCTGACTTCCTCACCATCCATCGGGGCTACGACAAATCCCCTAACGGAATGTCTTACTCGCTCTCTAAGACCAAAGCAACTTGGTTCGCTAATCGCTTTGGCAAACAGGGCAAAGTGAAGACCATCAAGATTGATAAGAGCAAAGTCTTCGCTTACCTCGGTGGTCGCAACGAGAAAGAAGTCATCGTCCTCTGAGGCAGACATGAACTCCGACAAGAAGCAACCCCACAAACGGAACTATGACCCTCAGGGCGAAGAATACTGCTCGCTCTGTGGCAACAAAGTCAAGCAGTCCGAACTGGGCGAAGATGGTCCCTGCTCCAAATGCCCCAAACGCCGCCTCAAATCCACAGACAGGGTAAAGCGTGGCGATGTGGTCTACTGGCATGACCCCGACCACGGCACCTGCTCTCGCTGGGACAAGGTGGCAAGAGGAGGAACCGACGAAGATATCATCCTCCTCCAAAGCGGAACCGAAGTCCTCATCCACGAACTCTCCATCCCACTCTGATGACACCATGCCAAAGAAACAAACAGTAGAAATACGCTTTCCACGTCTACGACAACCTTATGTCTGCCTGATAGAAAAGAATGACGTAAGGAAAAAGGTTCTGATGACGCTGGAAGAAGCAGAACAAGTCGCCCTCAAAATACTCAAGAGGGTAGAGAAAGAGAAGACCCGCAAAGACCTTCCCTAACACGGAAGGTCTTTTGCTGTGCCAACCTCATCGCAGCCAGATCCTGCAGCCCTGCACTCCTTACTTATCTTTAAGTAACAACGCCCCTCCCTCGCAGCGGGCGAACATCTCCCCCTTGACATGTGCTATCTTTATTAGTATAATTACTTTATCAACTAAGGAGAAACCCAATGGATACCCAAGTCTACAACGAGAAGATGGCGATGCTGGCGGAACTGGAACAAAGCATTCCCACCATTCCCAATGACGAGATGTTGGATGCTGTTCATTCGCTGGGTGTCTTCATGCTGGGTCATCAGAGCGAAGCCGCCATCCTTGCCCGTGCCCTCGAAGTCATGACCAAACTCCGCAATGAAGCCAACAAGAGGGGGAAATAACATGGACGAGCGTTGCGATGATGACTACTGGACCGATGTCAACGGCAGATAACCCCTTGACATGTGCTATCTTTATTGTTATACTTTACTCATCACTCAGGAGTAATACCATGAACAACAAACAACGCATCTTCCTCATGGTCCTCTTCCTCATCTGGTTCGCTGTGGGGAACATCTGCTACCAGCATCTTCACTTCTCCATGCCCATGACCCTCCTCATCAACTCCTTCGTCGTGCCTGGCATCATGTCCCTGCCTTGCCTCATCATCTACGACCACCTCGGCGGCAGGAAACTCCCCAAAGACTTCCTGTTCAAAGACCTAAATATGCCTTGACAAGAACCCTCATCTAAGTTACATTAAAGATATCACTTCTCGGAGACAAACCATGCTGACCATCAAAGAGAAGAAGGCAATCGCTTCCAAGATGTCTGCCCATGCTATCGCAATGGCAATGGACGAAATCAATGAACTCATCAAGCAGAACCCCAGCGACCCCGCCATCAAGCAAGCGAAGAAGGACTTCGACCTGTTCCATGCCGAACTCAAGAAGAAGGGTTACACTTTCGACTACGTGGACTGCCCTCACCACGGCAAGGAACTGGCGTTCAAGAAGTATGACTACCTCGCCCACTCTCCCTGCAAGATGAAGGTTCCTTCCATCTCTGCCCTGCTCTCCATGCCTCTCCCCACCGACCTCCCCAAGCATGGATACCTCACCAAGTAGAACCACCCCACCTCGTCCCACCCACAGAGACCCTGCCAACCTCGGCGGGGTCTTTGTCTTTACGGGAGAACATCCAGAGGATCTGCTGCGACCGGTCATCTGCTTACTTAAATTTAAGTAGAGGGATGACATCTGCAGGCTTTCCCTTACCTGCTGGGACATCCTCCCCACCCCTCCTACCCCTATTGGGGGCTATAAAAGCCTTGAAACACAAGGATTTTCATCAAAAAGAGGCAAAAATCATTGAAATATAAGGGGAAAAAAGCCCCAAAAAAGTAGGGGGTGGGGGTCAAAAAGTGTGTCAGAGTATGTACTCTCAGCGGTTATCCAAATCGCTAAAAAAGTTTTTTCCGAAAGCCCCCGAAAAAGTCAAATCCCTATTTTTATTTTTTCCAGGTTTTGCGCCACAGAATCGACCTAACAAGTGATATTTATCTTGACAAGGTGGGGGCTGATGTGGGATTATGTCCAAAGGTTGATCCCTGACCATCCTGGCTTCAAATAGGGGCATGCTGTGCGGCGAACCACGGTCAAGCGAATCTTTGCCAGAGTCAAGAAGCAATACTTTCGGGAATTGCCTGATATCCCGTTGAAGTTCTTTTATGATCCTGGTGAAGCCTTTGGTGGGGGTGGCAAGAGAAGGGGAGTATCTGCTTCTTGCACCTACAATCACCAAACCCAAAAATGTCATATTAACTTCAATACCTTTAGAATAGCTGGCATGAGTAACAAGCGGGTATACGATAACTTTATTCATGAGTTGACGCATGCCTATATCTTTATGAAGAAGTTAGAAGACAAGAGCCTATCGCATGGGCCTGAGTTCACGAAGCATTATGTCCGCATCATGAAGGGGCATTATGGCTGGAAGCATATTGTGAAAGAGGGAGAGAAAACTTATTGGAACTTGGTCAGAGGCGGGGAGATCATCAAGATGACTGAGGCTTTAAAGGTATATGGTTATCAGTTGGAGGCAGCATGAAGAAGGTTAAGGCTTTCAAGTTGGATTCTTGGGACATTGAGCAGTTAGCCTCAAAGAAGTGTTTAAGGGCTGCTGGTTCAAAGCCTGTGAATTGTTTGCAGAGGAACAAAGAGGCAACGGGGGAATGGCCCAATGTCAAGGAGAAGCCTTGCATTGTCTGTCAGTGTAAAGAGAGGATGAAGCCATGAAGTACACCGTCCACTCAGTCAAGCCTTTTAAGGGTGATCGTAGTGACAAGGTAATTGATGTCACTTTTCATCTGAGTCTCTGGAATCCTCTGGACTGGATGGATTACTTGGTTTACCCTTCGGGACGGTATCAGTTCGTTGGGTCTTCGACGGTGTGGTATTACCTGAGTGGGCCTTACAAGAACTCAAGGTGTTCGACTTTCCTTGAGTCATTGCTTTCTGATGTCTGGTCTGCGGACAAGAGGGGATTGCTGTGAGACATCTCATCGTCAGGGTAAGTGATATTTTTGAGGCTCAGACGCTTATTGATTACTTCAATAAGTTCTCAGCCCGTGCTTACCGTTCTTCTGACGATAAAGGAATGACTGTGGTCTTGCCCTGTGATGATCCTTTGGAGATGGGCAGAGATGCAGCGGGAAGGCTTGGCAGGGAGATACGGGCTTACGGCATGATGTCCGATGGCACGAAGTATTCTTTGCTCAATCCTGATGTCTGGTCTAAGAGCAGTCATTCGGAGCAGAAGAGTGTACGGTGAGAATAGGGATTGGTCTCAATACTATGCTCTCTTACCTAAGGTGGGTGAGAGATTTAGTTTTGGTTCCTGTTCATTTTCATCACTACTGCCGGGGAAGTGTTTTGCTCTCATCACCGAAGTCAAACATCTCAATATCAAGGATGAGGTGGATGACGTAGGAACAGCTAGGTGCTATTGCAAATGTGATATTTACCTAGCAGCAGTTCACAGGGGAGAGTATCGAGAGGGTATTGATGGCAAGGTAGCTCTTTTCATTGAAGAGGTTGCTCCAGAGAAGAAGACGGATCTGGTTTTTGAGGAGTGGGTCAATACTGGGCGAACCCTCATCAAGATCATCATCAAGAAGAATGGCAAGGAAGTATTTAACGAGAGCTCATGGTATAAGAAATGATCATACTTTGGATGATAGGTTCGGCATTAGTTTACTTCATGATGACTGACCAAAGGAACACTGCTTTGGTTAGGAACTTCTTGAAGGTGATCTATGCTGCCACGGTTTTGGGTTGGTTTATTGTCAACCTCTGGATCATGGTTCTCTTCAAGACTTTTGATGTTGAGCCTAAGTGGACTGACTGGATTTTTGCCTTAGGGTTTGCAGCCATCCTAAGTATAGCTATCTTTATTGTTCCTGCTCTCGTCGTTGAAATATTCAAGAAGTACTACACCATCGAAAGGAAGAAGAAATGAATATCAAGGATGAAAATCTGCTGAGGATCTATCTTACCGAGTGGGCTCCCAAGTGGCTGGTGAGTGTTTTGCTCTGGATGGCTCGAAGGCATGTCAAGGAAGAGCGGTCCTTCATCTACAAGGCTGGTCGGGTCAAAGAGGTCTAGAAAATTTTGGGCGTGGCGTGTCTCGCTTCGCTCGTCGAATGGTTTGAGGTGGCATGGTTCCGCCGCCCACATTGAAGGAGAAGGCATGAAGACTGATCAGGTACTACCAACCGACACTGAGATCCTCGAAGCCGTACTGAAGGGTTTGGGGCTCAAGTTGAATCCTGAGTACAAGGACAAGTGGGCTAAGGCTATCTTGCGGGAGATCAACGGCAAGATCGATAAGGCTCGTGAGAAGTCCAATGTAATGCGGTTGTGGCAATTCGAAGGTGAGTCCTATGTCTTCTCCAACGAGACCTTTGAGGTCTTTGGTTTCGGCACCGAAGATGGGCAGCGCAACTTCTCTTTCCAAATGGGCAAAGAGCATTTCAACATTGTCAACCCAAGCTACACAGTGTATCCTGGCTTTCCTTTCAACTTCTATGTCAGTGGCTTCATCTTCTACAAGAAGAAGTGGAATATGGTTCGGCTGCGTTTTGTATCGGAGAACTATGCCGAGCAGTTGAAGGCAGACGGAAACTACACCATCAAGATGCGTTCTTGGGAGAAGATGCTATGAACTTCCCTTGGTTTCAGATCTTCAATCCCACCTATTCCTTGATCGGCTGGTGGTTTTGGCGGCAGGAGAGTGACTGGCGTTGCCCTGTCTGCATGCAGCTTTTGATGGTAGACGAGAAGGGTCGCAAGTTCGAGACGTTGGATGAGCATGTCAGCGACCCCAACAAGGAAGACTATCCTGAGAGGGAAGTCAAGGTCTGCGTCAATCGGGATTGCAGGGTTCATCAGGGCGGCTACTTCTTTGCCGATCATGGGAGTCTCTATGGTGGGGCTCTCTTTCCTCACGATATCCCTTATCATGCGGTAGGGTCGTGGGAATGGGTTCGGGACAAGCAGAGCGAATTCGAGAAGACGAGGCTTTCCAAGATCTTGAACTACAAGGCCAGCAGACTGCTCTGTGTGGTGGGACTGCATTTCCCACACGAGAGGTTCGACCACAAGACCATGTTCTGTGGCGGCTGTCATGCGGAGTTGGAGAATCCCCTTTTCCGAAAACATCCTTTCTTCCAGCCCTTCTATGAGAACTGGCAGGACCGGATGATGAAGACTCCCCGCTGGCGGCGATACATCAACTTCTAGGAGAAGACATGTTCTGGTTTTTGCTTTGGATTGCTGGCTGCTTTGCCTTTGTGATGCTCATGGAAGAGATTGACCCTGACCCGCTGGGTGACAATACCCTGCTGGCTCCTGCATGGCCTATTTTTGTGCCGCTGGTGCTATTGATGCTCCTTTGGGGCGGCCTGAAGTCTTTAATGAAAGACAAGAAGAAGTCCAAGAAGAAGTCCGAGAAGTTAACGCCTGGACCATTAGATGAACCCTTGGAGAGTCATGAGGCTTGGGTTAAGAGAACGGGCATCAAGATAGACCTGCATCCTCCCAAGAAGACTGCTCCCAAGAAGAGGAAGAAATGACTGGCGATAGGGTTGATGTTCACTATGAGTGGAAATTCATTCGCTGGGACTGGGCCTTCAAGGCGAAGTTCGTCATTGGGCTTTGCTTCCTTCTGCTGACTGGCTGTGGGGATTTTCCTGAGTGGAAAGACTCTGTGATGGCTCCCGTTGTCAAGTGTGTCAGGGTTGACGATCACTATGAGACGACTTATAGGGTCAAGATAGATGATAAGCGGACTTATGAGACGACCTTCGACACCAACATCTGGATGAGGCCTGGGAATTACGAAACGAAGATCTACTGGCGTTTTCCCAAAGATGATGTAAAGCCACGCTTCGCCATCTCTGGAGTATTGGCTTACGAGAAGCATCATATTGATGCTGGTGACAAGATCTATGAAGCCACTGTCATCAAGGTCATTGAGACGGCTAGGTGTTGGGTGGCTAGGGTGCAGTGGACTGAGGACAATGGCAAGTCTTACGAGGCTTCATTTGAGGTAAGAACCAATCTCTTTGAAGGCAACAAGGTGCTGGTAGCCAGTGATGGAAAGGGCTGCAACCTTGTGGCATGGCACATGAAGTATGTTGAGCCTAGTAGTAGCGATGACACGATGATTTTTACGATGATGGGGGCGATGTGATTACGCTAACTGACGAAGAAGCCAAGGAGCTACATCAGGCTTTCACGGCTGCTGGTATCTTTTTCACCCCGCTGATGAGGCGAAGGCTCATTGATTCGTGGGACGATTATCACGCCGATGCTCAGGACCGGCGAACCAGGGCTCTGGAGATTTTGGAATCCAAAGGAGTTTCATCATGAGCAAAGGTCTCAAGTACAAGAAGGTAGCCTCCATCGAGTCTTTTGGCAACAGAAGGCTTGGCGTCCAGATCCATATTGCGGCCGGGCGTAAGATGACCAAAGACGAGGAGAACCTGCTGTCAGAGATGTGTGAGAAGATCTCTGAATTCGTGTCGATTCAGAGCGAGCTGCTGGACCCAGAGGTTCAAGAAGACATCAAGCGGGAGAAGGCTGACCTTTTGGATTGCTTTCAGCAACCCATCTATGTCAAGGAGATACCTGAGGAATATGGGGACCGTCCTCACTATCCTTGGTTTGAGGTGACGACAGCACGAGGCCCCATCAAGATCGGTTGGCGGCGAAGGGTCATCATGATTGACTGGTCTCAGACCAACATCCAGAGCGATGCCAAGACACTCTTCCCCAAAGAGGATGTGACTAAGGATGAGAAGTACATCCATGCTTGGGGCTACGGCAAGGCCAAGGAATATATCAATACCCTCATGAGGTCAGTGTGAAACAATTTCTAAAAGCATTGGCTTGGACCATTCTGGGTATAGCGGCCTTTTTAGGCTTCTGTGTCTATGGGGCTTATCAGGGTTGGGGTGATATGCCATCGGATCCTTCCAGATACCACAAGTATCGGCTGGCATCGGGGACCATCGTGGAGTGTGCTGGCATGGGCACGGCCTATTGCGGCATGTATCTCTACGACTGCAAGAACGGGCAAAGGTATGATTGCCAAGTCAATGTTGAACCTCAGTAGGAGATGAGATGGAAAAGCGATTGGGCAAGAAGCCTGACCCCTATCTCAAGAGCCCTGGTCAGGTAGAGAAGGAAAAGAGGGAGGCCACTCCAACTCCCACTAGCAGTGAGAGTCAGCGCCGTCGCACCTATGGCGGTGGGGCTTATGGTGAGGGTCGCAGAGGGCGAAGCAGCAGAGCTAGCTACTGACATGCGTCTAAGCAAGATTGCCTTCTATTACAGGATTGCTCTCTATAAGATAGAGCAGTTCGTAGCCCTGAGATGGTATCGGCGGCTGATGAAGCAGCACATCCGTAAGACGCTGCAGGGCTTAGAAGGTAAAGAGCTTGAACACATGAAGGAAATCTGTGGCTTCAAAGAGTCTCGTCTCTATGGTCACACCATTGAGTTGAGAGAGTCAGGTGTCAGGCTGGTTTACTGGAATGCATGGTTAGAGATAGAGGATGAGGTCTATAAGATGAGACTTCTCCGCAAGGGCATAGAAGACCCAGGTACTTCCCTGTTCTTTTTGGAGCGTGGCAAATGAGAGTCATGAGCATCAGCGATGTTGTTGAAGCCAATGGCAAGACCGTCAGGCAGAACAATCTGGAGATCAAGCACAAGATTCCTCTGGATACTCTGGTTGAGGTCAACTGTGACTACCACGACAGTCATGGTGTCAGGGGCTACATTGCTTCCCACGACAGGGATTGCGATGGAACGCCCCTCTATTCGCTGGCGTGGAAGAAGGGTCAGCGCAGGAGAGATGGGGAATATGCTGCCCTCTTCAATGCCAACCTCATGCATGGTTGGAGCGATGACAGTCTCATCATCATCAAGGAGGCGTAAATGAAAAAGGCTATCTTGTTCTTGATTCTTGCTGTGGCTGCACCGCTACTGGCTGAGAAGATAACCGCCTACAAGGCTGTCTGTGGCTGGGATGAAGAATCCGTGACGACAGAGACCAATGAAATGATCAAGGCGGGCTGGCAACCTTTCGGCTCGGTGAGTGTTTCTACCTTTGACAAAAAAGACGGATTCACCATCTATCACAGAAGGCAGGTCTGTCAGGCGGTTGTGAAATACGAGCCCACACCCCGACCCACATCTACGCCTCAGCCGACCTTCACGCCCACGGCCATAGCTACACCTGAGGCTGTCAGTTCAACGGCAAAGTAATGGCTGTCTATGTAGACGACATGAAGGCTAAGTATGGTCGGATGATCATGAGCCACATGTTAGCCGACACTTCCGAAGAGTTGTTGGCGATGGCTGACAAGATAGGTTTGAGCAGGAAGTGGTTGCAGTATGCAGGAACGCCAAAGGAACACTTTGACGTTAGCCAAGAATACAAGAAGAAGGCCATAGAGGCTGGAGCCCTACAGGTGGACCGGCGATTCATGGGAAGATTGATCAGAAAAAGGAGAGAAGATGGGAGCCCTGCATAAGCCGCCAAAGGCAACGCTGAAAAAGAAGAAGGACAGCACGGGTGGCACTTATTACACGTTCATTGACCGCTATGAGAAGCGGTGCATCTTGCAGCCATCTTCTCTGGCTACTCAGGCCGCTATATGGATTGGCGTCACTGAGACTGGACCTCAAATGGGTATGAACGCCAACAAGATAGTGGACTACGGAGCTATGCATCTCAATCAGGAGCAGGTAAAGATGTTGTTGCCTGTTCTGCAGAAGTTCGTTAAGACGGGGGAGATATGACCAAGAAAACAAAAGAGATCGTTGGGGTCGTTGCCTTGTGGGGATTTCTGGCGGCGTTGCTGTTGGCCACAGGAACGATGGTCTACAAGGGCTCCATTGCTCCCTGCGTTCCTTGCGGCTATGTGGATTACGAGAAAAAGGTGCAGGATGGATATGAGCCTCAGTTCATGGGCTTCTGTATGCCTTGTTCAGATGCCGCTAATCCAGACAGATGGCTTAGGAACATGAGTCACCAAAGGGCTCTCAAGGGATGTCCTCCCATTTACACAGACCAATATAACAAGACGGCCAAGGAATTGAATGCTCAATTGACCCGTAAGGGTTTTGAGCCTCGATATGAGATCATCGATGAGAAGAAATGATTTCATCAAAGGCATCAAGAAGGTCATGCGTCCTGTTAAAAAGATGCAGGAGGCTGGTAGCTTTTCTCATAAGATCCTCTTTGAGACAGCGGTAGCAGCAGAAGCCACACCCAACAGAGAGTTCGGGGTAATACAGACTCAACCAAGGTATCCGAAATTCTTTCAATGGTCTATCTCTGCCGCATTGCTCTTGGTGATGGTGCCGGTCTTTTTGGTTTGGGTTGTTTCTTGCTATGCCCTAATGCTGCTTGTTTCTTTTCCCGCAGCTTTTATTGCTGGGTGGGAGGAGTCTCGTAATTTCTCAGTGGTAACAAGATTGGTTTTGGGGTTGCTTGCATCTCTTCTTGGTCCAGTCATCCTGCTGGTTTACTTCAAAGACTTTTACAGTGACTTTGTAACTGACATCGGTTTTTATAGGAACTTCCGAGGTTTGTGGAGACACATCTGGGGTAAGTAGTTATACTTACTCGTCAGATTCCGATTGACAGCATTAGGGCATGTTGATAGCATCTTTGGGGAGGATTTGAGATGACGGACGAGAGGCTTAACGAGATTTGGAGAGCTGTGGCTGTCAACGCCTTCTATTCGGTGGGCGACTCTGACGGCGGCGGCAGTGACATTTCGCATCAAGAAATGATCGAGTTAGTCAGGTTGGCCCGTGAGGGTCACAAACAACAGGGAGAATAAGATGGACGCTTTGACAATCACACTATCAATCCTGCTTCCAATATCATTTGTCTTTTTTGTTATCGCAGCATATCGCAGAGACAATTATGGACGAACCGAGGGTGGCACTGCGGGAGCCATAGCAATGGTCACTGGTCTCATTTGCTTTACTTACTTTTGCATAGCCGCCGTGATGGTATCCTTCGAATACAAGCGTGACTACAAGAGTTTCTGGGATCTGGGCGTTAAGTCATCAACCATCAAGGCCAAGAGCGAATACATTCATACCTTTTACAGTAAGTTGTCTGAGAACAAGGACAAGTTTGCTCCCTCGTCCGCCATTTGGCTTAAGACTCCAGACCTTGATTTTGAGAAGAACCTTGAGGCATTGAAGTCGCTTGAGGAAAGATTGGTCAAGATACAGGACATGGACGAGAACAGTTTGGCTTACCAGACAGCCATCCAACAGATCACTGGGCAAGAGCAAGATGAAGCCCATGAGATGTTGATGGTCTTCAAGGAGTGCTTTAAGCTAGATAAAAGCATTTTCCTTGGAGTCTTAGGAGCAATAGTGGTCCTTGGAATATCTCTAACCACGATGATTTTCGGCGCTGCGATTACTTTTGAATAGGGGTGATATCATGGGTTTTGTGAATATAAAGTTTCATCCGATACCCGAAGACTCCAACATCAACGAGAACATCATTGGCTTCATCAGTGGAGCCTATGAGAACGAGTTGGGCCGACTGGGCTTCAACAGCGTTGCCCTCATGCGTGGCAAGCAGAGACCCAACCTCTGTTTCCCCAAGCATCCAGTCATTGGCTTCGACTACTTCTATGCCACCGCAGAACTCAAGGAAGAACTGCTTGAGGCTTCCCTTGAGGCTTTTGATCATTGGATGCGGAAAGAGGAAGAGGCTGTGAGATGAAAGCATGGGTCTTAGGGTTTCTACTTCTTTTCTCGTCCAACCTTTCGGCAACCGACATCTCCGTAAAATGGGATGACGCAAACATTGGTTGGGCATACGTGTCTGGCTATGCAAGCGCAACCCTCTACGATGTTTACCTTGGCATGTCTGGACAAAGCGAAATAACCACAGCCAAGTTGGTCTCGGTTTGGGTGGGAGATGAGCAATCCTACCGCATGTGGAATGATGGCAGGGCAACCAAGTACTTGATCGGCAAACTCCTCTTGGGTATGGCGGGAGGAACTGCTGTGTCGGCTTACTATGCCGAAAAGAACCAGAGCAACATCAAAACCGAGGATATGGTCTTTGGTGCTTTGGGTGGGCTTACCTGTATCATCTATCACTTCTAGGTTGTCGTGATACTCAAAGCCCTATTTTTGTGTGTCTCATTGCAGGCTGTAACGCCAACGGCAGAGGTCATGGACACGGCTAAGATTTACCCCTGCAAGTACGGCAAGAAGGTTGGCTTCCTGAGATATTTCGAATCAGAGAAGATGTGGCAATGCGTTCCTTGCTTCGCCGCATTGGAAGACGGCGAGATAGAAGCATGCAAGAAGTTTAAGGGGAAGAAGTGAAGCCTACGACCATCAAAGTCAAGAAAGCCTATCAGGGTAACGATGCTCACCGGCTGCAGCAGATACACAGCGGACGTGAGAGGTTGTTCGCAAAGTCATTTGAGTTCAACAGAGGACATCAGACTCTTGTTGCTCTTCTGACCAATGGCGATGGGGGCAGACCATTTCGTGGACCTGTCACCAAGAGAGACTTGTTCGTTGCCAACACGGTCATTCAATGGCTGGGAACAAACGTAGGCTCCAACATCCTTTACATGGTTGAGCAGTGGAAGTGTAAGACTTGTGATGGTTATGGTGGGTCAAAGAAGAAGATTGGAGACCCCTGTCCCTACTGTGAGGGAACTGGGTTTGATCATGTAGGTGAAGGAAAGATACGCAGGTTGCTACTGGGAGATCCTAAATGAACAAGTTGGCGGGATGGATCATTGCTTCGTTCTTGTTGGTAGCCATCGTAGGTTACGGCATTGGAACAATTGCGCATACTTTCTATTACATGGTCATGGTCGTCTTTTCTAAGCTGACCTTTGGTTTGATGTATGGGCTGCTTTTCCTGCTGGTGCTAGGGATTATCTGGGTAGCCCTCAAACGCAAGTAAGTATAACAATATCATTGAATGAAGAAGCCTCACCGAAATAGGTGGGGCTTTTTTATAAAAAAGTAGTATCATAACCATGCTATCATCCCGCCACGCCGATCTTTTAGAAAGCTTAAATCCCAAGACTTACGGCATCATTGGCTTTGTCGAAGGTGATAAGGGTGTGCAGATAGCCTTTAGGCCAGAGGTGGCGCAGATTGTTGACGGCAAATGGATGGGTAATTATCCAGAGTTTGTCAATCAAGGGATGTCAGATTTCATGAGAGATATCCTTGCGTTCAATAAGTTCGAGATACCCCAGAGTTCAGCCAATAACATCTACAAGAACTTTCCATCTTACGACCTAGAAAGAGGACGAAAGTACGCCCAGGGTCTTGTTAGTGGTATTGCCGCAAGATTGGGGTTCGGAGATGCAACAATGGAAGTTTCCAACGTAGACAAATCCATTCTTTTTACATTCTCAAAGGCATGATAACAATCTCACTCAGAAGCTTAGGCAACCCCACGATGGGTCGAGTCAACTATTCAGGTTGGATCGATCCCAGTGGTAACGTCTATCCAGTCAACGACATGACTCATGCCGAGTGGATGCTTGATCATTATGAGTGGCTACAGAAGAAGGGATATAACTTGCCGAGCGCTGACTCCATAAGGGCAGACATCAAGAGGGGTATGGGCGAGACTCCATCCTTTGAGTTGGTAAAACAAAACTGGGTCAGGATACACACGCCATCATTTTACGTAGTCTTCGATATCAACCGCAGCGGCAACCTCATAAGGGATGCCATCTTGACCAGAGAGATCAGCACTAAGCCCAATGACTTCCCTATAGACATCAGGGACTTGAGGCGCAATCAGAACTTCAAATTTGATGAAGAGGAAATTAAGGACAGAGGAATAGAAGCAAACCTAAAAATGAGAACAGTAGAATCACAAATAAGCAAGAGGCATGAGGAGTACTATGTCAATGCCACAAGAGGCACTAGGTCTGTCAACGGTGGTTGGCAGTCCATTGTTTACTTTGACATATATGATATCCTCCGCAATGACGACATGGCAAACAGCTTCAAGATAGCGCTGGTTGAGAATGGGCTGCACCGAGAGGGCAACGGCTTATACACGAAAGCCTTGGGCGACGATGTGAATTCGCAGTATAATGAAGTCATAAAGAGAGTCTGTGAATCATTCAAGCAGATACACAAGAGCAGTTTCATCATGGTCAATATTGAGCCCATGCAAGGACGTAACGATAAGACCATGATCATCATGACGGAGTTCATCACCCAATGATTTCTTACAGACAAGCCGACCTCTTAAAGAAGGTAGATGAGGACAAGAGATTGGTCCGTCTTACGCTTGTCATTTACAATGGTCCAGAGGGTGATAGCGTTGATTCAAAAATCAGTACCACTAGGGTTAGCGCATTTATGCAACACCTTCTTGTTACGATCATGGCTAACCTAGAAAGGTCTTGGACTGTCAATTCTGTTGGAGAGGTAGATGTTGACTCCAACAAATATGCCATGCCAGTTCCAGCTAGAGAGAGGAACATTTACAAGAATACCCTAGATGCCGTAGGTAACACGCTGAACTCTATGGCTCCCTATTATTACAAGGGAAAGTTATCTGGCGGAGTATTGCCCTCCGGTGCTGTCTATGCCACCTACAAGATTATGGATGCCAAGTTCCCAGCAGGCAGCGAGGTCAAGTTTAAGTATTTTGGGACAGAGTTTGATGGCGTTGTTCAGGCTATTAGGGGTGATGGCAGCTACGAGGTTAGTGTAGTCAAGTCACAAGAGGCAGATTTAGCCGACCACAACATGTCAAATCCAGTGGTACTTAACGAAGCTGAGAATTGGTTGGAGCCCCGATGATCATCTCATTCAGAAGAGCCGACCTCTTGACGACCAATAAAGAGCTTGCAGAACAGCAGGCTGCTGAGAAGGCTGCTCAGGACAAGGAGAATCTAAGAGACTTACCTCTTGATGACATAGAGAGCAATCCCAATATTGCTATTGTCATCAAATCGGTCTTAAACCAACACGCTGATTCTTTCTGTTCTTTGGCTGACTTTTTCAATGAAGACGAGATAAACGAGGATAACTTTGAACTTGAGTGGCAGAGCCGCAGTGGATTCTGGTCCCACGTCAACGGCGCTTTTGGTTTAATAGGACATACAACCGCAAACGACATGCTTTCTTCTGGTAAGTACCCAGGAAGCCTACATAAGAAGTTGAGCGAAATATCGGCAGAGTGCACGAAGGATGCCATTGCAGAGGTAAAGGTAGCATTCCCTGGCGAATTGAAAGATGTCCCCGATGATAAGATTGACTACCACAACTTGTATCAAATGAACCTTCCAAGAGTGGCAGAGCATCTTTCTGAGTTGGAATCAGACTACCAGACTCGTTGGGACTTCTCATTCATTGTAAAGGTTTATTACTATAATCCAACCAGTACCCACAAGAAGTTCGACATCAAGAAGCCTGAGATATACGTGTTTTCAGACATCGAAGGCAGCGACGGAAAGGGTTATCAGAAAAGTTTTACCTTCTCCACTTTGACAGAGCTACATACAAAGTTGGACACAGCAGTAGGGGCAGCTATCAAAGCGTTGAACAAATAGGAGTTCAAATGTCAAACAAGGCTGAGGTAAAGGTTGTCGTTGAGTACATCATTGAGTTGCCAGCCGACATCATGGTTGCCAAGGTTGATGACTATATAGCCAACGAGTTAGACGAAGGGGCAGATTCAAACAACATCAAGAGAAGAACTGTGACTGACGTAGCCTTTGCAGAGCGGCCTGGACTTGTAGACAGATATCAGGCGCTCTTTCAGGTCGTTGACATGGTTGAGACCATTTCCGACCCAAGCAACTCTAACGGGGAAGACGCAAAAGAAAAATTGGATACCATCTTTCCGTTGGTATCCAATGCGTTGGATCAGGTTGAGGAAGAAGAGGAAGAGGAGTAGTTACTTTAGGGTCTTGAGGAAGTTGTTTGACTCAGTAACATACTTCTTGTCCAAATCGCAGCCGTCAAACTTCCTGCCGTTCTTGATGGCTGCAATGGCTGTGGTGCCCGAACCACTGTAGACATCGCAGACTAGATCGCCTGGGTTAGATGCTCCCAAGATGATCTTCTCAACCATCTTCTCTGGCAACTGGCAAGGATGATCACGCTTCTCCTTGCTGACGTTCTTGACCTGCTGAATCTCCCACCAGTCATAGCCTGCAGGTTTGAAGCCGTCCTTGATTCTCTGGGCTACACGCTTGTCGGTTGGGTTCTGGTACTCACCATCGAAAGCAGACTGGTTGATGAGTGGGTCTCCCTTAGAAAACCAGAGCCAGCTCCTCGTTGCTTTACGGACGGGTGAACCAGAAGAATGGACGTTGTAGATCCAAGTGATGATCTCGAAGCGGGTCAGAAAGTTGACGTTGGCCCATACGTCAGCAGCGCTCTCAGGATAGTTCAGGTAGAAGATGCTGCCGCCTTCCTTGAGCTTCTTGCTACACTGGCGTAGGATCTCGACCTGTTCCATGATATAATCAGATTGCTTCTTGCGATCTTTGAAGGTATTGTAGCCATAGCCAACGTTGTAGGGTGGGTCCAAAACGAAGAGTTGAACCGACTCATCTTTGACGGTGGGGAACCAGTCGTTGGCTTCCATTAGTTTGATGGTATTTTCCACAGGCAACCTTTTATAAAAAGCTAGTGATATATAGATATCTTACTTAAAACACGGAGAACTTTCACATGGATTACAGCAAATTTATTTACAAGACCGCCGACTCCTCGATTCCTGGAAACCAGTTGCCACCCAATGCCATCATAGTGCAGAAGGAAGTGGTCTCAAAAAGCGCTGGCAATCCTAGTGAGGTAAATCCCCATAAGAAGGAAAGAACCTCTGAGGATGTTGTTTTTGCTTTCCGAAGATACAATGAGCATGGCAACATTTTCACTGTTCCGCTTGGCGGGCCTGAGGGTGTCAATGAGGCGGCTCGTCAGAAGATACAGGAATTAGGCCTTCAAAATGAAAGGTTTTTCTTTAAAATGGGTGATCAGGACCGCTACTTTGAGGCAACCCAAAGGTTGGTATAAGAAGGGGCTTGACAAGTAGGATCCTGGGGTGTTATAGTTGTCTCGTAAACTAAAACTCAGGAGGAAGTCATGCGTAGCCTGTTGATGCAGAACGTGGTCGCCGCTCTGACCGACCCTAGCGGGGAGACCCTGAACAAGCTGAATTCGAACCCCGAATTCATCGCTCAGTTCAACGAGTTCGTGAAGGCTGAGATGGATCTGGCTGGCTGGGCTAACTCCCACATCTCGATGGATGGCTTTGCTTCGGCTTTCGAGGCTGAGAAGAAGGCTACCGTGACCCCCGTCTTCGAGAAGACCGTCTCAGTGGCCAAACAGGTTTTGGCCCAGTAAATAAAGGGAAAAGACCCCATCTTCACGGGTGGGGTCTTTTTCGTTGCGCAATCAAATTGGGCTATTGACAAGTATTTGGGTTTTTGCTAGATTTTAGTTGACAGGAGGATGTCATGCTTAAACCCCAAGAGCAAGAAGCAGTTCGCCTGCAGGACCAGCAAGATGAAGCCGAGATGCGAAAGTTCATCGGCTCCCACGGTGGCAAGGTGGTCATTGCCGAGCCCTATATTTCTGTGAGTTTTGGGAAAGACCAAGACTCCGATTTGGCTGGCAAGACCTTCAAAGCCTCCAGTTGGCGTAACCTCAGGGCGATCATCAAGGACGAAGGCAGCGTTTCATTCAGTTAGCAATAATGGCATTTTTTTATATTTTGCTATTATTGTATGAGCAAAATAATTTCAGCCAGACCAGACATGTGGAACCCAGATACAGGACTTGCCTACCAAGACCGGTCCTCTCGTCCTGCGCCTGCTCAGGGCAACGAAGTCCCTGCTCCCGACCAATATAAGCCATCTGTCCAGCAAAGGCCAGATGGAACTTGGATGCTCAGGAAGCAGATCAGTAATAACACTTTTCTGAATCAGATTTGGGACAAGACAAAAAAGAATCTCGTGAAGGAGTGGCAGTCAAGTGCCTCCCCAACATTGGCCAAAAAAGATTACAGAAAAACAATCAAGCAGATTGCGGCCCTAAGGAAGATGGCTCAGTCCGATGATTGGACTTTCTCAACACCCGTTAAAGTTGTCAGTGAAAGGAATGGCGAAAGATTCCAGGGTCAAGCAAATCTCAAATGGAAACTCGACCTCGATGTTAGAGGTTGGGGAGTCAAAGAGATTAGCCCAATAGTCTTTTCGCAAACACTCAGCCTCTATGCAGAAGTAGAGGACGAGAACTATGAAACACAAGAAAGAGAAGTAACCCTCCTTATCGATGGCGAAAATGTCACAATCAATCGCCTGTCCAAGTCATCAATCTCCCCATCAGAAATCACAGTCTCATCAGACGGATCCATCACTATCACTTTCTAAAACAACCCAAACAAATGTTAGACCCATACCAAAACCATTGGTATAATTATGCACGTTCACTCCTGGAGGAAAGGTAATGAAGAGAGATAATTTCATCAAGCCGAAAGAAAAGGTTAAGAAGGTTTCATACATCACGTTTGTCATTGATGAGAGTGGTTCAATGGCGGGTGTGAGAGATGCCACCATCACCGGCATCAATGAGCAGATCCAGCAGATCAAGAAGGACTTCGGCAGCAAGTCCGAAGACATTGACACGTTTGTTTCGCTCATCAAGTTCAGTGGCGATGTCCAGACGGTCTTTGCCCACATCCCACTTGACAAGCTGAAAGAGATCACCAGCGAGGATTACATTCCCAATGGCAACACGGCCATGTACGACGCCGTAGGTCATGCCATCGACCAGCTCAAAGAGCGCAAGGACATCAACGAAGAGAACACTTCCTCGTTGGTCATTGTGGTCAGCGATGGTGAAGAGAACTCATCGAAGAAGTATAACAGTGAGTCCCTTGCTGCGGCCATCGGCAAGATGAATGAGACCAAGCGTTGGACCTTCTCCTATCTTGGTGCAAATCAGGATCTCAGCAAGGTCAGCACGAGGACTCGCATGAGCGTGGGCAACATGGCAACATTCGACAGCCACTCCTCAAAGGGTGTCTTGAGAGCCTTTGCCTCTAACGCCAACGCCATCTCAAACTACGCTGTCAATCTGGCTAGTGCCGAGATGTCCTTCGCAGCTACATCCTTCTATGCTCCAGTTTCAAAGAAGGAGAAAGAGGAAGAACCAGTTAAGTAATCTAGGTCACAAATCGAAGCAGAAAAGCCCAGATATTTAGTTATCTGGGCTTTTTTGTTGCCTTCTTTTATAAAAAAGGATTACAGAAAGGAGATATCCATGCGAAAGAGGTCTGACTTACTCAATGAACTAGACAACATCGAGACCGAAGAGCGCACCTTGGCAGAAGTAAATAATCTGGCCGAGTACATGGGTTATCGTGCTATCAAGGCTCCTGATGGATGGATTCTAGGAGAACCATCCTTAAGTGATCCCACTATCTATGAAGTGGTTGGCTCACCCTACAAAAGTTTGCAGGAATTTAAGATGTATGTTTTGGGTCTAAAACAAAAGAGAGATGAACAAATAGATAGGCTGGCGGAACAAAGATACTATGAGCAGCAGATGGAGCAGGCGCTCTCACAACAGGGAGAATAACAAATGAAGTAAGAGGTGATTTATGCTTAAGGGCAAAAGCACGTTCCTTAAGAGCTACAAGACATTTTTGATGCTCAACATTTCAATGTTCGTTCTTTTAGTTGGTACAGGATTTTTCTTTCACACACAAAATCTATCCCGCCAAAAGAATCTTGAGAAGACTCTTTCAAAGCAATCTAACGACCTTTCCTGTGTAGAGGCCGGTATACGCTTGTCCAACAAAATGGATCTGGCTTTCAAGGACTTTTCAAAGAGTGAAGTCTCGTTTCAGATTTTCGTAATCTACAGTGCTGCTTACGACCTCTCAAAACAAAAAGACACAAAATGCCTTCTACTCGAACAATGGGGCGATGATGTATACAACGCCTACAGACAAGGAGTGAGAGATGGAAAAAAAGCTTCTGTTGGGGCGATCTGACATGACGAAGAAGCAGAAGAAAAAGCCCCCTAAACAAACCTATTACAAAGTGTTCATTCAAAAGACCTACAGGAACTTGGATGGATATGTCTTCATGAGTCCAGAGAAGGCTGTGAACAATAGTGTCGAAAGGTCTTTTGTGATGATTTACTGCTTCAAGAAAATACCCAATCTCCACAATCCGATGTTCGTTGTGAAGTCAATTGTAGGAGATGACTTTAAGGGAAGAATAAAGATAATCAAACACTTTGAAGAGAACCATGCTCTGGCCTATGCGGTGCAGCAGGATGGTCTATACAGGATACTCGATGAGCAGACCAAGGAATCCTAATCCCGGATTGTTCATAGATGGTAGAGACCTCATCTATAGAGACTACTCTCTTACAGAGAAGCAGGACTACGACATCAACATCAAGCCCTACATTGGAGAGGGCTATGTGGTTGCGCCAGTAGGAAACCATTTCAACGGCGCTTTCATTGTAACGGGCTGGAAGATATCGCAGGACATTTACGGAGCAAAGTGATCCGTCCATGAAAAACAGCATCAAAGAATCAATCCTCAAAAGCATCAACAATGTTGTCCATCTGACGGCAGGTTTGCTGTTAGGTTTGATCATTGTTGTTCTGACAATACCTGCGGCGATTCTTTTTACTATAATCATGCTGTTACTCTTCTGCTCGTTTGCTGTCAATGCTTCAAGAGAAACATACGCTGAAAGAATAGGGGTCAAATTTCATGGCAAGACCAAAGAGATTTACTGATGAGGAATTGTTAGATATCCTGGCAACAGTTGAGATTCAACACGGATATCTGGCTGTCGAAACCATTGAAAAGGCTCATGCCGAAAAACCCTTTGAGTTTCCTTCTGAAAAGACGTTTAAGCGCCGTCTGGGTGGGCTCAGAACCTTCAATACCCCAGAGTTCAGGGAAAGACTGCAGCCCCATCTTGACAAGTTAAAGGGAAAGTGATACTATTCAGGTAGATGAAAGGGGTCTGCCATGAATACCATCGTTCTGTCACTCATCGGCGTTGCGGCCATTTTGGACGTGATTCTGATCTTTTACATTGGCCCCAAGACCCTTTCATCGGAGAACGGAAGTCCATATATCTGGATTCCGTTCTCTTTCTTTAGGAAGGTTTTTGCCTTCCTGACCGCCTTTTACCTGATCCATATCAATCACGGCAGCGTTTACATTAACGTTCTGACTGGCTTCTATATCTTGGGGCTCTATGATGTCATCAAGGGCTGGGGCTGGAACCTGGAAAACCCCTGGACCTCCTACAAGATGGACCGCATCAATATCCGTGAGGGTCACTTCTCACCCGTCCATCCTTGGGCCTTTGAACATCTCAGCCTTTACACCGACACCTTTGCCGACAGGGTTTTCTATTCTGTCGCCATCTTTTTTGAAGTAATCAGAATTCTGGGTCTCCTGTAGCCTCTGATTTATGTCGATTTTTTATAAAATAGTACTATAGAAAAGACTACAGGAGAATGCATTTCTGGCATGAACTATAGACAACACATCAAAGAGGCATCCCGTAAGTTACTCAGAAAGTCCCAGATCACCCCTCATTTCAAAAGTATCATTTTTGAGCCAAGAGGTGATGGCAGGTCTTTTTCGATGTCTTACTTTGTGCCTGAGTTGAATGAGAATGTTCAGTTTGGAATTTTGAGTGTTGACAAAAGCTTCATGGACTTTTTGCGCAGTCAATTTGCTCCCAAAGATGCTTGGGATCCTCAGAGTGCTTTCTGGTATTTGAGAGAAGGCGTCTTGACCATCTCAGACAAAGTTCCCCAAAGAGTCTACGAACAGATTTCTCAAAACCTCAAGGTGCTGATGAGTGGCGACAAGCAGAAGATCAACAACCTCATCATGACGGGCGATACAAGACTTGAGTTGCCAGTTGTTCCAGACACATCTCATCGCATGAGAAACAGTGCCTACAATCAGTTGATAGATGCTTACAAAAAATACACACAACAAGGGGCTGGCAGATCTTCTGAGGCTATCCCACATTTGGCTAGTCTAAAAATATCCTTTAGAGATGACAGGAGAGGTAAATGAATAAGGAACTTCTAAGAAAGAAGCAATTGTTTGAAGCTGCCGCCAAGACTCTGACCATGCAAGCAGAGTACAAGGATTGGAACGAGCTGAAGACAAAGAGAAATGCCTTGAGGCTCGAAGAGGCCAGACTTGCTCTTCCTTTGCCAACCTCTCTACCCAATCCATTCCCAGCGACATTTAGCTTTGAAGACTATACCAACGAGGCTATTGATGCCATCAACAAGAGAGGCAGATACCTCACGATGGATGAGCTCTCAAGGATCAGTCCTCCCACCGCTGAGATGCAAGATGCAATTAAGGACTCCATCAAGACAGGTAAGGTCGGTGGTGTCATTGGAGCCCCTGCAGGTTTCGGTAAGTCATATACCTTTAAGTATCTTGGAATCATGGCGGCCGAGAGGTCTTTGTCTCACGACTTCCTTTGGTTCCGTGGTGGAGTTTTGACTGACCCATCACAACTTAGAACATCCTCCTCAGTCAGCGAATACCACTTCATGTTCACAGACGCAAGAAACTTGTCTCAGACTGGTGGATTGCTTGGTGGTTCAGTAGGACCATTGAGAGACTTGAGAGAAAACGCTGTCAAGTATTCTGGACGCTTCATCCTTTGCCTTGACGAGTTGTATACAGCCTTGAGCCAGGAGACCGATGCCGCCGGTGGTTGGTTTGCCCTCAAGGGTTTGACTGAGCCAGAGCCGCTTGTAAAGATCATCGGCACAATGGCCACCAAGGACGTTAAGGCTTTCAAGTCACTCAAGGTTTCCCAGATAACATCTCCAGGATCCAGAGAGAGCATTCAGAAGCCCGTGTATGACGGACAGATGAAGAGCAGGTTCCACTTCAAGGACGTTCCTGACTACACGGATGCCGAGCAACAGAAGACGCTTAGGATGGGTGGCTTAGATGCTATCACCCACAACAAGGAAGCACAGTTGTTCATAGACTATGCTCCGCAGGATAAAGACAAGATCATCTCATCCCTCATTGTTAAGACCAATGATGTTGAGAGGGGCGTGGCTCCAGAAAACAGAGAGTGGGCTGCTCCTAGAAAGTGGAAGGCTATCATCAGTGAGGCTTTCGCTGAAGTTGAAGAGAGAGTCAAGGAGTTCAGCGAATACAAAGCTGATATCGACTACATCAAGAAGACCGAAGACCTCTCTAGGTGGTACGATGTCATTAAGAACCTAGAGGCAGAGAAGTCAAACATTCAGAAGGGTATTCAAACCAAGAATCCAGCCGCTCCAGCAGCACCAGGGCAATCAGAGGATGTTGGAATCATCTCTCTCAGGGACATTGGAAACAAGTTCCCCCACGAAGAGGTTGAGTCTGAAGGCTCTGTTGTTGAGCAGAAGAAGGAACGCCTCAATTCAATTCAAGAAAAAGAAAATGAGGTCAAGGCTGAACTTGCTGCCATCAAGAGGCGCAGGAGATATGCAGAGATCGCTTACAAGCAAGGAGTTTCAAAACTCAACCAAATCTATGGTGATGGAGTTTTTGCTCCCGATATGAGCGACCTCGGAATGCTAAAGCCAAGAGACATCGATCTTGTTGACATCACCAAGATTAGACTAGAGGAAGAATCAGCATAAGTATCACTTTTCAAAGTATCACTAATAAGAGAAGAGACCCAGGCAACTGGGTCTCTTTTTTCTTGACACAGATATCATGGATGTGTTAAAAACATACATCCTAACTCATGTGAGAAGAATGATTCCAAAGCCACACCAACTTTCAATCCATCCGACGATGCAATGCGACTATGAGTGTTACGGTTGCTATCTGAAGAAGGACATTGATCCCAACAAGAAAGAAAAAGACCCAGAGTTCTTCTTGCGTCTGGTGGAAGTAGCCAAGAAGATTGGGTTGCGTGAGGTTGCTGTGCCGGGCAACTTCGTGAAGCGGGATCCAGACTTCAAGTTTGAGAAGAACCCTGACTTCTCGAAGGTTGACAAAAACATCTACTACTTCAAGTGGTTGAAGGAGAAGAGTAACGAGGTGGGCATTGACTTCGTGACCTTCTGCAATTACGACTTCATTACCCAATACAAAGACATACTGGACTTCAACAACATCGCCCTGATGGGTATATCCATCAACGACTTTGTGACTAGGACTCCAGAAGAAAAGCAGAAAGCACTTGACACGTTCAGGTATATCAGGCAATATGTTGGCAGGCTCAATTGCAACATCCTGCTGACCGATGGAATGGTAACGCAGCTCAACAACGGTCTGGCCGAAGAAATTCTGGATGTGTCTGATACCATCTATCTGTTGATGCAAGAGCCGCTTTTCGTGCCACTAAAGACCGTCTATAACCGGATCAACAAGTTAAGAGAAACGCTCATGACAATGCTGAACGACAGGATCTATTTGGACTCCTGCATTCAGCGAGAGATGGGGATGACTGGTGGAGCCTGTTCCCGCCACGACATGATCTACGTAAATCCCTATGGCGAAATCAAGTTGTGCTATTACGACAAAAAAGACTTGTTCGTTCTTGAAAAGCCAGAAGACCTTGAGTATGTTTACGAGAACCTGTATCCTCAGGCTCCATTGGCTACCTGCGACTTAGTGACAAACGGCGACAGACTCGCCGCAGAAAGAGCTGCAAAGAAGAAACTCCAACAATCAGAGGGTGAAAACAATGGCTGAAGCAAAGAAGAATATCCGCAAGCCGATGGTGTCGCAGGAACTAGTTGATTACATACGTTCCGGTGCGTCTCTTATATACATCAACACCAACGATGAGCGATTCACCATGCAGGATATCCGCAGGTGCGTCTCATCCCTGAACCTGAACAAAGACAAGGCTCAGGCTAGGACTTATGGATACTACGAGTGGTCCTGCACCAAGGGTACCCTCCATGCTGCCATGAAGAACCTTGAGCATGAGGAAGACCACTACATCAACGTCATCAATCGCAAGATGGAGAGCGAGGGCTTGGTCGTTCCAGAGAAGACCGACGATGACGCATCCAAGGACGCCTTGGCGGCTCTCAACTTCTTCTCCACCAACGTTCCCACCAACAAGAAGCATGACGCCGACTGTCATGTGGTAGTCCTCAAGGACATCCACCCTCACCTCAAGGACATTCGTGTTGTCCGCAAGGTGAAGGACATCGTGGTTCACAATGATGACGAAGAGAGCGTGGTTCGCCGCTGCCTCATCATTGTCAGCCCAGTCATGCAGATCCCAATTGAACTGCGCAATCTCGTCACGGTCATCGACTGGAATCTTCCCACCAGGGAAGAAATCATGGACTATCTCTCGCAGCATTCCATCTTGACGACTGTCGAGAAGAATCCCTCCAAGGTCTCGGCTGCAGGCGCTCCGTGGAGAACCGAATACACCCACGAAGAGGTCAGCAAGATACTTACGTCCTTGACGGGTCTTTCTCTGCCAGAGATCGACAACGTTGTGACCGTATCTCAGGTCAAGTTCGAGGAGATCAGGGCTGACTTCTTGCTTGAGTCAAAGAAGCAGATGATCCTCAAGAACGGCTTGCTCGAATACTACGAGTCGGACGTTAAGTTGGAAGACGTGGGCGGCATGGAAGAGTTGAAGAACTGGCTCAAGCTGCGCCAGACAGTCTTCACCGAGGAAGCCCACAAGTTCGGCATCGATACCCCGAAGGGTCTGATGCTGGTCGGCCCTCCAGGTTGCGGTAAGTCATACACCGCAAAGGCTACTGCCAACCTCTTGGCTATGCCGCTGGTTCGCTTCGATGTCGGCAAAGTGTTCAGCCAGACTGTGGGTTCGTCTGAAGCCAATGTCCGTGAGGTCATCAAGCTCATCGAGGCCGTGTCGCCTTGCGTGGTCATGATTGACGAAATCGAGAAGGGCTTGGCTGGTGTGGCTTCGTCCAACTCGTCAGATGCAGGCACCACCGCTCGTGTGGTCGGCACCTTGCTGACGTGGTTGAACGACAAGACGGCTCCCGTCTTTGTGGTCGCCACCGCCAACAACATCAGGCAGATACCGCCAGAGTTGTCTCGTAAGGGTCGCTTTGACGAGATCTTCTTCGTCTCGCTCCCTGAGGCTTCTGAGCGTCAAGAGACCTTCTCGATTCACCTTCGCAAGAAGGGTTATGACCCAGACGACTTCGATGTTAAGGGCTTTGCTGCCGCCACCGATAAGTGGTCGAACTCGGAGTGCGAGGAAGCCATCAAGGCTGCTCTGATCTTCGCTTGGAACGAGAACAAGAGCAAGCTCAAGAATGCCCACATCTTCAGGGCTATCGCTGAGGGCATCCCACTCTCCAAGACCGCAGAGGAAGACATCGAGTACCTCTACGATTGGGTCGGCTGGGACAAGGACAAGAAGGACGGTATCAGGGCTCGTTACTCATCGAAGGCTCGTAAGGAAGTCACCGCCCAGAAGGGCGACAACAAACTGGTGTTCGTGGACGCCAAGGACACCAGAAAGGACTAAGAATGGCTTCCCCAAGCAAATCGTGTGCTATCTGTGGGCGTGGAGCTGAGGAAGTAAAGCAGCTCCTCTCCACATCTTCGGGTGAGATTGCAGTCTGCAATGACTGTATTGAGCAGATGCATGCCATCGTCAGTCTTTCCAAAGGCGAGACAAAGGCAGCAGAAGGCAACATCACCATCAAGATGCATACGCCAGCAGAAATGTTGGAGCATCTGAACAATTACGTCATAGGTCAGGAAGAGGCAAAGAAATACCTCTGCTCGGCTGTCTACAATCACTATAAGAAGCTGAGGCATTCTCAAACAAGGAAGTTTGAGGATGTGGAGATAGACAAGTCAAACGTCCTGATGCTTGGACCCAGTGGTAGCGGCAAGACCTACATGGTCAAGCATTTGGCGGATCTTTTCAGCGTCCCATTCGTCATCGTTGATGCAACCACCTTTAGCCAGGCTGGCTATGTCGGTGATGACGTTGAGACAATGCTGACAAGGCTTGTTCAGAAAGCAGAGGGTAAGACTCCAGAAGAGAAGATAGCAAGGGCTCAGACTGGCATCATCTTCATTGATGAGATCGACAAGATCAGGAAGATGGGTGCTGGGGCGTCTTTGTCAAGGGACGTGTCGGGAGAGGGTGTCCAGCAGGCTTTGTTGAAGCTGCTAGAAGGCACTATGGCTAATGCTCCGGTGGACCTGGGAAGGAAGCACCCAGGCGCACCAAGCGTTCTCATCGATACGTCCAAAATCCTCTTTATCTGTGGTGGCGCATTTGCACACATCATCGACACCATTGAAGCGAGGGTGAACAAGGACAAGTCTGGAATCGGGTTCGGTTCTGAGTCCCTGAGCAAGAAAGAGGCAGAGGAACAGAAGAAGAAAATGCTCCATATGGTCACTCACGAAGACCTTATTGAGTATGGTCTGATTCCAGAGTTCCTTGGTCGGCTTCCTGTCCTAGTCACATTGGACGAGCTAAAGAAAGAAGATCTAAGAAGGATTCTCACTGAGCCCAAGAATGCCGTCTTGAAGCAATATAAGGCTCTGTTTGAGATGGACGAGAAGACCCTGAACTTCACCGAAGAAGCTCTCGATGCAGTGGTCGAACATGCTTTGGCTATGAAGATAGGAGCTAGGGCATTGAGGTCCGTGATGGAAAAAGTCTTAAATGACTTGATGTTTTCCATACCAGGATCTAAGGAAAAGACGTATAATATAGACAAGGACTTCGTTGAGAACCGCCTAAAGGGGTTTTCTCAACTGAAAGCAGCTTAGAATAAAGCTCAAAAAAAATCTTGATATTCTATAAAAATGTAATATAATAGAATCAAGAAAAGGGAACAAACCCCCAAGGAGGAAAGAACCATGTCACAGACAGCTAGAGTAAAAACAGTAATCAATGACTTGTCTGCTCTCAAGCAGGCTATCGAGAAGTTGGGCTGGAGCTACAACGAGGCCGCCAACAAGATCGATCTCATCGTCAAGAGCGGCACTGAGAACTTCAATGCCACCCGCTTGGCCGATGGCAAGTACGAGTTCTCGGCCGGTGAGCGCTACGGAGCCAACGCTCTGTTCAGCAAGCTCAACCAGATGTACGCTCAGGTCAAGCTTTACAAGGAGATCAACAGCCGCTCAGGACACGGCATCACCGGATTGTCCGAAGCCACTGTCACTCCTGATGGCCGCATCGTCATCGAGGGCGAGATCGACGAGACCTTGCTCGTAGGCTAAACCAACCTCTCACGAGAAAGAAAGGAGCTAGTTGTGTCAAAGACTACAGCGAAGATCAAGTTCGTCATTGACAAGGAAGGAAACATCTTCTCCGAAGTCAATGGAATCAAGGGTCCGAAGTGCGCCAAGGTCGATAAGTTCTTGGAGTCCTTGGGGGAGACTAAGTTCTCCAAGACCGGCGAGTTCTTCGAGAACGAGCAGCCGAGCGATGTTTACATCGTTGGCGGTGGCACCCAGAACTAAGCAACAATGATGTGATACACAGCCCAAGGTCGCCATCAAGGTGGCCTTGGGCTTTTTTATGTGGGTGTAAAATATGAAGGACTACTACTCAATCCTTGGCTTGAAAAAGGGTGCCTCACAAGATGAGGTTAAGGCAGCTTATAGAAAGTTGGCCAAGAAATACCACCCAGACATCAACAAGGATCCTGGCGCAGAGACCAAGTTCAAAGAAATCTCAGAGGCTTACCAAAAGATAGTTGATGGCGAAGCCGATAGACCTCAGCAGCCAGACTTTGGTGGCTTCCCTCATGGATTCAGGCCCCCATCCCCGCAAGACATATTCGAAGAACTCTATCGTAGGCAAAAAGCCACTCAGACCATCAATCCCACCATTGAGGCGGTCATTGAGATAGAGTTTCTTGAGGCCTGCTTTGGGTCCGAGAAGAACGTGAGGTATGCCCAATACGATATCTGCGATGTCTGCGAGGCGCACAAAGAGAAGCATGGCGACTATGCCTATGAAGAGTGTGGGACATGTGGCGGACGTGGCGTTCAGGTTCAGTCCAATGGCTTTGTGACCATTCAAAAGACCTGTGATACCTGTCATGGAAAAGGTAAGAAGATCAAGTGCAGCAAGTGTCATGGAAACATCTATGTTCGTAAAGAGTCAGAGTTGTCAATCAAGATACCTGAGGGCATTGCCAGTGGACAAATACTCAGGGCTGCAGGACGGGGCAACACCAAAGGACGCACGGGTGAGTATGGAGATCTGCTGCTTCACATAGAGATAAAACCCCACGAGAAATATGAGAGAGATGGAAATGATATTTACTCAATACTTGATGTTGACTACTTACAGTGCATATTGGGTGGCAAAGTAAAAGCAAGCACCATACATGGCTTGGCTGATGTAGAAATCCCAGAATGCTCCAATCCCAATACTGTTGTATGCGCTAAGGGTTATGGGGTAAAAAAACAAGGGGATCATTACTTTAGGCTAAACGTCAATTTCCCAAGGTCCATCAATGCTAAGGAAAGAAAAATATTGGGTAGCTTAAATAAGTCAAAGCAACACAAAAATAATTGATATAATGAAGTCATACAAATTAAGGAGACTAACATGGTGACAGTGGACGTAGATTCTATCTTAAACAAAAATGTTCTAATCATAGGCGCTGGTGAAGCTGGTGGCCGCATTGCTCAGGAGTTTGCATTCCAGGGCTTCAATAACGTCATAGCAATCAACACAGCTAAAGCGGATCTTGATGGTCTGCAACTCAGCGAAGACAACAAGTTTTTGGTGCCTATCACAAAGGGTACCGGCGCAGGTAAAGACCCCAACGTTGTAAGAAAATCCATCGACGACTTTTATGACGGTGTGGCAAAGTTCATACGAAGCAAGGTCAACGAGAACACAGAGCAGGTCTTGGTTTGCATTGGTGGCGGTGGTGGAACAGGTGGCGGACTTGGTATTGTGGTCTCGCAGATAGCCGCAGAATTGGGTCTCAATGTAGGCGCAATCTATACGCTGCCACTCATGAATGAATCAACCCTCGTGTTCGTCAACGCTCTAGACAACCTCAAGGAAATCCATCAGAACGCCCAGCAAGCAGCCATTAGCCCACTCATCGTAGTTGACAACAACAAGCTCGTAGATGAGTTCGCTCCCACGGCTGCAAACTTCTGGGGACCGCTAAACAGCGCCATCGTTTCGGTCATCAGGAAGTTCAACGAATACTCTCAGAAACCATCCAAGTATGTGTCTGCTCTCGACAGGCAGGATCTAAAGAGACTCCTAAGCACTGGTGGCGTTTGCGCCATTGGAGACTTTGAGATAGCCGAGGACTTTACGCCTGAGACCGTCAGCGACAACATAGCCAAGCATTTCTTTATGGATGGCTTCGACCTCAAAACAGCCTCCGCTTGCGGAGTCATCATAGTTGGTTCAGAGAAGACGCTTCAAACCGTTGACTCAGCCAAGGCCATCAACGCCGTCTTTGATCACGTTAGCTCGTATCTGGACGGCGGTATGTTTTTTAGGGGTGTTTACAACGACGAGAGCGTGAAGTTCCTGCGAGTCTACGTTCTCTTCAATGGACTTGCTTTGCCCAGTGAACACATTGATGAGATGATGAGAAGTGTAAGGAAGGGATACCAGAAGATCAAGACCCAGCAGAATAGGCTTGATGATGGTATCAATGTTGACTTTGGCAGTGGTGGCGTTGGAGGTCTTTTCAATACCACTCCTGGTTCCAAGAAGATTGAGAGAAAGACTGTTTCTAGCCTCGATGGGCCTGTTGAGAACACACCGTCAATTAATGTTACGATAGACACATCGGGAGGCGAAACAAACGCCCCCAAGAAGGTTGAAAATAATCCCATCCAAATACCAGGTATGAAGAGAAGGGAGAGATAAGCGGGGTGACTACACTTGAATTGGTATGTTGTAAACATTACAAGCGGGTTTGAACAGAAGATCAAGAATACGATAGAGACTACTGAGACGTTACGGGAAGTAAGAAAGAAGGTCATCGTTCCCATATCTCAGAAGAGTAGGTTCTACAAGGATAAGCTCTACAACTACGCTGAGAAGCTATATCCTGGATACGTATTCATCGCATGTGAAGACATGGACAAGGAAACTGTCTTCTCTACTGTATCTCTGATACCAGGCATTTTGAATATGGCTGATGTCAAAGAGAAACGCAGAGTGTATGCTCACGTCCCCGATGAAGAGATGATGGTAGTGTTACAGGAAATTTCCAGCCACGATGATAGAGCAGAGGAAAACAACGAGAACATCAAGATAGAGGATCGGGTCAAGGTAACTGATGGTCCATTCTCTGGCTTTGAGGGTATCGTTCAAGAAATACACAAGGCAACAAATAGAGAGACCAAGGTCAAGATATGCTCATCGTTCTTTAGCGGTGACATCAACAGCATTGTTCTCTCAATATCACAGCTAGAACTAATATAACAGGAGAAAATCATGATAGTATCTTGTGAGAAGTGCGGCACCTCAGAAGCCAAGTTGGATCTAGATGCAGACAAGGTTATCTGCACCACCTGTAAGGGTGAGGTTGCTGTAACGTCATTTGCCAAGCAGATGATGAAGGATAGAAGGGACATCTTGGAGAAGAGCGACTTGGTTCTTCCTCCCAATGGCATTTTGGCATCTTGCGAGAATCAGCAATGCCAGAAGTCGTTCAGCGCTGAGGTTGACAAGAACGACAATAAGGTTCGCTGCCCCTTCTGCAAGACCGAGGCCCGCATCAGCGACATTACCAAGAACCTTTTGGCCAGCAATGGCATCTTCGTTGGATATACGAAGGAGTACTTTGAGCAAGAGGGTAAGGAAGCAGTCAGCCCACAGGAAGCCCGTGGTGCGTCAGCCGCCAATGACCCGCTTGTTGCTGCAATTGAGGGCAAAATAAAGGTTTCTGAGGTTACGACTGAGGACGAGAGCAAGATAACCAACATGTTTGTTGAGGCTCCTCCTGCTGCCGTCATTGAAAGACTGCAAAATGTTGATCCTAGAGTGGCTGCAAAGACCGCTGAAAAGGCTCCAGCATTTGGCCGCCGTAACGCTGAATGAAAGTATAACTAAATAGACTTTTTCAATATAGGCTTTTTTTTATAGAAAAGTATTATATTGAGAAAGTTCTATTTTAGTTATTTCAGCCATCGGAGGAAAAAATGGCCAGAACCCAACCAGAAATCACAGCCCCAGTTTCAAGAGGACAACTTGCTTCCATTGGCGTCGTTCAGAACATTGGAACTGCTCAAGGCTCAAACTCGAACATTAACGGACTAGGCGGATTTGTAAACAATTCGCTTGGTGGCGTTGTTGACAGAGGCGTACAAAGCTTCTCGAATGCCGCCGTCAGCCCGTCTGCTACGATTAAGGATGCCTCTACTGGATCCAGCAAGGCTGTTACAACCTCATCCACTAACCCACAGTCGATTCAAGATGATTCTTCTGCTGATGTTAATGGAGAGAAGGTTGCTCAGACGACATCTGCAGCAGTTAGCTCACCAGCTAACGGATACTACAGCAACTTGACCAGATCCCAGGTTGACGTAGAACTTCCCGTCAATTTGCCTGGTGCCGTCAGGACTGTAAGCGCTACTATGGCTGCAGATGTAACTATTAGCCAGAAGGGTGTTGAGACTTCAAGAGTCACTGGTTCAGTTGACGACAAGACCATCAATCAGAATCTTGTTGACACCGCCGAGGCCAATGCTCCAGAAGATCACTGGCAGAATGGCGCTGCTTTCTCTGGCCCATTTGGTCTTCCAACATCTTCAATCCAAGATAGAAGCGATGCCGAGATTCAGCCTGGTCCACATCCAGTAATGCCAACCCAGAACGGCACAGCAGCGTAAGGTAAAAATCAAAAGCAGGATCCCATGATGTAAAAGTCATGGGATTTTGCTTTTGAGAACTTTATAGAAAACAAGTATAATAGGGCATGTCTACCATAAACTCCCTCATTGATCATACTTTTCTAAAGCCAGACGCAACAACTAATGATATTAAGGCTTTGTGCCAAGAAGCAATTGATAACAAGTTCTACTCAGTTTGTGTAACTCCTTATTGGGTCGGATTTGCTAGAAACTTTTTGGACCAGTATGATACCGAAGTCAAGATAGCCACTGTCGTTGACTTTCCACACGGCAATCTCTCATTCAACGCAAAAACAGAAGTCGTTTCTATCTACGATGTCTTCGTAGATGAGTTTGACGTTGTGGCAAACATCTCAGCCATCAAGAGTGGGGCTTGGGCAAATGTTGAGCAGGAGATAAAGGCTATCAGGGGTGAAACCGGCAACACCATCAAGTACATTGTTGAAGTTGGCTACCTCACAGACATTGAACTATTCAAGATTGCAGACCTTCTCATTAGGCACAAGATAGATTTCATCAAGACGTGTACTGGATATGGTCCACGCAATGTAACAGCAGAAGACATTCTCAAGATCAAGAACCATGTCGGAGACCGCATTTTGATTAAGGCTTCGGGTGGTATCAAAACATATGAATTTGCAAAACAGTTAGTAGACGCCGGTGCTAATAGACTTGGAACTTCTAGTTCCATAAATATCATCAAAGGGGCTTCAACTAATGCAGGAGAAACACCTAACTTGGGCGGATATTGATAGTCTTACAAAGCAATTAAGAGAGAAGATAGGCGACAAAAAATATGAGTGGGTAGTAAGCATAAATAGGGGCGGCTGTATTCCAGGTGTCATTCTCTCCGAGATGCTATCAGCCAAGCACGGTGTTGTTTCGGTCCTCAACTACGATAAGAAGACTAGATCTAAGTTAGGCAGAACAGAGAGCGATCTCTACATATCTCAAATAGGTTTCATTAAGCCACACCACAAAGTTCTATTTGTGGATAATGTCATTAGAAGTGGTGAAACGATCAAGGCTGCTATCAAGGCCGCCGTCAAGGTCGATAATGACATCAAAAACGTAGACACGGCATGTCTACACCTAGACTCTCACTCTACCCATAAGCCAACCTACCACATTGGCGACCTTCAGGCAAAAGAGTGGGTGGTTTACCCGTGGGAAGAACATGACAAGCCAAGAAAAACTTGAAAAAATTGTTTTGGACGTAGACGGAGCCCAAGAAGCATTCTTTTGCGGCTACGATGGCATCATGATTTATAGAAGCGGGAAGAGATCTTCAAAGATAGATAGCGAGTTGTTCGCAGCGAATTGCGTGTCTTCGTTCAAGCATCTGCAAGACCTCAATGAGATGATATGCTACTTCAAGGATGTCATAGTCATATGCAAGCTGATGGAAGATGGCTTTTTTGGTCTATGCCTCAGCCTTGATGGTAATGTTGGACGTGCTAAAATGGAAATCAATAGGTTTGGGAGAGTGTTCATATCATGAAGGGCGACAAGTCAAACACAATCCTCTGTAACAACTGTGGACTGGATGTAACCTTTCCGAATTTCGTGATTGGTCAAAAGCCATATGTGAATTGTCCAAGATGTGGATGTGGGGTCTTCAATGAATGGAATGACTTGAAGACGGACCACGGTCAACCAAGTAAGACTGCGCCATCCTACAAAGGATCTGTCAACAATAACCCTGACAAGAGAAATTCAGGGGCTAGTTTAAAGGGGCCATACAGGTTTCTATAAATGGTTATCGATTTGTATGATGAGGAAAACTTAAAGTTCGTCTTTGAGTATTCCGATTCAATATCAGCATTAGCTCAACAACTACCCTCTAGAACTTATCTTCGCAAAGAGAAGGTCTGGATCTTTCCTGTTTTAGACCTTTTCATCCTCAAGAAAATCCTCAAAGAAAACGGGCTCGAAGCAGTCATGACCGAGCCTGCCCGACAGAAGTACGTCTCCGTAATCAACGAATACAAAAAAACCAAAGAACTTGCCGAAAACAAAGACCTTGAATACCAGATCATTGGGCTAAAGCCTGATGTGAAGCTCTATCCTTTTCAGAAGGTGGGCTCTAAGTTTCTTGATGTCATCGGCAACGGCTTACTCGGCATGGACATGGGTCTTGGTAAGACCATCACATCCATTTCACATGCTTCTCAGAACATACGCAAATCACCAAAGGATCTGAGGATTCTTGTGGTTGCCCCAGCGTCCCTCAAGTATGAGTGGGCGATTCAGTTGGCTCGTTTTACGGACTACTCCTACACGATTATCCCATCAGGTCCAGACCGCCTTGCTAAGTACGGCCGCCAGACCAACTTCACCATCATGAACTATGACTTGGTGTATAGGGACATTGAGGAACTAAAGAAGACTGCTTGGGACATCGTGATATGCGATGAGATACAGCGAATCAAGAACTACAAGACCGAAACCTTCAAGGCTATGGAGCAGTTGAATTGCGCCCATAGAGTCGGTTTGACGGGAACACCCATTGAGAACGATGTAATGGATTTGTTCACCATCATGAAGTTCATCAATCCCAAGATCTTTGGCGTGGACGAGACTACCTTCAAATACCGCTACTGCCAAGTCAACCAATACAAGCAGATTGTGCCAGGCAAGTTCAGGAACCTAGATGAACTTAACAAGAAACTCTCGTTTGTCATGTTCAGAAGAAAGAAGCGTGATGTCCTTGACGATCTTCCAGAGAGAGTCACCAATCACTTCTACATAGAACTCACCAAAGAAGAGCGTGATAAGTATGAGGAGATCAAGAGCGGCATTCTTGAGGACATGGAGACTGGCAAGATAAAGAAGATACATGCCATGGCGCAGATGACTTATTTGAGGGAAGTCTGCGATGCCCTCAATCTTGTGATAGAAAGGCAAAAGATAACTTCTTCTAAGTTTGATGAACTGAAAAATATCATCAAAGGTTTCCCGCCAGAAGAGAAGATTGTTATCTTTACCCAATACAAGAGAATGGGAGACATCATTGCCCAGAACATTGGGTTGAAGAGCGTACACTTGCATGGACAGGTCAAGAATGACTGCAAGTATGAGAGAGAGATAGAGCGTGATGTCCTCAAGAAAAACAAGAACTTAGAGCAAAGAAAATTAGATATACTTTTAGATGACGAGAAGAAGAAGGCTGTTTGTATCAATTGTCCCTACTATAAAGATGACAAGTTGTGTGATACCCGCAAGAAGCTAATGGCAAAATTCAACGATGAAGAAGAGCAGGTCAAGCTGTTTTTATCGACAGATGCAGGCAAGGCTGGTTTGAATTTGCAGAAGGCTGGGGTTATAATCAACTACGATCTCTCGTTCAACCCTGCCACCAATGAGCAGAGAATTAGTCGTATTGAGAGAATCGGTCAAGAGCGTGAAAAGATATTTGTCCTTAACCTGATTTGTAGGGATACTGTCGAGGAAAGAGTTCTGGCTGCTAACACTAGAAAGCAGAAACTCTTCGACAGGGTGATTGACGGACTTGCTGAGGATCAGGTTGAGAGACTGGTTCTTAACCACAAAAACATCAAAGACCTACTATGAGTGATAAGTCACATAGATACATAGAGCAAATGACCTACAACTACGGGCCATTTCTCTCGCTTGCAGCCTTCGGCATCCACTATCAGCTTTTTTTAATGAGGATAGCCAGCGGAGATAGCAAGTCTGTCCCGCTAGAGAACCTAATAAGCATAACCAAGCTGCCAGCAAAGGTCGTACATGAAGAGATCAATGCTTTGGCTATTTGCAATCTGATAGAACGCAAGAAGAGGAAGGATGGCGTATCGTTTCTCTTTCCCAAAGACCTAAAGAAAGAAGAGATGATAGAACTTGCCGACAAGTGCATTTCGGCTGGTTTGATTCCTGCAGACAACAGACCGCATCTGCTTGAGGCTATCAACGCCTCAGAAGAACAGAGGGTCAAGGCAATCCGCAGGAGTTCTGAGTCAAAGCCATTTAACTTTGAGGAAGGCGAACCAACAAAGGAAACGGCTCCATCGCTTGTCTTTTACTACTACAAGATATTGAACCAGACTTTTGGTGGCAACTACTCATCTTACAACTTGGTCGTAGAAGCCTCTGCTCTCAAGAAGATTATGCAGAGGACTGGCGATACTGCCGAACAGACCAAGAAGATGTTCGAGCACATCATCAAGAGGGCTCACCAGCACAATAGGTTCGCAGATGTCTCAAGTATGAAGTTCTATGGCAACCAGAGGAACAGCGCCCATAGAGCCTTGTTTAGTGGAATACCTGTCAACTCACCCATCGCCAAGCCAGTAGTTTTTTCGGAACAACAAAAGCTTGGAAAGATAGAGTCACTGTATCGTTACTATGTAGAGAAACAGGGAATGGGAAGAGATGAGGCTGTAGCAAAGATCAAGGAAACCTACAGCGGGGCAATATTGGATAAATTCTTGGAAGGGTTAAATGAAAAACAAATTCACGTATCTGAGAGAACAGTGCAAGGTCTGTAAAGGTAAGGGTTTTCTTTTCAGCCCAGAAAGGGAGTGGAAGGATGGCCAAGTAGAGAAAGACGCCGTGCAATGCGAGTGTCTTAAGAAGATGATGCTGTACACCAACTTGGATGCAGCAAACATCCCAAGAGAATACTACGACCTCACGCTTGATTCCTTCAAAGAGACCGATGAAGAGAAAGCCATTATCAAGAAGAAGATACATGGCATCACTCAGGACATTCATCGTTTCGTCAACGAGGGACACAACCTCCTCATGTATGGTCCCAACGGTACCGGCAAGACCATGCTATCCATTGAAATCCTAAAAGCAGCAGTCAAAAACAAGTTCACAGTTCACTATGAGTTCTTCCCCATCATCTGCGAAGCCTTTTCGAAGAAGGGCTACAAGGCAGATGAGGTGAAGGAGTATTACGACAAGCTTTTCTCAACCGTAGATATTCTTGTCCTAGACGAACTCGGCAAAGAGTCTGAGATGGCAGAGATAGACAAGGATTCTGCCCGCAGACTGTTGGAGATACATGTATTGAAGAAGCGTGGTGGTAAGCCAGTCATCTTGCTTGCCAACCTTTATGACTCGATCAATAACCGCCCCTGGGAAAAGCCAGAGGTTAAGAACGAGATAAAGACCCGCTATGGTCTAAGTGTGCTGTCTATTATGAGCAGCAAGAATTGGCATTTCACAAATGTCTTTGATGACGATTTCAGAAACAAGGTGGGACAATGATGCTAGGGATGGAAGAGGTCCAAAATAAGGTCATTTACCTGATGACGGTAAGTGAGAAATGCTTGAAGAAGGCTTTGTCGAATAAGTCTTTCATGAAGCTTTTCACGGAAGACGAGGTTGCCACACATATCATCAAAGAATACTTTGATTGGTACATGCTCCACAAGGAAGTGCCGAGCATGAGGATGATATATGAGCAGAATCAGGGCAACCCAATGGGTGCAAAGCTCTTCATCAGGTTCAAGGTCATCAAGCAGGTGGGTGAGGCCGAGGACAAGCCAACCGAGAACGAGTTCAATGCTCTGGTTGACAATCTGCGTATGGCCTGGATGCAGTCCAGCTTTACCGACAACCTCAACAAATACACTGCCATAGACCGAAGCAAGATATCTAAGGTGGCTGATCTTGCCAAAGACATCAATAACTTCGGCAAGCAGTTCATGAAGATAAGCGATGCCATAAGTTCTGACGACGAGGGCGAGTATAGCTTCACCACCTCTCAGTCCAAGGAAAACATCGAGCATATCAAGTCCAAGGACATTTCAAACGAGAAGCGATTCAAGATAGGTCATCGCAGATTTGACAATGACACCAAGGGTCTGAGGTACGGCGATGTTCTCATGATTCTTGGCAACATCAACCAGGGTAAGTCGATGGTGTTGACAAACATCGTCTACAACCTATGGAAAGACAAAGCCAACGTCTTGCTGTTGACCTGCGAAATGCAGCCGTCAGAGTTCGATGAGCGTATCTACTCCCGTGCCACAAACGTAGACTACAGCTCCATCATGAATGGTAGGGAATATCTCAATGATGCAGACAGGGCTGCTTTAGATGCCTTCGTGGAAGAGACCAAGAGGCGTCCAAATAGGATCATCACCAAGTTCCTCAAGACCTCAGACAACGTTAACACCGTCGAGAGTTACATTGAGGACTTGAAGTTGAAGCATGACTTCATCCCAGATGTCATAGTCATCGACTCATTGGAGCATATCTCTCCTTACTATCCGAGTGTTGAGGACAAGGACAATCTCAAGGTTGCTCAGATCATCATGGAGTTCAAGGACTTTGCTCAGACCTACGATAACAGAGGCGTTGTTGTTATCAGCACCCACCAAGCCAAGACCGAGACCTTTGACAAGAAGTTCGAGGACATCTCCGTTACTGACTTCGGCAGATCAAAGGTGGCGGCTGAGAAACCAGACTTCGCCATGTATATCAGGTCTCTGCCAGAGTTCAATCTAATGAACATAAAGCTAATCAAGGCTCGTAGGACTTCGGCTGGTATTACTTGGTCTATGGCCATTGACTTTACCAAAGCCTTGGTTCAAGACACCGAAGACAAGACCAACTCAGAGAGCATCATTGATGAATAAGGAGCAAATCAAGGCTCTGCAAGACTTCATCAATAAGAGTTTTTCGATTGTTGATGTCATAGAGAGCTATGGTTTTAACCCCAAGAAAGAGACCGATGACCGCTATGGAATGAGGTGCCCATTCCATAACGAGAAGACTGGCTCGTTCAAGATATATGTTGGAACAAACAGGTTCCATTGCTTTGGTTGTGACCAATCTGGCTCAGTCGTTGAGTTCATGATGGGCGAAGAGGGTCTTGATAGACAGGAAATCTTGGATAGGTTCAAGGACGATATTGACGTTACCAGCAGCAAGTTTGCCGTTGATACCATCCTCAAGAACATAAGCAAGCCGAGGATTGACCCAGTAAGACACAGTGACGAGATAGACTTCGAATTAAGGGTCTACCTCAGGGATTGGCTCAAGAAACACCCTGGACACGATCATGTTGTAGATGACTGTCTCAAGGACATGAACATGTTCTTCAATAACCCTGACAATACAGACGTTAAAGAGATTGATATCTTCGCAACTCAAATAATGAAGAGGGCCAAGGTTTGAATTTCAAGTTTGCTCATATAGCCGACATCCACATTGGTATGTATCAGGGAAAGGTCGAGAAGGGTGGAGCCAATGCAAGGTTCCTAGACTTCGTGAAGACCTTCCAGCAGTCCATTGACTATATCGTAAGCAACAAGATGGACTTCTGTCTGATACCAGGCGACATCTTTAGGACAAAGAACCCAGGACCAGATGAACTGGATGCCTTCTCTGAGGGCATTCTGAAACTCATCGAGAACGAGATACCTACCGTTGTGGTGCTGGGAAACCACGATGTCTTCATGTCAGATAGAAGGTCTTACTCTATCATGGCTGTTGACAGGATCATCAACTTCCTACAGAGGTCGGCAAAGATCAAGAGTGATAGCTTTGTTCTGTCTTCTAAGCCAGAGATAGTCAGCCTCAACATTAAGGGACAGAAGGTGCAGGTTCAGACAATGCCCTATCCCATCAGAAGCCTGTTGAGGTTAGAGAATGTAAAGGAAGTCGAGCAATACATGGTCCAAACAATCAATGATGTCTATGAGACCAGAGACAAGAATGCTCCCATTGTCTTCGCTGGACACTTTTCCATCAACAACGCAACGATGGGCGGAGAGCAGGTCAACTTTGACAGGATGGCAGAACCAGTAGTAGATAAGTCCGTCTTTGAAGGCAAGGACTATCTTTATGTTGCAATGGGTCATCTGCATAGATATCAGGTCTTGTCAGAGAAGCCACTCATTGTCTACTGCGGCTCAAACAACAGGGTGGACTTCAATGAGGCCACTGAGGACAAGGGCTTTGTTGAGGTGTCAGTAACTAGTAAGGTTATCCACAAGTTTATCAAGGTGGATGCTCGTAAGTTTGCAGACATCAAGTATGACCTCAGCGATTCTGTGGACCCGACCTCGGATATTATGGGTTTCATGAGGGAGAGGTTGGACGAGATCAAGGATGCAATTGTAAGGGTTTCCATTACTTTGTCACCAAAGAATGCAGGCTCTTATAAGGACGATGTGATAACAAAATTCCTAGACGAAACTTGTTATCACATTCACGGCACTACCATCCCTTCCGTCAAGCGTGAGAAGGACGTAAAAGATATAGCTGGTTTCAAAGAGAGCATGGACGCATTCGAAGCCCTGCGTCATTATGCTAAAGTTAAAAATATTCAAGATCAAGATGAGTTCCTGAGGCTTGGCGATGATATAATTAAGAAGACAAAGGGAGGAGTGTACAATGCTATGTCGTAGCTGCAATAGAAACGTTGAATCAACCATGAAGCATGCCATTACGGCCAATCTGTGCCCGTTTTGCGGCAACTCCATTTTTGATGCAAGAGAATTAGCCTTGAGGAAGTCCATCTCAAGAGTTCTGATCAAGAATGGTCTTGACAATGATGATGTCATCAACCGTATTGTTGAAGACATTCTTGCTCTTGCCACCGGCGCAGTTGAAGATACTGGCGCTCCTGTTCAGCAGGCTGCACCAGCTCAGCCAGCACCTCCCGCTGTTCCTCGTCAAGTTCCAAGGTCTGCTGCAGAACGTGATGCCGTCACTCCAGTTAAGCCAGTAGAGGTCAGGGGAGAGGATGGTTTGACAGAAGCAGAGAGGAATGCTCCTTCAAGAAGGTTGACGCCAGCTCCAAAGCCAACTGCCCAGACTGTCCAGAAAGCGGGTGGTATGGATGTCATTACAGCAGCCATGCGTGTCTTTGAAGACGAGAACGCCGATCCGATGGCTCGTCCATACGACGACCCTGCTCCTGCGGCATCCGATGATGACGATGATGCCTCTGGAATCTTCTTTATGGAAGCCACTGCGGCCGCAATGGAAGCAGAGAGAAGGAAGGGTGTTGCAGCAGAAGCTCAGCAAAGGACTGTAAGAATCCCACCAGGACAGCAAAGGACAGCCCCCGCATTTAACCGAGTGAGTTAATGCTTCCTAAGAAGTTAACTCTCAAAAACTATCTCCTATTTGAATCAGTAGAACTAGACTTCACCAAGATACGCAAAGCCCTTATTCTTGGAATCAGAGACAGGAACTCGTCTCTTTCTAATGGTTCAGGTAAGAGCAATCTTCTGAGAGCGATACCCTGGTGCGTATGGGGTATCAATCCAGAGGCCAAGACCGTTGATCAGAACGTCAGATGGGGAGCAGATTCCTGTCTGGTGAAGTTTGAGTTTGAACACAACGGACATCAAGCCAGCATCACCCGTACACGAAACCTCAAGAGCGGAAGCTCAACCCTCGATTTCATCATCGACAATGAAGTGAGCAACGGCTCATCCATTGAAGATACCAATCAGAAAATAATCAACTTCCTAAACCTAGACTATAACGCTTATGTGAACTCGGTTTACATAAACCAGAATGACCTGTTCTCTCTAGCTAATTCAAGAGATAAGAACGAGAGTAGGGAATTGCTGGAGCGGCTTCTGGGTCTCCACGAATACGATGAGTATTACGAGACAGCCAAAGAGGTCTGTGCCGAGTTTGAGAGTGTAAGAAAATCCATTCTTGACCACCTGAATCAATACAAGGATCTGGAGCAGCAGGAAAAGTCTGTTGATGAAACTATCGACGGACTAGAGGAATCCATTCAGATCAACTCCAACAGAAAGAATACGCTCGTAACCTCGTTGGGCAAACTGGGTACAGAGAGCGATGAGTTGACAAGGTTCATCAACGACAAGAATTCCGCTGCAGAAAAGATAGAGTCAACCGAGAAGATACTGAAAGAGAAGTCGGCTGGACTAGAAACCATCATCCAGAGAGCAAGGGACTTTAAGGAGTCCATAGACCTCAAGAAAAAGAAGAATGCTGAGGTCATTGCAACCTACGACTCCTTGGTTAAAGAGAAGGCTTCTCTCCAGAAGAAACTTGACGACATATCTGCCATAAAGGGACGTGTCACCGATCTCGACATTGACATTGGCGATCTTAGCGAAAGCGTGTCCCTGGAGAATGCAAGCCTCAGCGCTCTCGAAAAAGAGATGGCGGCAATACAGCATCAGGGGAAGACGGAGAAGAAGGCCATAGAGGAGAACGAGGCAAAGAAGGGAAATCCGTCTTTGGCTATCGGCTCTAAATGCGACTTCTGTTATACCGACATCACAAATGCAACCCTTGACCATTACTACGGTCATTTGAACAACAAGATAGAGGAGAGCAACGCCAAGTTGGCTGCGCTCAAAACTAGTGCTATTGAAAAGTCTGGAAAGATAAGTGGTATCAAGTCACAGATAGATGCATTGAACAAGAAGATACGTGACTTGAGGGCAGAAAAGGAAAATCTGATAGCTGGTGCAGCACAGGAATCAAGCATTGCCTATCAGATGAAGCATGTGGATAAAAGGTTGGATGAGGTAGAAGAGGCAAGAAGAGATCAGGAGAAGATATCCACAAGCAAAGAACTAGAAGAATGGAAGAACACTGTTATCAGCAAGAAGCAGGAAGTAGAGGGCATGAAGTTGGAATTGGAAAGGATGAGGGCAGACTCTCACATTGATGAAAGTTATCACAACAAGATAGAGAGGCTTAATCAGGTCAAGAATAGCATTAGTCTGTCGAACATAGAGATTGGCAGAATACAGAGCGACATAAAGACTATGGAAGCCTCTATTCTTGAACTGAAAAAGAAGAAGGGTAATTTTGATATAATCAGGCAAGATATAGCTAATAAAAATGTTGAGTTACAACAGGTTAACAAGAAGATTTCTGTTTGCCAAGAACTTCTGACTGCATTTAGTCCGAAGGGCATCAGATATCACGTGCTGGGGACTGCTATCGAGGATTTGGAGAAGGAGGCAAACGAGATATTGCCAGCCATCTCTAACGGCGGCCTCCACATCTTCTTTGAGACGAAGAAAGAGGTTAAGAAGAGCAAGACGGGGCAATCAGAGAAACTTGTTTTTGATGCCTACATCAATGACGGACAAAAGACTCAGCCATTCAGCGCTTACAGTGGCGGAGAGCAATTGAGAATATCCTTCGTCATTAGGGTGGCTCTGTCAAAACTCTTGTTGAAGAGAGCAAACTCAGAGTTGGAGTTCCTGATCTTGGACGAATCTCTGAGCCCCCTCGATGCGGCTGGTGTAGAGGCTATGATCACCACCATCAACGAACTACAGCATTACTTCAAGAAGATATTCGTCATTACTCATCGTAATGATGTAAAGCAATACTTCGATGAGATCATAACTGTAACGAGAGACAAATTTACTTCAAAAGTTGAAATATAAGGAGAGGACATGGCGCTAAATCTAGATCCATCAAAGCCAACCATTCTGATGATGACCGACTGCCCGTTGCTACACACGGGTCAGGCCGTTGTTTGCAGAGAGGTTGCAACTGGTCTTGCTAAGACCAACAAATACAATGTGGTGGTAGCCGCTTGGGGTTACAACGGTTACGGGCACAACTTCCCATTCATCATGCTACCGGCTTCGCCAAAGGACTTCGGCAAGAACGGCCATCCTGAGGCTGGTATTCCAGGCATTGAGCAGATCATCAACTATGTGAAGCCTCAGTTCTTGTGGACCATCGGAGATATCTGGATGGTCGATTACATCACCCAGCTCGGAAACAGAAAGAACTTCAAGTGGATTGCCTATACACCCATCGATGGTGAACCAATCCCAGACTACTGGAGACCTTGGCTTAACAACCCAGATAGACTAGTCATGGAAACCCAGTATGGCTATGACATGGTTAGGAACTTCGACAAGACCATTGACCATCGCTGGATCTATCATGGATGCAACACCCGCAATTTCTACCCTCTTCCAGAAGAGGCTCGAAAGAATCTCAAGAAGCAGATCAACTACTTGAAGATAACATCGCCAACAAACCTGTCCATAGCGAATGGCTTGCCCGAAGACACCTTCATTGTTGGAACGTTGGCCAGAAATCAGCCACGTAAGAACTACGACAGGAACTTGAAGGCTTTCCAGATTTTTGCTAAGGACAAACCAAACGTAAGGCTTTGGATTCATGCTGCTCCAATTGACCAGGGCTACAATCTGGTCCAGTTGGCTTGCCACTTGGGAATTCAGGATAAGGTCATCTTTACTCCCAAGAACAGCATTGTGGATGGTCTGTCAGAGCAAGACTTGAACCTAGTCATCAATATGTGGGACGTTCACTTCTTGCCTACACAGGGCGAGGGCTTTGGTATTCCAATCTTGGAGACTATGGCCTCTGGCGTTCCTCAGGTCGTGTCAGACTACACCTCTCATGTTGAGTTCGCCTCAAAGGGCGGCATCATGATTCCGTTGGATCCAGTCGATGACTTCTTGACTGGCATGCCACACCCTGTTGAGAGGGCTATTCCAAAGCCCTCAGAAAGCGCAAAGATATTGACACAGCTCTACAACGATAGAGCACTTAGGGATAAGTTGGCTGTGTCTGCTCGTCAGACTGCAGAGCCAATGACCTGGGAAGCAACCATTCCAAAGTGGGATGCCGTCTTTCAGGAATTCCTACAGCCGCAACCTGAGGTTAAGAAGCAGGTCGTGGTTGAATCTATGAAGATTTGAGGATCAAATGACTGACCAAGAATTTTTCCACTGGCTAAAAGGCTACATAGAGGTGAGTTCATGCACCTCTATTGGAGAGGTTCAGACTGCTATCATCAAGGATAAGTTGCAGTCTGTCTTCGTGAAAGAAACAAATACGCCACCCAAAACATCAATTGTGGGACAGGGCATCGTAGGCACTCCCTACGTTACAATGACAAGCCAAACTGTAAGCCCTGACTACATTGTGGGGACGTAATGACTTACCGTGACTTTGCATACTGGCTACAGGGTTATATGGAAATCAATGACCCTAAAAGCATTGACGAAAAGGGCTTGGAGATCATAAGAGAACACATGAATCTTGTGGTCAAAGAACAGACGTTAAAGCAAAATCAGGGACTTGGATCTGGCGGTGCTACGAGCTTCGTCAGTCCTGGCAATGTTTGGGTGACTTGCTAATGACTCACAGAGACTTTGCCTATTGGCTACAGGGATACATGGAGATAAATGATCCAAAGACCATTGACGAGAGGAGCCTTCAAATCATCAAGGAACATATGAGGGTTGTTCTTGAGCATCAGAAAAACAATCAGACTGTCAGCAGCCCATTTGGAACATTCACCAGCAGCACGCTGGGAAACATAACTATCTGTTAAAAAGGAGCAAGGAATGAAGCCACTAGGTTTTAGATTGATAGGTCCATACAAGGATATCAGCGGTATTGCCAGTAACCTCAGAGAATTTGCAATTGCCTTGTCTGAGACTGGCGTTCCGGTAAGTCTCGTAGATGTGCAGAACGTTTCGCCTTTCAAGGCTACTATCGATGAGATAACGGCCAAGAGGCTTGAGGTCATGGCTCAAACAAGCCCTGGTGAAAGCTATGTGTCCATCTACATGCTTCCACCTGAGTTGGTTAGGCTACACGACAACAAGGCTAAGGCCAACATCTTCTGGACTGCATGTGAGACCGACAAGGTTCCTTATGTGGCTTCTTTGATGATGAATTCTCCCAACGTCACAGAGGTATGGGCTGCTACAAACTCAAGCCTCAACTCATTCAAGATGGGTGGCGTCAATCCAGACAAGTTGAAGTTGGTCTCGTGGGGCGTTGATTCTGTCAACTTCCAGCCAGGCAATCCATCTATTGCTTCATTGAAGGAAGAGGGAAACTTCTACTTCAGCTACATTGGATCCTTGAAGACCAGCGCAGGCTTTGATGTGGTCCTAAAGGCTTTCTACGAAGAGTTCAAGGATGATGAGAAGGCCAAACTTCTCTTTAAGGCTTTCGTTGGAAATGTGGAGCCAGACAAGGAAAGAGAGCTAATCAGAAACGTGATAGGTAAGTTCAAGGGCGACAGCAAGGCAGAGGTTGTTTATGTTCCTGGCAACATGGACGTTACGAGCCTGCGTTCCCTGTTCCATACGGGTGACTGCTTTGTTTCAACGCCAAGAGCCAAGGCATGGAACACTGGAGTCATCAGGTCCATGGCCGCTGGCGTTCCTGTCATCACCAACGTCAACACTGGAAACAGGGCTTACACCAATCATCAGAACGCCATCTTGATTGGCTCTTCGTCCAACAAGATCGCTGATATTGATTGGTTGATAAACAACCCACTACAGCAAGAGCATTCGTGGTGGGAGCCAAATCTCGCTGAACTAAAGTCAGCCATGAGAAAGGTCTATAGCAAAGAGACTGATGTCGAAGCCATCAGAACTGCTGCAAGAAAAGAGGCTTTGAAGTTGGACTGGAAACGCATTGCTATGGAAGTGATCAAGAATGTCAAGCAATACGGGGATAAATGAGGCGATTTGATTTTGTCTCTGGTGTACCAAGACCTCCTGCTCCAGTTCTTCCACCGGACATATTCCTGGGGATAGACTGGGGCAGGGAGACACCTACTTCCCTGTGTATTTTGAGAAGTTATGACCAGTCACTATTGAAGGTAGATTACGACACAGTATTCTCCGAAGACATACAGACTACTGTAGAGAACATAACAAGAAGAATAGAAATTCTTGGTCCAAAGATGGTGTTGGCAGACATAGGTTTTGGGGCAGTTCAGGTTCAGTTACTACAACAGAGGTTTGGCGATATAGTGAGAACTTGCTTCTATGGCACAAACACAAATGCCATGAACTACAACGCCCAGAACTGGATGCTGACAGTGAACAGGGACGAGAGTCTGAGAGGATCACAATTCTTAGTCGAGAAGACCACACCTCTAGATGATAGTCGAAGACATGCTCTTAACTATGCTTATCTAGCCTATACCATGTATCTAGGGATACAAGCAGGGAGGAATAGTGAAAATACTCTTCGTGTTGTTTAAGACTCTTGGTGATGTTTGCATGGGCACCACGGTTGTCAGGGCTCTCAAAGAGAAATACCCAGACAGCACTATTGACTTTGTGACGATGCCCCAGAACAAGAACATCCTTGAGGGCAACCCAGACATCAACAAGATTGTCTTGTTGGACAACTACATGGATGCCAACCTTTACTTCATCGAGAATGGCTACGATGAGATATACAGGGTTGGTATGGCAAATTGGATAGACACTTGCTGGCATCATGTTCCAGAACATCAGAAGCAGCACCTCGTAGAGTGGTATGCCAAGAGGGCTGGCATTGATGTCTTGGAAGACAAGAAGATCTATCTGTACCTCAACGATGACGACAGGGATGCTGTTAGTGATTACTGGGAAGACCTTCCCAAAGACAAGAAGATTGTCGGCATTCACACAACCTCTGGCGCTCACCCAGGCGTTGGACCCATTGAGTCTAAGGATTGGCCCATTGAAGGGTTCAATGAGTTGGCGTCAAGACTTATTGCCGAAGGCTATGCCGTGGTTCAGTTGGGCGCTTTTAGCGACAAGAAGATCAAGGTCAATGGCGTTGTTGACCTAACTGGCAAGTTCTCTTTCAAGCAGAATGCGGAAGCCATCAAGCGTTGCGTTGGATACATCGGTGTTGACTCTGGCCCAGCCTATCTAGCGGGTTGGAGTGGAGTCCCCACAGTCTTGATCATGGGAGCAACCCAAAACACAAGAGACCACTCTGGTCCTAGCGTTGGGCCTCGTGAAGACAACGTGGTTTACATCAATGCTCCCAAACCAATGCATCAAGCCTGTCAGCCAGTTCCATGCTATGTCAGGTGTCAGATAGGAAAGGCCGGTGGCTGCATCTCAGACATATCGGTTGATCAAGTCTATAGTGAATTCAAGAAGAAGTTAGATGAAAAGGTCTGATTTTGCCAAGAACAAAAAGTCTGAACGTAAGTTGTTCAGACACGACACTCTCAACAACGGCAATATACGTGTTTACATTAACGACAAATACGCCAGGGGAGTGCAGTTGCTAAGAATAGAAGCCAGTATGACAAATGGCTTTGTTCGAGCTCACGTTAAAGTGTTAAGGTTCATTGGAGAAACAAATCAGGTTGAGATACTACAGAACGTAGGACCAACCGATGAACTGATAGCCTACGATGAAATCAATCCAAATCTAGATGGAAGCCTGATAGTAGAAAAAATAGAGCCCGATGGCAAGTGGACAAACTTTTACCTAAGGAAAATCATCGAACTATGAAAATCTCAGCCTTCACCATCATCAAGAATGCCACGAAGTATGACTATCCCATCGTGGAGTCCATCAAGTCACTAGAGCCATTCGTTGACGAGTATGTTGTCAACTTGGGCGACTCAGAGGACAACACAGACGACCTTATCAACTCAAACTTTGCCAACAACCCAAAGTTCAAAATCTTCAAGTCGGTGTGGGAAGGCAAGGATCAGGGTATGGCCTTTTTCAGAAACCAGACCAACAAGGCTCTAGCCGAATGCACGGGGGACTGGTGTTTCTATCTGCAGGCTGATGAAGCCGTTCACGAAGATGAAATGAAGTCAATTAGAGATACTTTCGCTAAAGCAGATGCCGAGGGCAAAAAGGCCATCGTCTTCAATTTCTATCACTTTGAGAAAAATTACACTAAGACAAAGAAGACCTACAGTGAAGGCTTTGATGCTTATGAGCAGGAGATACGAGCCTTCAAGAATGGCATTGGAATATTCAGCCACGGGGATGCTATGGGCTTTGCCTACTCCGACCTAAGGGCAGACCTCAAAAGTGTCCCAGAACGGCTCCTGGTGTCTCCTATGCATATCTACCACTATGGATACGTCAAGAGTCCCAAGACCATGCTTGAGAAAAAGTTATATCTAAAAGAGTTCTACTTTAACGACCCGACTTTTACCGAAGATCAGAAAGTGATAGAAAACGGAAAGATAAGGTCTGTCGGTGACAACTACAAATACAGCAGGCAACTCAACGACTTCACCGGCACACATCCGTCTTCTATGCATGAGCGTATAGAAGAGTTCAACAAAAACAACCCAGAGCTTCTTTAATCGTTGTTTTTTCTTTGTTTTCAAGTACAATACATTAAAGACAACTTCCTACAAAGAAATCATACAAATGTCACAAGACAAATTCTTCCTATCGTTTTCAGCAATTGAGTCATTCAAAACCTGTCAACGAAAGTACTACTATCGCTACATAGCCAAGCTACCCACGAAACATTGGCCATGGCTTGCGTTTGGAAACTTCAACCATTTGGTTTTGGAGAAGTTCCACAACTACATCATCTATTTCAAAAAGAAGTCCCGTGATTACGATAAGAAGGCTCTCATGAAGAGAGCCTTTTATTCTGCGCTGAGAAAGACCTATCGCCTCACCAACAACGGCAAGCAGTTTGCGATCACCGACAAGCAGATTGAAGAGTCGAAGAAGTTGCTCAAGCGATACTACGACAAGATAGACAAGAACGAACCAGATGTCTACCACACGGAAAAGTACTTTGAGATAGACCTTGGTGACGGACTATGGCTCAAGGGCTACATTGACCGCATCGACAGGATCAGCGAGAACACATTCAAGATTGTTGACTACAAGACATCTAAAGCGGCTTATCCCATAGACAAGAACGACCAGCTAAACATCTACGCCATCGGATTCAAGAAGACGCTCGACAAAGAAGACGTTGAGATTTTCAAGCAACTAGACTTCTTGAAGATAGGCAAGACAAGCCCACCGGATCCTGCTGGACAAAAGCACAACAATGATGAGGACAAAGAAATCCTCGACAGGATCAGGGCAATAGGTCAGGAAATAAGGAGCAAGATAAAGACAGACAAAGAAGAAAAGGACTGGACTCCGACTGACAATGATTTTTGCTGGTGTTGTGACTTTAAGGACACCTGCTACAAGCAGCGTGGAATGGACGAGAACATTTTTGGATAAAGCCTCTTTGGAGAGCTGGAACAGTGATCAAGAACATCAAGTTTAAAGATGGCGTAGTCAAATACAATACAAAAACTGGCGATGGGTTCGATCACATCCTTGGATTATTTGACCGCAAGATAAAGGTCATGGTTTCTCATTGGGTAGGAAAGATACCCAATCATGATATTGATGACTTGGCTCAGATTTGCCGCATGAAGTTAGTTGATGCTCTAGATAATTACGATGACACGCTCAACATAAACTTCTCTACATACGTATACACAGTATGGCATCGCAAACTGGCTCAGTTAAGGTATCAATACAAGACCAAAAAATATTCACGCAACATTGAGAATGACAACTACGTTAGCTTTAATTACGCAATGGATAGAATCAACAATGCATTCTATCTCATGCTTGGCAAACACAAATGCCCGCTAACAAAGAAGGTCATCAACAAAAGCACCTGTCAGGGTTGCCCTCATCACGTAGCATACAAGACCAAAGAAGTCAGCAAGGGATTTGACGCTGGAAAGAAGAAGCAGTTTACTCTCTGCAAATACGCAATGGGAGTTCTTGAGCAGCGTGGCACCCACACGATATCTTTGGATCAACCAATTCAAACAGATGGAGGCGAGGTTTCTCTTGTCAACGCTATTGCGGCACCTCCAAGCAACGACGAAATATTCTTCAAGATGGACTTCGACAACCTGAAACAAAAAGTCGATAAAAAAAGTTCGAAAATAGACAAGACAGCTTTTATAATTTTACAGTTAATGGTGGAAGGGATGAGCAAGAGAGAAATTATCAAAAGGATAAGGATAACAAATACGGAATTTGAAAAGAAAATCAAGACATTGATTAGTAGCCCAGACGTTAAAAATTTAATTGATTAGGAGAAAAAGATGGTAGAGACAAAGGTAATTGAAGCAGTTAAGGAAACAGCCAAGAAGGAATACACCTACGAAGAGGTGCTAGAGGCATCCACCAAATATTTTGGCGGAGACGAATTGGCTGGCAAGGTGTTTGCTGACAAATATTCTGTTCGCCAAATTCTGGGCGACAACAAATCTATTTTCTATGAGAAAGATCCGAAAGAAATGCACGAGAGATTGGCTCGTGAGTTTCACCGCATCGAGCAAAAATATCCCAACCCTCTTTCCTACGAAGAAATCTTTGCTCTCCTAGACGGATTCAAATACATCATCCCTCAGGGTTCTCCGATGTCAGTTATCGGGAATCCCTATCAGGTCTCAAGCAGCAGCAATTGTGTGGTGCTGCCAAAGATCTACGACAGCTACGGTGGAATTGGTTATGCCGACCAGCAGTTGGCTCAGTTGAGCAAACGCAGAGCTGGAGTAGGCATTGACATCAGCCCAATCAGACCCAAAGGCACTCCTGTTCTCAACGCTGCCTTGACCACTGATGGTATTGGCGTTTACATGGAGCGTTTCTCAAACACCATTCGTGAGGTAGGTCAGAACGGCCGCCGTGGTGCTTTGATGCAGACCATCTCGGTTCATCATCCTGAGATCCTCAACTTTGCAACAATCAAGAACGACCCCAACAAGGTCACTGGTGCCAACATCAGCATCTTCTTGACTGACGAGTTCCTAGAGGCAGTTGAGAAGGGTAAGACCTACGAGCAGCGTTGGCCAGTTGACTCCAAGACTCCAAAGATCAGCCAACAGGTCGATGCCAGAAGCGTGTGGAACAAGATCATCCATAGCGCTTGGTTCAGAGCAGAACCAGGGTTGATGTTCATCGACAGAATCAAGGAATACACACCCACATCTTCGTATGAGGGCTGGGAGCCGCACAGCACCAATCCCTGCTCCGAGATTGCCATGAACGCCGACACTTGCAGGTTGACGGCTATCAACATGGCTTCATTCGTAGAGAACCCATTCACTGAAGACGCCAAGTTCGACTTCAAGAAGTGGGAAGAGGTTGTTTTCAAGACCCAGCGAATCATGGACGACTTGGTTGACCTTGAGATTGAGTGCATGGAGAGAATCATTGCTAAGGTCAATGCTGACCCAGAGCCCCAGCACATCAAGCAGATCGAGTTGGACACTTGGCAGGTCTTCTTGAAGCATGCCAAAGAGGGTCGTAGAACTGGACTTGGAATCACAGGACTAGGCGACACACTTGCCTATATGGGCATTCGCTATGGCTCTGATGAGTCCATCAAGTTCGTGGACAAAGCCTTTAAGATGAAGAAGGTCACTGAATATACCTCTTCGGTTCAGTTGGCTAAGGAGCGTGGGGCTTTCCCTCTCTATGACTTTGAGAAGGAGAAGGACAACAAGTTCATAGCCCAGTTGTTCAAGGATGCTCCAGACTCTTTGGAAGCAGACATGAAGAAGTATGGTAGAAGGAACATTGCCATCTCGACTGTGGCTCCAACTGGCTCTCTGTCAACTTTGACACAGACAACCTCTGGTGTTGAGCCAGCCTTTGAAGTCTCCTACATCCGTAGCAAGAAGATCAACCCCAATGACCAGAACGCAAAGGTTGATTACACGGATGCTCAGGGCGACAAGTGGCAGAACTTCTCGGTTTTCCACCACGGCTTTGCAAAGTGGATGGAAGTCACTGGTCTCAAAGACCCAGAGAAGTCTCCTTACCACAAGTCTCTTGCCCATCAGTTGGTCTACTCTGAGAGGGTAAAGATTCAGGCAACCATGCAGAAGCACATTGACCACGCCATCTCGTCAACGGTCAATTTGCCTAAGGATGCCACCGAAGAAGATGTTTCAACGGTCTACACAACGGCGTGGGCTGCAGGTTGCAAGGGCATCACCGTTTACAGGGATGGATGCAGAGATGGTGTTCTCAAGACATCAGCCAGCGCCAACCCAGAAAACGACATCATCGAGTCACATGCTCCAAAGCGTCCCGATGTTCTACAGTGTGATGTTCACAGGGCCAATGTCTCAGGCAAGCCGTGGTATTGCTTCGTTGGACTTTTGAACGGCAAGCCCTACGAGATCTTTGCTGGCTTGGAAAAGGACATCGTTCCTCCAAAGAGCATGGAGCATGGCGTCATTGTCAAGAGAGCTATGAAGGCGTCCTCAAAATATGATATTTACTTCAACAAGGACCAGGAAGACGAGATTTCGTTCAAGGATATTACCCACCACTTTACAAACGAAGCCTTTAGCACCAACGCAAGAGTGATATCAATGTGCCTAAGGCATGGCATTCCAGTCCAGTTTGTGGTGGACCAGTTGCAAAAAGACGAGAACGAAGAGCTATTTTCCTTCAATAAGGTCGTTGCCAGAGTATTGAAGAAATATATAGCTGACGGAACCTCCTCATCCTCAAAATGCTCTTCCTGCGGCAAGGATGGCATGGTCTATCAGGAAGGATGTGCAACTTGTAAGTCTTGTGGTTACTCAAAATGCTCTTGATTTGATATAATGAGCTATGCCTGGATCTAAGAGTATAAGAGTATTCCCAGACGGGTTCGGTGAAGATACACAGTCTCTAAAGCTTGAGGCTGATGTCTGCGGAAAGTTGGCATCTGAAAACCCCTATTCAGAGTGTGGATGGAATTCAACCAAGTCCACATTTTGGATCAATGAGAGAAGTGAATACTTCTCTCATTTTTGTCAGGGTTGCGGCTGCAAGTTCAACTATCCTATCAGCGTCAAGACCTGCCCACGCTGCTCTGAATCTGGAGTGAAGAGTGTTGGTCGTTGGATAGGAAAGATTGAGGCTGCTTCATCAAAAGAATGGAGTAGAAGTTCTGACAAGTACGGGCAACTAAATCCTCACTATGTTGAGGCTGCAAAGAAAGACCTGGAAGAACATCCAGTTCACGAAGAAGGGTTCGATTGGGGTTATCTAAAAGACAATCTTTGAGGTGAGGAATGGAAAAGACTGAGTTGAACATCAAGGAAAAGATCCCGTATTTCAGCATCAGAATGTCCAATGGCAATTTCTACATGGGACATGTTGTTGATCATGAGAGAGTATTCAAGATTGAGAACAAAGAAGGGTCTGATGTTATCACGTCAGCGATGCTGCATGCCTCTACTGACAGCGAGCACATTAGAATGACCAAGGTCTTTGTCATCGTGGAGACGAGCGGTGGCCCAGTGCCGGTGCAGTATGAGAAGATGCCAGGTGGCTCGAAGATCCTGTGGCTTTCCGTGAACAATATCGCTGAATTCAACGTCATTGATTCATCGAGCAAGTTGGTCACTGCCCTTGATGCCATCGACAGCGGCGTTATTCCAGTAGCCAACCCAGAGATTGAAAAATCGTCAAGGGGTGTTTCCAAGTCATGAACAAGCAAATTGAAGACTACAAGCTCCTCTGCGACTTTTGTGGCTCCAAGAAGCCGCTAAAGAAGCTTGAGCAGGTTCCACTAAGAATAGATAAGCATGCAAAACACCAGATGCTTTTCGGGTTCATGTGTGCCGCTTGTAGCCAAGAGGGTAAGAAGGTAACTATGACCAACCAGCAGATCAGGACGTTCACTGGAAGGTCTAGAAGCACAGACGAAAAGACATTGTTTGATGAGGATTCAAATGGCTAAGACTCCAGAAAAAGTGAAGCAAGTAGAGGAAGAGGGTGGGGCTATCTTGAAGAAGCAGCCCGATACCAAGCCCATCATCAACCCCAATGCGGTTGCCATGTACGAAAGCATGACCATCAATTATGGCACCGTAAACATCACCATCTCCGACAAAGAGGGTGGGTTGCTTGAGGGTCTTACCAGTGAAGAGGCTATCCTTCTGTGTTCTGATATCCTGAGGCAGTTCTCAGGAGAGGGTTCGCTGGAAGAGCAGATAGACGTTCCAATTGCTCTCAGGGAAACCCTGCAGGTCAATTATGGCTGGAGCGACCTTGAGTTCAACACCTTCGTCAAGACTTGGAGAAGGAATCTATACCTTCTCAGGATTGGACAGCAGAACAAGAGCGACCTGAACCTCAAGGAATTCAAGACTGTCCTTGAGTTTATGGAGAAGAAAAAGATTGAAAAGGATAGTTTGGGCGACTCATCTTTGACTGCCGAACAGCAAATGGAGATAGAATAAGCTATACTTTAAAATCGTTGTTTTTTTATAAAGATCTAGTATAATAGAAAGAAGCACATCTGTTCCTTGTTGAATGTCTAAAAGTATAAAAATGTGAGATACAAAAATGTTAACCCAAATGTCAATCAAACTGTCAAATGTCTCAAAACTATAACAAGACTCATCTCTGTTAGAGGTGGGTCTTTTTTGTTTTGTGTTGGAGGATAAAATGTCAGAACTACAAAAAGATCAAGTAATCGGAAACGAAACGCCAGGTACAGAAATACCTGAGATCGGAATTGAAATAAAGTTTGAACGCAAATACAATCTAGGTGATTGGAACCATAAGATTTTCGATATCAAGATTAGTGGGACCAACAAGGTTGTAGAAGAATGGCTGCGTCACCACAAGGCCCGCCTATCCAAATACATCAGAGAAGTCGATATTTTGGTGTCTGAGGCCCACGAAACCAACATGCGTAGAGCAGCAGCCGAAGCCGCTCTCGCTCAAGCCGCTGAAACCCAAGCTCAGGCTCCGCAGGGTGAACAACAACAGCAACAGTCCTAAAGACTGGAACGAATACTTCCTCGATCAGCTCCCTGGCATTGCCTCAAAGTCAAAAGACCCATCAACCAAAGTTGGTTCAATGACCACCGGCAATGACCACGGACACAGAACGGCCGGGTTCAATGGCTTTGCCAGGGGCGTCAACGACAACATCGAAGAAGTTCCAGAGAGATACGAAAGACCCGCAAAGTACAAGTGGACAGCCCATGCAGAGGCTAACGCCATTTACTATGCGGCTAAGGTGGGAATTCCACTGAATGGATGTACGCTTTATGTAGATTGGCACCCTTGCTGTAATTGTGCAATTGCAATCATACAGTCTGGAATAGCCAAGGTTGTCATTGACGGAGATTCTAAGTCACACAATGACGCTACTCTTAGGGAAAGATGGAAGGAAGATCATGATATAGCCTCTACGATGTTCCGTGAGGCTGGGGTTGAAGTGGTTGTTCACAAGAGGCAGCAATGAGTGACGAAAAACTAGAATACCTGATGATCATAGACTTGCTGCCTTCATCCAAGTTGGAGATAACCAAATACTTGGAGAGGCATGGCATCTATGTCATGGGTGACTTCTACAAAGAGAACAAGTTCAGAGTAAAGTGTGACCATGACGACCTGTGTGGCGTTCTCAATGAGATGGTCATGATGAAGGACTTCAAGAGAGATGATGAACTCTACTTCAACTACAAGTTGAACAAGTTCACCGAAAAGCTTCACATCTTTGAGAATAGCCACATAAGCAATCTCGTCTACTGCCGTCTTAGCAACAAGAAACTCTACAAGCACTACATGAAAGAGTTCAAGACACGCAGGAACCATTGGAACTATCAAGCCATCGTCATCAAGAAGAAGGACATGGCCAAGAATGCCAAAGAAGAGAAGTTGATGAAGGAGTTGCTGCCAGTATTGAGGCAGTCACAGATCAACTACACGGTTCTGGATAAGTGGAAGAATCTGACTCATTTGAGGAAAGACATCATGAGGCAGATTGAGATAGTAAAGAACAACATTGAGGTCGAGGGTCAAGTTAATGTCTGACAACTATGTTTCGCTCCATGTTCACAGCGATCATTCCAGACTAGACGCCATCTCTCAGATATCGGATTTGGTGGACAAGGCCAGCAGGCTTGGCATGAAGGCCATTGCTCTGACTGACCACGGCACCATCTCTGGTTGGCTCAAACTTTACTATGCCTGCCAGAAGAAGGGCATCAAGCCAATCTTTGGAATCGAAGCCTATATCTGCGATGACGCCGGTCTGATATCTAGGACCGAAAAGCAGCTAGAGGAACTAGAGGTCAAGAAGGACAACTTCATGCCTCTGTTTGACGGCTGGGATGCTGACCCATCGGACCAGATTGAAAACCTCAAGGGTTTGAAGTCAACGGTCAGAAAGTCAAACCACGTCATCCTTCTGGCAAAGAACAAGACTGGCTACCACAACATCATGAAGTTGAGTTCTCTGGCTTACCTTGAGGGGTATTACTACAAGCCAAGAATAGACCTCAAGTTGCTGGAGAAGTATCACGAGGGAATTATTGCCAGTTCCGCATGTTTGGGTGGACAGATTGCCTCTTCCATTCTCAAGGGCAACATGGAGAAGGCCGAAGACTACCTAAAGCAATACTTGAAGATCTTCAAGGACGACTTCTACATCGAACTACAGTTGCATCCAGTCGATGAACAGAAGAGGGTCAACGAGGCCCTGATGGGTCTGGCTAAGAAGTATGGCGTAAAGACCATCATAACGCAGGACCACCACTACACAGAGAAGGAAGACGTTCTTCTGCATGAGGTGGTCATCAAGCTAAAGAACGGCCAAAAGGAGAACCTGTTCCAGAAGCCGTCAGAGGAATTGCCCAGCCCAGTCCTCATGGAAAAGAAGGCCAAGAAGATAGGTGGACGTATGGGCTTTGTCTACAAAGAGGTAATGGAAGAGAAGATCAAGGACAAGAAGCAGGAAGACGACAGCGATGGCTACTTCTACAACGCCAGAGAATACTACTTCAAGTCCTATGACGAGTTGTTCCAGTCTTGGCAGGAACACCACAAGCAATACATGGCTGAGGAAGTTTTTAGGGAGTCTCTGAGAAACACCATAGCCATCTCGGAGAAAGTAGAAAACATCAAGGCTGAAAGTACTGAGGTCTATCTGCCAAAGTTCGACTCTGGCGACATGAGCCCCAAGGACTTCCTCCTAAAACTCATCAAGGAAGGTGCCGCCAAGAAGTTAAAGCCGAAGTACAAGGACAACGATGATGCCAAGACCAAATATGAGGCTCGTCTGAGGGATGAGTTCAAAATCATCTGCGACCTCAAGTTTGAAGAATACTTCCTTATCGTCTGGGACTTGATCGACTGGTGTAAGAAGAACGATATCATGACTGGTCCAGGTCGTGGTTCAGTTGGCGGTTCGCTGATAGCCTACTGTCTAGGTATCACAAACGTTGATCCGCTGGAACACGGCTTGTTGTTCAGCAGGTTCATCAACAAGACCCGCTCAAGCGCCAAGTACAAGTTGAATCTGGAAGGCTTTGAGTTGGAGAAGAAATGATGCAGTTGATTATAGTTGGATCTATCATTCTGTTTTTGCTGTTCTCAATCTACATCAAATTTGGGTTGCTTGGACTGATTGGCGGTGGTGCGATGTTTGTTGTTTTTGGTGTCATCATCCCAATCATGGCCAAAAGAGACTTGCGAAAGATTCAGATAGAGAGAGCAGACCTTAACAACCAAGAGATACTGAACGCTCTTGAGAAAGACCTTCGTGAAAAGAGGAAAAAGTAATGTGGACAAAAGACCAGATTAATGGACAAAGAGAGCGGTGGCAGGCCATTCTTAGGAAAGACATTGGTCTCAGTGAAAAGTGGAGAGACCATGAATTAGACGGAATTTTGGATCAGGCCATATTTGCTATAGATGATCAAAAGGACTTGGTTGAACAACGTAAGACTTTGGATAAGATTAAGGAGTTGTCAAAGTGATTTTCGCTGACTTCAAACAAGACTGCTTTAGCCGCCTAGACAAGAAGGGTCTTGGTGAGAACAAGGAATATACCAAGAGACTCAATGAAGAGCTTGCCATAATCGAGGCTCAGATTGAGGACTACAAGACCAATATCTTGGACTACTTCTACTCTGTAGCCGAACAGACTAAGAAGAGCGGGAAGGTTGAAAACACCAACAACTTACTGGTCACGTACCTACTCGACATTACTGACCAAGACCCAGTGGCTCTAAAGAAAGATCCGATAAAGACTAAGAGCGCAGAGTTCCCAGATATTGACATGGACTTTGAGGATGCTAAGAGAGATCTTGTCAAAGAGTATGTCATTGAGAAATACGGTAAGGAGAACGTTGCCTCCATTGCTGCCTTCGGAAGAATGCAGGCCAAGGCTGTTATTAAGGACATCTCAAGGGTGAAGGGTATTCCCCACGAAGAGGTTAACGAAGCAACCAAAGCCATGAAGTTCTCAGACACCCTAGAGGATGCCTACAACCTCAGAGATGGTGTCAAGAAGTTCTTCGACAAGTATTCATACATGGATCTCTTTGGTCTCTGCAAGAAATTGCAGGGCAACGTAAGACATCTGAGCCAGCATGCCGCCGGTGTGGTTATTGCTCCAAGCAACATCATGAACTTCTGCGGTCTTGAGAAAGCCAAAGACAAGATCGTTACCTGCTTTGAAGAGGCTGGTGGCAGCAAAGAGTTGAGCAAGTTGGGTCTGGTCAAGATGGACTTCCTTGGACTCAACACCCTTACGGTGCTGCACGATGCCGTCAAATTCGTCAAGAAGAACCACGGCAAGGATATCGACCTGTGGGACATCGACATCTACGACAAGGCTTTGATGGAAGAGTTCGCCAAGGGCAACACGGTAGGCATCTTCCAGTTTGAAAGAGATTGGGTCCGCATGATGCTCCATCGCATGCAGGGTATTGAGTTCAAGGACATCGTTACCCTCAATGCTCTCAATCGCCCAGGCCCCATTGAAATGGGTGAAAAACTCTGGAAGACCAAGACGGGAAACATCCCCTACAGCTACATCCATCCGTCCCTAGAGAAGTTCCTGAAAGAGACATACTGCGTCATCGTCTATCAGGAACAGGTCATGGAAATCGCTCAGGCATTGTCTGGGTTCTCTGCTGACGAAGCCGACAACTTCCGTAAAGCCATGAGCAGTGGCAAAGCCGACATTGCCAAGGGCTTCAATCCCTTCGTCAAACACGAGAAGAGATTCATTGATGGCTGCAGAAAGCGTGGCATGAAGGATAGGGTTCCAGTTACCCGCATTGTCTACAGCGATAGCGATATCCCAACAACTGCCCAAGATGTCAATACTGTTGAGACGGGTGTAGACGACAAGGGTCTTCCATTCAGGAAGATAACCTGCACCGTAGAAGCCTCTGATGAGTTGTTCTATCAGATCAAGTCCTTTGCGGAATACGGCTTCAATAAGGCTCACGCAGTTGAATACTCGCAGTTGGCTGTTTACTGCATGTATTTCAAGCATTACTACCCTATCGAGTTTGTTGCCAGCATCCTCAGCAACACACCCAATGCGGTAAACCAGAACGATAAGTCCAACAAGTTCGTGGACTACTTCTTTGAAGCCAAGAAGATGAAGATCAAGGTCTTGCCGCCAGACATCAATGAGAGCGAAATCAGGTTCACGCCTAAGAGCGACCACGTTCTAAGCGGCTTCAACTTCATCAAAGACCTTGGCGAAGACGCAATGAACGCCATCATCAAGAAGAGGCCGTTCAACAACTTTAGGGACTTTGTTTCTAAGGTCAGCACCAAAGAGGTAAATAAGTCATCCATGTTGGCCCTGATACACTCTGGATGCTTTGACAGATTCTTGGATATCAATGGCGACAAGAACAAGTTGAGCCTCCGATATGACTTGATTCAGCAGTATGTGTCCATGAGAAAGGTCAAGGATCTAGACTACCCAATGAACCCAACGGCTGTGGATGCCATTCTCGAAGAGTCCGAATATTGTGGCGATCAGATATTCAACTCGCTCATTGACCTTATCGACAAAGAGGCTGTCAGCGCCAAGTACAGCATTGACGACAAGATCATGCCATTCAGCGCTCTTGAGAAGATGAATGTCGGAACCACCATCAGGGTCTTTGGTGTGGTCAACTCATGGTTCGTTAAGAAGAACCAATTGACTGGAAACTCTGTTGGATTCCTCAATGTCAAGAACGGATCAAAGTTGGGCAGATTCATCTGCTGGTCCAATGATATTGATAAGATAGAGAGGGTTGACGCTCTCAAGGCTATGCTGAGACCCAAGAGTGTAATTACTTTCAGGGTAAGAAGGGAAAGGGATTACAAGGAAGAGAAGAGTTTCCTACTGATTCTAGATGGAATGGAAAAACTTTTGTAAGCTTTGCCTGTTCAAGTATAATAGGCTGGAGATCATAAAATGGCAGACAATATAACTCTCGAAAAATATCTGGGCTTCGACGTTTATGAGGTTGATGCAGACCCGCTTGATCCAGGAAAGGAAGATATAGCCTTTCTTGTTCAGGTTGCCAGACTCATTCCTAGAACCCCATTGGAAATAGCCAAAGTAGACCCAGGCATCCTAGCCTCCTACTGCTTGGCTGCTCACCAGACGGCCTCGGCTATTCATGCCAAGGCGACAATCTGGTGGAGATTGAAAGACATCGCAGCAGAGTCAGCCCTGTCAATGGCGATTGTCAATGCAGGCGCTCCGGCCACCAACGCAGAGAAACGAGCCAAGTCTGACGAAGCCTATCAGAAGGCTGCAGCCAAAGCGGCGAAGGGCGAGGCTTATGTAAAGTTTTTGGATAGCATGAAAACAAACTTCGAGACCGGCCATTACTGGGCTAAGGGTCAGGAGAGTGCTAACAATAAAGAAAGCAAAATGTCTGGATACGAACCCCATCAGTCTCCAAGGGGCTTAGGATCAATTTCAGCAGACACATTAACACCAAGAGGAGGTAGCGAAAGTCAGGAGAAAACAGGAGACTTTTCATTCGATAGCTAAACTGTAAAACAAAATGTAAAACAACCAAACTGTAAACACAATGTATAAGGAGTAATATCATGTCAAAAGAATTTGACTTCGAAACACCAGCACAGACCCAGCAGAAGAGAATTGATTTCCAGAAGGTCTTCTTCAATCCAGAGAAGGGAATCAATCTAATCCGTATCGTCAGCTTGAATGGCCAGTCCTTCAAGTCTCACTATATGGCTACAAAGACCGGAGAGAAGAAGTTCGTGAAGTGCCCAGGCGCAGGTTGCCCAATCTGCATCGAAGGCAAGAACAAGGCCACTACACGCTACCTCTTGAAGATCATCGACAGGAAGACTGGCGATCTTAAGGTTTGGGAGTTCGGCTCTCAGATCAAGACCCAGATTCAGGAGTATGTCAACGACATCAAGGCTCGTCTTGCTTCTGGCCAGACTGACCCAGACGACAAGTTGACTGAATACAATGTCGAGGTTCGCCGTCGTGAACCTGGCGCAAATCCCCTCTATGGCATCTCGGTTAGAGAGAGAATCACCAATGACCCACGCCAAGCAGCCGTTGTCGCTGCCGATGCAAAGGTCATCGCCGCTGATACCATCGACCTCAAGGAGCTAACAAAGCCTTGGTCGGTTGAGAGGATCAACAGCCAGATCTACGGCATTGAGTCAGCGGGCTCCCCAGCCCCTCAGACCTCAACTGCCGCAGCTCCAGCGCCTAAGGTTTCCTATCCTTCGGCCGGTACTGCCGCTGTATCGAAGCCAGATGTCAAGGCTTTGGCTCAGGGAGCTTCGGCTCTCGGTTCCGAAGACGATAGCTGGTTGAACTAAAAATAACGCCACAAGGGGTATTGCGCTTTGGTTTTCGCTAACGTAATCGGTAAAGGATACGAATACAGGGTTCGCAACTGGTTCGTAGACAGAGGGTGGAAGTCAGAGCGCAACCCCCTAAGTGGTGCTTCTGATCAGATAGAGGAAGAACTTGGCAAGCACGATGTCAGAGCATGGCGGGATGACCTGAACATCTTCCTGCAGATAGAATGCAAGAAGACCATGCAGAAGAAAAAGACTAAGGACGGTGCCGAAGATGACACCATCGTTATTCAGAAAGAGTGGCTTGACAAGATTGATTTCAACAATGATGAGTTTCTAGTCTTCTCCTTTAACAGATGCAAGCAACACTTTGCTTTCATGACTGCGGAAGCGGCAGACAAGATACTTCAACATGTAAGTCATTCCCTAGTGAAAACAGAGCCGATAGACCCCAGGGGTGATAGCGGCTTCGGATTCAAGAGGGCGTGGCTTGAAGACAAGCAGTTAACAATATGCGTTGTCAACTTCATAGGCAAGACATGGTACGCCATGGATCTGGAATACTTCATTACGGCAAGAGAGCAATGTAAGGTTCCGACCAAGGCTACATCCTTTGAAGAGCAAATAAAGTCAATCCAGAATGTAGAAGCCCTAAAGGATCTGTTCACCAAGGAAAGCGCTTCTTGGACGACCAGACAGCTTAGGATTTACTACTCAAAACTGGAAAGGTTGGAGTCTGGAAAAGACAACGCCTACAATCCCTCGTTTATCAAGGATAGTCAATTTTGGCTAGAAGAAGGTAAGCGGTTTGATTGGGATAAGAACACTGTCTCAAGCATCATGGAAAAGGTTCAAGGATGGGTTGGAAAGAATCTGTCTGAGAACGATGACGGCGAGATTGTGTGGACCCATGAATCACGGGTCGAATCCCTTGAATCCGAAATAGTCAAAATACTTGGTATCAAAGATGATAATAAAGATAGCAAATAAAGTCCTCAGACAACCAATCGAGCTATTCATCGATGATGCGCTTTGGGCCAACCTAAGCAACACTAAGGATAAGGACGAACTCAACCAGAAGTTGCTTAATTTGGCATTGAAGCACATTGCAAAGCATGGATACAACATTGGCTATTGTTCAGAACAAAAAAGAACGGTGACTCTAGCCGAATGCATCAAGTGTGGCATTTCAAAAGGATGGGCTAGTGGACCAGAGAATCTAGCCCGCTGGGAAGGTTGTAAGAGCAGTCGAATCAATTACAACTTCAAAGGTTATGAGTCACCCTACAAGGTTCTGACCAACGGAGTCAAGGATCAAGCTATCCGAGAAAAGATGCAGGGAACCAAAGAAGAGCAAAGATCTGAAAAGGGGACTATTACAGGCAGTCCCAACAATAGCCTGTAAAAAATGTAACTAATGTAAATACTGTGGAGGCATGTAATCATGGCAGCAAAAGGTGGAACTAAAGCAACAAAGGAAGCGGTCGATCCAAGACTGGATGCGATCAAGAAGGTAATTCTAACTGGTAATAAGTTGTTCGGCGGAGAGAACGTTCTGTTCCGTGGCGGTGACGCTTCTTCAATGCAAGTTGAGGCTGTGTCAACCGGATCTTTGAGTCTAGACAATGCTATCGGATGCGGTGGCTTGCCAAAGGGACGTATCATTGAGATATCTGGTCCTGAGGCTTCTGGAAAGACCCTCGTAAGTCTTTCCACTATCGCAGAGTGTCAGCGTAATGGTGGCGTAGCTGCCTTCATCGACGTTGAGCATGCCCTGACCCCAACTTGGGCTAAGAGCATTGGTGTAGACTGGGATAACTTGATTCTATCTCAGCCTGACTCTGGCGAGAGAGCTTTGAGCATCATGAAGTTCCTCATCGAGAGCGGGAACGTAGACGTTATTGTGCTGGATTCCGTTGCCTCCCTTGTGACCAAGAAGGAAATCGAAGGAGACATGGACGCCAACCACATGGCTTTGACTGCTAGGTTGATGTCGCTTGCTCTAAAGAAGTTGACCCCAATCGTTGCCAAGTCCAAGACCTGCTGCATTTTCATTAACCAGATCCGTGAGAATGTGGGCGTCATGTACGGCAATAAGGAAACTACCCCTGGCGGCAAAGCCCTCAAGTTCTACTCTTCGGTTCGCTTGAAGGCTTGGAAGAAGTCGCAGGGAGCCATCAAGAAGGGTGACGAGCAGATCGGTCATCGTATGTGTCTGCAGGTCATCAAGAACAAGGTGGCTGCTCCATTCAGGAATGCCGAGTTTGACATCTACTACAACTCAGGCATCGATAGGAAGTCAGAGATTTCGGAGCTGGCAATCTCCAAGGGTGTTGTTGAGAAGCCCAATGCCAGAACCTATGTCTTTGGCGACCTAAAGTGGACATCCAGAGAGGACTTTGACAATGCCATCAAGAACGATGAGGCTTTGGCAACAGAACTCATGGCAAAGGTACGTGAGGCCCTAGCCAAGAAGACTGATGATGTCGAGAACTCAAACATCATCGAGCAGGACGGCAAGATCATCGACAAGAGAACTGGTGAGATAATCGAAGAGGTTGTCTCAGAAAAGGATCTTGACGACGAATTTGCAGCCTAAGTAATACTTACAAGTGATACAAACAGGGGAGATTCGTCTCCCCTGTTTTGTTTTACCCACAAGCAAAATGCACATTGACAGCGTATACTCTCTTTGTGACAATATGAACACAGGAGGCAACATGGCTAACTTTACCCCAGAAATGACCGTGGCTCAGGCAATGGAAGCGCATCCAAAGGCAAGAGAGGTCTTTGCAGGTTTTCATCTTGGCGGCTGCGCTCACTGCGCCATCAGCGAGTTCGAAACCATTCAGCAGGTTTGTGATGGTTATGGTGTTCCGGTTGAGATGCTGATCGATACCTTGGAAAGTCTTGCTGAAGAGAAGAAGTAGATTTCAGTTGACATCTCATGCGTTTTGAGTAAAATGTAACGTGACTTGGGCAAGCCATCAGAACTTTTGATAGAATGTTGTTACATCAAAAGGACTGGTGATGAGTCATAAACAGCGTATGCGATAGATGTCTAAAAAGGTTCTACTCCAATAACGGCACGTCGAGATTTTGCAGTAAGCAGTGTCAGGCTGACTACAAATATCTTGATTACGTTATGCGGTGGCAACGTGGAGAGATATCGGGTGGACGTAAGGGTGGTTTTGTTTCATCCTACATCAAACGCTATCTCTACCATAAGTACGGCGGTGCTTGCTCGGAATGCGGTTGGTCAAAGATGAATCTGTGGAGCAAGACAGTTCCACTAGAGGTTGACCACATAAACGGCAATAGCGAGGACCACAGTGAATCAAACCTAAGGCTTATCTGCCCCAACTGCCACTCCCTTACGAAAACATACAAGTCATTGAATCGTGGAAGAGGAAGAACAATCATTCAACGTTACAAGGGGTAACTAAATGCTTTCTTTGTTCTTGATCGTAGACGTAGTTTTTCTTCTGTTGCTCGTGGTCTTTTTGCTCTTTAACTTTTTCGGCAACAAAGAGAAGAAGCAGCCCAAGATCAAGTTCTCTTACCTGAATGAAAAGTTCCACGAGTTCGTTTACGATTTAAACAAGGACATTGCCGAGAAAGAGACCAAGATGCTCGGCAAGAAGCTGGTCATCAAGGAAGACCAGAGGAAGCATGCGAAGAGGTCAAAGAGAACCTACATCCTTACATTTAAGGGTGGCGTCTTTGCCGATGAAGTTGAGAAGATGCGCAAGGAGATAACTGCTGTTCTTGCCGTGGCTCGTCCAAACGTGGATGAAGTTGTGGTGAAGTTGGATAGCCCTGGTGGAACTGTCACTGGCTATGGTTTGGCAGCTTCTCAGTTGCAGAGAATCAAGGATAGGGGCATTAAGTTGACCGTGCTGATCGACCAAGTGGCTGCTTCTGGTGGCTACATGATGGCGGTGGTTGCCAACAACATCTATGCCGCCCCATTTGCCTACATCGGGTCAGTTGGTGTGGTCTCTGAGTTCCCCAACTTCAATAAGTTGCTTGACAAGTTTGGCGTTGAATGGAAGACTTACACGGCTGGGGAAGCCAAGAGGGACGTGGGTCAATACAGCAAGATCACTCCCGAAGCCGAAAAGAGACACAAAAAGAAATTGGCTGACATCCATGTTCTCTTCAAGAACCATGTGAAGAGTAATCGCCCCTCGGTTGATGTCAGCAAGATAGCTACGGGTGAGGTTTGGACTGCCGCCGAAGCCCTGAAACTGAAAATGGTTGATGGACTAAGGGTAAGTGACGAATATATAATGGAACAAATCCAGGGTGCCAACGTCTATAACGTATATACCCCTGAGACCCGCTCCAAGCTAGATAAGGTGTTGGAATCCTTTTTCAACATAGCTATAAAGAAAGCCAAGGCTTTTTGGGTGGAAACACAAGGGGAAAAATTTCTGTAAAAAAGCTTGACTTTTTTATAGAAATTTAATAAGATAGATACATCACTGAAACACACAGGAGAAAGTCGAGAACACGTCATGCAGAACATCCTTAGCGCCATTCAATCCCAGAGCCAGCATTCTATCCCATGCGATAGAATGTCGCTCCCTGCTTTGGCCTCATGGTATACCCTAGCAAGTGAGGAAGCAGGACAGAGGTCTGATGGTTAAAGGATAGAACTACCTGGCAAAACCCCTTTAGCCCTCGGACCCCAGAAAAGGTTCGAGGGTTTTTTGTTGACATCAAGGAAATGATAGAATATACTTGCAACACTTGATGCGGGGTAGAGCAGCCCGGTAGCTCGCCAGCCTCATAAGCTGGAGGTCGCTGGTTCAAATCCAGCCCCCGCACCCACTAATGGGCAGGTAGCGAAGTGGCTAAACGCACCTGACTGTAAATCAGGCGACTTCGGTCTTCGCAGGTTCGAATCCTGCCCTGCCCACCATCTTTGAAAGTTTCTCCACCGAGCCAGTCGTAGGCTCTGGGAAGTCCAGCGGGTAATCGGAGGTTGGAATCCTTCGGCTTCCTATACGATGGTGGAGAAAGTAATTGGGTAAGCTGTTCAAGGAGTCCACTGCCGAAAGGTTGGCCACCCTTACAGCGATGGGAAGCTCGACAGTTGCCTGCAGCATAACGAGCGGCTTCCTCCCTTTGGCTGACTCACATGTATTCGAAGACATGTGGGAATGCCTAAGGGTTCCACGGCGGGGTAGCTCAGATGGCTAGAGCGTCGGTATCATAAACCGAAGGTCGAGAGTTCGATCCTCTCCCCCGCTACCAAACAACTTGAGTGGTTGAGCCGACGATGGACGGGCTCGCACACCGAGGTTCGAATCCTCACCACTCATCCAAAAGGAGCAAGACCATGTTCGCATTCAACTCAGACCGACCTAGAAACCCACGACCGAGTTTCATATCTCAGGGCGTAGGGTCAGAGGTTTAACCCGCCTCATTCGGAGTGAGGAGATCGTTGGTTCGAATCCAACCGCCCTGACCATCGGAGAATGGTGAAAGGGCTATCATATACGGTTCGGGGCCGTAGGGTCTGGGTTCGAGTCCCAGTTCTCCGACCAACTTAAAAGAGAAGGTCATGTCGGATAAAAACAAGAAGGCAGAAAGGTTACACAGAAAAGAAACAAAGATAAGAAAGCAGTTGAAAATAGCCAAGGCAAATGGTATGGTGGTGAAGCATCCGAACAAGCTAGCTAAACACCATGCAACGAACTGCGGACATGCAAGATGCCCCTTCTGCGGAAACCCCAGACGCATAAGCGGTGAGAAGACGATACAAGAGAAAAGAGCAGAGCAAGACTGAACGGGATATAGCTCAGGGGTAGAGCGCTCGCTTTGGGAGCGAGAGGCCGCAGGTTCGAACCCTGCTATCCCGACCAATTAGAAAAGAAAGAGTGGAGGAGTAGAGATACGGTAACAGGACGTAAATTGCAATTGCGCCTGAGGCACCTTGGGTTACTGGCTGAAACTGCCAGCGTGTGAGCGCCAAGGTTGGTATCTCCCCGAAAGGGATCATAAGTCCTAACACCTAAAAGGGTTAGCTCCATTTGAAAACTCGCTGGGTAATTGCCGGAACCAGTTACCCTGAAAAGGCTCCATGAAACCCAAGCCCGAAGCTCTGTGACCGATGAGGTGAGAGAGATAGCACACTGGGAGCGTTGGAGCAAGCCATAGGGGCGTAGCTCAGTTGGTAGAGCGTCCGTCTCCAAAACGGAAGGCCGTGGGTTCGAGACCTACCGCCCCTGCCAGTTAAATGCTCGGATACCCAAGTGGCCCAAGGGAACTCTCTGCAAAAGAGTCATTCGTGGGTTCGAATCCCACTCCGAGCTCCATCTTAGAGGAAGCCGTGCAAAAGGTTGAATTTAAGGTCGTGATAAAAGATGTGGATCCGATTGCTGAGGCAATTGTGAGAAACTGGGACGAGGGCATGGAAATGCAACGAAGAGTCATCAAGGCTTTGACCAAGGAGTTTGGTCAGTCTGGATTCTTTAAGAAGAAGGGATCACATCCTTTCGAAGTGGAGATGGTCAAGAAGACGACCCAAAAGCCATGCAGGTAATCACTGCGCCAGAAAATCTGAACAAGGCCAGCGGATTCAAAGTCTTCTTGGCTGGATCCATCGAGCAAGATACTGCGGATCGTTGGCAAGATAAGATCATCAAAGAACTAGAAGACATCGATGTATGTCTTCTCAATCCAAGAAGGGCTCAGTGGGATGCCTCTTGGAAGCAGGAAAAGACCAATCCTTACTTTAGCGAACAAGTAAAGTGGGAACTGCGTGGACAAGAGATGGCTGATGTGGTAGTCATCTACTTCGACCCCAACACCAAAGCCCCTATCAGTCTGCTTGAGCTGGGGTTGTTCAAAGGCAAAGCATTGGTTTGCTGCCCAGAGGGATTCTGGAGAAAGGGCAACGTAGACATAGTTTGCGAGAAATACAAGGTTCCGATGGTGAACTCGCTTGATGATCTGGTCTCGGCCATCAAGTGGGAAGTGACGAGATGGGAACACTACCACTCGGCATCGGACTGAATGGTGGGTGTAGCCAAGAGGCCTAAGGCATCGCACTGTGACTGCGACAACCGTGGGTTCGAATCCCATCACCCACCCCAAATATGATTAGTCGAGACAGGGCTAGAAACATAACTCGAATCAAGTTCTGGAAATTCGAGTTGCAGTACCAAGAGAGCGAAAAAAGCTACTTCGGTAACTGGAAGTTTGGTGATAGGATAGTAGGTTCCTTCACCATCATTAAGAAGTAACGGCCGGTGGTGAAATGGCAGACACGTACGCTTGAGGTGCGTATGCCGAAAGGCGTGAGGGTTCAAGTCCCTCCCGGCCGACCACTTAATGGAGAGTTGGGTGAGTGGCTTAAACCAGGCGTTTGCTAAACGTCCGTGCCCCTTAAAAGGCACCAGAGGTTCAAATCCTCTACTCTCCGCCACTTTGTAAAGTTTCCGCCCCTGGTCATGATCTCCGCCTCCCACACCGGCGTCGTTCAGAGACCATTAGATAAGAGGGATAAGGAAGCCCCACCAGGGTTGCAAGACAATTTACGGAGCTGTAGCTCAGTTGGTTAGAGCGCCTGCCTGTCACGTAGGAGGTCACGGGTTCGAGTCCCGCCAGCTCCGCCATTTAGATGGCACAAGATCAGCCGCTTGTGCTATAATAGAAAGAGTTATGGAGAGGTGCGTGAGTGGCTTAAACGGCAGACCTGGAAAGTCTGTGAGGTCGCAAGGCCTCCGAGAGTTCGAATCTCTCCCTCTCCGCCATCTTAATCGTGAGTGTCCCATTATGCGTGGGAAGCTGGTTAAATCTTCCTGTCCCCTCAAGCCTTCGCATAGGCGGTAGGGATGGTGGGTGGATGAGCAGTCGGGAGGGTGCCTCCCAGTGCAGGAGTCCAGGTGGGGAATCTGGACCACGATTAGGCAAGTAAGATGGAGAGATGGCTGAGTGGCTTAAGGCACCCGACTCGAAATCGGGAGACCCTTCACGGGGTCCGTAGGTTCAAATCCTACTCTCTCCGCCAAATGAGGATGACCAGTGTATCCTAGAGAAGATAGACCTTGGGGCTACTTCCTGACCATCAAGGAAGAGAAAAGGTCAAAGATCAAGAAGATAGTTGTCAAGCCAGGAAAGAGATTGAGCTTGCAAAAGCATCTTCTCAGGGAAGAGACCTGGATAGTTTTACGAGGTAAGGGTAAGGCAGTAGTTGGAAAGAACACGATTGACATAGAGAAAGATTCTGTCGTGTTCGTGAAGAAGAAACAGATACACAGGATCATCAATACTGGCAGAACTCAGTTGGTGATCTTGGAACTACAGCAAGGAGTCTGCAAAGAGTCCGACATCATCAGAATAGAGGATGACTTCGGAAGAACGGGGCTTTAGCTCAGTTGGCAGAGCACCTGCTTTGCAAGCAGGGGGTCAGGAGTTCGAATCTCCTAAGCTCCACCACTTTATAGAGGACGGACTAGACACAATGGAGTACGCATCACCATTCGACTTCAAGGCTGAGGCCAAGAAGATCAAGGAATTGTCAAAGACAATGCCGAATGGCAAGCAGTGGGCAGAAAAGCAGATGAAAGACCTGAATGCCCACTCAGAGATGCTTCGCAGGATGTCTAAGTTCGTCAACGCAAAAAACAAGAACAGCCCAGGTAACGGACAACACGGGACGTTCTAAATATCGGGTCGTGGTGGAATGGCAGACACGCTGGACTCAGAATCCAGTGGGGAAACCCGTGAGGGTTCAAGTCCCTCCGACCCGACCAAAAGGAGTAAGTCATGGCAACCATGTATCGGCAATGTAAGTTCACCAGAGGAACACAGACTCAATACGCTTGGATCGAGGAGCGTGGAGCCATCGTTGGAGCTCAGGTCGAACTCAAGAGCGACAACCATGAGAAGTGGACAGTTGCCGAGGTTGGTGGCAGACTAACTGAGGATTACGTCAGAGAACTAGAGCGAGATCACGCTCATCAGCGAAAAGCATCAGATATTTGATGCTACGGAGAGGTGGCCGAGTGGTTTAAGGCACCTGTCTTGAAAACAGGCGTAGTCGAAAGGCTACCGGGGGTTCGAATCCCTCCCTCTCCGCCACTTTGAAAGAGAACGGTCATGAAAGAGTATCCTTCGATTCCACGGCAAGTACAGAACATACCTGTATTTGCATTCGACAAACTGGACGGCTCAAACATCAGAGCCGAGTGGAGCAAAAAGACCGGCTTCTCTAAATTTGGGAGTCGAACCCAAATGATAGACAGGACTCACGAGTTCTTGGGCGAGGCCCCAGATCTGGTCCTGCAGAGATACGGAAAGGCGCTTGATGAGATATTCAAGCGTGAACGGTTCGAGAGAGTAACCTGCTTCTTTGAGTTTTACGGACCAAACTCATTCGCAGGTCGCCATCAGGCAGAGCCCCACGAAGTAGTCCTTTTGGACGTGGACACCTTCAAGAAGGGCATCATGAAGCCTGGAGACTTTCTAAAGATGTTCGGTCATCTGCCTCTACCCCGATTGGTTTACAGGGGTAATGCAAATCAGGACTTTACAGAGGCGATCCGACAGAGTAAGATGGAAGGCGTCACAGAAGAAGGCGTAGTTTGCAAGTCAAACGAAACAGATAAGTATGGACACCCTATCATGTTCAAGGTAAAGTCTGATAGGTGGCAGCAGAGGCTCAAAGCCTTCTGCGGCGACAACGAGAAGTTGTTCAGGTCTTTGGAATAGGTTTTTTTACAAGACGGGGCGTTGGGGTTCTGAGTAACATCAGGACTGAGCGGAAGATGATCCGGGTCTATGACTGAGGGTGAGAATCCCTCCTCAACCAAGTAGTGGCTATACCGATGGGCTGCTTTGCTTTATGGTCTTTGAGTCCCGAAAGGGATGAAGTTTGGAGCAGAAGATAATCTGGACCCATAAGGGGTTGGAGGTGAGAATCCTCCCTTCATCAAAGATGTCGGCAAATCAGTGAGTAGGCGTGGGCTACGGGAAGCGTGAACTGACTATCGATAAAAAGATGGTTTAGTCTTGTAGGAGATCGATGGTGCGTGCGATAGTCTGGGTGGTAAAACACACAGAAGCGCACTGGTGGCACCATCGAGAAGCATCCGACAGAGATATGTGAACCTTGCCTTGAGCATGTGTTCCTTATCGGTGAAGTCGGGTTCTTCTCAATGATGTCACCAATAGGAGCCTTCAATGGCAACTAAGACAAAGAAACGAAGGAACATTCTGTGGTATGAGAATGTTCAGATTGGTTTTGAATGGATATGCAGAAAGTGTAAGATGAACAACTTGGAAAGCGGGTGGGACATTCACGATATGAATGTTGGGCAGAAGATCAAGTGTAGCCACTGCAAGGCAACTCACATCTTCAAGGCTTGAGATGCAGACCTTCCTTCCCTACTCCAACTTCAATCTGTCTGCCAAGGTCTTGGATAGGCAGCGGTTGGGTAAACAGCGTGTAGAGGCAATGCAGATATTGTCTTGCCTCATGGATGCCACGACCAAGAAAGGGTGGGTCAATCATCCAGCCGTCAAGATGTGGAAGGGTTTTGAGTTGGCGTTAGCGGAGTATGCCTACGCCGTCTGCGATGAGTGGACAAGCAGGGGCTACAAGGATACCTGCAAAGAAAAGATCAGGGGGCTTGTCTCCAAGAAAAAGGGTAAGGTGGCTTATCCTAAGTGGTTGGGCAGCGAAGACTTTCACACAGCCCACCGCAGCAACCTGATAAGAAAGAAGCCAGAGCATTACGGAAAGCTTTGGCCAGACATTCCCAGCAATCTGGAATATGTTTGGCCCACAAAAGATCACAGCCAGGTCGTCTAACGGTAGGACATGGGTCTCTGAAACCCAGTATGTTGGTTCGATTCCAGCCCTGGCTACCAATTCAAAGGCTGAGGGTTTATTGGGAGGTCGTTCAACGGTAGGACAACGGACTTTGACTCCGTGAATGTTGGTTCGATTCCAGCCCTCCCAGCCAAAAGGAAAAGCAATGAGCACCATTGAGAAGATCAAGAATCAAGAACTATCAGTCGGGGATCTGGTAAAGGGACAGACCGCCACTTTCCAGTACTACAGAAGCGGAAATCTCTACTACAAGACGACTGACGGATTTGAGTTCCCAATCCCAGTGTCAGATACGGGTGAGGCTTCGTTCAACCAAGAACACCCAGCCCTAGAACTGATGCGATGGATAAGGAAGCAATACCAAGTAATCAAAGAAGGAGCATAGAAAGAAGTGAACTTGAAAGTGCAAGCGCTCGCAGAAAAAGGCGAGATAGTAACATCGGAAGCAGGAAACTCAATGCTACCGATCATAAAATCGAAGCAGAAACACAAGTTGAAGTCCTGTACATGGGACACCTGCAAGGTAGACGACATCGTGTTCTGCAAAGTAAGAGGAAGATACATCACCCATAAGGTGTATGCGAAGAACGAAGTTAGAGGGCTCTTGATAGGAAACAACAAGGGCTACATGAACGGGTGGACGAAAAGCGTCTACGGAAAGGTAGTCGAGATATACTCATAGGTGTCATGATGGAATGGCAAGAGGTAACAATATATCACCTGGGCGGCTCTACGACTTATTATCGTAGACCTGGAACGCTGGAATATTTAAGCAAAGCTGAAAGAGATGCAGTTGAGCGTGGAGACCAGCAATACTTGACATACGTACGTGAGTGGTATCTCAAGAACAAAACCAAGTGATGGCTATGAGCTTTTGGAACGAAGACTGCATCGAAGGCAGTCAAAAGCATCTCAAGGACAACTCTGTTGACCTTATCATCTGCGATCCGCCATATGCGATTGAGGGTGACAAGCTAGACAAACACTACAACAGAGATGAGAGCAACGTCATAGACGGCTACGTTGAGGTGCCGAAAGAGCAATACAAGCAGTTCAGTTTGGACTGGATAAAGCAAGCAGAAAGGGTCTTGCGGCCGGGTGGTTCGATATACATCATCTCTGGCTACAGTCACCTGAACGACATTTTGAATGCTCTAGAACAGACGAAGTTGAAGATGGTGAACCACATCATCTGGAAATACAACTTCGGTGTCTATACGAGCAAGAAATACGTATCATCGCACTACCACATCCTTTACTGTGTCAAGCCCAGAGGACCGGTGACTTTCAACACCTACTGTCGCTTCAAGGCTACGGACAGGGATGAGAACAAGAGGTCAATGAACTACAAAGACCTTGAGGATGTGTGGATCATCAACAGGGAATACCAGCCTGGTAAGGTGAAAAATAAGAACCAGTTACCAACAAAACTGTTGACAAAGATGATAGAGTATAGTAGTAATAGAGGGGATCTGGTCTGCGACTTCTTTCTGGGTAGTTTCTCCACGGCCAAAGTGGCTATGGAACTAGGAAGAAAGGCCTGCGGGTTCGAGAAGAACAAGAAGGCTTTTGATTATCAGACCAAAAACATGAAGAGGTAAAAATGGCGGCGAGTGCAGCATTGATAATGATTCCAGCAGTGGCAGGATCAGTAGCAGCGGCCCAGACCTCATCTCACCTGGCTGTGGGTGGAGCATCGGCTGTAGGCATGGCAGCGGCACCTAAGTTGGCTTTGGTAGCTGGCGCTGTTGGCGTGGGTGTCTTGGCGGGCTACCTTGTGTCGAAGTCACCCACCGGCCGCTCTGCAGCAAAGTTGGCTCTAGGTGCAGCACTCTTCGCCCCTATGCTGGCTGCGGAAGATCTTCTCCGAGCTGCTGGCGCAGACATCCCCAAGGAAGGCGTCTTCTGCAACAACGAAGGCAAGAGCATCTGGCAGATCTGGAACGAAAGCGCTGCCAAGTAAAGTTAGGGTCTCGTAGCTCAGTTGGTTAGAGCACAGAGTTGATAACTCTGGGGTCGCTGGTTCGAGCCCAGCCGAGACCACCAATTAAAAAGAGTTGTCGTTTAAGCGTAAGACACAGGCCGTTGGGGCCTGTTATCTGGACTAACGACCCAGCGACTCTACCATCTTTTTCTCTACGAAACGCTCTGAAACAACCCGCCAGGGTGGTCGCTCCATCCACAGGGTCGAGTAGGACTGGTCCCCAAGCAGCGCTGCATTAGGGCGTAGAGAAAAAGTTCCCATTCGGTATCGTCTAAGCGTAGGACAATCCCCAGCGCAGGGATAGATGGTGATAAGGGACCGGCACCTACCGAAGCCAGCTCCAGATGTTTAGCCTTTTTAGCAGGGAGTATCGGAGTAAAAAAGGCGGGTCTTTCAAGTCACGTTTCTAGACATGCAGAGATTCACCCATAGGATATGAGTCTGTGCCGCAATCATGGGCTCAAAAGATGTGGGTAGAGCAAGGCAGAGGTAGGGAGATACTTGCGGTGATAAGCTCCTGAGGTATGCTTTGGGGTTGAAGCTAAAAGAAACGGGCATTTACGGCCTCTTAGTCTAGCGGTCTATGACGCCTCCCTCTCAAGGAGGAGATCACGGGTTCGAATCCCGTAGGGGCTACCATTTATGGCGATATCGTCCAGAGGCCTAGGACGCCTGCCTTTCACGTAGGAAACACGGGTTCGAATCCCGTTATCGCTGCCAACTCAGTGACGACATGAAGGTTCTCTTCCTCGACATCGACGGAGTTTTGAACTCCGCAAAGTGGTTCAAGGTGTCATACGAGATGCGTAAAGCATCTCGTAAACGTTATGAGAAGCAACTTGTCGCTGACTATGAGAATGCTAGGTGGGACTTAGACATCGGCCAAGAGTTCGTCATCCATCTAAAGCGAATCATGGATAAGGTTCCAGATCTAAATATTGTGGTCAGTTCAACTTGGCGACTGCACTATTCGCTCGATGACTTGAAGCGGCGACTCTCCAATCTTCTTGGCATCAATCCCAGTCGCATCGTGGGGAAGACGCCAAGACTCTTTGAACATCGAGGACAAGAGATACAGAAGTGGCTCGATGACCATGTGGTTGAGAAGTTCGCAATACTGGACGATGACGGCGACATGGACCACCTAATGGATCATCTGTTTCAAACAAGAAATGAGGATGGTCTGACACGGGAAATAGCCGACCAAGTTATCGAGTACTTCAATGGCAAATAAAGAAATCAAAGAGGAATGTACCGGCTGCGGCAAAGAGTACGTCCTCTACTCGAAGGCAACGATTCTGGGCGAGATTCACTATGGGCGCAGCAAGAAGCAGCCCAACTACATAGACCACGACCATATCTGTCTTTGCCCGACATGCTCTAAAAAAGTAATACAATTCTTGAAGGAGACATTTGGTAAGATGTCTCCTACCTCAAAATACTGGAAGATGGGAAGATGAAAAAGAAAACCAAGGCTGAACTAGAAAAGGAAATTCTACACCTACTGGGCGAGATCAGGGAGGCTATCCATATTGTTTACAATATTGATGACCCCAAGGCTCTTGAGGCTTGGCATATTCTTTTCAATGCCCATAATGGCCATTTACACTCTAGAACCATTAATGTTAAGCCAGATAAAGTTGTAATTACTCCCAGTAAAAGACAACATAAAGTTGAATTATCAGCCCAAAGTAAGTAAAATAGGGTATGAAAACCCTCAACGACCCTGAGGTTGTTTTGCAGAAAAGTCCAATCGTCAAGTATGGAAGCAGAGTTTTGCGTGAGGTCTGTGAAGACATTGTTTTCCCAGACCCCACAGTAAGATCCATGATGGCATCAATGCTTTTGGTCATGCATGAATCTGGTGGCATTGGGCTTGCTGCTAACCAAGTTGGAATCAACAAAAGAGTTGCTGTAGTTGATTTCATTGGTAGCGACGACAAGAAGGCAGAGCAACTTCTTCTTATCAACCCCAAGATAGTTGAATCGTCTGGTGAGATAGAGATTGTTGAGGGTTGCCTTTCCATTCCTGGTCTATCCTTGCCAGTCAAGAGGGCTGAGAAGATCAAGGTTGAGAACTATGACATTGAAGGCAACAAGACAGTCTTTGAGGCCGATGGAATGTTGGCAAGAGCCATTCAGCATGAGATAGACCATTTGGATGGTAAGATGTACGTGGACAGACTGACAACCGTTGAAAGAATGTTGATAGATAACAAGCTGAAACAGATAGCTCGTTTGTCAAAGAAAGACTCCCGTTCTTAATGGGGCTTTAGCTCAGTTGGCAGAGCGCTTCACTGGCAGTGAAGAGGTGAGGGGTTCGAATCCCCTAAGCTCCACCATTTTTAGAGGGTAGCATGCTACATACCTCACAGAGAGTCATCGAAGCGGAAGAGGCTTTTTGGAAAGCTTCCCAAGTATGGCGGACCAGTGACGCCAAGAACAAGGAAGACATTTCTGCCTCACTGCAGTCAGACGAGTTCAAGGCCTACGAAGCCGCAAAGGCAACTTACGAGCGGTTGGTAGAGATAGAGCAGGAGCGAGACCACATCCAAAGAGAGATTTACATCAGGGGTGTGAAGGATCACAACGAGTCTTCTGCTTACAACAAGTCTTTGAAAGAAGCAAATGCTTACATCAAAGCAAAACACGGAGAGGAGATTTAATAATGGGCTTGATGGCTGTGGGAAAAAAGATCATTGTTGAGGCAATCAAGAAGCAGGACGATGGGCTCTTGATTCCAGACAACCTCAAGAGCAACAGCAACCAAGAGAGGGCAAAGGTAGTCGCTGTTGGTCCTGGTAAGAAGTTGGCAGATGGTTCTATCGATGCTCCATTTGTCGTTGTCGGAGACGTGGTTTACTTTAACCCGTTTGGTGCCACCAAGTTGAAGCATGAGAAGGTTGAATATCTTGTTTTGTCCGAAGAGGACATTCTTGCTGTGGAGAGATAATACATGGGAAAGATGATGCTTTTTGATGAGAAGGCCCGCCGCAAACTCTTGGACGGCGTAACCAAGTTGGCAAGCGCTGTTCGAATCACGATGGGTCCACGAGGCCGCAACGTAGTTCTTGAGAAGAGTTTTGGTTCGCCCACCATCATCAACGATGGTGTGACAATCGCTAGGGCAATCCAGTTGGACGACCCCTACGAGAATCTGGGCGCTCAATTGGTCATCGAGGTCGCTGGAAAGACCAATGACCTAGCAGGTGACGGAACCACCACGGCTACCGTCTTGACCCACGAGATCTACAAGGAAGGCATCAAGAACATCACTGCTGGCAACTCCCCAATGCCAATCAAGCGTGGCATGGACAAGGCTGTTGCGGTTGTGGTTTCAGAGCTAAAGAAGATGAGCAAGAAGGTTGACAGCCCCCACGAGATCGCTCAGGTGGCTTCAATCTCAGCCAACAACGACATTGAGATCGGCAAGATGATCGCTGATGCAATGGAGAGGGTTGGCAAGGATGGTGTAGTCACCATTGAAGAGTCAAAGACCGCAGAGACTACGGTTGAGACCACAGACGGCATGCAGTTCGACCAGGGCTACATCTCTCACTACATGTTCACCAACCATGAGACAATGGAAGCCATCTATGAGTCGGGTCAGAATACCCCTCTCAAGGTCTTGGTCTCTGCTGACAAGATTGACTCAATCGAGGATCTGGTTCCTGTTCTAAGAGCCATCAAGCAAGCCAATGCTTCTCTGCTCATTGTTGCTGATGACTTCTCGCAGGAAGTTCTTTCGATTCTGGTCATCAACAAGTTGCAGAACGGCTTCAAGGTCGTTGCCGTCAAGGCTCCTGGCTATGGAGATGTCCGCAAGGATCTGTTGGGTGACATTGCTTCGATTACTGGCTCTGTCATGCTTTCCAGCGAGACGGGTCACGGACTCAAGGATATCGACCTCAACGCTGACTTGGGCCAGGCCCGCAAGGTCACTATTGACAAGCTTTCCACCACCATCATTGATGGCGCTGGAGACAAGGAAGAGGTCAAGAAGCGTGTAGCCCATGTCAAGAAGCGCATTGAAGATGCCTCTGACTGGGAGAAGAGCAAGTTGGAAGAGAGGCTTTCCAAGTTGACGGGTGGCGTGGCCGTCCTCAACGTTGGCGCAGCCACCGAGACCGAGATGAACGAGAAGAAGGCTCGTGTTGAGGATGCTCTTCATGCCACAAGGGCTGCTGTCCACGAGGGCATTGTCCCAGGTGGTGGCGTGGCTCTCATCAGGGCTCGTAAGGCTCTTGTTGAGCTAAAGGAAGACCCGAAGTTGACGGCTGAGGAAAAGATTGGCATCGACATCATCTATCGCTCTATCGAGGCTCCACTCCGTCAGATCGCCGACAACGCTGGAATTGATGGCTCAGTGGCCATTGAGAAGGTCGAGAACCTAAAGGGCGCTTTGGGCTTGAACGCCGCAACTGGACAGTATGTTGACTTGATTGAGGCGGGTGTCATTGACCCAACCAGAGTCACCAGATCTGCCCTAGAGAACGCAGCCTCAATCGCTGGCATGATGTTAACAACTGACTGCCTAGTGGTTCAGAGCCCAAATGAAAAGAACAAGAAAGACGAAGATCAGGATATGTGAGACGGGGAAAGATCGTAGCAACTGAACCCCATAGTCTCAATTGACATGGGGTTCTTTTTTTGAGAGAAAAATGGCCTCAAAAATGAGAGATAGGATAGAGGAAGAGTACGTAGATATACCACTCATATTCTTCGATGAGTTTGATAAAGCCATTGTTGGCATAATCAGCGGAAGCATCGGGAATGGATATCACGAGCAGGTTGTCTACGATTACAACAAGTGTGTTGAGATACTGATGAAAAGAGACGGAATGGACTATGAGACCGCCGCAGAGCACATGGATTTCAATGTTGCCGGTGGTTACTTGGGAGAACATACTCCACTTTTCATCTTCAAGCCTTAGGTTTTTGCTTGACAGAAGAGGTGTGAAATGGGAATATTGCTTTGTGAGAAATGTCTGAAAGAACGTGGACTAGAGAAGACAGAGGACTACGACAGTTATAGGGGCAATTGCGATATCTGTCTTGCCGAGGTCAATTCAGACGAAAAGAAATAACTATGGTTCCGTAGCTCAGCTGGATAGAGCGTCCGGTTTCTACCCGGTAGGTCAGGGGTTCGAATCCTCTCGGAACCACCATTTTAGAGGGCATGATGGTCTTCAAGGACAAGTCTGGGCGAGAGATCGCAGTGGGAGACATCATAGCCTATGGACATGCTCTGGGTCGCTGCCCAGGCATCCGATACGGTAAGGTGTTGGGATTCAGGACGGGTAAAGACATTACCTCCTATTCCTACACGGATAAGAAGGCGGTCAAGATTTTTGTTCAAGGCGTGGACGATGACTGGAAGAATGAACCACCCAAACTTGCAAGGCCTAGCGTCTTGAACTTTAGCTCAAGAATCATCAAGGTAACTCCAGATCAAGTATCGCCAAAGGTCTTGGCGCTGCTTGAAAAGGTAGAGGCTTGTGAACCGACAGAAGTTCCTGAGGGATCCGAAGAAAGTAAGGATTCAAAGAAGAAGAAAGCTTAATCCAAAAAAGGTCAAGACCACAAAATACACCAAGACCACTGGTAAGGCTTGGGTGGGTCGGTGGAACAATGGGGTCTTGGGTTGGGGAATAGGACATCACATCCACCCCAACATGACTGGTTCTGTTTTGGACCAGAAAGAGCATCCTTGGTTCTGGGACTGGCACGATGGCGCTGGCAAAGACTCCAACTGGAACAAGGTTTGGCTTTGCAAGGTCACGATAGAGCAGGTGTTCGACAAGAACGGAAAGCCTATCGTGAGATACAAGAAGAAGAAAGGGAATACCTAACGGGCTGGTGGTGAAATGGCAGACACGCTAGACTTAGGATCTAGTGCCGAAAGGCGTGAGGGTTCAAGTCCCTCCTAGCCCACCATTTTTAGATGGACAAGATCCATCAAGGGAACACTGTGTTGACGTTGACTGCCGACAAAAAGGTGATGTCGGATTCGAGAGAAAACAAAGAGGTCTCCAAGGAAGATATCCTGCAGGTTGTTTTTAGCGAACCCGTAGGCTCTATTGACAGTTGGACCCTGCGTGACCTCATGCTTCTCATTGAGCCATATGGAATGATACTTGGAGAAATGGCTCTCTGTAGATTCGACAAGTTCATCGAGGAAATGCGTAAGCCAGCGGAACCCGATGATTTCGTCAACAAGATCGAATACATCATGGTCGCAAGGAGTGTTTCGCTCCACGAGGGACAGATCAACGAATACTGTGATGTCTATGGCGGCAACGACACCATAACAGATGAACAGATAAGGGCCGATTTCGAGGCAAATGGTGTTACCGATCTCTCTAATCGATATGCCATTGGTCTTACTCCAATCAATCTTCTGGCCGACAAACCACTAAGGATAGATGATTCGTTTGTTGTCAGAGAAGAGCTAATTGAATCTAGCAATCCAGAAAAAGAGGTCTTCAAGGCAAGAAAGCCACTTTACCTTCTCGACATCATCTGGGCTATCCTTTGGGAAATAAGCTTCTATGGCGGACCAGAGAAGCGTGACGAATTCAGCGAAGAGTTAGACCGCCGCATGAAGTCCATTGAAGACGGAACTGCAGAACTTATACCGGCAGAAGAGGTTTTTGAAAGACTGAGGGGTAAACTGGCAACGCAGGGGGAAAGTGGCGGAATGGCAGACGCACCGGACTTAAAATCCGTTGGGCCGCAAGGTCCGTGAGGGTTCAAGTCCCTCCTTTCCCACCAAATTCTCTTGACAACCAAAGTAAAGTACGGGATAATGAAAGAGCAAACTAAGGCCTCGTGGGGGAACTGGCAGACCCAGCTGACTCAAAATCAGCCGAGCTTCGGCTCATCTCGGTTCGACTCCGAGCGAGGCCACCAACTATAATTCGGGATGGGAAAATGAAGATCACTGAATTGAAGGATAAAAGAGACATGGAGAGAGACCCACGTCCTGAACCAGAGGACATCGAGAGCCAGGAAGACGCCGAACCAGTTTATTGCCAGTGGAGCCTATCTCCAGGTGGCGTCTATACTCCCGTGCCAAAGATGCACTTCAAGAAGAACTTGAAGCCTGGCTACTACTATCCATTCTCGGATATGCAGGGTCTTCATCTCCAGAGCGTTGATGTTGTTCTGGACGGTCTGGTTGACTTTGGAAAGGGTGTCTCGGAGCGAATTGTCAACGAGATTGACCTTTTCTGGAAGTCCGAGAAGAAGTTTAGAAAGATCAACGAAGCCATCAAGGTTCTCTACAAGCGTGGCATCTTCCTCTACGGCCCTCCAGGCTGCGGCAAGTCGTCCCTTATCTCCATCGTCATGAGGGACATCGTTAAGCGCAATGGTGTTGCCATTGAGTTCACTGGCTACGACAACACCTCAGCCGCTATCAGTGTCATTCGCCAGATCCAGCCAGACACCAAGATCTTGGTTGTCATGGAAGACCTGGACACGTTGGTTCGCCGTGGTGAAACCGACATCCTCAAGATGCTTGATGGTGTTGATACAACCTTCGATAGCGTCTTGTTCTTGGCGACCTCCAACTACATCGAGAAGATTCCTTCTCGCATCCTGAGGCCCAGCAGGTTTGACCTCAAGATCAAGTTGGACTTCCCAGACGCCGACCTTCGCAGGCGCTACCTTGAGGATCTGCTCAAGGCCGCCGGTACTCGCAAGTTTAACTTGGCCAAGGCTGTGGCTGACACCGAGGGCTTTAGCTTTGCTGACTTGAAGGAACTCTTCATCTCGTCTTGCGTCTTCGAATACAACTACGATGCCTGCTTGGAAGCTTTGCAGGAATCTCTCGGCATGATGAAAGCCAACCAGAGCAATATGGAACATGCAGAGAGGCTGCGAGCTGCCGTTCATCTGGTAGCCGCCAAGATGTCGGAATAATGAGAAGAGGCCATGAAACCAATCAAGGTAGTCAACTTAAAGAAGGCTCCGTACGATGTTTACATCGGACGTGGATCAAAGTGGGGTAATCCATTTACCCACCTTGATAACACGACTGCTGAACATAGAGTAGAAACAAGGGAAGAGGCAATTGCAAGGTACGAGGAATACATCATGTCAAACCCTACCCTTTTCAACCAACTACCAGAGTTGAAGGGGAAGATACTGGGATGCTACTGCAAGCCACAGGCTTGTCATGGCGATGTCCTCAAGAGACTTTGCGAGAGCCACTTTCCAGAAGCACTTGAACTCGAAGTTCAGAAGTGAAAGTAGGACAATTCTGGAGAGAAACAAAAACTGGCCGTGTTGGGATGATCGTAGAGATCGACCCTCCACGGCCAGTGGCGTCTAACATAGTCCATGTTGTATTTGGAAATGAAATCATCAAGATCATGAATGGACAGTCATTCATTAGAAATTACGAGATAGCTACAGTTGAAGAGGCAAAGTCTTTTCCTAAAGACATATCACCAAACATACCAAGACGTATTCCTGAGAGGTAAAAATGCAACTGTTTGGCATTCTAGCTCTTCTTTTTTTTGTTCTTGGTATGTTGATTTTCATACTGATTTTAGCTATGGGCTCAGAGAACCGCAACAAAGAAGAGTTCGAGAAGAATCAAAAAATGTTCCCTGTTGGATCGAAAGTCGAAGCCCAAGATGATGAGCATACTGAAGGCGGCGTGGTCATAAGAAAGGGCATGAAGGGAACCGTCAAAGAGGTCTACACTTACTCTCTGGTAGTTGAATTTGACGGGTTGCCTTTTGAGATGGAAGTTCCTGCATATGTTTTCAGGAAAAGGAGCTAAAATGCCAACGGGATACACGGCTGATATAGAGAAGGGCATAAGCTTCGAGAAGTTTGCCCTCAACTGCGCTAGAGCCTTTGGTGCCCTCATTGAGATGAGGGACGACCCAATGGATGCCCAGATACCCAAAAGCTTTAAGCCGAGTACCTATCACCAAGAAAGACTAGCTGAGGCCAAAAGGGAGTTGGAGAAGATAAAGAAGATGACCCCCAAGGAAGCCGACGCAGAGGCCAAGAGCTACTATGAAAAAGAATTGGCTTCTCACCAGAAGAACCTAGCAGCCAAGAGAGCTACCAAGGATAAGTATCAGAAGATGCTAGAACAAGTCCAGTCATGGACCCCGCCCTCTCCTGACCATGAGGAATTGAAGACCTTCATGCTAGAACAGATATACCAGTCCATAGACTTTGATTGCAGCGAGAAGTACATGGATGCACCAAAGAAGATCTCTGGCAAAGAATGGAAATCAATCCATTTAGACTCAGCCAAAAGAGATATCGAATACCACACGAAGGGTTGGGCAGAAGAGGTCGAAAGGGTTGAATCAAGAAATAAATGGATCAAACAACTCAGAGAGAGCCTAAAGAAATGAGTAAATACGATGTCTGCATTGTAGGTGCCGGTCCTGGTGGCATCTTCACGGCCTTGACCTTGATTGAGAAAAACCCGAACCTCAAGATAATCATGCTTGAGAAGGGCAAGCCAGTTCATGAGCGAAGCCACAAGGGCATCGATCTGACTCAGGGATTTGGTGGCTGCGGCTCCTGGTCTGACGGCAAACTATGTATGTCGTTGGATGAGAACTATGGCGGAAACCTGCAGGAATACATTGATCTCAAGAAGTTTGCTGAATTGATGCAGACCGTTGACGATACCCACATGAAGTTCAGCGACAATAAGGATTTGAAGGTCTTCGGTGACGATCCATCCGTTGTAGCTCCAATTAAGAGCCGAGCAGCCGTTTATGATATGACACTTCTAACTGCTCGTATTCGTCACTTGGGAACAGAGAACAACGAGCAGATCATGAAGAATATCTACGAGTTCCTAAAGGACAAGGTTGAGATTAGATTTAAACAAGAGGTGGTTGGTTTCACAAAGACTGAAAATGGTTTTGCAATTGAACATAAGTACAAACCAGAGGATGGAGAGATGGTGCAGACAGTTTACCTTCCTCCTCAGAAAACTGAGTCAAAATACCTAGTCTTGATGCCCGGCCGTTCTGGCAATCGCTGGTTTGGTCAGATAGCCAAAGAGCATGGACTCAAGATACGCAACAACCAGATAGATATTGGCGTGAGGGTAGAGTTTCCAGAGTTCATCGGCAGAGAGATTGGCAATGCTCTCTATGAGCCAAAACTGGTCATCACCGACCCCAAGACTGGTCTAAAATCAAGGACGTTCTGCTGGAACAATGGCGGACATGTTGTTGCCGAGTCTGTGAATGATTCTGGCAAAGACTATCTCACTGTCAACGGACACTCGTTCAATGACGAATCCCTAAAGACTCCCAACAGCAACTTTGCCCTGCTGGTGTCTGCTGAGTTCACCGAGCCATTCAATGACCCCATTGCCTATGGTAGAGCGGTAGCCCAGACATGCAATCTCATTGGCGGTGGCAAAGCTATTGTCCAGAGGCTCAAGGATGCCAAGTTGGGTCGCAGAAGCACCGTCAAGAGGATGCAAGAACTCTACATGAAGCCTACGCTGGCTGATGCAGTGCCTGGAGACCTCTCCTTTGCTTTCCCAGCCAAGCAGTGGAACACCATCATGAAGTCTCTTGAGATTCTTGACAAGTTGTTCCCAGGCATGAATGGCGAAGAAACCATCATGTATGGGCCAGAGATCAAGTGGTACAGCGCCAGAGCCGAGTTGAGCGACAAGTTGGAAGCAGACATTCCAAACCTGTTCTGCGGTGGCGATGGTTGTGGCATCAGTCGAGGCATCGTCCAAGCAGCCATGTGTGGCATGGTTGTGGGTGAAGAGATAGCCGAGAGGACAAAATGAGCTTCATACCCAGAAAAGACTTCCCAGAAAAGGGAGACAAGGTAGAGGCCCAAGAAGGCATCTACACAATGGCTGGAAAGTTTTCCCGTGGACATCAATTCATGATCATTGGATACGATGAGAGTGGGGTTGATCTTGAATCCCTGGAAATAATACAGGATGTTAAGAACAACAAATACCCAGGACTCATATCAGCCAACCATGTTCGGGTGTCGTGGGAGAAGTTCAACGACTGCAAGATCATAGAGGAAATGAATCCTGTGAGGCTTAAATGAGCAAGAAGATGTCCATCGGTCAGCAATATAGGCTAACCAATGGAAACATCATCGAGATAAAAAGTAAACACGACAATGGACTTATCTATAAGCTGTTAGAGCAAAACTGCAGCCAAGGGTTTTATGTTGGCTACTCAGTTGATGGGATGAAACCAGATAGCTGGGTTGAGGTGGTTGAATCTAGCAGGTTTCCTTTTGGAACGTGTGTGTGGGAGAACAAGTGAAATACATCATCATCTTCTTTGCCGTAGCCTTTGGGTCCATTTGGACAGCTCAGGCTATGGGCTGGATCTTCTGAGGGTAAATAATGCCAACACCTAATGCAGTCTATAGTCCCAAGAGAACCTACGTTGTTGCCCAGGATGGCGACAACGTGCTGGTGCGTGGCAACGAGCCATTGAACGAGGATGGTTCATTTGCCTACGATGCCATCAACTCAAAACTTCAAGAGATCATACCTAACTTTGATCTGACCAAGCATAAACTCATTGACTTCTCCCTCATCGACAACAACCCAGCCAGTGAGGGTGGCGATCTGGGAATGGAGTTCTCTGCTTATGGGCAGGACTTGTCCACGCTGTTCCCATACCCTGCAGCATGGCCACCATTCTTCAACCACTACGACATCACCAAGCAACATGGAAACACTGTCAATGGTCAGAGTGGAAGCATCATCTGGTATCCAGTTCAGGGCTGCACCGACAATGCCAACTGTGCTCTGGTTGAGCCACCACAGTTCAACTTTGATGGAGCCGTAGACCTTCTGAATCATCTACTTAAGACCGAGCAGAAGTCTGTCATCTACTATCACTGCGAACACGGGCATGACCGCACCAGCGCCTTGACGGCTGGCTACATGATGAAGTACATGGGCAAGACGCTAGAAGAAGTTTTGACCCAGAGGCCGCCAGAAGGAGCCAAAGCCTTCAAGCATCCTTGGGCTCCCACCTACGAGGCTCTAGTAAAATGGTATGCCACAACCCTTCCTCAGCAGGAGAAGTAAATGAAAACAATCGTAGCAGGCTACATCAGTGGTGAGATAAGCGACAAATACATCAACAAGTGGCTGGAAGAGGAGATTGTTCAATGGGACGGCGGAGACGGCTCCATTGACATCTGGCAGCACCTTGGCTTTGAGACCAAGGACCAATATGACTCTTGGGTGAAGAATCCCAACTTCTTGGCTACTCTCAAGAAGTAATGAAGATCATCAACTTGAAATGGTCACAAGTTGATGGTTTAGTGGATGCTGTAGTAAAGCAGATCCACAAAAAATATGATGTGATCATTGGCGTCAACAGGGGTGGGCTAATCCCAGGCGTCCTCATGTCGCATCGTATGAACGTAAAGCATGGCGTTACGACCATTGAAAGCTATCAGGGCAAAAAGAAGTCCAAGAAACACAAGATAGACTACCACGTTTCCATGATAGGCGAGTTGTCGTCCAAGACCAAAATATTACTTGTTGACGACATCTCGGATAGTGGAAAGAGTTTGGTTGAGACCATTGCTGTGCTAGAAAAACTGGGATGCCCCAGAAAGAACATCGACACAGCAACTCTTCACTATAAGCATACGTCATGCTTCAAGCCGACCTACTTTGCCAAGCAGGTCAAGGAGTATGACTGGATCAACTATCCGTGGGAACGAAAATGAGTCTTTTCTATCTAACCAATACTGGTAAAATGTAGTTCAAATACGACAAGAGGAGCAAGGTAATGGATGTAAATCAAGTTTGGAAAAGCAAGGAATCAAAAAGCTACTGCCTAAAGATACTTGGAAAGAACCCAGATGGCACCATCTTGGTAACTTTTGATTTTAGGTACAACCCAAGAAGCGTTCATAAGTACCCCGTGTGGTATCTAGAACAGTATTATGAATACGCTGGATACGAGTCTGTATGGAAGATCGATCCAAGGCTGACTCAGTTTCAACCAGTTCAAGAGATGGTTCCAGCTCCTCAGGAAGAGAAGTTGCCTGAGCCTACGACCACGCAAGTCCTTGAAGAGATGGATGTAGATAGGGTTTTGTTCACGAACCATACAGGTGGCAAGAAGGAAAACGTCTGGAAAGAAATTCCCTCTTAGGTGAACTAGATGGCGACCTTCGCTGACGAGAAGTATCAAGAGAACAAGAGGGGCAATCTCTACTTCATGGTTGGCAATGCAAGATCTGGAAAGTCAACCGTTTGCAAGAAGATAGCCCGTGAACTAAGCGCAACAATACTTACGCAAGATAGCTTTAGGCTTGCCGTCTACGACAGGGACTATCACTACGACTCGGAGCCAGCCGTCTTTGGTCACATTGATGTTGCGGCCAGAGCTCTTCTTATCAATGGCACCAACGTCATCATAGATGAGACCAATACTCTAGCTTGGCGAAGAGAGCATTGGCGTGGACTTGGTGGTGTTGGCTTCTTTGTCAATACGTCAGTTGAGACCTGCCTGAGCCGTTGTAATGTCGAGAACGAAGGATTGAGAGGGGCAGTGAGGCGTATGGGCAAGAACCTAGAAAGCTTCAACCCTCTGGACCCAAAAGAGAAGATAGCAAGAATCTACACTAACGATGGCAACGTGCAGGAACTCTTTCCAATAGAGAATCCATGAAAAAGATCAACTTTGTCGGACAGTTCTACGGCTGCTTGGGCATACCCAACCATGCTAGGGCTTTTGCCGATGCCATGATAGACAACATGGATCAGGTAAACCTGATACCAATCATGCCTGGCAATGACCCCTATGGTCTTACGCCAAAGCTCAACCATCGCTTTGTCAAGCCCGACCCGTCTCTTGACACCATGATTTTCTGGTACCCCAACACCTTTGATGGGGTATTTAAGGAGATCAATCCAAGCGGTAAGAGATACGGCTACTTCATCTTTGAATACACCATCATCCCCAAGGAATACATAGAAGCCCTCAATAGACTGGATGGGGTCTTCACGGCCTCTCAGTGGGGAGTGGATGTTCTAAAGAACAATGGAGTAACGGTTCCGCTCCACGTTATCCCTGGCGGTGTTGACCATTCGGTGTTTAATTCATCGACCAAGAATTTAGACAGCAAGAGATTTCGATTCATACACATCGGCAAGGCAGAGAATAGAAAGGGAACAACCCTTGTGATAAAGGCTTTCAATGAAGCCTTTCAGGGAGATAGAAAGGTGAGATTGTCATTGTTCATCGACAATCCACACCTTAGGAGTTTTGACTCCAACATGTTTCTTCATAGCCTGCAGGAGTCCTTGGACCTAAAGTATCCAATGACCAACATTGATGTCAGGCATTTTGAAGAAGATATCGTGAACATTTACAACACCCATCATGCTGCCGTCTTTGCTTCTAAGGCAGAGGGAATAGGCTTGCCCATTGTTGAGGCTATGTCGTGTGGTCTTCCAGTCATTACGCCGTTCAACTCTGGTATTACAGCCTACGCCAACGATGACAACGCAATCTTGATCAGAGATTTGGTCGAGGAACCGATTTACGACCCACTGTTCTTCCCGATATCTGGAGCAGCCGGTACTTGGAATGCTCCAAAGGTTGAGTCGCTTGTCGAGAAGATGCGATGGGTTCATGAGCATTACGACGAAGCGCAAAAGATAGGAGAAAGGGCCGAGCAGTATATGTCGAGCAACTACACTTGGGACATTGCTGCAAAACAACTAGCTCGCATATCCTAACGGAGATTCAATGAAAAAACGTGGAATGGGCGTCGTCAGCAACAAGACCATCATCAAGCTCTTGAAGCAGGAATATATGAGCTCTCAAGAGATCACCAACTTGGTTGGAAAATACCAAAGGGCTCGTAATCCAATTAAGAAGCAAGAATACAAGGATGAGGTTTTCAATAACATTTCCCGCTTCATAGCCAAGAGTGCTGCACGTTATCGCCACAGCAATATAGACAGCGAGGACTTGTTCCAAGCCGGTGTCATAGGCTTCTGTGAGGCTATAGAGAAGTTTGATCCAAGCATGGGCTACATGTTCATGACCTACTTGAAGTTTTGGGTAGACAAGAACATATATGCCGTTCTGTACGATGACAATCTCATCCATACCCCAAGGAATGTGGTAAACGATACCCTAAGAAAGAGAAGGTTGGCTGTCGAGGGTAAACAGATAAAGTATAACAAAGCAGACCAAGCCTACATCAACACTGGCAATCTTGTCAATTTGGATGCCCAAACCGATGTCAACTATCATGATCTGATAGCTGCTAAGGATACATCCGAAGACCTTGAAAAGAGCATCTTCAAAAGTGATGTTTTTAATATCATGAAAAAGTGTTTGAATTATAGGGAAAGATCAATTATTGAGATGAGATACATGGGTGATGAGGATGTTACCTTGCAAGAGGTTGGCAAAAAGTTGAATCTCAGCACTGAGAGGATACGTCAGATAGAGATGCTGGCCATAAGAAAGATAAGAAAAAACTTCTAATTTTTGATAACATACAAATATGCCTATAGAACTGACCAAAGAACAAATCTATGACATCAAGAGCTTTATGGCCTTTGTTTTGAGGCATAAGCCCTATTTCTATAGAATCAAGCTGGATGACGATGGTTTTGCCAGCCTTGATTCTGTTTTGGTTGCTGTTCGCAAGAACAAGAAACTTGACATAACAAAAGAACAGCTCATAGACATCATTAAGAAGTTCTCTGGTGGCATATTCCTTCTACAAGATAACAAGGTCAAGGCTAGGACTGGTCATACCGTCATCTATAACATGAAGGTGCCAGAGGACTTTGTAGAGACCACAGATGTTCCAAGCCTTCTTTACTTCTACATCGACAAGAGTGAGATTTCAAAGATAGTCACCGAGGGCGGCATCACATTGTCTGGCAAAGACACCTACATGATCAGTAGGTCGGCTCCGACTCCCGTAGGCAAAACAGAGGTTACGGTTTCAACAGGAAAAGCCAGGGCCGCCCTAGTCAAGTTCTACTATCACAAAGAGCAAGACCTGTACTTCACTCACCACCTACCTTCCAAGTTTGTTTCTGTACATGTCTAATGTTTTTGATGTTGTCACAGAGTATTGTTTAGAGCAGCGAAACAAAGTCTTTGATGACTATGTTTCAAACGTCAGGCTTTGGTCAAAGCAAACAATCGACGACTGGCAGATAGGGTTTTTCCCAAACCAAAAATTACTAGAACTCAAGATCAAAGTAAAAGCCTACAAACTATCCATAGACGACCTGGAAGACCTACATGTTCTTTCAAACTATGGCACAAGGGGGTTTTCGTCTCGTTTCTATGATCGCATCATTTTCCCCATCAAAGACGAGTTCGGCAATCTCATAGCTATTACGGGTCGAACTGTCATTAAGGGTGTTGAGCCCAAGTACTACAACACTGAATTTGAGAAGGGCAAGATTCTCTATGGGCTAGACAGGGCCATAAAGAAGATCAGAGAGACTGGCATTGTCTATGTTTGTGAAGGTAATGCTGACGTTGTAACCGCCCATCAGGCCGGGGTCACGAACACAGTAGGCTTCATGGGAACAGCATTCAGAAGGTCACACATTAGGAAGTTGGCCGCTTATGCCGACAAGATCATCCTGATATTTGACAATGATACCGGAGGCAAGAACGCATTAGGTGCCTTCAATGACAAGAGAATAGATAGCGGGTTTAAGGGTATCCAGGTAAAGATAGGGACATTCAATGGCTATTCTGGTGGCTTCTTCAAAGACTTGGATGACTTCATAAAGGCCAAGGGGGCTGCAGAGTTTGTCCGTTTGATGGATGAAATCTCGAAAAACGATGATTTACAGAGAAAACTAAGGCTCGTCAAAAAAGACAAAAAAGACAAAGGACGGTAACGATGCATGGCCAAAAGATACATGTCCGACTCGGAATACGAGCAGCAACAGTTCAGGTGGCGGCATAACCTCATCGACCCCCACATCCTCCAATCGGTCATAGATCAAAAGAAATTCGAGGTTCCCGACGAGGATGACGAGGAAGAAAAGCAGCGTAGACAAGAACTAAAAGAGAGGTTATGGGAGCTGATCCTACAGAAAATAAAGCGGAAACTGACTTCAAGGCAACAGGATGCCCTAAGGCTCTTTTTGATGCAAAAGAAGCAGGAGCATATGGGAACCATCTTGGGAGTGACCCAAGAAGCAGCTAACGTTAGGATCAGGCTGGGTATAGAAAGGCTGAAATTAGAGTGTAAGAAGGATAAAGAAATACAACAAATCTTGGCCGATCTGCGTAGTTGATATAATAGCTCCAGGGGAAACCCTGGGGCTTTTTTGTTTGTGAAACTAATAAAAAAGATGTTTTTTTATAATAAACTAATACATTAGACCTTATTATTCCACCCGATAAGTATAACAAAAAAGGAGAAAGAAATGTCTTACAGATTTAGCGGAAACCAGCAAAACTACAACGCACTCGATTTCACAGAGCTCAAAAATGATTTGGAGCTCGCTGAGATTGAGAGCATGGACGATCGCACATACGCCATTGCTAAATACAAAGCTACAGGTGAAAGACCCGTGAAGGTTGCCAAGAGTGATGCTGAGTCCTTTGGTCTTCGCAGAGCTTTCTGGGACATCTATTCTCCAGTAGAGGGTGTGGCTGCTGGTCAGTGGAAGATCGAGAAGGATGCCACGACTGGCGAAGAGTTCATTATCAGAAAAGAATCTAACATTCAAGGCGATACAAAATAATCGGAGGCAAAAAATCCCATGGCTCAGTTAAAACTATTTTCCATTTCAGAGTTGGTCGGCCGTCTTTCGCAGGCTTCTGCAGAGAACCGCTACGATCAGGTCGTAAGAAATGTCCATGCTATCTTCGAGGACAAGATGCAGAAGAGTCCTGATAGCGTTGTTAGCTCACAGGACTTGCTCAACGTTTACAGCACCTTTGCTGGAATGGATAGCCAGTCTCGTTTCAGAGATTACTTTGAGGACGTTTTCCAGAGCCCTGTCACCGCAAGTGAGCAGGCTCCTGAGAACGGACTAGTCTTCTCAAGAGACAACACCTTGTCTGATGACTACAGACCAACCGCCATCGAAGTCACACAGAGCTTCGAGCAGCAGGTCAAGGATGCCTCCCTCAATGAGATCAAGAGCGTCATTGCTGGCGTAGTTGACAGACCACAATTCTCCTACCAGGGCTACACCAAAGTTGCTAACGTTGGTGGCTTTGCTAACTGGAAGGTTGCTTTTGAGACAGGTCATGGAGTTGCTGAGATTGCTGTGCCAGTCATCATCACTGACGATGCGGCCCACGCCCCCAAGGCCTTCAATGCCGTCGATGGCAAACACGAGTTCACTCCCGATGGAGTCAAGTCCTTTGCCCGCAACTACTTGGGAGACCGTAGGGTTGCCGGTGGTCAGTCTGGATTGGATTACTTGGGCGATATGGCCTTCATTCCACTCAGCCAGATTGTTGATGAAGTTGACAGCAGAGAGCCTTTGACGGTCTCTATTGCCTCTGACTTCACACCTATTGACGAGACCTTGACGGCCAAGTTGGAAGAAACCGAGCAGTCAACTGTTGAGGCTATTGCCGCTGCTCGTCAGGCTGCTTTGGAGAAAGTCTCTAAGGACGCCAGGGGCAACAAGATCAATTCGAACCTCCAGATCACCTATGCTGGCTCGATTCGCTTTGAAGACATGCCCAATGACGCCAAGAACTTCAATGGCGTTGTTGCTTTCAATGCTACACACAAGGGCAAGTTCGGCACCAAGACCATCACCATTCCTGTTGAGGTCAAGGGTAACGTCAGAACAGCCGAGACCTTTGTTGACCAGAGCAACACAACTTACGAGCTCAATGCCGACAGCATCAACAGCTTCTTTGCCGCTGCTGGTGAAGAGCAGGATCCTGCTGATGTTGAAGCCTTTGGAGATGCCTTCCTAGCCTCTGTTGCTTCCTACACGGAACTAACAAGAGAGATGAAGGACTCCATCTACAATGGCAACCTCAAGAGAGCCAATGCCTGCATCAAGGCTATCTCTAATCGTTTCGACGATGAGACCCTAAAGAATGCTATGGCTGACTACCTTGAGTATGTCAAGGATGCACACGTCAAGAGAAATGGTCTTGAGCCAAAGAAAGCCGACTGGCACACTGAGATGAACGACCAGTATGATGGCTCCATCAAATCCTCAAGCATCATCCTGAACTAATCCATGATTTCACACAGACAGGTTCAGATAGTCAAGACTGCATCACTTGAGTCTGCGATGTCCCAAGTTGATGGCATGTCTGACACTCAAAGAGAAGAGTTCATCAGGGGATTCGTTGAATCTCATGGTCTTCTTGCTACCATAAAGACGGTAAAAGAGACTCTTCAGAACTTGAGCAGAGCCCAGAGATCGGCTGCTGTTGGCGACTCTGGTTGGGCTGCTAACCGCCAACAGGGAACAGAAGATCAAAGACCTTCACAACTAAAGCATCGTCTCAATGTAGCCGGGGATTGGTCATATCTTCTGGCTCTTTTGCTTTTAATAGGAACTGCTGGAACTTCGGATCTTGGCGGCTCTTGGGGTGAAATCTTCAAGGGTTTTGCCGCTACTTCAGGTGCAGCATTCTTAGGATGGGTCTTTAAAAAGCTATCTTCTCTCGTAAAAAAATGAGCTCTTTTAATATAATTAGTCACAGGCAAGTTGTGGCTATAGCCGTTAGACCAGATATCAGTGCCGGTGAACTTTCCCGCTGGAAAGGGATGGGCTACACGCAGGTTTACTTCAAAGCCAACCTGGCCGCCGATCCTGATTGCAGTTATCTGAACGGCAATGTTTACGACATCGATACGCTGTTAACCTATGATGCCCCTCTGTTTAGAACTTCCCATGTCAACTGCCGTTGTGAATTTGTCCCGCTAGAATCAAGCAACACCAGTAAAAAGCAGACTTCAACTCAGGGAATAAGATGAAAGACGATAAGGCTCTCAAAAACAAGCTACAGGAAATACAGAGAGAGATATCAAACGTCAACTACTTTGTAAGCAACATCTCTGTAAACCCTAAGGATAGGCAGTCTGCAAAGAACCTGAATCATGCTCGTATGGCTCTGGCCAATCTTGAGCGTATCGCAAGGCAAGACCTGAAGATTCTAGAGAAGGCAGCAGAAGCAAGGATTGAGGAAGACTCGCAAGCCAAGTTTAAGCAGGCTTTGGGAACCATCAATTCTCCGTCAACCAAAATGATCAAGAGCGCCAATGATTTTGTTGACAGCGGTAAGTCTTCTGGTTCTTTGATAAAAAAAGCTATTGCTGAACAAATTCGAAAAGCAGGTATCTCAAATGAAACGAGAAGCACAGTGGGAAACAGGCAACATAGAGCAGGCGACAGATGAGTTCGTTCACAATCTAATCCCTGCAACCAAACAGATACCTATTTCTGACAGACAGATTTCTCTAGACCCACAGAAGAAGAACCAGAACAAGACAAACCCTTTTAAGCAGGGCGGAGAGCCGACACTCCAAACTGGTGACGACCAACCAGGATTAGGTTTTGGGTTCAACGATCAGGGCGGCTATCTTCCGGTGATGGCAAGCAGATTATACAGACTGAAAGTGGCATTGTGGGATTCATCTCTTACAGTGCCTGGTATGAAGGATCCCAGCGAAGGTTGGGGCGCTCCATACATGGGTGCGGGGGAAGCAATTAGGAAAGAAGAAAACGTAAGACCAAACTGGGCTCCAATGACAGACAAAGACAAGTCATACAAGCTGAAGCATAGAGTGGATACTAACGAAGATCAGATTGAAGAGATTTTGGATCTGACAAGAGAAGTATCCGATGGAGAAAAGATATGAACGAAAAATTCATCAAGATGTCTGAGAAGCGCAAAAAGAGGATAGAGGAAATCTATTCCATTGACGAGGATTGGACACACTATAGCCCAACCTGCCCAGATCATCCTGGCGTCAGAAGGCTCCGTGTTGGCATGGACGAGGCTGAGGCTGAGGGCTATTCCCAAACCGACTTGCTCTGGAAGTGCCCAGTTGACGACAAGATTTATGCAGCCGAAGGAAGCGTTGCCGAACAGACTGATGGATTCTCAGCCTTCAACAACACTTCGTCTGTAGAGCCAACTAACGAAACTCCGCTCCAAAAAGAGGCCACCGATGCTGCCAATAAGCTGGCGAGCTTGCTCTGGGACAAATAAGGTTGCTGCCTTCAAGATAAGCCCTTCCCAGCAAAGAATTGATCCAGCTCTTTCTTTGATAGTGCCATGGCAGGGCGTTGATGTTATCAGCGGAAATTGCCCAAGACATGCTGGCGTAAGACTCAATAGAGTAAATGATGAAATGTTTGTATGCCCAAAGGGCGGCGAACAGTACGCTCCCAAAGGTTCAATAAACAATCAAACGAACAGAGACAACTATTATCTAGGACTTGTTCTAAAGGGACCGGGAGTAATGCCAAGACCAGGAAAGGTCTAAGGGACTGACTAATGAAAGGACAACAGGTTCTAAAGCATCCAGATAGAGAAGAAATCACAAGGATGCTAAACGAAGGATACACCACCGATGAGGTCTGCAGATGGCTTAAGCAGAAGCATAAGCACATCATGTATCACCTCTCTGCTATCACGCTTCAATACTACCGCAACAACTTCTTGAAGCTAGAGAAAGAAGAGATAGCAAAAAGAAGGAAAGAACTGGTCAGCAGCGGCAATGTAAAAGACACCCACGTTCTTGACTCCTTTTCCGCTGCACAGGGTTTCATTGAGGCAAAAGAGAAGGCATCAGCCGAACTCATCAATGCCCTAGAGAACTTCCGTGAGATTCAGGATAAGGTTAAAGACCGCCTCAATCTCATCGAAAGAGAAACCAGAGACGCAGATGGAAAACCCATCTACAAGGCCAGAAATGAAGAAATCATTCAGGGCTATTTGACACGACTTGAAAGCATGACCAACTCCTTCGTTAAGATGCAGGAGTATTTGAACAAGAAGAACGAGCCCGCTGGTGGATCTACAGAAATACAGATCACCATGAACGAGATGAACAAGTATTCAGAGTTGTTCAAGAATGTCATGCAGAGAACGATGACCAAGATAGATCCATCCTTGCTCAATGAGTTCTACCTCATCTTCAATGAAGAAAGAGCCAAGCTGATGGCTGAACAGGGCTTAGGAGAACAAAGCAAGGTCAACATCTCCATAAACAATAGTGATACAAAAGTCAAGATAGTTACGAATGGCAACGATGGAGACTCTTCTCCGTCTATAAACATAACCCAGAATCCAGCACCGCAAAACAGGGATGAGTATATAGACCTTGACGATGAAGAGGTCACAGAGACTCCTCCCTTACCGGAGTGAGTTTTGAAGATTACTGATTACAGAAAAATCATCAAGTCCCAGTTGAGGGGCTTTAATCAGTACACTCCCATCAAAGAGGGTGACTACGCTATCGTACTGGACTATCCAGAGAAGAATTTCAGAGAAAGAGAAGTAGTTCAAGCTGAAAAGGTTGTTGGTGATTTCGTCTTCGTCAAAAAGTTCAACAGAAGCAAGACGGGATGGGTTCATCTCAATAACCTTGAGAAGATCAAGATGGTCTCTACCACCTCTGACCCACAAGACACAAGGGGCATGATGCCCATCAAAGTGGAGCAGGTGACAACGCTCAGAGACCTTAATCCTCAGTTGTTCAAGTATTTCGGACAAAGGATTAGGAAGATTTTCTCGGACAAGATGGTAACAAAAGAAGGGGAAGATTACATACCAGCTATCAACCCCAAGATTGTTGTTGGTGAATTTCTCAGCGATATGAATGCTGAGGGCTTTGTTTCAAAATGGGGTCAAGACGCCGGTGTGGTGTTCGTTAACGCCAAAGCCCATTTCCCAATCGATGAGATCGTGGCTCACGAGTTCTCACACATCTTGTCCTTCTATTCACAAAAGCTGGCTCAAGAACTAAAAGACCCATCCATTCAGCTAGGCATTACCGATGAGGAAATGGATGAGGCTGGACAGATAGAGAAGGCCGAGAAAGAGATGCAGGACTGGAGACAGATGGGACTAGACCCACACGAGATCCAGAAGATCAAGCAAGAGAACTACTTCCTGCAGCCAGCAGAAGTCTTTGCCCATACCGAACAAATGGTTTACTTGGTTCACAAGTTCAAGAATATTGACATGCAACACGTCAGGCTTGACGAAACCATGACTCCAGACGAGAAGAGAGCAGCCATTCAAGAGATAGAGTCCAGACCTAGCAATTACTACAAAAGAAGAGTGATGTCTAAGTTGGTTCCGTATATGGCTGATAAGTATAAGATCAAAGACTTCACTGCAAGAAAGATCTACGAGTCTTTATTTGATAACATGGAAAACTACGTACCGAACACACCAAAATAAGGAGTAATACAATGGCAGGAGTATATCCTTTCTATCATTCTTTGATTGACAAGCTAGCCGCTAAGGTCATCACCCGTATTGCTACGGATGGCATGAGCATGGAAGATGCAATCAAAGAGGCAATCAACATAGCAGACCTCGACAAGAAGGAGACGCTTCACCTTTGCATGACTCTTGCCGACTATGGTCTTGTTTACAATGGCGAGCCCAAAGATTACTTCTACACCTCTGGCGACATGGGTAAGGATTTCCCTAACGCCGAGCAGGGCTACGTTGTTTACGCAACCAAGAAAGCCGACAAAACGGCCAAGTTGTTTGAGGCCATTCATCAGTGGAAAGAGGCTGGCTTTACCAGCGATCAGATTCTAGACATCAACCCAGAACTAGAGGACATCATATCAATCGTCGATCACTACCAGAGCAAGTATGTTGATGTGATGAATCAGCAAGAGCCCATGCAGATGGCCGCTGGTTTGATTTCACACAGAATGGCTCAGGCTCTTGACGTTGAGAAGCCAACCCCAGAAAACATCAACGAAGCTCTACAGGGTGAAGAGGCTCCCGCTCCTGCTCCAGCCGAAGAGGCTCCAGCAGAAGAGATGGTTGAGGAGACACCTCAGGCCGGTCCTAGCGAAGACGAGACTGTTTTTGAGGACGAGGTTGGTGGCGAAGAACCAACAGGTGGAGCCACAGTAACCATCTCCCCAAGCCCAGAGGAACTACAGGAGAAGTTGAGCAAGGCTCCCAAGTGGTCTGTTGACAGCATCCTTTCGATTGAGAAAGCCAAGGCCTACTACGACAACCTTAAGAAAGAAATGGAAGAGGTTGTTTTGAATGACAAGATCAGCATGGGAGAAGATCTCATGAAGCAATATGACGAGGCCCGTGCAGCCATTGAGGAGCAGGTCAACAAGATTGATGATGCTCAGAAAGAGACAAAGAAACTGGAAGAGAAGAAAGACGACATCGAAGAGGAGTTTCAGGCTCCAGGTCCAGAAGCCCAAGGTGAGCAGCCAACTGAATCCTTGATCGCTGAGGAAGAGGGCTTTGAGCCCACACCTGAGCCCGGACTAGAGGCTCCTGCTCCAGCAGGAAAATGAGCGAGACAAAGGTCATCATAACAAAGAACAAACATGGAAATAGGTTTGTTGAAGTAATCAACGATGATCTTTCTCAGAGAGAAAAGACCCTGATTAAGTATGAGGTCTACAAAAACATCAATGAGTCGTATCACAAACTCTTGCAGCATCTCCCCGAAGAGGAACATAAATGATTAAAGTGGCTCAACCAGCTAAAGAGGTCCGCAATCTAAGGTTTCACGTCAAGATAAAAGACGCAGAGATCTTGGGTCAGGCCATCAATGAGGTTCTTGCCAAGAGAACAAGAGGCAAGATAGATGAGAACGGCCGTGGCTTCAAGGTTCCTGATCTTGATGAGTTCAAGGCTAACATCTACTCCTCGTCCATCATTCTTGCTGATCAAAATGCTGCTCCGAAGGGCGAATACATCTACACGATGGAGGATGTTACATTCTCATCGTCTATTCAGATCAAAAACAAGAAGCAGGAGTTCACCTCAGAAGAGGTTGACTTACAGTTGTATGGTGGTTGGGTTATTAAGGACGGAGAATACGTCTTGGTTGTATTCACCAAAGACGGAATAACCCCAGTTACCGATGCTCAGAAGTTGCAAGGCAAATTCTTCTACAATGCAGTTTTCACCAGATACGTCACGCATGCTATTGGTGAAGACGTTCTTGAGCTCAGAAACTTCGATGTCAGGGTCACAGACAATGATTACCCAGATGTTCAGTCGTCCCTAGACGAAGACAAGAAGATCATTGATCACCTGAGGTCTGGTGGTAAGGGTGGCGCAACAGATTACGATAGCCAATACGGTGCTGGCAATAAGAAGCAGACCAAAGAAAACGTGATGGATTTTGTGAAGAACAACTACCCACTCTACAAGCCATCTTCTGCAGCCATCTTGTTTGGATACAAAGATCCAACGCAATCAAGGCAGACACCATTCAATAAGGCAACAGACCCAGGCATCAACTTCATCTTTAAGTTCCCAGACTTTGCTACTGGAGAAAACGTTGTTGATACCGAGAGGGGTTTGAACTATGCGGCTGTCGGCAATGAAGCAAAGCCAGGTGACGTAACGGTAGCTTTTAGCAACATACCAAAGAACATGCCTTACGAGATATTCAACAACATCTATGACTACCTAAAGAATGGTCTCGATGGCAAGGAACTAAGCGCTGGCACCAACCTCACCTACGGAAACACTATTTTCCACGAGGATGCAACCAAAGAAACCTTGTTCGAAAGGAACAGCAAGAGGATCAAAGAGCTATTGAGGGAAATTGAGGATCTGTATCAAAACAACCGTGAATACAAGGTTGACTTTGACGATAACCTACCAAGCCCCTATCAGGCTAAGGGCGTTAAGAAGAACATCCTCAAGTACCTCAACGAGTTAGAGGCTTATGTTGCAAGACTCAAGAGAAACCTCCCCTTCTCCTTGGCCGAACTCGACAGGCTCATTGAAGAGAAGGGCGAAGCAGCAGTCAACCCCAAGAACATCAACCTTCTAAAGATTTTGAAAACAAAACAATAAGGAGATAGGAAATGTCCCAGTCTATCACATACAAAACTAAGTACAAGAGCCTTAACTCTTTGAAGAAAGTCCTCGACGGCCTCGCTGCTCAGGGCGCTCTTGGAGAGGACGTTGAGGTTGTTGCTAAGGGCGAGCCAGGATTCAACACTGGTCTTTTCAGAGAGACCGGCAACGATGAGGTCATTTTCACCGTTAGAGACAAGTCTGCAGACCCCAAGATGTTCAAGCGGGACGGTGGTTTCTACGAAAGAGGTTTTGCCATTGCAAGAGATAAACAGACTGGCGACATCAAGATCATCTATGACTTCCAATACGGCAGCGATGCTGAGAAGAAGACAAAAGCCGTTAGAGAGAAGATTGAGAGGATGATCGAGGCTGGCGACACACTCAACAAGACCGTGACCAACCTCAAAGACAAAATGAAGAACATGAAAGTCACCAAGAATGGCGAAGAAGAGTGGACAATAGAGGGTGAGTTTACACCCGAACAACTCAAAAATATCCTTGGCAAGCTAGGCAAATAAGGGGGAGCAATGATCACCGCACAAGACGCTTCGCAGAACATTAGGGTCAAAATCAAATTTGTAAAAGGCAAGCTGGTTGTTGAAACCCTAGCCAACGCCAACAATCCTGGTGGTTGTGATAAGGCAAGAGCCTTGATTGAACAAGCTTTGGATATCGCAGGAGACGTGGAGAGCGCAAAGTCAACCCATCCCGTCGAGCAGGCTTTGACTACACCTGCCCCTGAGCAATTGGAGCAGATCAAGCAAATTCAAAAAGCTGGCGAATAATCCAAACATAGGATTTGACGATGAAAATATTTTCACCAAATGATTTTTGGTTGGTTATAAACAACAGTTTCGGCAAGCCTCTTGACAACTCAATTGTCACTGAGGCTGCTGCACGTCCTCGTCCAGATAGAGCCGATGAAAACGAAACATCGCAGATCTTGGATGAGGATAGTGGCTTGATCTTTTCAAACAGATTTCTTTACGATGACGATGCCCGTAAGGCTATCTTGGACAAGATCCTAAAATACAGAAAGGAAATCAATCAGAACTTTGACAAGACCAAGGCTGGCAAACAAATGCAGGAAGCCTCTGCAGCAGCCAAGGCCCTATTGAAGCAGGCCGAGTCTGGAAAGATTGATGCTCCCTCCAAGCCTAAGGTTGAAAAGCGTCCAGATGCCATGTCTGACGATGATGCTGCTGCTTTGTTGGCTGAGATTGAGGAAAAGGCAGAGCAGGTAGCCAAAGAGCCAGTAAGAAAGCAAACACCGTCTCCATCATCTTCTACGAGCAAGTCATTCAACCTCAGGGGTACTCTTGAGAAGTTGGTTGAAATGATCGACAAGTTCAGGGAGATATCCAAGAAGCAGATTGAGATAATGCTTTCCGACACTGAGAGAGCTCTTACAAACCTTGGCGATTATCGTGGAGAGACCCTGGGAGAAATCTATAGAAGGGTGGTTGTTCCCAAGGAAACAGACTCAAGATCTAAGATGGAGAGAATGTATATCGAGATAGCTGGCATCATGGATCAAGAGAAGTTGATTAGTGAAGTTGGCAGGACCGATGCCTTCAAGACTATTGCAAAGACATTCAAATCAACATCTGAAATGCACAACATTGACACAGCCTCAGAGCCCAATGGTGGTGCTGATATCTTGGAGCGCATGCTTGCTCTTGATGAGTTGCCAAAGGCAGCATTCAAAGAGATGGCAAATGTTGTCAAGAAACAGGGTGAGTTTGTCGGCAAGATGGGCAAGTTCAGCATCAAGGAAAAAGTCGGTGGGAACTTCATCATTGACGGCAAGGAAGTCACAAAAGAAGAGATTGATTCCAAATACGAAGAGTTTCTTAGAACCCTACCAAAGATAGGCGTCACGGAGAAGATCTTCAAGTATTTTGAGTCACTTGAACAAAGAGACGACATGGGCGCTGTGTTGAATAAGTACATCTGTATCAGATTCATGCAGATGCTACCATCGCTCAAAAAGCTATCTTTGAAGGATGTCTTTGCCGAGATAGACAATCTATTCACCGGCACAGAGTTCGTCAACCTATTCAAGAACATCATCAAGACTACGGAGATGTTTGCTCCAGCCATTGAGACCAATGAGAATGAGAGGATGCAAGTTGACCAGAACGCCTCCATTCAGATATATGAGTCCAACGGTGAGTACTATGTCGTTCTCTACTATGGTTCCCAGCCACCCAAGAGGTTTTCGTTGGACAACATCTCTCACAGGGGCTACTCAAACGCCATCATCAAAAAGATGCTTACGAATAAGTCAGAGGCTCTACAGGACGTTTACAAGAAACTCATCAACATTCAGGTCAGAAATGAGATCAACAGTGGTCGAGTAAAAGACCCATCTCAGTCAGCCTATAGGGACAGCAAGTATTTTGCTCAGACCGTCCATGACATTGATGAGGAGTCAAAGAAATACACTATGAGCCAGTTGGACATGTGGAAGATTGTTACTGCGTCTGGATTCACCGGAAAGGGTCAGCCATCCTATGCCGATGAGCCACTTTCAAAGTTTACTATCTCAGCCATGTATGGCGGTGTTCACCTTTTCATTGAGTTTAGCAAGTTGTCTGACTCAACCTTTAGGGTGAGCAGGGTTGACTATGCTTCGGGTGACAAGGCCACAGCCAGCAGGATCATCAATGCCATTCACAACAAGACTGGCGTCTATGACTTTGACACCAAGAAATATAGCAACGCTGGCAATCTATCTGAGGGACAGAGAAGGGAGATGTCAAGCAAGATAACGTCTTACTACTTGAACTTCCTGTCTCAATTGATGATGTCTGCTCCTGCTCCAGAGGCAGCACCAGCCCCTGCAGCCCAAACCGCTCCAGCCCAATCTCCAGTTACACAAAGCAAGGGTCTTTCAGAAGAAGAGTTGTTAAATATCTATAACGAATTCAACGCTCTTTTGGATAAGGAAAACAGGAGCCCTCAAGAGGAAAAGAGATTCTTGGAGTTGGAGAAAATAGTATCAGATAACATTAATGATATTAAGAATCTTGATGTCTCCGACTTGGAAAAGTCACACTCATTACTAGAGCAAACTGAGTCTGTGATGAAAAAGCTTCCAACATATGAGCAAAACGCCCTATTGAAGAGACTTGATCAATTGCAGGACCAACTTGACAGCGGCAAGGTCTCAGCCGATAACGACGCCAAAATCAAGCAGGAAATTGATAAGATAACAAAAGTCCTTGTTGAGAGGGGAGACTTCTCCTCATATAGAGATACCAACGTTGGTATTGAGAAACTAGAAAGTGATCTTTTGGATCTTTCGATATCTGATTCAAACCCATCCAAGAAGACCCGTGATGCGGCTATGTCACTTCTCAAGTATTCTCCAATGCGTCAGAAGTACAAGGATATTGCTCGTGCAAACCTAGACAAGTATCCACATCTCAAGAGTTATCTTGAGAACATCTATGCTCCAGAATTCGTGAGGTTGGTCTATGAAAATTGATTATTTAGCTCTAAAGAAGATATGCATTGCTCAAACCTCTCTTGACCCACACTTGCTATGGAATGCCTTTAGTGATTTCACCAAGAAAAGGGTGCAGAAGATGTTGACTGAGGTAGCAGAAAGAAACGCAGGAAATCCTCAGGCTATTGAGCAAGGAGTGGCCGACCTCATCAGAAAGACATCGCTAGAGGGACCACGCAGGAGAAGGACGGTTTTTCTTCTCTTGATGATGGCAAAGAATCAGGGTCTTCTTTCACCAGCCATTTACAAGCAACTAAGGGAAGAGATGGGCGTAACAGATTACACACCAGAGTTGAAGGAAGAACTTGAACCACCGCAACAGAAAGAGGACATCTTCGATGTCTTAATGGGCAGAACATCACCGGCTCCAAGCGCCGTTACAGCTTCAAAAGAAATTAAATAACAAAGGAGATTACAATGATACAGAACGAACACGTTGACAGTTGGAATAAGAAAGCATGGATGGATGAGTTCCTAAGCAGCCCTCGTCTAGCCAATGATTTGACTTCACGCTATGCAGAGGACATCATTCAGGCAGTAGAAGAGAAAGACTTTAACAGCTTGGACGATGCTATTGCCGAGTTGAAGACCCGTGTAAACCTAACGGCCTCTGAGACATCAGACATCAAGAGGAGAGTTTTGGCCTCTACTGATCCTGCCGTCTTCATTGCCGTTGACAACATCAAGAAGCTTTCCAAGTCCCAGTTGGGCGACTTGCTCAAGCTAGCCACTGAGGTTTGCGATAAGTGTGAGAAGGCTCCTTGCGAGTGCACCGAGAAAATGTCTTCGGTTGCTTCCAAGGCTGTCAACTTTGTCGGACTAGAGGCTTTGGCTGAGATGTACGACAAGTGCGAGGACGAGGTTAAAGAGCACGAGGAAGAGATGCACGAGACCGAAGAGAAGAAGGCTGAGGCCGCCGTCGAGTTGACGAAAGAGGCTGACCAGTTGAAGGCTCTTATGGCTGATGGCGTTTCTGCCACCGAGGCTCTTCAGACCGTTGCCAAGGGCATGCCCGAAGGTCTCAAGAACTACCTAGAGAAGAAGAAGGGCGGCGAAGGCAAGTCAGAGGAAAAGAAAGAGGAAGAGACTGATGAGAAGAAGGCTGAGGCTCAGGCCAGCAAGTGGGCCAACTTCCTCAGCAAGCAGTCTTGGTTCCAGGGTGCCGATGAGGCCTCCAAGGAAGGCAAGATCACCTCTAACAACCCTGACACCCTCGGCTATCCAAAAGAGGTTGAATACAGCCACACAGAGTTGAACCCACCTGTTGGCGACGTAAGACAATACGAGCAGAAGGAGTTCGAAGGCGCTGCTGCCGAGACCGCTAAGGTTCTTGGACCTTCGGGCGAAGAGCTCGAACTAAAGAAGATGTGGCAGAGAGCCCGTTACATGGCTCATGTCAGAAGGGCTGCAAAAGCTAAATAATGTCAAAGCAACTGATGGATTTGTTCCAGAGTCCGATGGACCTGGACCCTGTGTATTTCATTCAAAAATACAGAACAGTTCTAGGCGACCCGTTTGTTATTGAGGGAGAAGGAAGAGACTACCTCAAAGAGTTGTATAGGTACTGTTGTGTAGGAATGCTCAGGGACAAGAAGCGTGTAGTCATATTGAAGGGTCGTCAGGTTGAGATGACCGAAGCGGCCCTCAATATCGGCTTATATTTCTTGTGCAACTACAAGTATTTCAGGGTTTTGCATGCCTTCCCTCGTAATGCTCAGGTCTCTCGTTTCTCAAGAGAGCGTTTACAGGGAGCCATTCGTGATAGCAAAAAGGATGCGAACAACACCCCGATGCTTTTGCGATTCTTGGCTGATCATGCCAACGCTGCCAATACTGTTTCATCAGTTGAGTTCAAAAACTCGAACTTCTACTACCTGTATTCAGCATGGGCAGAAGCAGATGCTCTTCGTGGTATCTCTGCCGATGCTCTTCTTAGAGACGAGTTCCAGGATTGGTCAGACGATGCTATTGCCAACACTGACTCGTCTCTATCAGTTTCCAAGTACCAGATCGAGTTCTCCTTTGGAACTCCCAAGTATGCCGGTACGCCGTTTGACAAACTTTGGGACTTTACCGATCAGAGGTACTTCCATACCAAGTGCAGTGGCTGCAGCAACTACTTCATGATAACCCTTGAGAACTTTGTTCATGGTTACATGGTTCGTTGCCCCAAATGCCACAAAGAGAATGACAAGAGAAAGTCAAATGTTGAGGGAAAGTGGATTCCAACAAAGGCTGTCGGTAAAGATGGTCGTGTTGGTTTCCACATCTCTCAGCTGATCCACCCAAACATCACCAGAGAAGATATCACCCGTAAGCAGAAGGAATACTCAGAAGCTCGTTTCAAGAACGAGGTCATGGGTGAGTTCTATACGGGCGCAGCATTGCCCTTGACGGAAAAAGAAATCATCGACAGGTGCTGCACTCCCTACAAAGAACTCAGCATGCCTCACATGGTCGTTCCTCCCAAAGAAACATTCATGGGAATCGACTGGGGCGGAAGAAGTGATATCAACGACAAGGGTGCCTTTACGGTTGCCACCATCATCTCTAAGCAAGGCGACCAATATAAGATCGAGAGAGTTGAAAGGATAACTTATCCTGACTATGGCAAGCAGGTCAGGTATATTAGTGATCTAATCAAGTTATACAATTGTGTTTCTGTTGTGGCTGACATTGGAGCTGGTCAGGTTCAGTGTCAAATGCTGCAGAATGAGCATGGTGATAAAGTTAAGTCTTGTTACTATGCTGCCAATCTGCAGAAAAAACTTAGCTATAAAGATGATATTTGGATGCTTTCCGTGGACAGAGACGGATTCCTCGAAGAGATTATTGATATAATCACAAAAGGAAACCTTATTATTCCCTGGAAAGAACCGAACAAGGCCGACTGGTTCATCAGACACTTGTGTAACACTGAGGTTCAGACTTACACAAGAACTGGTAACTACAAGAGAAAGTTTGAGAAGCTAAACAAGAGTAAGCCTAATGACGGTCTTCACAGCCTCAACTATGCTTACATCGCTTCCATTGTTCACTTGGGAGAAAACGTGTTTGGTAGAAGTGCCATCACCTCTCAGTACCAGCAGGACTTACCTAAGATGATAGGAGCCAGCTTTAATGGACGCCCAGCAGGCATGAAGGTCTTCGGAAGCCTTCCTACCATCACCAGAAGCTCACACAGGAGATAATAGGCTACCATGCAGTGGATTGATGATTTCATCATGGCTTTCGGCCAGTACTCTGACAACTCTAGCTATCTTCCTAGAGACCAGAAGCAGTTGGTGAGAGACTACAACAACACGACCAACCAAAACGCCCAGAACGGCAAGGACACAGCTCAAGAGTCTTTTGAGATGCAGAGCGCTGATCCTCTTACTGGCGAAGACTTCTCTATTGAGATGAAGTTGGACAAGAAGCCGAAAGACAAGAGAGAGCAGGAGTGGATACAGCGAGAGATGACTGTGACATTCACTAGCCTAAACAACAAGGACAAGTTTGTAAGTGCTACCTTGGGAACCTTGTGTGGTGGCAAGTATGCTCACTTGGCTGAAAAGAACATTGAGGAGATTGCCTCTGTTCTCAGCAACGACATCAACAGCATCTTCAACTATGCCGACTCATCAATTGCCAGCTATGCTGACCGTATCAACTCAGATCAGGCTTTTCGCATTGCAAAGTCAATCGCAGAGAAGAGCCAGATCTCATTCTTCGACTACGAGAAGATTTGCGCCAAACTAAACACAGATCACTTAGACGGCTTCAACTCCATGTTGAAGTCTGCAAATATCAAGATAGCCTACCCTCTTAGCGTCTTAGAGGGCGAACTAAACCAGATCAGAATGCAACGTCAAGCGGCTGCGGACTCCAAGGCAACCGAGGAAAAGAACAAGAAAGTCAGCTACTACGTTAACCTATTCAAGAGCTTCAAGGAATACAAGTTAGCCGACAGGGCATCCTTGAAGGCAAGAATAGCCAGCGTCCTACCCCTCATCAGCGAGGATATCAAATCTGGCGTGGTAGAGGAACTAAGAAAGGATGCAATTACCAGGGACATCATCTAACTTGAGAGGCCAAGGTGTTTAGAAGAACAACTTTCAACAGACTGAACGAGAGCATTGTAAAGAGGGCTGAACTTGTAAAGCAGCCGTCGCTCGAATATTTGAGGCAGACCCTAGATAGGAATATCGCCGCTGTGGCTTCGGCCGCAACGGTTGACAGAATGGCTCCAAGACCATTCTCTCCCTTCTACGAGGAGTCAAACCTCAATCTGCCAAGGCAGAGAGAAGAAAACAATGCTTGGTGCCGTCACTACTACAACACCGACCCTCTCATTGGCAATGCCATTGATTTGCACTCAACCTATCCGCTCTCCTCCTTTGGCGTGAAGTGTGAGTACAAAGAAATCAAGCAGTTCTTCGATAAGATGCTTGATGAACTTAATTTCAGTTCGCTTATTTATGACGTAGCAAGAGAATACATGATCATCGGTGAAGTCTTCCCCTATTGCCAGTTGGACGAGAATACAGGCAAGTGGGCTGAGATCATCCTGCAGAACCCAGACTACGTTGAGGTCCGTAAACACTCCTTGACGACCCCCGTAATCTCGCTCCGTCCTGATGCTGAGTTGCAGAGAATCATCACGTCCACAAACCCTGACGACATCTCGCTTCGTCAGCAGTTGGACCCAGAGATCATTTCCTACGTCATGGCTGGCAAGAGCATTCCTCTTGACAACCAGCTCATCGGACACATTGCTAGAAAGACTTCTCCTTACGATGTAAGGGGAACATCGATACTAACAAGAGTCTTTAAAGACTTGATGTATCGTGACATTTTGCGTGAAGCCCAGTTCACGGTTGCCCAGAACCACGTTACGCCATTGCGTATCGCTACGGTTGGCAATCAGGGCGACACCTACAGGCCAGGCAGCGAAGATCTCATGCAGGTCAGAGACATGCTTGAGCAAGCAACCTACGACACCAACTTCACCATCGTTGCCCACCAGGGCTTTGATGTTAAGTATGTCGGAGCCACTGGTCAGATTCTTCCGTTGGACGGTGAGTTCGACAGAATCGAAGACCGCATCTTGACTGGTCTCTACATCTCAAAGGCCTTCACCCACGGTGAGGGACCGACCTATTCTAACGCTTCTGTTGCCCTAGAGGTCTTGCAGCAGCGTTATGTTTCCTTCAGAAACATCATTGAGCGTTGGTTGGAGCGTAAGGTCTTTGCTCCTATCTGCCGCATTCAGGACTTTGCCCAGTACAGGAATGGCGTCAAGGAACTCATCATTCCTAAGGTCAACTGGAACAAGATCAGCCTCAAGAACAACCGTGAGTACCAGAGCGCTCTCGATGGCTTGGCAAGAGAGAACAAGGTATCCATGCATTCGCTCTACGAAGCCTTGGACCTCGACTACAATCAGGAAATCACCAACATCAAGTTGGAAGTCGAAGACCAGAAAGAGATCGCTTACAAGCTACAGACTCCATACCTTGGCAAAGAGAATATCAACGTTGCCACACCAGACGACGAAGAGTTGCCTGACATGACCGGCGGCCCAGAGGGCGGCGGCGGTGGCGGTGGTGGTATGGGTGGTGGAGATATGGGCGGTGGCGACATGGGTGGAGGCGGAGACCTCGGCGGAGCCGACTTTGGTGGAGCGTTGGGTGGGGCTGAGACCCCAGGCGCAGACCTCGGCGGCGGAGCTCCTGGTGGAGCCCCAGACGCAGGTGGTGGCGCAGCACCGGCTCCAGCACCAGGCGGAGCGCCAGCGTAAGTATAGATCTTTGAAAATCTAGAACAAATTCACAGCACGACCGGAGCTCAGGTGATTATCAGTGCAAGACAAATCAATGCTTACATAGGCGTTCAATATCATGAGCCTGCTCCCTATCCAGCCAATTGGCTGACACCAGGCAACTCAGACCCCGTTAAATACGAGGGTATGCCAAATACTGTTACTTGCAAGAATTGTCAGAAGCCAATCAAGTTGAACCAGAATGAGAAGCCACAGAACGGCAACGTATTCAATTTGTCCTGCCCCAATTGCAATGCCCGCTTCTCTTATCCAGTCACCGACAAATCATGGAGCAGCTACGGCGAGACTCCAGGTACGTTGAATGTTGGAATGGGCAGCAACTCTGATATGCCTGGTTACGGCTATCATCCTGGTGCAAACTCTAATCAGGACACATTCTCAAGTAATTTGGGTAAATAAATGATCAAACTAGCTGGCAGACAACCGAGTTACTTTGATGGCATGGAGATAGGTGAGACAGTCCCTATCATCAATCGTGACCGTTTCAAGTTGGATTTCACTAAGACATCAGAAGAGTCTGGTCGTGTTGATCTCAATGTTGACGAAAGGGTTAAGAGGTCTTTTGAGATAGACTATGACTTCAACAATTTCCCGTCCTTGAAAGAAAGGTTCGTTAAGAGATTGAGGTATCTGTTGTTGAGAGATTTTGCGATCACTCAAATACAGAACGAAGATCTGTCTGACACAAAGTTGGGACTCATAGACAACCTTGACTTGGGCTATGGATTTAAGGTCGTAAAAATAGACCCATCGCAGGCTCCAGAGATTGCACGTAGTCTGTCATCAAATCAGGGACAGGAAGTTCCAGATGACCCTAGCCAGGTTTTGCCGCAGGGCTATCTACCAGACTTCGTATATGCTATCTACGGGTCCAAGAATCAGAAGCAGGTTCCGCTTGGCATTTTTGCTATACCATTCCAAATGGCCGATGAAGTATATGAGCTTCATAATTTGGATGACGTTAGAAGTTTCTTCATCGACTTGGCTGAGGAGCAAATCGGCGCTCCTATCTCTGGATTCAAAGAACTATTGAAAGACAATGTTGACCAAGACGGGTCTGGAGAGTTTGAGAGAATAGATACTGGTCATTTGTCCCAGAAGGACATTCTAGACTTCTACAATGAGAAGTCTAAAGACTTACCAGATAACAGCCCTGAGAAAAAGAGACTGATATCTCACGTCAATCAGTTGATACAAAAGATGCAAGATGGCGAGACGATAACAAAGTCAGATCTTTTGGCAGCGCCAATTGAGTTCCCAGTCATGCCTTCGTCGGAACCAATTAAGGACTACAGAAAGACCATCATGCTATCTAGGGTAAAAAAGAACATCTACCAGATAGAGTCGTTGTTTGAACAAAGAATGAAGACAGAGAAGGACGAAGGCAAAATTTCTGCGATCAGGCAATATTACTTTGACCTAAAAGAGCAGCTTAGCGACCAGCAGATCAGGCTTGAAGAAGCCAAGGATGTCCAGCCAATCATCAAGGATATCAACCAAATTCTAGAAAACGCTGCTAATTTTATTAAAAAGTAATATTTAAAGGAGCTTTTATGGCAATGGTAAAGAGGGGCATATCCTTCCAAAACTCAGTAGTTGAAACGGTTGATGGTGTTGATGCCAAGTGTGAAAGCTGTGGCAATGCCATCAATATGATGACATCAACAAAGGGCATCGTTGTCTGCAGGAAATGCGGACATCAAAATCAGGTACAAGATATGGAGTCACCAAATGAATGATGAGCTAGAGATTGAAGGCGAATTTCTAAGGCGAATTGCTCAGACTGACTTAACGGCTGATGAAGCCAAGGAGTTTGGCGGAGCAATGGATGATTCTGTCAATCAGGCTCCTGAGGAGTCTGCGACTGCTGGTGATCCTCTTGCCGAAGAAAACAAAGAGTTGCCCAATCTAGACACAGACATGGATGAGATGAACGCTATCAAGCAACTCATTCCATGGGACAGTTTTGGCATCATCTTTGACCCTCACTACTCCAAGTTGCTCGAAGAGACTCTTGGATTGCCACCCGCAAAAGCCAAGGCCAAAAGTTATTATATTTACTTCTCCCCAGAGAACAAGCGTCTCGAAGGCGTTGTAAACAAGAGATACATTGGCGGCTACGGCACTAAGGAAGACTTGGGTGAGGACTTTGCGTTCATCAAAACCCTTTCTCCAGAGGGCTTTTCTCCTGATTGGAAAGAGAAACTTTTGACTGATATTGATGAGCTTCCAGCAGTTGAGAATGAGAACGTCAAGGAAGAGCTAAGACAAAAGGCTGAGGAATCAGACCAAGGCGAAGATCAGCGAATTGAGAAGGAAGAAGTTGAGACCGAGACTCCTGCCGACAATACAGTTCAATTCCCCGACAAGTCCAAAGACGTTCCTGCTCCCCAGCCAGTTGGCAAGGTAAACCCAGACGAGATGCCGTTGGCCGCTCGTATGCGAGACATCACGATGCGCCGTATGTCCCGTATGAAAGCCTTTAAAAGCGTCTAATTTTATAAAGTTTTAATAATATAGAAATCATACTAACAAGGTGGTCATCTATGGGAATGCTGAAATTCGGATACTCTTACCAGGCTGTCGTTGATTCATTTACGGATGTTGAGCAGTCCTCATACAATCCAAACAGCCCTGATGCCAAGAGAGCAGGAGAGCAGTTTAGAAGAACTGTCACTGCTGCCAAAAATGCTATTGCAAGCGGTCCTATCAAGAGGTCTGCAGACTTCTTGTATGTAAGGACAAGAGCCATTGGTTCCCTAGAGAAGTGGGGACCAAACATGAACGGCGATGGCTTCCCAATGAAGGAGTTGGCCAAGTCATACAGGACATTCGTTGGCAAAGGCAACTTCATTGATCACAAGTCGGATGACATCACGAAGATTCGTGGTCTTGTCATTGACGCCTACTTGAACAACGATGATCAGTGCGTTGAGTGCTTGATCGCTGTTGACAAGAAATCACACCCACAACTAGTCAGAGACATCGAGACCGGCACCGTCAATTCCGTTTCAATGGGAACGAGAGTTGGCTGGTCCCTATGCTCAGTTTGCACGAACAAAGCCCGCACCGAGCGTGACTACTGCTCACACATTCAGAATTACAAGGGCATGAAGATTGGCTTCTTGACCAACAACCAGAACCACAGACATGGAAGCTGGCCAGTTCACGAAGTCAACCACGACCTTGAATTCATTGAGCTTTCTTGGGTTGCTGTTCCTGCATTTGCTGACGCTCACGTTCTAGAGAAGATCGCCTCAGTCAAGAACGCATTTGACAATGGCATCAAGCCAGTCTATGCAGACAGAGAAGAGTTGAGCGAAGACGAGAAGGCCATCATGGCTTTTGCTGCTGCCAGACTTGAGTTGGCTGCTGAGGCCACAGAGGCAATGGAAAATGCTGCTGCCGAGAAGCTTGCTGAGATTGGAGTACCGGGAGCAATGAATTCTGTTGTTGAAGCTGCTGCTTGCAGAGCTGATGAGTGCAACTTCGACATCAGGAAGAAGAAACAGGGAGATGCCATGAACTCAGAGATCAAGACAGCTAGTGAGATGAGAAGGATCACCATTACCAACGAGCGCAGCGAGTTCCGCAGAGTACCAAAAGATTTCGGCGCTGATGGCAAGGTTATCCTTGATGGCAAAGACTACGAGTGGTGGGGTTCTTCGCAAGACAAGAACACATGGATCATTTCACTCGATAGAGATTTGTCAAACCTAGTTTCTGCTAAGGGTCAGACGCAGATTGTCGAAGCTATCCAGCAGTTGATTCAGAAGAACATTGATTCATCTGAACTCATTGTTGCTAACAGCGACATCAAGCTAAAGAAAATGGGCTGGGCTCAGAATTTTACAGACGATCCCCTCATGAACGGAAAAAGAATTGATAAGATGTTGGAGAAGGGTGAGTCTGATAAAAGAGTGTACGACAACAAGGATTTAGAGGTTCCAGGCGTAGGCGATGTAAGAGATGTTGAGCAAAAAGCTTTTGAAGAAACAGCCGCCGAGGGGCCTTCTGGAGCTATCGGAAAAAGCCTGCCAGATAAAGATAAAACCCTAAATCACGATGAGCTAGCTTTAAAAGAGGAAATGAAAAGGGCTTATTTGAACTTTTTAGCCAAAAAAGCCCAAAAATAAGAATGTAAAAAAACGCTCATATTTTATAGAAAAATAATATATTAGCGAGCAATCTCACGATCTTAAAAATAACACTTACACGAAACATCCATCCTAGGAGGATATTGAAATGAGCAATAGAAGGACTCAGAGAAAGGCTTATTTTCAGGGAGCTGACCAGGCTTCTGTTGAGGGGAACATTACTTCTAATGATCCCAACAAGCTTGGTTACGGTTCCAAGAGTGGGGTTGAGTACAGCCACACCGAATTAAACCCACCTGTTGGTGATGTAAGAGATTACGAGCAGAAGGCCTTTGAGGGCGCTGCTGCCGAAACGAAAAAGAACCTTGGTCCTTCTGGTGAGGAGTTCGACCTCAAGAAACATTGGCTCAGAATCCCCGAAGATGCTAAGGTCGCCAACGCTAAGTTGGTTGCTGGATTGACTCGCAAAGCAAACGTCAAGGATTCATTCTGGACCCTTTATATCAAGAACCAGGACGGAACCAAGACCCCTATCTTGAAGGCTTCGTATGTTGACCTATGGGGCAACAAGCTCTCCAAGAAGGTTGCCAACGAGTTGGGCATTCCCCAGCACGCTGACAAAGAGATCTGGACGAACAAAGAAGTTGCTGACGCCGTTGTTGCAAAGACTTCCTCACAGGAGTACATCAACAACGTGTTCAAGTCCATCAAGGACACGAACATGGGCTTCTCAGCAGTTGCTTACCTCATGACCGGACACGATGGCTTCCTAAAGAGGGCCACCGCTGCTGGCAAGATTGTTAAGGCTCAGGAACTAGACGGCGCTCCTGCCGAGATGGCTCCTGCCGCTGAGGCTCCAATGGGCGATGACTTGGGCGCTGCTATCGACGCAGAGGCCGAAGAGACCGCCGGTGAGGCCGATGTAACGGTTGAGTTGCTAGAGCAGAAGCACGAGGAGCTAGAGACCGCTCAGACCAACTTGGTCGAGCAGACTGCTCCAGAGGCTACCGCTGATGTCTTCCGTCAGTTGCAGGACGCAGAGAAGATGGTTGACGAGGCCAAGGAAGAGTTGGCTTTGGCTTCCCGCTCACTCCGCAACAAGAAGATTTCTGCTGCTCAGAAGATCAAGTTGATCAAGTTGGCCGCTGAGGCTCAGGAAGAGGCTATCGACACGTTGGGCTCCGCTGATTCAGCAGTTGAGAAGGCAGAGCAGGCTGTTGAGCAGGCTGACGCCGCTATCTCAGCCGCTACAGAAGTTGCTGGTGGCGATGCTGCCGCTGCTCCTGCTGGCGAAGAAGTTCACGAGGAAATGGCCGTTGAGGCTCCTGCTGCCGATATGGGCGGCGAGGCCCCAGTTGCTACCGAGACCTTGAGCATTGAAGCTGCTCTTAGCGGAAACAAGGCTAAGGACTTCGTTACCAAGTTCCTCAAGAGCCGTGCAGACCTTCGCAAGAAGGCTGAGATGGGCGCTGACAAGTCCTACGAGCAGGGCAAGTACGGTGTAAAGCCAGAAGGCGCTCCTAAGGACGGCAAGGACGAAATCAACAGAGCTCACCCACAGGGCGGCACTCAGGTTCCTGACCTAACCGCTGGTGGCAAGCCAGAGAACAATGGCGGCCGTGTTGAGACCGTCACTGAGGCTCAGGACCACGACCTCAAGGTTGCTGACAAGATGCCTACGGGCGAGTTGAGCGGCAAGCCAGTTGCGGTTGCTTCCTCAGACCCACGCTTGAACAAGCTATCCGAGTTGATCAAGTCTTCTTCGGCTGACAGCGCTACCAAAGAGTTCTGGGGCAAGTTGCTCTGGGGCCAGTCTGACGAGAAGGGCAAAGAGTTCGGAAGAGATCTAACCAAGGACTTTGTTCCTGGCGGAAACGAGACTGGCAAGGCTACTGCCGCTGCCGTCGAAGAGGGTCAGGCCAAGGTCATCAGAGCCTACGAGTTGGTCGATGAGGCCATCGATAAGGGCTTCTGCGAGAGAACGGCTGAGGCTAAGAGCAAGTTTGTCAAGGAAGTTTTGGCTTTCAATGATGAGGCCTTTGTTTCCTTCAAGAACTTGGTCGAGGCTGCTCCAAGAAAGTCTGACGCTCGTGTGGCTGTTGCTTCGGCTAACATCCCAACCAGCAAGCTTCCAAAGGTTGGTTTGAAGGACGACTCAGCAGTTGAGATCGACGACCTAGCTTCAAGATTGTCAAAGTTGAACTGGAAGTAATAAACCTTAATACAAAAAGTTCTACAAAATGATCGAAACAGCTTTCTCCCCCATAGCGGGGATTAACGCTGAAAAAAGGAGGAAAGAAAAATGGCATTCAAATTGCTCTACACCACGGAAAGAGGCGCACAGGGTGACTTCTTGGTATCCCCAACCCTTGTCGCTGAAGCCGGTATGCTTGGAACTTTGCAGGGAACATCTTCGGGATCCCCAACAGGACTCCCCCAGGTAATTCTTGCTAGCTCAGGCAGCAACCTAATCGGTGTGATCGACGAGAATAAGACCACGCAGTTCATTGCTACTGTTGTTAACGAAGCCGTTCCAACTGGCGCTTCGGTGAACCTCAACAATGCCAACATTGTTGCTGGAACATTCGCATCAGGCACAACGAACTCAGCAAACGCCGTATTGACAAGCGCTACCAATGGTGTTGTCAGCGTCACAACTGCTGGAAACGTGTCTTACTCTTACGTCATCCCTGGTAAGGCTGGTGACGACACAACCCTTGCTTCTGGCAAGTGCACGTTGTGGCTACAAGAGGGCGAATATGCTACGGATGTCTACGAGGTTGCTACACCTTCTTCGGGCGCTCAGGCTTACACAGTTGGCGCTCCGTTGTATTGCTCTGCAAACTCGAAGTTGACGGCTTCAGTCGCTGGTGCACCTGCCAGCACTTCAGGCCTCACGGTCGTTGGTTACGTAACAAAGTCACCTTCGGCTGGCAATCCGTTCTTGCATTTCTACCTAAAGAACGACCCATACAGAGTAGCTTAATTGCTATAACCATCTAGATAAAGTTCGATGAGGTTGGCTGAGATGCCTAATTTCTTTCCTGCAAGTGAACAAAAATCTATTCCCGTTTTTAACGGCAATATGATTGAGCTGACTCCGGTAAGACCAGGGAAAGCACGTATTCTTATCAAGAAAAAGAAAGCAAAAGTTATTTGCACAAATCCATTGACGCTTAGATTGAACTACGTCAAAAAAATTAAATAAGGAGAAACAAATCAATGGCAACAATGTTTAACAATGGCGGAGTAATGAACGCCTACACAAAGAAAGACTCATTGGAACAGCTATTGGCTTACGCTCAGGCCCTTGCTAACCCAGAAGCTGGCAAAGCAAACCCTGAAGTTCAGCCAACAGATGCCGAGAAAGAAGCCCTTTTGATCAAGGCTCTTTCCAACGAGCGTGGCAAGATCGCTCTCGCTCAGGCAATGGCAAACCCAATCCGTAGGAACTTGGACTACCAGGGAGTTGGCCGTAAGGCTCTCCGTGTTGACCCACTTCCTCAGGGCGCTTTGGCCGTTTACGACAAGGATATCGACGTAAACGCCATCGTTGTCTCAAGCAATGGCGCAGTACCAGAGAGCAGAATCAAGGGCGACCGTATCTCGGTTCCTGAGTTCGAGGTTGTTTCAAACCCAACCGTCCGTATCTCAGAAGTCAAGAGACGCAGGTTCAACGTCATTGACCGTGCTCAGCAGAAGGCTCGTCAGGAAATCCAGGCTCAGGAAGATGCCAACATCTTCGCCGCTTTGGAATTCGCTTCGACCTTGGAGAACGTAGCCGTCACCGGAACCCCAACGACCGGCACCGTTCTTGAGAAGAACAAGTTGGCCGACTTGTACTCTGAAGTTGACCAGTGGGATTTGATCACAGCCAGAATCTTCATGAACATCCGTACCTTCGCTGGCTTCCGTACCTTCGATCAGACCTCGTTCGATCCAGTTACTCAGCGTGAAGTCCTCCAGACGGGCTTGTTCGGCCGTTTGTGGACCGCAGACGTAATCGTATCGAAGGTTGTTCCTGCTCGTACGATTTACGCTGTTGCCGATGCTGACTTCGTTGGCCCAATGCCAATCCGTCAGGACATCGAAGTTCTACCAGCCGACGAGCCCAAGCAGTTGAAGTTGGGCTGGGTTGTTAACGAGATCATTGGTATCGCCGTTGCTAACGCTCGTGGCGTTGCCAAGTACACTCTCGCCTCTGCCTAATCTTAACTGATTAGATTGAGTGAAGAGACCCCAGGGTAAAACCTGGGGTCTTTTTTTATAATAAAGTAATAGCACAGAGGCTATTGCCCTGAGGAGATAAAAATGAGCACTGAGAATGCACCCGATTTCAAAGCAGATGAACTAAACCAAGCTGTCACATCCGACAAGAGCGGAAGACTTGATCATGTCGTTGGTGGCGTTGATGGCTCAGAGAGACCATCTATAAAGACAAACATCAGATATACTCAGCCAGATACATTCATCGACAACATCTTGAAATGATATCTTTTAGGCAGGCAGACCTTCTACCTTCACTGCAGAAATCCATTGTGCCACCAGTGGACGTGGACTTCACCATCCTTTTTCCAACAGAACACAATGGAAATGCTCATGGTAGAAAGAATGGCAGGTACTATGCTGTTACCAATGTTCACATAAAGGTGCCTGCTTCTGCTACGGAGATTACTGATAAAATAGTAAAAAGGATTGAAGAGGCCATCGGTGGCAACGGTCTATGGGCAGATATATATTCCGAAGAAGATGAGACCTTTGATGACTTCTCTAGAAGGGTTAGGAATGAATATATGGATCTTCTTGCTGCCATAAGCGACACCCCGCCAGTCTCAAATGGACATTCAGTTGGTAGATATGAATGGGTCATCAGACTAAAAATCAAACCAATTTAAGACAATTAAAGTTATACAAACAAAGGAGAGTTCGCAAGAACTCTCCTTCTTTTATAAATAAGTAATAATATAGAGGACTATCATATGGATGACAAATACCAACAATACTTTGATCAAGCCAAGGGCAAACTGCGCTTTACGGGCGTAGGCGGTCAGCATTTGCACAACCCGGATCTGACACAGGATCCTGTTGACCCCATCAAAGTAGACCCAGCTCGTCAAGTAGTTGTCGAGAATGGTTGGGTCATGGTTGGAGGTAAGATGGTTGGGCAGAAGAAGCAGAAGAATTCTTCCGCCGTCATCCTTGATATGTCTGCGAAGATTTTGGACCAAAGGAAAGCCAATGCCCCTAAAAAAGAGAACAACTAAAAAGAGTGAGCCTGTTTCGATTGAGTTCCTAATAGACCTCATTGCTTCCACGCAAGCATCTCTTAAGAACTTTGAAAGAGAGTCAATAGATCAGGCCGAAGCCCTAAGCGCATTGAGCGACAACATCACCATCATGGGTGAGATGTTAAAGAATTTGCATGTACAGAAGAACAGAGACGCAGAGAAGATCATTGAACTTGGAAACCAGATCAAGATACTACAAACAGAAACAAGACTACTAAATAAGGATGACGACCTAAAAGAAATTAAGTATGCCCTTCAACAGTTAAACACCAACCTGTCTGAGTTAAAAACAATTGAGCAAACAAAAGATGCGTTGAAGGAAAAGGCTCCTGTCGAAAAGAAGAAGTGGAAACCTCTTGCGTTCCTGCAAGAGTTGATCTCTGGGCTCAACAACCTAAGGGTCATTGTGATGGTCGTTTTACTCATTGTCATCCTAATCACTTCAATCTTTTTTGGTCCCGATGCTGTAAGCATCATCATTGAGATGGCCAAAAAGCTTTTTGCCTAAGGAGCATCAAATGAAGCAAGAACCGGCTGCAAAGAAAGTGCAGGAAATGATAAGGTCTATTGAAACAATAGGAAGCAAGGTGTCTACGAAGAGGGGAGAGACGACAAGGGAAATAGCCTCCAAACTCAAGGACAACAAAAAGAAATGCGCCGACATGCTGGCCTCTTCCTATAACGAGGCCTTCAACATCAACGATTGATCTAAGGAGATCATTTTGGAAACTATAATTTCTGCCATCTACATCATCATAACCCTACTCTTTGTGTCAAACTTTTTCAAGATTTTTTCGCAACTGAGGGAGGGATCCAAAAAAGTTAATGGTTACAGTTTGCTTGCAACGAGCTCTTTAATCTTTCACTTTTTCGCATTGGTTTTGTATTTCAGCGCTCACAACCATTACGTCATACTGATATCTCAAGCATACATGCTCTTTTGCATGCTTTTCATCAAATACTTCAAAAAGAAAAAGGGGTAAGCAATGGCATACATCACTGGAACAAGCAACTATCCTAGTGACTTCGATCTTAATCCTAGCGGCTCTGGTACCAATTCAACACTTCTCTATGTGTTGGATGAGATCAGGGATAGCAATGGCGTTGTCACTCAGTCGGGAAACAAGGTTGTAGCCTATGATGTAAACGTTGCTTACACTGTTCTTGATCAGATAGAGAGAGTGTTGGGAACTGATCCTGCTGGTAATTTCAACGATGTCGCTGAGAGGCTTCAGTTCTTAACCACAGGAACATCCTTTGGTGCTTCTGCATTTGTCCACATAACTGGCGACACGGTTACAGGACCACTTACCATAGAGTCTGGCGCAACCCTTAATATCACCGATGTAGTTTCTTCTGGGTTGAATTGGGTGATGTCTGGAAACTCCACCATATCATCAAACGGAAGCGTAACTGAGAGCGTGTTTGCCCGCAATATTTCCAGTTTCTCATATCAAATAGGTGGTTTCTCGGTAGGTATATCTTCATATGCAGTTGGAATCACTGGTCTATATGCAAATCTTGAAGGCTCTGGCTTGCTTAGATTAGCTTCGCAGGGCTACATACTTGTTAGCGGAAACTTTGTTCCTGAGCTAGACAATGTGTTTGACATTGGAACCACGGGAGTATACTACAGCACCATCTATGCAAATAGTGTCATTTCGTCTGGAACAGGTATCTCATCTCTAAACGGACTAGTTTCAACCAGTGGTTCCACCATGAGTGGAAACCTTACCTTTGGAAGTGGTGCGTCCATTCTAAACTCTGTATCTGGCATAAACCAGATTGGCGACGACACAAATCCATTTGGCGACATCTATACCAAAACGCTCCACGCAACCAACATCACTGGCATGTCTCCAATTACGGTGCTTTCTGATCTTGAGTTTAGCTCAGGCATATCCATAGGTAGCCTATCCAATCCTGTGGATACCATCTATGCAAACAATCTCGTAGGTGTAAGTGGACTAGACCTCAATGCCATAGTAGCCAAGTCTGGTTCGGACATCTTTGGAGACCTTACATTCAGTGGAAATGCAAGCATAGTTCTTGAAAGCGGCTCAAACATTTCCACCTCCGTTTCTGGAGTAGGAAACATTGGTGCTTCGGGAACTCCATTTGCAAATCTCTATGTCAAAACCATCAATGATAGAACTCCAACAAACTTCATTTTCAATGAATCATTGACGGGAACTACTGACGGAGTGAACAAGCACTTCTACTTCGCCAACGCCCCCACAAGTGCAATGATTTTTGTTAGCGGCATATTGATTCTTCCAGCAACACAGTATGTCATATCTGGAACATCGTTGTTCTTAACTGGAAGCATGTATGCACCAACAACAGCTCCAGTTGCGGGATTCTACATCTACTAATATGATAAACCAGTTGGACATAAAAGGCATTAATGGCATCGTAGGGTCTGTTTTTTCCTCTATTAAAGTAGGGGACAAGGCATTCCTTGGCGGTAACTTTGTGTCAATTAATGGACAACCAAGGTCTAATTTTGCCGTCATCGATCTCGTTTCTGGAAACCTTGATCCAATATCGCATACGTTTGACGGACAAATCAGTGTCATCAAGCAGATATCAGGAGATCTGATAGTTCTTGGTGGTGCTTTCAAGAAGGTAGATGGATCACCAAATCTCTTCATGACTCTCTATCAAATCTCAACAGACACATTTACAGCACTGTTACCTGAGAACCAATACTCAATAGTTGCATCTGCAATGCCATTTCCAGTCATATCTTGTCTTGAGTATGACAGCAACACCAACACGGTTTGGGCTGGAGGCATGTTCATTCTGTATAATGGCTCTACTAACATTTACCATTTTATAGGTGTGAACCTAACAAATTTAACCTCGTATTTTTACCAGATGTCGCCCACTTCAACGCCGACGAACTATATATCTGGAAGAATACTCTCTATGAGCCTCAATCCTTCGACTAGCATTCTTTATGTTAGTACATTCATTTACCCAACGTATTTGCAGTCGTTCAATGTTTCAAATCCAAGCTCCATAACCCAATACTCTTGGACTGTTTCTGCAAACACTCAACCAGACTTTGTTTTTTACAACAATTCAAGAGTGTATGTTTCTGCTGGACAAGGCGCAACGATAGCTGGATTATCAATGAGTAACTATTCTCCCTTAGCTACAAACTACATCACCGGTGCTGCCATTACGACCCCAAACTTTAGTATCATGAAAAATCAGTTCATTGGTGACAATAGGATTTTTCAGATGATATTCAATAATGATAGGGTTTATATATGTGGAATGTTCACGGATGTCAAAAACATAAGCGGAGCTCAGAGTAGGGTGCCGAGACATAGCTTTGCTGCGTTTGATACAAGTGGAAACCCAGTTGGAGACTTCATTCAACTCAGCAATTGGTCTACCATTTACTACATTCCACCAACACCGTTTCAATCATTTCAGCCGCCGACCATATACAGCATGCTGGTAGACGCAGATAAGATACACCTATTTGGAACCATCAGGGCCGTTGAGGGAACCGCATGGAACAAAGGACACTACATCGTTGATATTAACGGCAAGAAACTCCAGACGAAATTCATATTCTAAGAGGGAACAATGTCAGACTTCTTCCAAGGAACTCAAGTAACACTTTTTGCCAACTTCCTAGACGCCGATGGAAACCCCATCAACGTTGGTGTGTCTGGCGCATCGCTTGATGTCTACTACTATATCGGTGCTGGCACTAAGGTTTTTGATGTTACCTCTGGAACAATGACTCAAGATCCAGACAACCTCAATAGATTCTATTATCTCTATTCAGTTTCACCTAACGCCACGATAACAAACAGAGTTGTTGACTACAGAGCCATGTACAGCGGCAACTCGCTAGAGTACACTGATTCGTTCAGTGTTCTTCCCTTGCTTTCGGGTGCTTCTGTTAACATACCTGGATCAGTCATCGTCTCTGGCAACGTCATCAACACGAGTGGATCGGGCATCAACAATGCTGCGGTTTCAATTGCTGCCTTTGGTGGCACCAACAACGTGGTTGCTTCTACCGTGACTGTCAGTGGCCTTTACACGGTCTATCTCAATCCAGGTGACTACTATGCCACCTATAGCGCCTCTGGATACCTGTCCAATACGGTGGCTAAAACAGTTCCAAGCGGCAACCCAACATTCAACTTCGGTGACATTACGCTTGTTCAGGTCAACAATGGATCACTTGTAATTTCTGATACTTACACAACTGAGTATGGTGTTGGTTTGTCTGGCATGAGAATTTCACTATTTGAGAAGGGTGCTAGAACTCTAACCACAGCCGATGCAATAGAGATTGCATACACAAATGTCAGTGGAACCTTCACGATGACAGCCAACCCAGGAACATACGTATTGTTGGTTGAGGGAACTCAGCAGGATAACAAGGTATACAAGACTGCCTACGACATTGACGTTGACTCTGCCTTTGCCAGCGCTTCTTCGTCTAACTTCCGTTACCTAGGCACATCTCAGTATAACTTTTTGATATGATAAGCTATAGACAAGCCGATCTCTTTAGGACACTTGAGATATCTCAGTCAAATTGCTCTGTCAAGTGTCGTATGGGTAGACCCGCTAATGCTGGCCCATTCCATGCCTCTGTTGACCTTTCCACTTTAGAGTGTGATAAACCAGAGGCAAAGGGGAATGTAAAAGATCTTTTGGCTTCCGTTCTTTCGTCTTGTGGTTTTTCTGAGCCAGCGCCCGGCAAGTTTACCACAGAGGATTTGCAAAGTATGGCTGATGCCGAAATGGCCTACTTTAAGTTCTTTAAGGCTCTCAGGGGAGAAGTGGGAGTTGACTATGCCGAGAACGATGTAGGATGGGTTCCATCAACAAAGATCAAGGAGATCAGACTAAGATTCGGGTTTAGATAAGGAGAGGGAAATGCTAGGAAGATTTTCAAATGGAATGGTAGTAAAGATACCGGCCGCCTTTCAAGATAGCCATCAAAAAGCTGTTGAGATGGATAACGTCAGAGTTGACATTCAGTTCTTTGACAAGAGCCATCGAGAGCTTTTGAATATCTTGAACGAGACGCCCATGAAGCAAGTTGGCACTGGAAAGTATTTGTATGAGTTTACAATACCGCCCCATGCCCAACCTGGCAATTATGTGGTTCACATTCAGGCGAAACATCCTGGTAGCATTAGCAATGTCACGGAAGCTACTGAGACATTTGAGGTCATAGAGAACTCAGCTATAACATCAAATGCCATCAAAGAAGACCTTCCACCAACGCCAAGCCCTGCTGCTGAGAAGCCTGCAGAGGACCATATCCCAGAAAGTTTTGACATCAAGAACTTTAAGATAGACCAACCCAAGAGATCTAATGGAAGAATTGAGGTTGAGGATGTAGTGGTGGACGTGTTCAACAAGCCACTTGCTGGTGTTCATGTCAATGTGTTTGAGAAGAACACATTCATGCCCAAGAGCCCAAACAACGTAAAGATATCGTCTGCTATTACTGACGACAACGGAGTTTGGAAGATGACACTATCGCCGGGAGAATATGTCTTTACCTACAAAGGTCTCGGCTTAAAAGAAATGCGTGAATTCAGAAAGGTAATCTAAGGAGCCACAGATGCCCACAATTCTATTTCCTCTCAGTGATGACCTCTACTCAGATAGAGAAAATCACATGATCAGCTACCTCAGGAGTGTCTTGAATGACACCGATGAGGCTTGCCAAATTTTTGACGACGCTCAATTGTTTGCCTACATTGATTTGGCTTTGCAGGATGTCAACTCACATCCTACCAAGACATTCTACACCCTCGATACTGTACCAAGAGATTGGATCAACGTCATCATCTTGGGAGCCTATGTCTTTGCTTTACAGGCTCAGAGCATCACAGAGAAGGCAAGAAACTTCACGGTCGGCGATCAGGGCATCAACTACAATCCGCCAGACCTTCCTGGCCACATGATGAATATTGCCCAGCAGAACGAAGCCAAGTATCAGGCCGAGAAAGAGAGAATCAAAGCCAATGAGAGACCAGCTCTGCTTGGAATCGGCAGCACAAGAACGCTTGTTCCAAATCCAAACTTTGTCCGTATGAGACACCTAAGGTCTAGAAGATTCTTCTAAGATGATTTCATACAGACAAGCTGACCTCTTCCAAACATTCGAAACAGTAAACAACCCATGTTTACGACTGACCCCTTTTCACGAGAAGATCAGCAGTCAGCTCTTTGCCATCTTGATGGACGCCAGCATCAACCCAGATAGGTTCAAGAGAAACCTTGCTAGAGAGTTTCCAGATATCAAAGTCGAAGACCTTGAAAGGTGTGGTGTCATCAGTTGGGCTAAGGCTATGTATGATAATGAGGTGAGATCTTACAAGGACATTAAGCCAGCATTCATCTTGTTATCGGGTCCAGGTGGTCTGGCTTTCTCATCACGAGAAGCTAGACAGTCGGCAAAAGAACAGTTAGACACTAATAGAACCTTTCAGTTTGAAGGCGCTGAGGAAAACCAAATCAACGGGTCGGTTGCTTATTTTGGTGTAATAGATATGAGCGCTCCAGCAATATATTCTGACGGCAATTTTGATTACTACAAAATTACCCCCTCTGGATCAGCTGGTTGTCCAGAAGTAATATACTTTGATACTCATGGAGAAAGGTGGAATCGTGCTTAATCCTCGTTGGTATGAAAACAACTATGATCAAGACCTCAACACCTGGCGTAAGCTTGATTCCGCTGGTTCCATGTTGCTTGAGCCACAGTTCAAACAGCTACACTATTTGCTTGACAGATACTACGTGTCCAAGAGTGGCTATAGGCTTGGTCCAGGTTTTTCCACCTACCAGAAGATAGAGATACTTCGTAAGACCATGAATGAATTAGAGAAGGCTATACCATATTATGAGCAAAAGAAGGTGGATGACTGGCATGCCCAAAGAGATCTTGAAGAAGATCCCAATGCGAGGTCTTTGAGAGAAGAAGAGATGGAGAAGGTTAGGCGTGAGGGCTCCATAAGGATCATCAGCCAACTTCAGCCAGTCAAAATAGACATGGGACGCTATTGGATAAATAAGTATGGACAAGCATTTGAGGTACCAGACGACATCCATCACGGAGAGTGGATCATCAATCAGACCGACATATTGGGTGAGAAAGAGAAGAGAATGGCAATGCAATTAAGCAGCGACGTGCCAGCCTTCTTAGCCTACCTAATAACAGAGGGTTGGGTTAGGGTTTCTGGGTTCGTTTGTGAGATGTACTCTGATTCACAGATGCCTCTCCTAGCCGCTTTTTTGGAGGACAAGAATTTTCCATCCAACAAAGAGATATCGGTTGTTCATGACCAAGACGGGTCTCTGGAGACTGTCACGATACAGGAAGTCATATCTTCTTTCGGCAGAAATTCAGGTGGCTTAGAGTCAACCGGCTCAGTTGACCGTCTACATGGCGGGGCTGCTGATGGGATGCCTGACAGTAAGTTCGACTCTAAGAAATTGCAAGAAGGCGCTGACCATGAAATGGAACACACAAATGACAGAGGTCTGGCAAAAGAGATAGCCAAAGACCATCTCATTGAAGACCCAGAATACTATGAAAAGGTAAAGCAAATAGAGGGGAGCGGTGTTCCCAATCCCCTGAGGCAGAACTACGACTACTCAAACGAGATGAATGGGCCAGAGTGGCAGAATAGGGTTAGAAAATACAGAGACCTAATTCGTAGCAAAAAGAGGCCACCACATGATAAACGAGAAAGAGATTGACAAGATATGCAATAGGCATATCCAGTCTCATCAGCAATACATTACGTACGCCATGCAGGACTTTGTTGCCGATCTAAACACGGTCAAGTCCTCCATTGTGAACACTATTATTCAGGACATGATGAGAAAAGATCCTGAGATAAAGAGAAAGGACATTGAAGACAAAGTTAGATCTATGGTTGAAACCAAGATACCCATCACCATAAAGATATCATTCGAGGACTAAATGGCTCCTAGTAATTGCAAAATAACAGACGGCAACGGCAACCCTATCCCTGATAACCCAATCAGAGGAAAGCACCGTTCTTACATGGATTGCTTCGAGAATCCAATGAAGGCGTCTTTTGACAATTGCTTCATCAGGTCACGCCTTGGCACTGACCCCATTACTGGTCTGCCAATAACGGTTTGGGATGAGCAGATCAATAGGGAAAAGCAGTTATTGGAGTCGCTTGGTGAGCTAGTAATACTTTACAGGGAACTCATCATTCCAGACAAGGATGCCGACCCAGGCTACAAGCGCTGCGCATTTTGCTGGGACAAGGTACGCCAGCAAGCCCGTAGCAACTGTCCCATCTGCAATGGTTTTGGTATCACCAAGAGAGACCCCAATATTCCAGTACTTGGCGGCTATGAACTTCTCATGAATCCAGAAAGGGATGACAAGATGTTCTTTGTCAATGAGGGCATGACTGCCCAGAAGTTGGCCTCCAAGGACAAGGGCTTGATGATCGAACACAACATGCACTTCTGGACTGTTCCAATCAGAAATTGCAATGGAGAATATGTCAACATCATTAGTGACAGAGATATCATGATACGCTATATGTTCGACCCTGAGACGGGTGTTCCCGTTAGAGAACTCGGACGCTACATTGCCACAAACGTAAGCTACAGCTTGGTTGACTCAAACAAGTTACTACACCTTGAATTTGATGTGACCAGAGCCGATCCTGGCCTTGCCCAGAAGATCTTTGCTCTGCCAAACTTCCTATCATGATCATCATCTCATTCAGAAGCATCATTGCGCTTGACCCAAAGTATAAGACGCTTGAGGACAAGCTAAAGGATACGCAGAAGAGGTATCGCTATGTAACTCAAGCCATTGAGATACAGCAGAACTATCTACAGAATGCTTCTAGTGAAGACGAGTACAGAAAGATAGAGAAGTACATCCAGCAGCTAAAGCAAGAGGCCGCTGAGATGAAGTTGGACATTGAAAGCATGAAGTCAAGTTTCACTAGCTTTGACTACATCCAAGATGAAAAGGATAAGTTTGGCTTTTCGATGTCGGTTCATGCTCAGGACAGATACAACCAAAGGTTCTCGCCATATTTGACCAGAGAACAGTTGTTTGAGTTGTTGAAAAAGTTAAACCTTGGCCAGCGTATATCTGGAGACAATAGTCAGGGCATAAGACTGCTTCCAAACTTCATTGTCGTTGTGACCAACAGGGAAGTGGTAACTTTCTTGTATGACCAAGAGAACAAGGACCAGCAGACAAAGCATAACATCGGGGACATATCTAAAATCATAGGGGCGTCCAAGTAATGTCTTTCATTCTAAACCATTCAGTCGTCACCAAGAAGATCATCGACCTTTTGGTTGACTTCATCAGGAAGGAAGCACGTAAGAGCCGACTGTATCAGCAGACACAGGTCTCTGACAGGTTCAGTCTTGAGGCTGCACGTATTCCATCCATCATCGTTAAGAATGTAAGCAACAACCAGAGGCGTATTCATTACGACGACTTCATTCAAGACATTTATGGAAGAGTCCAGTTGATCCCAATACAGGCAGACAACGATCTGGTTGGCGACAATCTACAGAGGACAAATCTACCCGACACACTTGACTATGATCCACGTTGGGCTCTTGACCCCACCATTGGATACCCAACTGGAACAGACATCACTCAAGCCATTTTTACTAGTGGAACGGGTGTCAACTTCAATAGCGGAGTCTCAACTGGCATCATCATAACGCTTCCGCCACCAAACACCTACGACCCATCTTCGCTCATCTATGCTTTAGAATGTCCCAGAGAAGATGGAACTCCAAATCCAATTACTCCATCTGGCACAGGCATCCACACAATTGGTGTAGCCATCAGCGCAAACCAAGACCAGTTCTATCTCATTTACAGTGGAACCAGCATCACAGGAACCGTCATACAGGCAGTTGAGCCAGACCAATTCATTGTGAATGCCAGCGGCCTTGTGCCTGGACTAACAGGAACCGTCATCAAGTTGAACGATGTTCTTTGGGCTGGAGATCAATATCAGGTTCAAACCTACTACCAGGACCAGATGACTTATGCTACTTATGGTGGCATTTATGAGATGTCTATTCAGTTTGAATGCTATGCTGGATCGACAATTGAGGCTCAGGAACTTGGAGACTTAGTAGAGAGGTTTTTGGTAGAAAAGAAGAAAAAGCCTTATGACTCTGCTGGTTTCAATTTTACTTCGTGGGCTCAGGGCGGGCAGGGAGAGGAAGACTACATCAACGACCACATCTTCTCCACTTCTGTTAGCTGCGATGGCTTCATATTCTGGACTGATTACAGGAGCGTAGATATCATTACTTCTGCCTCTGGAACAGCCATTCCATCGGGCAACTATCCCATCTACCCCTACATGGCCCCAGCGGTTTACACCAATTTGGCCTTTACAAATCCAGTTGTTCCCAACGTGTTAAATATAACTCCTCAAATCAATATATAACTCATTGGGAAAAGCTCATTATTTTATAAAAATCTAGTATTGTAGATTCAGAAATACACCTGTTTTTCTATTGTATTTTTATGTTTTTCCTAGTTAACAACTGTCTCAAAAAAGTGAAACTCGGCTCAACCGAAGTCAAAAAATTTACGACAAGCAACTAAGGAGCAAACAGATGGCTTATACCCCTCCGGGAGTAACCACCGAAGTTGAAATCGATAGCAATATCGTTCAGCTACCTGGTGGTACTCGCATTCTATCTTTGATCGGCTTGGGCCGCACCACCAAAGACACCTTTGGTGAGTCAGTCTTTCAACCGATCTCCAGAGTATCTGACACATTAGCACACTCAGGAATAACATCAATCAATTCTGTTTACGATTACTCAGGCGCTGGTGGCGCAAGAGTTGATTGGCCCACAACGGGCACTGGTGCTTATGGTGGCGGATACTTCCTTTCTGGCGACCAAATCGTTTGGTCCACGGCCGCCAACCAATACCCCGCTTCCACCACCCCAGCAGTTGGAGCTTCATTCTACGTGACCTACACGGGAAGCTTAGCTGGTACTGGAATGTATACTCTCGTTCAAGGAGAGTTGGTAACTCAGACCTCTAACCATGACGTAGCTCTTTCATACTCTGGCGTGACCATTGTTTCGGTCACTGGTACGAGCGGCTATGTCTATCCTGCTTCTGGCACTGTCTCTGGAGTTGATTCACTTGGCTTTGGAAGAGACAACAGCGGCTATGTTCTAAGCCCAAGCGGCACATTGCTATGGGGTGCTGTTCCATCAACTGCCTATGGCTATTCATATGCAACCGTTCCTGCTCTATCGGGAACCTACTTTGTTGACTACACCTACGCTAAGAGCGGTTCTGACTATGCTCCAAAGAACTTTGTTGACTACAGCCTTGTGGTTCAGGAATACGGTCCTGAGGCTGAGTGGACTTTGATCGCCTCTGGAGCCGGTCAGGGTAACTACGTTCTAAACCATTTGAACCCATTGACTTTGGGCGCAAGATTGGCTTTTGCCAACGGAGCCTCAGTTGTTAACCTAACTCAGATGTCTGGAGTTGGAACAACAACTGGTGACTTCCAGGCTTCGCTCAATCAGTTGCAGGGTTCAACGGTTGACATCATTGTTCCTTTGACAGTCGGCAGCGGAGCCAGCTTGAACGAGATAACGACTTCTGAGAAGTCGCTTATCCTTCAGGCTGTTTTGTTGCACTGCGAAACCATGTCGAGCCCACAGAACAAGAAGGAAAGAGTTTCTGTTGGTTCGCTAGGTGTTGCTAACGTTGGTGACAATGACACTGTTGACACCTACGTTTTCGAAGCTCAAAACTCACTACACGACAAGAGATCAACGCTCATTGCTCCTGGCAAGTGCACCGTCCAGATTCAGGATCCAAACGGCAGGTTCCAGAACATCGTTGTCGATAGCGCATTCTTGGCTACCGCCTTCGGTGCTTTGTCCTGCAATCCTCTATCTGACGTTGCTACACCATTGACTCGCCAGAGGTTGTCTAACTTCGTTAACATCTCCGCTGCGACAACGGAACACCCCAACGATACCTATCTCGAAATTGAGAAGGACATTTTGGGTGGCGCTGGTGTTTGCGTTATCGACAAATTGGGATCCAACATATTTGTCAGACATCAGCTAACTACTGACCAGTCCAATCCAGCAGTCGGTGAGTTCTCAGTCGTTACCTTGACAGACTTCGTTTCACAGGCTGTCAGATACACAACTGAGCAATACATCGGCAAGAAGTTGATTCCTGCAATTGTTGTTCCAGCAGTCAAGTCAACCATCCTTGCAACAATGCAGCAATTGGCTCAAGACAACATCATCAGCTCAATCGGGGCCATCACGGTTACAGTTAACCCGTCTAACCCCACTGAGATTTTGTCAACGGTCCAGTATGTTCCTGTCTTCCCATTGAACAGGATCAAAGTCACGTTCACAATCAGGACGCAGCTATAATCTAAACAGGAGACGCTAACATGGCATTAACAGACGTACTACAAAACCAACAGCAAATTGCGGTTTCCACTGCGGCCCAGATTTTGGTCAATGGAAGCCTCATCGGTGTTGTTCAGTCCCTAGAACCATCTCAGGACAGAGCAACAACCCCAGTCAGAGGAATTGGTATTGGCGACCGTATCATTTCCCGTATCTGGCAATTGACTGACTACAAGTTGAATGTAACCAAGATGGCTCTTTTCAAGAAGAAGATGATCAATCTCTTCGGCTATGCTGATACATTCAGAATGTTGGCTCAGTTGAGGGTACCCATTGATATTCAGGAGATCTTGTTGCTTCCTGACGGAACCAACATCAGAACAACTGTCTATCGTGGTTGCTACATGACCAGCTACTCTGATCCTAAGACGATCACTGGAGAAATCATAGTTTCAGAAACAGCAGCCTTTGACGTAACATCCGTTGATGATGGCCAGAACTCGCCATTTGACTACGATGTTGCAGTCAATGTTTAATATCACAAGTAAATAGCACTACTCTGAAGGGCTCACGGCCATCGAGCCTGAGCCCTTCAGTTTTAATATAATGAATGGAACCCCATAACCACAAGGAGAGGAAGGACATGGCAATCTCAAAAATAGTATTTTCGAAGGACGTAGAGAAGGAGATCGAGGTAGGGGGACACAAGATCGTTGTCCGTAAGCTTACAACTCGTGATACTTTGGGCCTAGAAGTCGATATGTCGGCTCTTGGCGATGAAAAAGCTGACATCAAGACCATGTTGACAAGCACCATTGACATTCTTTCATCCATCATTGTTTCAGTTGATGGTGAGAAGTCAGAGGGCAAGGAAGACGCCAAAGAGTTCTTGCTGAATCTTGAGCAGAAATACATTAGCGAGATATTCACTAAGGCTTCAATTGGTGGCGATGTCACGGAGCAAGAACTAAAAAACTAAAAAAGGACTTCGCTATTACAAGTAAACTCGATGTCGTTTTCGAGTTAGGCGGAGTCCCCAACGAAGACAAGTATCTCAATCTAACCAATGAGCAGTGGAACATCTTGACGAGGCACAATGTAAATCGTCAGAATGATCAACATGAGCTCATGATGGGTTATATTGAGTATTTGGCTACTTTGGTCTCACCACATCCAAAGGAAACCATCAAGGCTATCGAGCAACGTCATAAGATGTCCAACCTTGAGAAGATCCGCAATGGTGAGCAGGTCAATACTGACGACCTCAAGTTGTTCCACGACGACCATAGGAACACGACATTCTTTGATGCTATTGCTGCAGAGGGTGGAGATCAGGCTCTTGCCGACTTGAAGGCCTTGTTCAACGAAAGACCAGAAGATGCCAAGGCGGTTGAGATGTACACGCCTAAAGTTGATGACCTAGAGTACATACAACGTGCAATGGAAAAGCCCGTCAATGGGGGCATTCAAGATCCCACTGACGGGCCTGTTGAGTTCGACACCATCGAGTTCTAATCGAGCCAGAGCACTCGCCTGACGAAGTTCACAACCTCATCCCAGTGCTGCCACGCATACACCAGATATCCAACGGTATGCTTGTAGATGGCGTAGAACACCACCTTCCAGAAGTAGCAGTAGTAAGCCACGTAGGCTCCCACATCGAACTGGTTCAGGCTATGGCTCTTGAACTGAGGGTCCGTGAGCAGGCAGAAGATGGCCGAGACGACGATGGGGATCCAAAACCCCTTGATGAGTCCCCCGATAAAAGAAAGTATGGGGTTCTCGCCTCGGATGTAGGTTGCCCAATACCACTTTTCCCAGAACTTCATGGCGGCCTCCAAGAAAGTTTCGATTTATGAGACAACTATAACACCCAAACCAATACTTGTCAAGAGGTAGTGATACTTTGGAAAAACCATTTAAAATCATGAGTTTTCGTCAGGCTGTCAAGATAGAGCATCCTGGCGGTATTCCATTGGCTCAAAACCTACAAGATTATGGTCTTGCTTGGGATGGAAATCTCCTGCTTGCCTATGAGCCTCCTGTAGTAATAAAGAATACGATCAGTGTTGGTGTGGTAGTTCGAATCAACAAAACAACTGTTTCGTTCAGCGGAACACTTGAGACAGAGTTTGCTGGCGACACTTTTTCTCCAAGCGAAGACCTCATTGCCTCCGTCCAAAGGGCTGTCAAACAAATGGCGGAGGATATTGGAGAAAAGAACAACGCAACCATTGGAGTTGTAATAGAAGAACTTCTCGACTATTGCACCGTAAACGTTCCTGTTAAGCAAATCTACGAGAAGATCAGAGTTGAGTATCCAGCCGAATATAGAGCCATGAATCTTGAGTACAAGAGAAGAACCGGCTCAAGTATTGAGGAGGCTGTGCCTGAACTCGTATCTCAACAGCAGGGATATCGATTTGGAAAACTCACCTCTTTTACAAAGACCGCTTTTCAGAAAAAAGAGCTCGTCACCATTAACCAAGAAAGACTTGAAGACCTAAAGAAAGCAAATCCAAAACTTCATGCAAAGATAGTTGAACAACTTGAACAAATAAAGCCCATCAATGGCAAATACATTGTTTTTGACACAGCCAAGGATGACACAATCTTTCTTGTTGGTAAGAATCCAAAGAGTGCAACAGGTCTATCCAAAACAGATCTGGCTGTTCCAAAAGCCATTTTTGATGCTTTTGAAGAAGAGAAGGAAGACGATCTTGAATGGATGTCTGCTGAAGATAAAAAATTCTTTGGAGTTGAGAGTCCCGAAGATAAACAAAAACAAAAGGAATCTCTACAAAAACAAAGGAACACACAGAAAGAAATAGTTCAAAAACTTGGAATTCCAAATGAAGCATTTGCTGATTTGGATACTGCCATAAACTACTATCCTCAATTGATCAGGTTGAGAGAAGAGCTTCAAAAGCAAAACATCCCTACAGCAAGAAAGGTCGATGTTATTTTGAAGAAGGTCGAGACAGCTCAAAAGGAATCTTTAGAAAGAGATTTTGAGTGGAAGAAAATTCCTATGGAAGCTCTGCAGAATCCACAGGTAGCAAATCAGTACAAGAAACAAATTCTTGAACTTGCCAACCTTTATGCAAGCAAGAACCACCACCCCCTTAACATCTTCACCAAATTGGTGCAGAGCCTAAAAAATACCCCTCCTAGCACCAAAAACTAATAACCAAAAGAGACCAACATGGCCGACTTAACACCAGCTCAAGCCAAAGAGCTAGCTGACGCCTATCAAAAGGCGCTTAAGATTTCTGTAGATCTTTCTAAGAAAGCTCAGCTAGTTTACTTGGCTACAAAAAACACTAAATCAGAAGCAAATGCTGTTTTGGGTCTAAGACAGCAGGTGATGAAGACGTATGCAACAGAATACGCTGCTCTGAAGAAGATTGCTGAGACCAACAAGGCTTTGGCTTCCATTGAGGCTCAGAGGTTAAAGACTCTCGTTAATATGGATGTTGAGTTAGAGAAGCAGGAATCAATCCTAAACAACATCAATCTTCAAAATGAAAAGGCTAGAAAGATTCAAGATCAAGAACTAGACATCATGAGAAAGAAAGGTCAGATGTTAAGGGCTTATCTTTCTGATCTTAAGCTCAGTGCAAAGCGAGCCTTCCAAACCGAAAGTGGGCACACAACCGCAACCTCTGTCGCTCAGGGTACTGCAAAAACAGGAGCCGGAGGCATAGGTATTGCTCAAGACCCAAAGCAAATGCTTCAGGCGCTTGGTCCTTGGGGTATTATCATAGGTTTTATTGCTGACATCATCGACGGCGTAAGGATGATGGGTGGTGAGCTGCACAAGGCTTCTGCTGAGAGTGGAAAGTTTGCCGATTCATTTGAGAACACAAGGAAAGAGTCTCAGAATCTATTTAGTAATCAGATAGAGTTGATGACTAGATATGGTTTAACCGTTAAGGAAGCTGGTCAGATCTATGGAGAACTGAAATCAACTGGTCTTGAGGCTCTTGGAGTAATTCCGCAGACAGGGGACGCACTTAATAACCTTGCTCTTGATGTAATGTCATTTGCTAAGGCCACCAATCAGAGCACTGCCCAAGTTGCAGAACAATATGCTCAGATCGTCAGGACGTTTGGCAAAGATTCGAGGAATGCTAAACAACTAACCGATACCTATAACAAGATCTTTACAGTAGCTTCAAAGGCTGCTGACGCTGGCTTTGGCAAGATGTCTGAGTTGGTTAGTACGGTCTTTTCTCTTGGCGAAGCATTCAAAGACGTTGGTATGTCTGCTGACAGCGTTGTTAGAGTTGTCAATGGAATGACTGGCGCTCTAAAGAGTTTGAAGTTTGCTGCCAATGCAGCCGACATCAATAGGATTGCTTCTGGTATCTTGGGCATCACCAAAGCCTCAGAGGGCTGGCAGGTCTTCATGGGCAAGTTGTCGGGAATGTCCGGTGGTTATGCTCAGACGTTGTTCCAGATGCAGCAAAGAGGTTCTGACTTTGCTTTGCCTGGCGCTGGTAAGTTTGATGCTGGCAAGACAATTCAATCATTCAGAGGAATGTTGAACGCTACAACTGGTGGCATCTCTGATCCAATGACCAAGCAGTTGATGATTGAAAAGATGGGTCAGCAGGTCGGCATGGACACGCAAACCACGCAGGTCTTCCAAAGACTCATGTCTGGTGGCATGGATGAAGGTGCGGCAAAGAGTGACTTGGAAAAGATACACAAAGCCGCCATCGACAACAATATGTCAACTAAGGGAATGTTTGACATGCTCAAGGAAATCTTGGTCGGCATGATTGCCAAACCCATACTTTTTATATGGAAGCTTCTGGCTCGATGGAAAGGCACAGACAAGGAAAAGGAAGCTGCCAAAAAGATGGGCGATGCATTCGACAAGGTTGATCAGCCACAAGAAAAAACTAGCGGAATACGTCATAGCGCTATTGGTTCTGATGTTACCCGCAGTGGTTTGATGATGGTCCACGCTGGCAATCAGGTTGTTCCAATGGCAAAAGCCCAACCCTTTAAGGACAGAATGAGAGCTGGTGGAGCCGGTGGCGGAGTCAACCTGTCATTTAATGTTATGATTGATGAGAAGTCTTTACACAAGAAGTTTATGCAAATGGAACAACAAACCCTTGATTTGTTACACAAACAGCAAAAGGGTAACTTTTGATAGAATAAGAGAATCCAATGGCCAGCATTAATCCGATCAACTTACTAAACGGTGGACCCGAACTTCTAGGCGAGGTTGCAGATAATCTGCCACCAGTATTGTCTAGTCGTGCTGGTGCTGCTGCAGGACAGATAGGCAGCAACCCCATCATTACGGAAGTTCAGAAGCTAGCTGGGCAAACGGGCATTCCTGGACTTGCTGACATTGTTCAACAGCAGTCTTCATTCCCATACAAGAAGCCAGTGTCTTTCATGTTGAAGAACAGGGATGGACAGCTTCTTAAACCACCTGCTGGTTCCGTTGACAACTTCAAGGACGGCTACTTCTTTAAGATGTTTGTCAACCCAAGCAATCTATCTATTACAGAACCACCGAAGACCGTTGTTCCAATCAGAACATTGGGCGGCTGGAGAGTGCAATATTGGTATCCAGATATGGGAACTTTACGTGCAGATGGCGTCATCGGCAATATGTTGGAGAGGTATAACAGGGACTTGAAGGATTCAGCGGCATGGAGAGGGTTCAGGAAATTGATCAATATCTACAGAACGAATGGAGTTGCCTACCTTTCTAATCCCTCAACAGCAAGCAGGATCAGTCTACAAGCCTCGTTTGCTCCCATCGCAGTCTGCATCTTTGACAAGAATCAATATGAGGGCTACTTCGAGAATCTGGAGTACACAGAATCCGAAGACACGCCTCATACCATAAAGTATAGCTTTAGCTTCCGATTCTTAAACAACATACAGTTAGATGACATCCCTGGCATCACCAGAGAGGCTGGCCTTGACGCAAGCATCTTGAATGCTGGCACAGCACTGAGCAGAAGACTCTTCTAAGGAGAAGTATGGCAGACCTAAGTAAGTTTAATGGCTCGTCTATCCCGCAGTACTTTAACTACACGTACGATGCGCCAGACGCCATTATCATACTCAATAGGGGGAGCAAGTTCGAGCAGGACATCACCAACGATGTGATTTCTGCTACGACTAGCCATTCTACTGACAGCATTGCTGGAAGCTTCAACATCACCATTGACAATACTAACGACAGGTATGTTGACAGATTCGGATATTGCTTTATCAAGAAGATGAGCTCGGTTGAGATCTTTGTAAAGTCTCTGCAACCAAAAACGTCTACGGCATCTGAGAAGGCCCCAGCAGTTGATGGATCAGTAGCCATACCTGCGGGCACCAAAAATTTAAGAGAGGTCATTGATACCTATTTTCCAACAGCCAATGAGACTGAGAAAGTAAAGATTCAGTCCGACATGATTGCCTTAAACACTGGAATAAACTCAGCTCAGGGCGGCTACAAGATTGACAAGGTTAGTGTTGCACAGCAGTTCTCATCAACACTCAAGCCATTCGGAGGCGGAAGTTCTATATCAGACTTTGGTGTTACATTTGCTTTTTATGACACAAGTAAGGGAAACAAGGGGCTTGTTGTCATACCATCAAAGATAGTCTCTGACGGACTCAGTGAATGTCGGTTTATACCAGACAATGCAGATGACCCTGGTATCAAAACAGTCATCGACTACATTACACCCATATCTGTCACGAGCAAGATATCTCTAAAAAAAGAGGATTTTGATAATCCCGACACGACAACTCCAGAGGGCGCAGCTCGCTGGGAATCCATTCTAAAGCAACCAATCAAGATTCCAGTGCTAGACTCCTTCTATCAAAGAATATTTTTGGGAGTCATCCTCAATGTTTCCCAGAACATCTCACCTGGATCATCGCTCTCCATCAACTTATCTGGTAAGACCAATGGTTATTGGATGGAAGCTTCCAAGGTCAACATCTTTCCTGGTGGATTTGAGACAGTAGCCAACAACGTGGAGTTGTCTGCGACAGCCAACAGATATGCACAGAGTCATGCCTTGGACATCTTTAAGGACTTGATCAGATATAGCACCGACGACCTTTTGACTGTCTCTGACTTCAACCTCGGTGTCATTGGAACAACCCAAAGCCAATTAGCTCTCAGCTCCTATCTAAGCAAGCCTGTGCTAAATGAATACGGCGATCCATGCACAGATGAGAACGGCAATGTTATTTACAACACATTTCCGTCCCCAGTCAAGCAATTGACTAATCTGGATGTTCAAGAAGCCAACCTCTATAATGCAGTCGTTTTTGACGGTCAACCTGCTCCAAGCGATAGGTGGAAAAAGCTCGGCGCTGATCATGCCTCTTTGCAGTCCAAATTGAAGACTGTTCAGACACAGGAAGAGTCAATTAGAGACAACTATGCAACTATCATAGCTAATTCAACCGCCGAAGATAGAGTTGTTGCTGAGAAAAGAAGAGACATTGCCCTACAACCAGTACTAAGCCAGAAGGAACAACTTCAAAGAGACATCAGTAGTGTAAGGGAAAAGATAGAAGAATTGCCAGACTTCAAAGCCAGTAAAGAGGCTGTCTCAACAAACAAAATCGAGGCCCAGAATACCATCGCAAAGCTTACCAAGGCTGGTAGGGAAGAAATTCTAAAGAGAACTGGCATCATGGATCACTGGAAGCAGATATTCTCCCAGAACATCCTTGAGGTTCTTGATCAAGAAAACTTCCTCAACATGGTTTACCCATTCAAGTGGGACATCAGAGCCCCTGAGGCCTCTATGGATGGAGACTATGTTGCCAAAGCTGATCTTGCTCGCATGGTGGCAGAAAGCCTCATGTACGAGTTCTACATGGACACCAATGGTCACTTTGTTCTAAAGCCACCACTTTACAACATTGGAATTCCTCTCAACGACACAAACTACATTGTTGAAGATATTGACTTGGTTTCTCTCAATATCAATGACTCGGCCGAGGGCATCATAACCCGCATTGGTGTTACTGGAGACTATGCTGAGGCAGCTAACGTTACGCTTGAGAAGGCTCAGATCTACAACATCCACCAAGATCTAACCCTCATTCGTGACTATGGATTCCATGCACACGAGATATCCAACAGGATGTTCTTGCATAGTTTTGCTGACTGCAGAGACTTCGGCAAGGCCTACATGACCAAGAACAACATGGAACTCCTAAGTGCTTCGTTGACCATTGTTGGAAGACCCGAACTCAGACTTGGATGCTCTATCTACATCAAGCCAAGGGACATTGTTTTCTACATCAAAGAGATATCTCACGAGATTTCTGCTGGTGGTGAATTCAAAACAACCCTAACTCTCGTTGGTGGCAGAAGGATCGTCACTGGATTCCCAGCTACATTGGGAGTCAACAGGTTTGTTGTTGATCAAAAGACTAATCAAGTTGTAGGGGCTGAGACATCAAAGGTTGCCACCCACTACTATGTCCTAACCAGCTCGCTTAATCAGCAAGCCCTAGAAGATATTGTCTTGAGAGACCCAGAGACGGGCGAACCCATAAGGGACACGTCAACGGGAGAATTTATCAGAGCTGATGCTTCAACGACAATACAAGCATCTAGAACAGCCTTTGGATTCACAGATGACACGTCTCAGGCAACAACCAGCAATGATCCATCTAATGTCCCTCGTATTCTAAGAAACGTCTATCAGATAACGTCTCACGTAAACCCAGAACTCATTGGACTTATTGTTGACTTGAATAGTAACACTATTTCTGAGATCAATAAGGCAAACTATGACCTCATCAATGGTGTAAACGAGACCAACTTTCCACTGTCCGCAAAAGACCTGAACATAAATAAGGAAGATCTTGGATATGCATTAGGCTTTATCAGGTCAAGTTTTAAGTTGTTTTGCGAAAACTATGGCATAACCAGCAAGGATCTCTTTACTATCGGCAAGAAAGAAGCGTTCATCATCAAGTTTTTGGCTGACTCTAAAGCTACCATAGAGACACAAAATCCAACTGGCATATTCGGATTCCTTTCAGATCAGGCAGTTAAGACGACTGCCATCAAAAAGCAAATCGGCGCTGCCTGTCTAGCCTTCAATCAATTGATAGCTAGTTTGGACACAAACTACGACTATAGGCAATATACGGATAATGACGGAAGAGAATTGCCTGCTTACTTGGACTATGGCAAGACCTTGATCATAGAAAGTAATCGTTTGGCTGTAAATCAATTTAATATAATACAAGCAAGCACAGACGAGCAGAATCTAAAGAAGGCTCAAGAAAAGGCAATTAAAGCAAAGGGTAATGTGGCTGACAAGTCTAACCTGACCAAGACTCAGGTTCAGACTACTTTTGCTAAACAGATAGCTGCTGCACAAAAGCAGGCACAAGAGACGCCTAATACTTCGCAATACATTCCAGGAGACTTCGGTCTCTAAAGGTTGGACATGAACGGTAAACCAAAGTCAAAACTAGACGTAGGCAACAGCCAGGGAGTCCTTGATAACGTCAAGGGTATCACTAGGCGTTTGTCGATGAAGATCGCCAAGATACGCAACGTCTATCCAAAGGAAAACACAGTTGACTTGGAGTGGTTGTGGCCTATTCGTGGTGGTGCTGATAAGGTTAGCATTGGTCGTCCCTACATTGGTTTTAGAAGCGGCATTCACTTTGTTCCTGAGGTCGGCTCTATCGTCATCATAGGATATGCCTTTAATCAGATGGTTATGCTCTCCTATCTGATGCCGTCTGACTATGAGAACTTGCTCAATGCCATGCCAGACTCGACGGGCAAGCCATCTAGAATTCGTCAAATGGATATCGGAGAGATCTCGCTAAACAGCATTCAGGATTCAGAGATCTACCTTAGCGAACAAGTCACGATTAGAGACAAGAACCTAAACAAGATTGTCATCAATCCAGAAGATGGCTCCATCCTCATTGACTCATTGGAGTTCTATGTCAGCAACGAGGCTGGCGACCTTCATATGGGCATGGTCAAAAGAAGTGTTGATGGAAAAGAAAAGATCATCACAGACGATGGCAAAGATCCCATCACCACTAATGGCGGCAATGCTCTAACTGAGCTAAAGATAACTGTCAATGAGTTTGCTGATGGAACTCTTTTTGGAGACTCTGACAACACCAAAATAGCTGATGTTACCATAGGCACGGTTGTCAATGAGGATGGCAAGAAGGTTCTCAACCAAGCTGGAAACGAGATAGTTTGTGAGATTAAACTGGCATCTGGAGCTCTAGTTCAAATCGACAAGAAGGGAAAGATCAACTTCAACGAAGGCAATATGTTGAAGCCAACCGAAGTTGTCGTTCCACCCACTGATGGACTAAGCCAGCCGTCTGATGTCAAGTTCACCAATACCGCCCAGCAACGTGCAGCCAGAGAGGGTGACAGAGTTGTTATACCTATAACTACTCCCACTCAATCTCAAATAGACCATCCTGGATTGCTCACAAAAGCTACATTTAATCAGACTCAAATGTTCCAAATTGCCTCGATGTTTTACACCATCATGGGACCATGTTTCTTTGTTCCAGCGGGTGTAGACAACAGGCTTGTGGGCGAGATAACCCAAGGCAGCAACGATGTTTTCATAGGCAGCTTAGATAAGTCTAAGGAAGCCCAGGAAAATAATAACAACTCTTTATAAAAAACTAATATAGAGGAACCCAATGGCAAGCATAGACCTAAATACAGCCAGAATCATAGTTGAAAAAGCCATGCGAGACAACAACCTTGGCGGAGAGGTGGTTGCCAATGGCGTGACCATGGATCTTGAAAAAACATGGAAAACGGTTGTAGAGGTCAATGGGCAGGTCATCCAAATCCCCATTAACTATCAGAATTTTAGGGATGCTATAGCCAAGTCCATTGTGGACACACTCACAGCCCTTCAGGCTACTGGTCAGATCTCATCTGGTCCCGTCAATGCTCCTGGACAACAGATCGTTGTCGAATCACAAAACGTCAACATGAACGCACCGCTCATCAACCTGAACACGGCTACGGTCTCACCTGCAGCTAGGGTTGGCGATGACATACTAATAAGCGATCCAGCCTTCTTGGCTTGGATAGTTTCTGTTTCAACAGCTCTTAGCATTAGTCCTTACCCAGTCCTTATTTCTGGAAAGATCACAAGCGGCAGCTCGACGGTCAATATAGGCGGATAAGATGGCAGACAATAGATTCTTTGCAGTCCAAGCTCAGGGCTCAACCTACGGACCCATACAAGACTCTGAATGGAAGCAAGAGTATTTAGGTAGCGTCAAGGTTGGTTTAAGCAACTCCAATAGAGCTGCCTACAAGATAGCCGGTGTGCCTGGAAATCCATCAAGCACCTCTATCTCAGCCCAACCAGCCCTGCAGGCTAAGTTTGGAGTTCTTGACCAGCTCGCATACATATACAGCAAAAACAACACAGTAATACTGATATACAGCTACAATCAGTCGCTTGATGACATCACAGACATAAAAGTTATTGTGACAGTTAAGCCTGAGTGGGCAGCGGACCCAAAGGTTGATCCGGACATTAAGGTAGGTCCACAAGAGTTTTCTTTCATCAAGCCCATCACCCAAGAACAAGTCAATATTCTTGTCAAACAGATCAACATAGCAAAGTTTATCGGCAAGAGAAGGTCTGATGTTGAATCCGAAGTCAACGCCTTCATTGATACTCTTGCCACAGCCGTTGAAGTCTATCCTCAGTTTTCATTTGCTCATGGAGTAGACAACTCAATTTCTGACGACAATAGTGAAATTGAAAAGTTAAAGTCTGAGATAAAGGAATTAGAGAAAGTCATCGACAACACCTTTGCTTCACCGAATGAGAAGAATGCAGCTCAGGCGGAGATAAACAAGAAGAACGACAAGATAACGTTTTACAAGACAAGCGTCGAGGTCAAGAAGAAACTTGCCACCCCCATAAAAGCCGGTGCGTCCAAGTTAGAGTTGAACATCAACAAGTTCGTTGGTGATTTCAAAAGCACTATCATGGCTGTGTATGATGCGGTTGAGCCAGATGAAGCAAAGGCCACCGAGAAAAAGAAGCAAAACGACAAGTTGAGGCAAGAAAGACAAGACGCCGTAAGGTCTGGTTTGGCTGTTGATAAAGCCAAGCAAACCCAAGAGGCTCTGCGTGAAAAGCAGTTAGTAGAGAACCAAATCATTGAACTAGCGCCTGCTACGGGGGCCAATGAATTTACCAGAACTGTTGGGCTTGATAAGGCCACGTCCATTCTTGATGTTTTGAGGTCAGAGGAATCGATCTCAAACTTCAAGGAAAAACACATCAACGTAAAGACAACTACTGGCTCTGGATCTTTACCAAACCAAGATGATACTAGTGTATGTAAGGAACTTTTGTCAAAGTTCAGCGCCACTGATATCCAGAACATGATCAAGTCAATTGATGACAAAATAACGGCCAACAATACCTCCATGCTAAAGAATATGATTGATCTAAAGAAGATGCAGAGCAGTGGCGGGTTCCAGTTCATGGCAGCATTCTCAGGTTTCGGTGGAGTAGATTTTTCAAATCCCAATCTGTCTTTTCCTGACATTGACTTTGCATCCATTAAAAACGGACTTGTAGAAGGCATAAAGAGCGTCAAGGATTTGACTGTGAAAGAGATAAGTTCTGAGTATGGACAGGTCGTGGCCACTGGGAATGATCTCATAAGCAATGCAAAAGCCACCGTTTTGGGCATGGTCAACAAGAATATGAACGCCGTGGACTTCAATGCAGTCCTAAAGAACGTTGACACCAAAACGCTATCTAAGTGCCCGACCCTCAGTGCATTGAAGAAGAACATGCAGAACCCAGGCAATGACACGAAGAATAGTGTTGATAGCATTAAAAATGAAGCAGAATTGGCGGCAAGATCTGTCAACGAAAAGATATCAAGCGCAGAGTCTATTGCCAACGAACAAAAAGAACTACAAGCTCAAAAGCAATCGCTACTCGATTTGATAAATTCAGGAGCCGTAAAGTAACATGGGTCTATTTGATGACATTAACTTCAATGCAGAACCGTCACCCAACAGCAGCCTTGATCTAAGGTTGTTGGACACTCCATGTGACCACAGAATACGTGACGAACAGGTAAACCTTGATGTCATCTCTCTTCTAACAAACACCCCGGTCAGCGGCAATCATGTGACCTACAACATTGCCTCGTATGCGGGACAGATTGACCCAGAAGCATCTGTAACTTTCACCACCAATTTCCCATATGTTAACGATGGTAGTTTCAGCATGTCCCAGTCGGTTGTGTTGAATATAGCAACTCCAATCACAGAAGAAATCATAGTAACCTCTCCAGTCTCCAACTTGGTGAGCCTTAAGTTTCCACCCAAAACCAACAGTGTCACAGCTAAACAGAAGATAGTTCTGTCAAACGATGAGATAGTCTATCAGCCATTCACTCGATACAACCTCTATCAGCTATATGGACAGATAGAGTTTACAAACGTGGCCGATGTTGGATCCACCATTATCTTTAGTTACTATGCTGACAAGAAACGCATCAATGCTGTGAACCTAGACAAGACGATCAATTATGAGTTCGTTGGGATGAACAACAAAAATCAGGGTGTCTTTAGGCTTTATGGAAGAGCCCTTCTTAGCACACGTCCCACTCTCTTTGTTCGCTACAGGACAACACAGCCAAACTGCCCCAAGTGTTTGGGTGTTGGACAACTCAATGACCTTAATATTGATAGGTCTGGAAGGCTGCAACTGGTCTATGACTTCTCCAAGTTGATTCAAGACTACTTCAAGAGACTCTACACGGAGAAGGGTTCAAATCCATTCGACGCTACCGATGGCACTAATCTACCCACTATGGTCGGTATTGCGAAGGGCGATGGACTTTTGATGCAGTCTTTGGTGCAAGCGGAAGTTGTAAATCTCCTGTTTGCCATAAGACAGAAGCAAAGAAACCAGCAGGGCATTCAAAACATAAGCTTGGCAGAGCAAATTGCTCAAATAAACAACATTGAAGTTAGATCCATAAGCCCAACAGATATATCAGTGAGAATTGAAGTGCTATCAAAATCAGGAAAAATAGAGCAGATAGGCTCTACGGTATCCTTAATTTCAGGGAGTTAAGTCATGGCAACAAGAACTAGAGATGAGGTCGTCTTAGACCTTATAACCAACATACTTAGATCGTCTGAGCAGGCCGACACATTCCCTGGTCAAGTCATTAGAGATATCGTTGTCAACTCTCCGTCTGCAGAGTTTGAAAATCTCTACAATCAGTTGGATAGATTGAGCCTATCACAATCTATTGCCAACGCCAACTTGATGACAACTCAAGAGTTGGATGATCTTGTTTCAAATTATGGCATCACCCGCAGAGGCTCACAGAAGGCTTTTGGACAAGTCACCTTCTACACTCCAACGGTTCCGTCGAGCATTGTAAGGATTCCTCAGGGCACCAGCTTGGGAACAAACATTGGTGTAACTTCTAAGGAAATCACATTCTCCACAAGAACGGATGCCGTATTTGACCCAGCTCTTGAGGGTGTCTACTTCAATCCAAATACCGGCAATTATGAGATCACTGTTGACATTGTTTCAGACAATCCTGGCACAGAAGGTAATGTTGGTCCCTACACCATTACAAAGGTGCGCAATGGCAACTTCCCATTCAATGTCACCAACCAGAACTCAACGACAGGTGGCGTTGATCAGGAGTCAAACAACGATCTAGCCATCAGGGCTCTAAACATCCTCTTGGGAAGCAACGTTGGAACTAAGACTGGCTACGAGGGAACAGTACTAAGCCAAGACAGCGTATTGGATGCCCTTGTGGTTGGTCCTGGAGACCCGCTCATGACAAGAGACGGTGGCTTTGGTGGAAAGGTTGACATCTGGACAGTGACCTCGCCCATCTCTTACGTGCAGCAGAGTCCAGATAACAACCCAGATACCATCATTGCTAACTGGAACTATGCTGACCAGTTCACAAGAGGTTTCGAATACAATTTCCCACTTCTGCCCGTGGACGCAAACTCACCACTGACAGTTACAGCTTCAACATCTCCAAGCGGAAACATAACCAACGTATTGCTTTACGAATCTAGGTCTCCAGCTCCTTCGGGGGTCGATTACGTCAATCCAAGTGGAGCAAGATACCACTATACGGCCTTCATAGCCGACGACAACGAGACTGCCCACTCGGTACGGGCAAACGACTACATCTTGTGGAACCCCGATGAGATGGAATACTTGAGAACATTCAACCCAAGTGGAACACCTTACAGTGGAAACATTTTGTCGGTCAACATTGCCTATTCCTACAATCAGACCATCAACACTGTTCAGGGCGTAGTTGATGCTGACGATAGACACATCATTACCGCCGATGTCTTGGTCAAAGAGGCTCAGAAGATTTTGGTGGACGTTGATATGGATGTTGTTCTCTACAAGCAGTTCAAGGAAACTGCTGTTACCGAGCAGACCACTATTGCCAATGTTGAGGATGCCATAAGGTCAGCCATCAACAACACTCAGCTAGGAAACACTGTTGAAGAGTCTGATCTAATTCAGGCTGCTCACAATGTCGAGGGTGTCGATAACGTAATTGTAAACAGCGTCAGAATTACCAAGAAGAGGTCTGAACTCTTTGACGTTGCCCAGCAGCAGATCACTGACGAAACAAGCGCTCCAAACCAGTACTTTGAATCCGACCTAATCACAGTGGAATCAGTCTAATATGAACTCAGGCAATCCATCTATTGACTCGTTATTTGACGGACTCAGCTCCATCTATCGTAAAGACGATGGAATGGTTCACTCCAACCTGTACACCTTCATTGGTGCCTATGGTGAAGTTTTTGCTGACGCCAAGAGAAAATACGACCAGATAGCTAACAATAGATACATCAATACTGCCTCGCCTGATGCTCTTGAGGACAACTTTGGTATTTTGATTGACTTCCCGAAGCCTCCACGCCTAAACACACTCACAAACGGTGATGAGATCTATAGGTCAATGCTTAGAGCCATGTTCAGGGTTTTCCAAAGCGGCTCAACCAATGCGTCTATGAACTTGGCTCTGGATACGGCCGCCTCGTTCCTAACCATTGACCCAAGAACCGAAGATGCTGTTACGGTCATCAACTACACAAATCTGTTGTCTGTAGACAATCAGGTTGAACTTACATGGAATGCCGTCAAGACATCTGGCGATTTTGTCATTGGTGTTGCTGATCCATCGGACATCATCTTCTTCCCATCCGACCTAATTGTTACCAACTACAATGACGACAGCAGAATAATAAGCTTTACTGGAACTGTCAACACTGGTGTTCAGTATCAGATCATCTATAGCAGAGACAACACATCTTACCGTGGAACTAACTGGATCAACACAACCGACTCGACTGAGGTAAGAACATCTCCATTGGCTCTACGTAGTGGAACCATTCCGACCTTCAACGATCCTCAGTTCAGCTATTGGTGGAACACCTACAATGCTGATGGTCAAGGCGTAGTCATTGATGAGTTCTCGCTAAACAGAACAGAGTCGTCATTGGCTTGGAGACTTCCTGAGAAGACTATCCAGTTCATTTCACCATTCAACAATGACAATGTTTTGACTAGGACCATTGAGTTCTACAACAATTCAGGTCTTGCCTACGACATCAACACGGTCAGCGCAGATAATCCAGACGTGACGTTTAGCGACATTCCTCTAAACTATTACACGGATGTTTCTGCGAACTTCACAGACTACTATGTGAGGTATAGCAACAATAACAGTGGACCAAACGTTGCATTGAGTCAATTTACTGGAGCTATGCCAAAGTTCCTAAAGAAATACAGGAGCATAGAGTTTGCCTCTCAGAACTTCGGTACGCTTGACTTCTTTGAGAAGAATGACAGCTTTGATGTCAATGATTTGTTTGGATCTGGCACAAAGAACATCTGGGTGAACGTAGAAAACGTTGACGGTAGATACATTCTAAGCAACGAAAACGTCTATCAAAGAGAGTTTAGCCTGCACGAAAACGTCCTTTTCTTAGAAAACTTTAGTGCAGGAAATCTCAATAAGATATCATCCACCTACTCGGATGGGGTTAGAATCAGCGATCTAGTTGGCGTTCCCCTGACAGACAAAGAGGATTGTCTCATGATCATTTGCCCCGCCTCTGGGGTAAATGTATCTGCTTCTCCCATATTGAATTCTGGAGTCTTGGCAGCGGCCAACCATGTTGAGGTTGACTTCCTTGACAGTCTAAACTCTGGGACTGCAACTTACATAGATGTTATCAGAACCGGCACAAGTGGAGAATACAACAAGTTCAGATTTGGCATTGATACAGACACAGCCGAGTTCGAGTTCACGACATCAGACCCATTTGCTATCAGCAAGGATTTTGGTTTTGTTGAGACCTATTTCGACAGCACTGTTTCTACAACAAGGGCAGTTGTTGTTTCGGGTGTTACTGATGGCATCCTAAACCCATACGTCTATACGACAGGCACCAATCCAAATATCTTGTTCTCAAACACATCCATCATGACAACTGGAGATGTCGCTGCTTTCCCCAACGCCTCCAATAGCATTGTAGGAAACTCGGATAAGCTATCGATTCAGTTTAAGATGGGAATCTATACGTCATTTGTGATTTCAAATTGGAAGCTGTATGGCACTGGAAACATCACGAGTGTTCCATTCTACAATCAGGAAACATTCAGCATGTTCGCAACAAACACTGCCCCCTTCTGGTACATCTCATCAAATACGAACTCATTTGATCCGAATACGGAAACATTCACGCCACTGACGAATGGCGGTGTCTCAACCATACCTGTCTCCACTGGCATATCGACTATTGAGTTCATCAAGGGTAGTGGTATTTATGTTGATGGTGTCTTCTATGGTTCACTTGGTTCGCTAGACAATCCTGGGTTGAGATGGGGAGATCTCGGTATCAATGGCAACTATGGAGATCCTAAGTCGTTGATGATACTTGCATCTACCGGAACCGAGGTCTATCACTACGAGGTTTCAAATCAAGCATTGAAGACTCAGTTCTATGCGACGGTTGCCAACTTTAGTGGCATCTCGACCACTACGTTGCCCTACTACTATCAGATCTTTACCGACCCCAACAACGACATTGCTCAAAAACAATACTTAATCCAATACCCAAGAACCTTCGGTTGGAATCGTCTCAAGGTTGATTTTGGCACCAACTACTCTGGTCTCAATGCCTATTTGGGAGAGAATCTTTTCTACGGAACCGGCACTATTGGTTTTGCGGGACACATCACACCCGTCAGTGGCATCTCTCTAAATAGTGATACATACTACCCTGAGTCTGAATTCAGCTATTTCGATAACATTAAGGTTTCCTATTACGATTCTAGTTCAACGCTACCCAATTATCAGGTGGCCATAAACTTGCAGGAAGATTGGGCTGGTTCATCCCTTTCTGATAGCACCATTGTTGATAACAAGTTTTTTGAGTTAGATCCTCAGCCCAACTTCCAGTTCAATGTTTTGATTAAGGGCTTGGACGAGTCATTTATTTTCATTATGAACAAGATCATCGAAAAACTAAAACCAGCGCATACCATCGCTACATCTGTCTTTGAAAAAGAGCAGGTTTTGGACACCACGACATTGGTTCCAATCATCTCCAATACTGGAACCGACTGGGAAACGGGTAATATCATGAACAATATTATCATTAATTCCACAGGTCAGAATGTCCAGCCCACCTTGGATCTTCCAGGCTATATCACCATAAGCGGATCGGGCATTTAAAAGCAGCCCATAATTTATAAAAAAGTATTACATAAAAGATATATAAAATGAGGTAAAAATGGCATCCGAACCATCAGGCGCAATCCTTAACTTCCCTCCGGGAATCGACGTGTACTCCACGAAAATCGACGCTGGCGTTATCATCAGCGGCGAGGCTCATGTCGTACCACTCTCTAACCCATACACGATTTCCCTATCTCATATTCCCCAGCTAAGCAACCCGTCCAACATCATCATTCCTGGCTTTACGGAAGTAACGGGACTGCCCAGCCCAAACCAATTCCAAGTCAACTATAGCGGAACTGGAGCTGGCTCGGTCATGTTCAGCGCCTTCAACGGTGGTAATGCCCTGAATGTTACGTTCACAACGGCTGGAGACAACATTGTAGCCGAATGGTTCAATAGCCTACAGACCTCAGTTGTAAGCATCGAAAACTTCATTGTAAGCGGTCTTGGCATCTCTGGAAACTATGTCCCTGTCACCGGCGCTACTGTAAACGGCTCCATCACTCTTTCTGGTGGAAACCTACAGACAGCATCATCTGGAACCAACCAAATAGGCACGAACTCGGCTCCATTTGCCCACATGTACTCAAACAATGTTCACACCAACAACATTGTTTCAGTCAACGGCAATGACTCCATTAGACTTGGCGCAAGCATCATCGTTAGCGGTAACTCTACAGCCCAACTCGTCAGCAACAACAACGTTACCCTAAGCGGCTTGAACACAGTAACCATCTTTGCCAAGAACTCTGGCGTCAGCATCATTTCAGATGTCGCAGGTGTAGTTGTCGCAGGACACACTGTTCCAAGCGCCAGCAGCACCTTCGATCTTGGCTCCACCACCAACAGATGGAGAAAGGTTTGGGCAGATGAAGTAAGCATCACTTCTGGTCCATTCGTCCGCACCACGGGCGACACAATGACTGGCGACCTTATCATGTCAACAGGGGCCAGCCTTCGCACTGACAGCATCAACAATGCCTCAAGCGACCTAACCATCACCTCTGCTGCCGACATCAACCTAAACAGCAACATCCTTACTGTTACGTCAAACAACGTTGACCTCAACGGTGTTCTTAGCGCAAGTCCTTTTGTTATCACAAACAATGCAGACATCGTACCAGCCACGCCGAGCACGTTCAATTTGGGATCATCAAGCAATCACTTTGCAAACCTCTATGTTGATAACATCGAGGGAGCTGTAGCCTCAGGCATGTTCGTCAGACTCTCTGGCGACACCATGTTTGGTGACTTGACGATGGGCTTTGGCTCAGACATCAATGTTGAAACATTGAATTCGCTCGTTCCATCTGGCGGCATGACTTTCAATGCTGGCGAGTTCAATGTCAATGCAATAAACAACATTCGCTTTGCCATCAGCCCCAGTGGCGTTCAGAAGATGGAGATCGGTCTTTCAAACATCTATGTAAACGATGATGTTCTTCCAGCCGAAAGCGGAACCATTGACTTGGGATCTCCAACGCTCCACTACAGAGCTGTCTATGCCGACAACATCTACATGAATGCCATTGGCTCTGGAGTAACCATTGAGGATGCCGTACTTGGCAATGTATCCGTAACTGGAGCAATGACTTTTGAGGCTGGTTCATCACTTGGAAACAGCTCGTCAGGCACAATCAACATTGGTAGCCCAGGTAGCCCATTCGGAACCATCTATGCAACAAGCATTGTAACTGCAGAGTCAACTGGAAACTTCATCAGTAAGTTTGGCGACACAATGCTTGGTGTCCTCAATCTTGGCACGGGCTCAAGCATTACCGCTTCTGGTTCTGGTGTAAACAACATAGGCTCGCCATCTAATCCAATGGGAATGATCTTTGCCACGGGCATTGTTTCACCTGGCTTGGATGACATGTACGTAAACGTCACTGGCGATTTGATGACGGGAGCCTTGACTCTACCAGAACTATTGTCAACTGGAACTCTTGACATCAGCGCCATGGGCATCATAACGATGACTGGTAGCCAAATCTACCACTCAGCCCAACAGGTCAATATCACAAGCTTGACTGGTCCTGTCATTGTTGATGCCAACACGGAATTGCAGTTGTTGGTCAACTCTGCTCCAACCATCGTTCTAAATAACTCTGGAACAGAGTCTTACTTCAACATCACTCCAGACTCAAGCGGAACTCACAGCTTGGGCACAATTGAAAAGCCTTGGGATGCCATCTATGCCAACTACATCGTCCCCGTAGGTGTCTCTGGAACTGGTAGCTTTGTTCTAAAGATTGGCGATAGCATGAGCGGCGACTTGACGTTCTTGAGTGGTGTGGGCATCACGCTCAACCAGTCTGGAACCTCAGATATTGGTTCTCCATCCAGCCCACTCAATGCCATTTATGCCGACAACTTATATGTGGGTGGCTCTGGTGCCTTTGTTCACATAACTGGCGATACGATGACGGGAGACCTGACACTTTCTTCATCGGCTCTCAGAACTGCATTCATATCTGGAACAAACAGCTTTAGTGGACTGGTCATATCTGCCTCTAGCGGTGTTGGTGCATATACCAATGTAGATGCCAAGTACACTGGCACCTCCCTAAACTATTACAGTGCTGGAACACCTCACTATGGCTACATATCTATTGGTGCAACAGACGCATTAGATCCAGACATAACCTTTTACTCGTTCACTGGCGGTGGTGGATCAAGCTATAGGCAGACCATAAATTCAAGTAGTGTTTCATTCACTGGTGGTTCTTTTGCCGTATTTGATATTTATCATGGCTCTGTAGGTATTGGAAATCACTTCTCAATAGATACCAATGGTTTGTTGTTGGAGAATCTAACGGCTGGAAACAGTTTGACGGTTACAAACAGCTCAACTATCGGAGTGAGAATTTCTGGAAACATAACCACAGCTACCTCTGGCAACTACAGCATTGGAACAGCCGCATTGCCGTTCAGCGGGTCTTACTTCAAGAACATCAATGGACAGCCAGCAACCTATCAGGTCTACAATGAAATACCGCCTGAGTTTGTTAATGGCATTACCAACACATTTACAACCACCTATCCAATGGTTACGGGAACACAAAGGGTCTACAGGGGCGGTTTGAGGATGACCCCTGGTGCTTCATTTGACTATGAGGCCTCAGGAAACATGGTCACATTTACAGTGGCTCCACCAACTGGAACCAATATTCTCATAGACTACGAAAGACTTGCGTTCTAAAAGGAATGATTTATGAGTCAAACTAGAATCAATAATGTCGATATCAAGAAGCCACTAGTCGGAGAGAACATCACTCTCGGATCGGGTATCCATCTTTTGGCTGAGGCATCTGGAACCAGCAACCTTGGTTCTGCAGCATCGCCATTCCTTTCTGCATACGCCAAGAATCTTTATGTCACTGGTTTGTTCGTAGAGGGATCCACTGGATTCGTAAGGTCTTCTGGCGATAGCATGACTGGCTCTCTCACGATGGGTACTGGTGCTAATGTCTTGACTGCTGGCTCTGGTATCAACAACATCGGAAGTCCATCTGCTCCATTCAATACCGTATTTACAAACAACCTTTCCTTGAATGGTGTTCAGTTTGACGGACCCTATGTTCACATCACTGGCGATACCATCACAGGCGACATTGTTCTAGCTTCTGGTGTTGACTTCTTCCCAGACATTTCTGGTGCCAACGATCTCGGAACTGCTGCCAAGCCATTCAGAAAGATTTTTGCCCTCAACGTAACTTCGCCATCTGGAGATTTCGTTTTCCGTGGCGGCGACAGCATGTACGGCAATCTCACTATGGACTCTGGTACCATCATCAGCATGGGTCCAATCAACCTTGGAACAAATAACACATCAGAGGATCTACTAGCCACTGCTGTAGGACACCAGAATCTTGCTGATGGAAGTGGTGCTGTGGCTGTTGGTTTCTTGAACCAAGCAGCAGATTCAAATGCCACTGCTATTGGTCGCAATAATTTTGCCAGTGGCTCAAATCCACTTTTCCCAGCTATTGCTATTGGTAAAGACAATTACGTTCTAGCATTCAATGGTGCTGCATTTGGTGTAAATAACACAGTGCAGGCATTTGATTCTACCGCATTTGGTAGCGATAACATTGTATATAACACGCAGGGTGGACGTGTGATGGGATTCGGAAACACGGTTTCCGGACTAAATTACCCCTATGTTTTTGGTGCTGGCAATGAGGGTCATGCGTGGCACGTTCAAATGTTTGGTATTAACAACAAGAACTACGCTCTTAACTCTTTATCAATGGGATTTGGAAACGTAGTCAGTGGAACTAACAACTACAATGATCCATCTATAGCCTTTGGTGCTTACAACACAATAACTAACGGTACTGGAATTTTTGCTTTTGGCGCATACAACAACATCAATGAGGCAAGTGGTATAGCTTTCGGTGTTAGAAACACCGTCAGCGGACTTAGCACGATGGTTGTTGGTCATATGGTTACTGGCACAGAAGCGGACATGCTGTATCTCGGAGCCCCTTCTGGTGTCATCATCCAAACTGGCAAGAACTTGATGCCTGAGGATAGCGGAACGCAGACTCTAGGTACGGCAGATAGGCCTTGGGCGACCATCTACGCACAAAATGTTGTTTCAACTGGCATGGGTGCTGGCATGTTCGTCCACATCACTGGCGACACCATGACCGGCCCTCTATCAATTGGCGCAAGCAACATAACCGATGGACAGTATTCAATGTCGGTCGGCGTGGCCCACACTGTTTCAGGACAATGGGCTATGGCTGTTGGTGCAAACAACATTGCATCAGGACAGTCGAGCTTCGCACAGGGAGCCAGCAATCAGGCTCATGGACAAGTGTCTCACGCCGAAGGTATTGGTACCAAGGCATGGGAACAGGCATCTCACTCGGAAGGAAGCACAACAATAGCTTCTGGAAATGCCTCTCACGCAGAGGGAAGCCTAACAAGAACATATGCATTTGGTTCCCATGCTGAAGGAGATACGACCGAAGCATACGGAAACTACTCTCATGTTGAGGGAAGCCAAACAAAAACATATGGAGACATCTCTCACGCTGAGGGTGAGTTGTCAGTTGCATCTGGAACAACTTCTCATGCTGAGGGTTATGATACCAAGGCTCTTGGGGATTATTCTCACTCAGAGGGTTGGAGCACGGTAGCTTATGGTTTTGAAGCACATGCTGAAGGTGCTTCTACGCTCGCCAGCGGAAACGTTTCACACGCTGAGGGTCTTTCTTCTGTTGCATTAGGTGATTATTCTCACGCAGAGGGTTGGAGCACGGTATCTTATGGACAAGAGTCCCATGCTGAGGGCTTTAGCACAATAGCATCAGGGGTAGCCTCTCATGCAGAGGGTGTTTCAACAGTATCAAATGGATATGGTTCACACTCAGAGGGTGCATCTACACTGGCTTTTGCAGACAATTCTCACGCTGAAGGTAACAGCACTCAATCCTTCGGCGGAAACTCTCACGCTGAGGGTGTTTCCACAAAAACATATGGAGGTGGATCTCACGCACAAGGACTTTCAACGGTTGCTTCTGGTGACTATTCGTTTGCTGGCGGCCGATATTCAGAAGCAAATGGATTCACTTCGGTAGCAATTGGTTATAGTGGAATAGCAAATGCCTCTGGCTCTTGGGTTCTTGCTGAGGGCGGTGATACTGGAGCAAGTTCAACAAACAATGTCGCCAACTCTCTATTGATGAGATTTGCAGGCGGCGTCTGGCTAGACTCAGGAACAACCCTCTATGTTGACAATATCGTTACCAGTGGAACGGGTGGATCTTATGTCCACGTAAGCGGTGACACCATGACCGGAAATCTCAGGATTTCTGGTGCTTCGCTAATTGTTGAAACATCCTCCAATGGTAATACAATGGGTTCTGCTGGCAACATCATTGCTGGTGAGGGAAATAATCTAGGCACGGCCCAGGGTGGCTCTATTGCTGCTGGTATTAACTTGGTTTCAACTGGAAACCAAAATGCCTTGTTTGGATTCAACAACTCAACCAGCAGCGATTACTCTTTGTTAGCTGGATATGGAAACTTTGTAAGTTCTTTTGCATCCTACAACACGGCGCTTGGAAATGCAAACTCTATCAACGGTGGATACCAAAACCTCATCGCTGGATATCAAAACAAGTTGGTCTCTAGCGATTCCACCACCGTTTTGGGAGCAAATAACTTTACAACAAACAGCTATCAGTCTATTGTTGCTGGTGATCAGAACTCTGTCTACGCAAACTCCTCGGCTGTCTTTGGATCCAACAACAGCGTCAGTGGTAACAACAACCAAAACCTCGTAGCTGGTTATGGCAATGCTGTAACTGGCAACCAGATGGTTGTTGCTGGCACTTTAAATAGTGTTGAGAATGGTGGAGACAATCTGGTTGTCGGTAACGCCAATCGAGTCATTAGCGCCTATCAAAGCATTGTTGGCGGTAGTCAGAACTATTTGAGCGGCAACAATAACTACAGCATTGTTGGCGGATACCAAAACGTTATTTTCAGCAACTCTGGATATCACCTCCTTGGTGGTTACAACAACTACGTTGGTGGTTATTATCACATTGTTGGTGGTGCATATAACTTAATTAATGACAATTCAAACTATTACAGCATAATTGCTGGCTACAACAATCAGATATTGGATGGTTCATCCAACTCAATGTTGATTGGCGACAGCAATATGGCTTCTGGTAGTGCATCAAGAAACTTTATTGGTGGTACTTACAACTCTGGAACCAACAACTCCAACAACTCAATTATTTACGGACAATACAACTTTGTTGATAGCTCTTCAATTGCTGTCGCTGCCTTTGGTAACGACAACAAGATATACAATGGTGGACAGTCAATTATAGCCGGTTACCAGAATCTCATAAGTGGCACGTCTTTCCATGCAGTCTTTGGATACCAAAATGCTTCTACTGGAAATCCATATACCTTGATGGCTGGTTCCAACAACGAAACAACATCCGTATTCAGCTTGACGGTAGGTAATAATAACCACAACTTTGGCAACTTTGGAACTGTTGTTGGTGGCAGCAACACAACCACATCAAACTCTAGCTATGCTATGGTTGGTGGTCAAGGCAATCGTGTCGAGGCTTATGCTACCGTTGCATTTGGTGACTCAAACAAGATAGGAACCAATGGTGCCACTGCCGTTGTCTTTGGTGGCAGCAACTTTGCTGATGCCTATGCTTCGCTAACAGCAGGTAACACAAACGCAAACTCTGGCACTATGACGGCTGTGTTTGGTCTGTTGAATACTGCCTACAACGATGCTTCACAGTCGTTTGCTGCTGGCATGTATAACACGTTGTCTGGCACAAATACGATTGCTTTGGGTCGAAACAACACAGCTACCGGAATCTACTCCCGTGTCATAGGTAGCTATGCTGTCGCTGAGGGGTCGGGAACAATGATCCTAACGGACGGACAGCAGGAAAGCCTATATACTGGAACGGTTGATGACAGACTCTATCTAAGATTCCGTGGGGATGTCTTCTATACGAGCGGAACAGACATTGTTGCTGATTCTCCGACGTTCTATATTGGTTCTGCTCAGGCTGGACAATCAATTGTTATCAACCCATCATCTGGCGCAACCATCAATGGCTCGGCTGGCAATATAACATTGCAAGGTGGCGCTGGAAATATCGGTATCAATGGTGGATCTGGTCCAATTACCATTCAAGGTGGAGGCCAGAGCGTCAATATCTTGAGCGGTGGCGGTGGAATCAATCTAACAGCACAGGGTCAGGGAATCAACCTTAATGGCTATACCAATGGTAAGAGAGTAGGAATAAGCGGCAGTAGCGTAAACTTCTACACCAACCAAGGCATCATGGACTTTGGTGGTTCGGAATTGCTCGTTGTCTCTGGAGTAGGCAGTGGCGGCATCATCTTGGATGGTGGTCAGGGTGGAACTGGTGACATCATCCTCAAGGCATCTGTCGCTGGCAACATTACCATTTCTGGAACTTCTGGCGCTGGTGGAAAGAAGATTAGCATTCTGGCTGGGTCTGGAACGATTGCCACGCAGGGAGACTTTGTTCCAACTGCCTCAGGCACTGATGATCTTGGAACTATTGCAAAACCATATGCCAACATACAGGTTCAAACTATCAATGGAAACGCAACAAGAAGTATTGTATGGAATGAGATTCCTGCCGGTGCTATTAACAACAGCAACACAGTCTTCTCATTGGGCAATGCTCCTTACGATGCATGGAGCATTCAGCTCTACATCAATGGATTGTATCAGGCTCCATCTGGAATTGGCGCTCCATCATTTGACTTCTGGTTGTCTGGATCGACCATCAATACGGTTTCGGCTCCTGCATCTGGAAGCATTATCATAGCTAACTACCAATACTAAAATGGGATACTCAACCCTCATCAACACGAATTTTAGTGGACTGCAAGCGGGTGTTAGTTATTCTGGAACCAGCTTCAATCAGTATATTTTGAGCTCGCAAGCTGGGCAGGTCGTAAACAACACAATCCAGACAAACAACAATAAGTTGGAGTGGTTTAATGGTAGTCCAGCTCCAGATCCGTGGGGCACCATGAGGTCCGTACTTGAATCGAGCCATTTTGATCTCACATTAGATATGAGTCAATATCCATTTTACGACGGATCAGCAGGACTTGTTTTGTATTTGAGAGCAACGTGGGCCAACGACATTGTTACATTTCCATCTGTGGCTTACTCTATTACTGCATCAAATCAGGGCGGCAACAACCTCATCACATGGGGAGATACCTACGGGACCAGAAAACAAATAACCTACACGGTTCCAAACTCAGGAAAATGGAGAATTACTTTGGTTGATGATGTTCTGAGTGTGTATCTAAACAATGTATTTGTTGACAACTATGACTACAGTGTTGGTTATACGGTCAATGGAACTGGCAAGTGGGGTTTGTTGAACTATGGTCCATTCACCCAGTCGTTCAATGCCTACACAATCAAAGCAGACAGGCGTGACAACGCTTTCTAAGAGGATATCATGGGATACTACAAACTCGTTCCTATCGTAGAAAACGCTCCATTTGGATATAGACCAGATGTGCCTCTGGGTACCAACTATGAGGCAAAGTCATACGATATTAACGGACAAACATGTAAAGTAAAGACGCTACAGGGAGAAGTTCTTCTTAATGGCACGTCCATAACAGAAGAGGAGTTTTTGCAAAACTAATGGGCTACTCAACGCTGGTCAACGTCAACTACAGTGGACTTCCAGAGGCCAACTACTCAGGAACAAGCCTTGGGCAATACAATATCTCGGTTGCTCCTGAGGTACCCAACGGTGAGTTCGTATCTGGAACAAGCAATGTTCTTAGAATGCAGGGACACACTCCCTCACCCGATCCATGGGCCTTCTTTTACGTTCCAAGAACAGACTACCATTATGATGTGACACTACACGTCAGCAACGCCCAGATTTACGATGGACAACAAACTCTAGATATTTTTCTAAGATCACAAGACCCAACAAGCGCAGCTATCACTACCGGTGGCGGCTACGAGGTTGTGATAAGTGCTGCTGGAGATTCCGTGACATGGTATAAGATGTATCCGTATTTGTTTTCTTTGTCAGTCAAATCAGTCAGTCACACAATCTCGTTTCCATGTAAGGTTCGTCTTTTGTTTGAAGGCTCTATCCTAACAGTGTATATCGACGATGTTCTGGTCGATAGCTGTGACTACACGGCAACAGATGAAGCCACACCAGGATATACCTATGGAGCTGGATATTTTGGTTTCAGACAATATGGAGTATATAACATAGATTTAAGTCAAATCACATACAAGGGAGATAGGCTAGACAACGTAACGTTGGCCTAATCGGAGAGAACAATGTCAACATATCCATTTAGAATACCATCTGGAACGGTCGTCTATCCAGAAGTGAGCGGAGCCCAGGCTTTGGGTACTTCGAACAATCCTTTTGGCACAATCTATGCCCAGAATGTGATCATCTCTGGCTCAGAGATTGTCAGCCCATCTGGAAGCTATTTGCCGCTCGCTGGTGGCACTTTGACTGGTCCGCTCTCATTCTCCTCTGGCAACTACATCAACACTGACATTTTGGCAGCAAACCCAACCTACTCCGAGGGAAGGGTTTTCTATGACAACACAGAACATACACTGGCTTATTACAATGACTCATCTAATGTTACAGTAAACGTTGGACAGGAGATGTTGATTAGGGCAAGAAACAACACCGGATCAACTCTCTCTAATGGCGTAGCCGTTCACATCAATGGCGCTCTAGGAAATAGGCCTACTGTTCACGCTGCATTGGCCAACGAAGCTGCAAATCAGGCTTTTATTGGTTTGGTTACTGACGACATCTTGACTGGTAACGATGGCTACGTTACAGCAGGTGGCATTGTCCATACTGTCAATGCCGCTTCAATTGGTGTTTCTGGTGTATCTGCTGGAACTCAGCTATATTTATCCCCAAGCGTTTCTGGAAACCTTACGTCAACTAGACCATCTTCTCCAAATTTTGTGGTTCCAGTTGGATTTGTTACAAGAGTTTCTGGTCCAAATATTGACATCTTGGTTGCCCCGGCTCCGCCAGCGGAACTTGGTTATGACGGTGCAAACTCAGTTTTGGGTGTGAATGCCGCTGGCAATGGTCCTGAATACAAGTCAATTTCTGGAACCAATAACATATCCATTGTCCACACAACTGGCAACATCATGGTGTCTGGAAGCTCAACTCCAACATTCACCACGGTTTCAGCCGGTGTTGGTAACTTCACTGGTTTGACTGGAACTACCATTTCTGGAACCACCATTAATGGTGATGTCATCAATGGAATCGGAATCACTGGCACCCTGATAAGTGGTCAGAATATCAACTTTGGATTCACTCTCAATGGTCCAAATAGTCAAATCACTAATGGTTCATTTGCTGGAACTTCTCTTGGAACCACAAGTTTTCAGGCTAATGGAACTGCAAGTTTGGTTGGAGTTAGCGGTGTTATTCTTAATGCTGGCGCAAATACAGCCATCACTCTTATCAATGGTTCTGGAATTGTTCCACAAATAAGCGGATCTCAGACAATCGGAACTTTAGCTCAACCATTCTTGTCGGGCGTCTTCACTAATCTTACTACAAGCAGTTCTATAACAGCGCCTATCATCAATGCTAATGTTGTAAACTCTGCTGGTATAACTGGAACCACTATATCTGGAACCAATGGCATCTTCCAGAACCTATCAGTGATCAATACTCAGTTTTTGAATTCTCTTGGCGTAGGAATCATCACTGGAACGACAGCCTCGTTTACTAACATAACTGGAACTACTATCAGCGGCACAAATCTATTTGTTCAAAACATTGTTGCCGCTGGTATAACGGGTACTACTGTATCTGGCAATAGCCTTCTTGGACAGACAGCCAATATCGGTGTCATCACCTCTAACGTAGGCAACTTCACTGGCTTGACTGGCACTACGGTTTCTGGAAACTCAGGCTTGTTCCAAACCGCAAACATTGGAGTCATCACCTCCAACGTAGGTAACTTCACTGGTCTAACTGGAACCACGGTCTCTGGTAACTCAGGCTTGTTCCAAACCGCAAACATTGGAGTCATCACCTCCAACGTAGGTAACTTCACTGGTCTAACTGGAACCACCATCTCAGGTACTTCACTGAGAGGACAGACCGCTTTCATTGTTGGTTTGAGTGGTACGACAATATCTGGATCAAGTTTACTAGGTCAAACGGCAAACATTGGTGTTATTACCTCAAACGTAGGTAACTTCACTGGTTTGACTGGAACCACCATCTCAGGAACTTCACTAAGGGGGCAAACAGCCTTTATTGTTGGACTGAGCGGTACCACAATTTCTGGAAGCAGTTTGCTTGGTCAAACAGCTAACGTTGGTGTAATTACCTCAAACGTAGGCAATTTCACTGGACTAACTGGCACCACGGTCTCTGGAACCTCTGGTCTTTACCAAACAGCTAACATTGGTGTAATTACATCCAATGTTGGTAACTTCACAGGCTTAACTGGCACCACGGTCTCTGGAACTTCTGGTCTTTACCAAACAGCTAACATTGGTGTAATTACATCTAACGTAGGCAATTTCACTGGACTAACTGGCACTACGGTCTCAGGAACTTCTGGTCTTTACCAAACAGCTAATATAGGTGTTGTTACCGCCAATGTTGGTAACTTCACTGGTTTGACTGGTACTACCATCTCAGGAACCACCTACATTGGTGATACAACAATGTTGAACTTCATCATTGATGGTGCTGGTAGCGTTATTGCATCTGGATCTCAGGGTCACATTGAGATACCATATAATGCCTCAGCTATCTCTTGGGATCTTACCTCCAACATATCTGGCTCTCTATCTGTTGACGTAAGAAGAAGCACCTATGCAACATGGACTGGCTCAACATTCATCAGCGGAAATCAATCCATCGTTGGAACCGAGAAGCCCACCATAACGAATGGCTTCAAGGGTCAGGATACATCGCTAACCACATGGTCTGGCATCAATGCTGGTGACATCCTGAACTTCCATGTTGATCAGACCCCAACCCTTATCACTAGAGCCACGCTGTCTATTAAGTTGAGGAAGTGGTCATAATGGCTAAGAAGAAATATACAATAGATCTAGTTGTGGTCAATCAAGTTGGGGCTGGAGACTCTGATTTTTACTATGCCCCAGACATTGACCTTAATGACACCGGAACAGACATTGAGGTTAGACATTTTAACATCAACAATCTAACGTGCAAAATAGAGGTTGATGAAACCAAGCACATCAAGAGCAACAAGAAGCAGGAAATAGATGATGCTACATGGTCTGATATCACAACGGTTAATCAAGGAGCATGAACGTGCCATATATAGTGGTGAAAGCTCAAATTCTTGATGGTGTCTATACTGAAACACCAATTGGCTATGTTGTCTCAAAGGAAGACTTGGACACCATCCAATCTACGCATGGCTTTAGCGACTTCAAAAGTTGGGTTTTTTCCAACGATGCCGCATTGCAATCCAGAACAAAGGATGTTTCAGAGTTCTTCGTTGGAAAAGATGTCATCTATGGCGGTGATTGGTATTCAACAGACACATACAACTTGCCGTTGATAACAAACTTGAACTCCCCAGAGGCAGCATAACATGGCCGTAACAATTGGCAACGAAACAAACACAGAGTTCTTCCAAGGCGCTACAACAAAGACAGTAGCTCTTGATACTGGATCTTCAACTGGTCGAGTTTTGTTGGCGTATTGCTATGTGCCTAGCGCAAGGACCATTACTAGCGTAACCTACAACGGTGTCGCTATGACACAGTTGCAGACTACCTTTACCGATGGAACAACATCGTTTTACATATTTGGTTTAAACAATCCAGCAAGTGGTAGCAATAACATCGTTGTGACATATGACTCTGCTCCAAACACAACTTGTTCGCTCCATGCACAAGCTTTTGGTGGTGCGACTTTAGGAACAGTAAACGATAACAATGTTGGTTTCAGCAATGATCCTGGATCAAGTTTAACTGTTTCAAGGGTCGCAGCAAGCTCTATTATTTGGAATCAGACTTGGTGTTCTTTCTATGGAACGTCTTTTGTTAGAGTTGATGGAGTTGATTCCACTAAAACGTCTGAAAGTACGGGTGGAACCTATCACTCTGCTGGATGGTACTCGGCCGCTTTAACTGATGGCTCAAAAACCATCACCTCACAGCAGAGCAACAATGCTTCGTTGCATTCCATAGAAATCAAGCAATCCGGTGTTCTTACTATTGGCAATAAAACAAACAGGACGACCAACCCTGGAGCTTCAACCACTGACACATTTTCTCACACTCAGGATACTGGAAGCAATGGCTATCTATTAGTTCTAACTGCAATAAGTACTGGTGCTGCCAATGAATCAAGCGTTACTTATGGCGGACAATCCATGACGCTACTGGATACACAAACTACCACAACCACCACAATGAGAATGAAAGCGTGGGGTCTAGCCAATCCACCGACTGGCGCTAATAACGTTGTAGTAACGTGGGCTTCGGGGCCTTTTAATCCCTACAATGCAGAAGCTATATCGTTTACAAATTCTAATGGTTTTGGAAACGTTGGTTTTGCTGACACGCAGGGTCCACCAAATACAGCAACTACCGTAACAGTGTCAGCTAACTCCGTGATTGTCGGAACTGCTGCTGCTGGAACTGCGGGTAGCAACGTTACTATTGACAGCAGTTCAAGACCGATAGATTACAACAATAACTGTAACAACTTCGTCTTTGGAGGCGTCTCCGCACCTGGACTGACAGCAGGAAGCAAAACATCATCATTCAACGCAACCGCCCAGGTTGCAGCAATATTGTATGAGATAAAAGAGTATGTAGCTGCCACGGCAGGATCAAAAAACACTCAGTTCATTTGGCTATAAGGAATCTAGATGGCAAACATATACATTAACAGTGGTTACATAAGGAGAACTGGGGATACAGTGCTAGGCGACCTTACGATGGCGTCTGGGGCTGATATCCTATTTGCTGTTTCTGGAAACAACTCAATTGGATCATCTGCCTTTCCACTAGGAACACTTTATGTTGATACGCTGGTAACAACAGGTGTGTCATCTTCTGTTACTGCATCAAACATTGGAACTGGCATTGGCTTATTCTCAAGCAAGGTTGGGCAAGACCTTCAGTTCAAATCCATCATTGCATCAGGCAACATTGTTGTTGAATCTGGCACAAACGCTCTATTCATCAAGGGAATAAGTGTCACTGGTGGTTCGGCTACAGCTTCAAACACCGGCACTGGCTATGGTTGGTATTCACATCAGGACGGAAGCGATCTCGTATTCAAGTCAGTAACCTCTGGCAACAACATAACCATTGGATCATCTGCTGGCGAACTGCAGATAGGTGTCAATAACGACCCATCCTTCAACAACATGACTGCCGTTGTTGTCTCTGGTACCATCGTAAGACTCAGTGGTAATGATGTCATCATATCTGGCATTGGTTTGGGTTCAGGTGAACAGGTCTACAGCGACATCGAGCTAAATGCCCTTAGATTCAAGTCTTTGCTTGGTGCTGGAAGCATCAGTCTTTCTTCTGGACCAGACTCCATTACGATAAGCGGATCTTCTGTTGGTTCGGTTACGGATGGATTCAATACAGGTACAGGCTATGGATGGTTCCTTACAAAGACTGGAACAGAACTTGCCTTCAAGACTATAACTTCTGGCAACAACATAACCATTGGATCAAATGCGGACGACATACAAATAGGGGTCAACGATAATCCTCAGTTTGTTTCTGTTGGAGCTATTACATTTAGTGGCAATCTTTTCAGCGGCAACTTCATCTCTGGCAACGTTATTTCAGCAGCCAGTTCATTGAGGGTAAATGGAAATGATGTGGTTGCCTCAGTGTCAAACGTTGGCGGCGGTGAAGGCTTCTTTGCCAGCAAAACAGCCAACACTCTTAACCTAAAGACACTGGCTGCTTCTGGTTCCATCACCATAAGTTCAGATGCTAACACTGTTTACATTAGTGGAACAGACACGGGAGAGGTCAATACGGCTTCGAATGTCGGCATTGGCGTTGGTGTTTTCAAGCAGAAGAGCGGCGTAGACCTACAGTTCAAGAGCCTTGTGGGTAGCGGCCTGACGGTTTCTTCTGGAACTGATGAGGTCTTTTTGAGCGTTCAGGATGTCTATGTCAATGTGACTGGCGACACAATGACCGGTCCATTGAGAATGTCAGGAACGCTAATTTATACGAATGAAATAGAGCCAATGCCAGGTTCTCCAGAACTTCTTCTGTCAAATAACACTAACGGACAAGACTTTACTGTTGACTTTGGTGGCGCTGGGGCTGACATCACTCTCGGTGCTGGCAACACCATCAAACTCATTGCATCTACTTCTGGAGTTATCGTAGGCAATGGCACTAACGTCTATCCAGAAACAAGTGGAACTCAAGACTTGGGATCACCAGACCTTCATTGGGGAACAATTTATGTGGATAACATAGTTTCCTCAGGTGGTGCCGGTGAATATGTAAATGTAACTGGCGATAGCATGACTGGCAATCTAACCATGTCTGGTGCTGACATTCTTACATCAGCAGCCAATACGAACAATGTTGGATCACTTTTGGTTCCATTTGCTGCCACCTATGCTAATGCTGGATATTTCAACATCATCTCAGGAAACACAGCCCTACAGGTAAAAAATTATCAAAACGTAATTGATATAATAACCCCTAGCGGACTGAATTTGTATAGCAATGAGTCTGCAAACGCTGTTACTTATAGCGTAATTATGGCGTCGGGGGCAACTACCAGCAATGCAAACTTTGACCTACAGACAATATCAATCCCTACAGATTCAAGTTGTTTGATTGAGTCCAGGGTGGTAGCAAGAAGAACTGGTGGATCAGCTGGAACTGCAGGCGATGGAGCTACCTATGTTAGAACGGTGATGGCAAAGAACATTGCAGGCACTGTTACATTGGGAACCATTCAGGCCAGCTATACAAATGAAGATCAAGCTGCTTGGAATGCAACCTTTGTTGCCTCTTCACCAAACGTATTGGTAAGAGTCAATGGAGAAATAAACAACAACATAAACTGGCACGTAACGACTATATTACAAAGGACTCTCTAATTAGATGAGCGACCAAGGCAGAATAACAGTCAACCAAGTTCACATCCTAGACGTAGATGCAGTTCCTACGACTGGTAATTCTATTGCACCTACTGGCTCCCTAGCACTCAGGGAAGACGGTGGCGGTTTCCACTATTTTGGATCTGGCAATGCTTGGTCGCAAGTTGTCACGGTTGACAGCAGTGGCGTCTTCAATGTTCTAGTCAATGACCCACGCCTCAGCCCGGCCAAAACCGCTATCGTCCAGAAGAACCCAGGACAAGGACAGTTCTCATCGATCAAAGATGCTGCCGCTTATGCTGCAACTCAAATGCCAACGCCTCTTGAGCCTTGGGTTGTGCTTGTCTATCCTGGCAGATACGAAGAAGACGACATCGTTATTCCTACAGACGTGCATATCCTTGGTCTTGACCAGTACGCAGTTACGGTTGTATCAACAGGCACTGGACATACCTTTGAGGCTAATGGTCCGTTCTCAATCGGCTTCATGTCCATTGAGAACTCCAATCCAGGCTACGCTGGACTAAAGATCAACAATGTAGACCAGTATGGTCTACTCCATAAGGTCTCATTTGCTGGCTGCTTCTACGGCATTGACTCTTACTGCGATACTGGAAACATCAATACACTTTACCTTGAGTATGTTGATGCCACAGCCAATGCTGGTCAAACTGGATTCAGATTTACAGCAGTCAGTGGATCTCAGTGCTATGTTTCTTGTGAAAACTTCTATACCTATGGCGATGTAACAAATCCAGACTATGGCGTACATGCCGTAGGTTCTGGTCTAACCGTATCAACTAAAGCCGCCGCAATGGAGGGTGTTGACGGTACTGGATATGCTGTTGTAACCGAAAGCGGAGCCAATATTAATGCTGGAGTATTGGGCATCTCAAACTGGGCTACAGGTGTCTATGTGCCTCAGGACGAGGGCTCCCCAAACATAGTCCTTAACTCAACTCCATTTAACCTTAACACCGGATATGACGTGTATATACAGAGCTCTGGTGCTACGGGTTACATGATATCCTATACTCCGTTAGATAAACAATTTATTAGTGAAGCAAATACGTTCTTCATGACGTACCGCAAGGATCATGCTGTTACAGTTTCACAGAAGGGTGGGGACTTCCAACACATCTATCAGGCCATTGACTACATCAACACCAACCTTGATCCTCCTACTGCAGATCATGGATACTTGATTCTTGTTGGTCCTGGCATATACTCCGAGCCCCAGCTAACCGTACCAGAGTTTACATATGTACAGGGTGAAGACCAATATGCCGTCAGAATACAACCAACTGGATCAAACGACCTTTTCCACATTGGGCAATCAACTACCCTCTCTTTCCTCACCATTCAAAATGTTCCAGTGGGATATCATGGTCTTGTTTCGACCAATCCTGGTGACTTTACGCTCATTCACAAGGTTGCTTTTGAGAACTGCCACGGCGCAGCTAGGGTTATTGCTAATAGCGGCACGACCAACGTGTTCTACTTTGAATATGCTGACACAACGCAAGATAACACATCTGATCATGGTTTTGAGTTTATTTCTGTTAGCGGAACTCCACTAGAAGTATCTTGTGAGAACTTCTACGTCATAGCAGGCGCATCCAATCCACCCATTGGCGTCGTTGCATCTGGCTCAGGCTTGTTCCTCACAACAAGAGCATCGGCTTTGATCGGAGTTGACGGAACTGGTAAGGGTCTAGAGATATTGGATGGAGCTAGAGTAAGCTTGCCTGTTCTTGGTATTTCGAACTGGGCTACAGGTATATCCATACCAGAGGATGGGTCAGCTCCAAACCTCAGGGGCTATGCAGTTGCATTTAATGAGAACACTTACAACATCTCAGTCCAATCATCAGGAGCAACTGGATTTCTCTCTGCCTATTCTCCATATCTAAAGAATGACATCAACCCCAATGCACCATTCTTCTTAGCTAACAAAGATCAGCATATAATAACGGTTGCACAAAAGGGTGGTGATTTCACCAGCGTCAAAGCTGCTCTTGCTGCTATCACCGACAATGGTCCCACATCCCAATACGTCATTGAAGTTGGTCCTGGTGTCTTTACTGAGTTAAACCCAATATCGTTAAAGCCATACGTCACCGTTAGAGGTGAAAATGCTTCAACGACCATCATCAATGCAGCTTTCCCAGGTCAGCACCTCTTTAGCGGAACAACCACAGCAAGCCTTACAGACTTAACCCTCATGGGCACCACTGATCATGGCTCATACCTATTGAATTGGTATGAACCTGGAAGCAATGGTTACATGTCCATGTATAGGGTTTACCTTGGCGCAACATGGGGTGTAGCTCAACTAACACCTGAGAACAATAACTCCAACTACTTGGCTTGCTTCAATTTAACATCACTTCCATTGAGCAATATCAAGCAGGCTTTCACGATCAATAATGATGTTTTGAACTCTGGTTCTCAGAATGCCATTCATGTTCAGGACTCATTGTTCTCGGATGTCTATGGTGGACTGACAAGGTTTGCTGTCATCAATGGTTCTGGAAACTTCTTCCAGGCCGACAATACCATCATCCAGAACCCACCTTACCCAGCAGTTACGGGTTCGACAGCTATTACGGCCTACAATAATTCAGAAGTCAGATTGTTGAATACATTCATTGATGGATTCTCTACCGGTATCTCTAATCCCAATACTGGTGGTCCAACACAGCTCATTGCAAATGCTCTGACATTGATAGCCAACGGATATGATGTTTCTATTGAGCATCCCACAAGCTATGGATCACTTCAGGGAACATTTGCAAGAAAAAAGACAAACATTGCATCACCTTTGGTTACAACTCTTGCTGGAGACCCAGAAGACTTCTCCACCTTCTCGGTGGGCGCATACTATGCCGGACCAACTCAGTCCTCTCTAGCTGAGGTAGCCCAGCTTTGGAAAGACGGATCCACAATGGGATTGATAACCAGTGGAACCATGGTGCAGTTGCCAGCAAGCTCTGGTTTGGCTGTTAAGGTAAATGCTGGCATAGGATATCTTGAGTCAAATGATGTTCTGATTAAACAAACCTGGCCAACCCAGACATATACAGGTATTGCAGCCTGGGATGATGTCTATGTCTTTGTTGATGCTAATGGTAACATCTCCAAGTCATCCTCCGCTATTAATGGTGATGTAACAAAGATATTGCTTGGAAGAGTTGTAGCCAATGAAACCTATGTTACTTCGGTTGGCAATATCAGCATGGATGCCCATCACTTTGGAAACAAGGTTGATGAGTATCTAAGAGATGTCTTTGGTGGCATTGTCTCTAATGGTCTTGTCATATCAAATCCATCTGGACTCTATTTTGATATGACCGGAGGAGAGTATTACTACTCTACTCACAAGTACGAACCAGCCCCAAAGACAAACCCAATTGCTTTTGCTGAAATATACCATACGGTCGCAGGTACTGGCATAGTTTGGAGCGGTAACTATAACCTGACTGGTCAAATCAATAATACACAAATTGATCTCAACAGCAGCGGCTTGACCGCAATGACATCTGGATACTACGCCAAACATGCCATGTGGTATGCTGGCGGTGCAGATGTCTTGCTATTCTTGTATGCTCAAAGCGAGTATGTAAGCTTTTCTGGAGCCAGTCTTGCAGCATCCCCAACTCAACCAGAATACTTCAAAGATGCAATCATTCACATTGCTGATATCATAGTTCAGCAAGGCTCTGGAACTATTATTGAAATAGAAGACACAAGACCAACGCCATCCTATAAGGCTACATCGGTTGTGGGAGGCGGTGGTATTACATACCACAACCAATTGTTGGGTCTTCTAAGTGACGACCATACCCAATACCTCCTAGTTAACGGCACAAGAGCCATGACTGGTGGTTTGGATATGGGTGGAAACAGCATCACTAATGTTAACCTTGTTGGTGGTATTGTTCCATCTGGGCATGCATCAAGACATCTTCCTAATGGCGCTGATCCACTCACAACCTCCACGCCATCGACCATTGATCTAACCAACACTGTCAATGATGGTGGTATAGCTAACAGTTTTGCTAGAAGCGACCACAATCACGCCACGAGCTATGTCCCTCTAAATACCGCTGGTGGTATCATGACTGGTGGTTTGAGTGGAACTTCCGCCAACTTCACGAGCATCACTGGAACCAGCATAAGTGGAACCACCATTGTTGGCGGCACAGTAACCGCTCTAACATCATCATTCTCACCCGTTGTTGGTGGACAGATTCACACTGGCACAACGGCAGTATTCACCAACATCACTGGCACCAACATCACCGGATCAAGCGTCAACGCTCAAACGATAACCAATACAACATCGTTGACTTCTCCGCTTATCACAGCTACCACCATTAATGCCACGAGTTTGACTGGCAACACCATATCTGGAACTACATCAGTTGTTGGTGGAACGATAAATGCTCTAACCTCATCGTTCTCTCCAGTTGTCGGCGGTCAAATATTCACTGGTACAACTGCGGTCTTCACCAACATCACTGGCGTCACGCTCATTACTGGCTCAACCATCAATGCCCAAACGATAACAAATACGACATCGTTAACGTCTCCGCTTGCAACCATTACAACGCTCAATGCAACGAACCTGACTGGCACAAGCATCAGTGGCAATACGCTGGTAGCAAAAAACATCAACGCCATCGATACGCTTAATCTGTCTGGTAGTGCTGTAGTCACAAACGGCAGCAACCTTGGTTCTGGTGAGCCAATATTCTCTGGCAAGAACCTGAACACGTTGGAGTTTAAGCAAATATCTGGCATTGGATCTGTCACGTTATCTTCAACAGCCAATGTTCTGACTATATCTGGCTCTACGTCGAACATAATCATCACTGGTACAGCCCCAATCCTAGTAACTGGCAGCACTATTGGTATTGGTCAGTCTACATCGACTACTGATGGCTACTTGACCTCAACTGATTGGAATAGATTCCAGTTGGTGGCTACTGGTTCGTTTGTTCATATCACTGGCGATGCAATGACTGGTGGATTGAATGGCACCAGCGCCAAGTTCGCTACCATCACCGGAACGACAAGCATTTCTGGCGTCTCAATACTTGGTCAAACTGCCAACATCACATCGATTACTGGAAACATCATCTCAGGAACATCATTCTTGGGTCAAGTTGCCAGCATAACGTCTATCACTGGCAATACGATTTCTGGAACCTCGTTCTTGGGTCAGGTTGCTTCCTTTGGTGGTATTACTGGAACGACTATTTCTGGAACAGCAATACTTGGTCAGGTGGCAAACATTACCTCGATCACAGGGAACACCCTAACAGCAAATGCATCGCTGACACTGGGAAGTGGTGCCAACATTGTCGTCAACAACTCTGGCACAAGCAATATTGGATCTGTTTCCTCAACTGTCAACGTCTTGTTCGCTAACGAGATATCTGGCGTCAACGCAAGAGGCTATGCCTATTCTTACGACACAACAACCCAGACAGTCAGCGTGGCTAATTCATTCCAAGATATCACTTTTAACACCAATGTCTTGCTGGATGGCTGGACTCACACGGCGGGAGGAACATTGTTTACTGGCACGGTTGGTGGTGTCTATGCGGTGAACTTCACAGCAACAGTCAACAGAACATCTACGCCAGCCTCAACCATTGAAATAAGAGCCGTTAAAGATGGCGCTGAGGTAGCTGGAAGTCAAGTTGGCGCAACACTGACAGCCAATAGCGTGTTCTCGGAAGTTGGCAATCAATTCCTTGTCAATGTAACTGGTGGATCTACCATCAAGTTCCAAATGACGGCAACTACAACGGCAGCACAAATAGCGCCAGTTGGAGCCAATGCAACAACAAGGCCTTCAATAAGGGCTACTATACACAGGATATTCTAAGGTGGATAAACAATGACAGTCCAATACGTATTCGATTCTGGAACCCAAATCTTCTTGACAAGCCAAGATGGCTTGCCATACGAAGTCACTTTGTCAAATTCTGGTCAGATACAGACCAACCTTAGCGGAACATCCAGCGCCACCAATCTTCCATACCTATCAGTCTATGGTGGAAACGTTAGCGGAAGCCTAGTCATAGAGTCTGGACTTAGTGGGCAATCTGCAAGCTTTACAAGCCTAACAGGCACAACCATATCTGGTTCATTGACTGCTCCTACTGTCAATGCCTTGAATGTGTTGAATCTGTCTGGTAATGCCGTCATTGTGAACGCAACAAATCTTGGCGCTGGTGAGCCAATTTTCAGCTCTAAGTCATTGAATAATTTGCAGTTTAAGCAAATATCTGGAGTCGGAAGCATCTCTCTTTCTTCGACTGCCAATGTTTTGACTATTTCTGGTTCTTCGGTTGCGGCTTCGACCATCACAGCCCCTACAACAACCAACAACTCAGGCATTGCTGTTTGGTCTGGCACCACGGGAGCAGGACTACTCAATACCACAATCACCATTGATCCAAATTCTAATATCAATGGGGCAGCAGCCATTTCTGCTACCACCTTTACTGGTAACTCGGTCATTGGTGGAACGGTCAACGCTTTCACATCTCTATCAACGCCGTTGGCAACTACTACAACATTGAATGCCACAAACATCACTGGGACCAACATAAGCGGCACGGCCTTGGTGGCTGGCACTATCAATGGCTTTACATCCGTTACATCTCCATTGGTAAACGCCACAAGTGTCATTGGTTCAACAGTAAGTGGCACTTCTGTTGTTGGATCCACCGTCAACGGCTTCACATCAGTTACTACGCCCCTAGCAAGTGTCACCACCCTCAATGCTACCAATATCACTGGTACTAACATTAGTGGAACTACTCTAGTTGCAGGCACAGTCAGTGGCTTTACATCAATTACTACACCCCTAGCCAATGTCACCACACTAAATGCTACGAGTATCACCGGCACAAATATCAGCGGCACTGCTCTGGTTGCAGGTACTGTAAATGGATTCACGTCAGTCTCCACGCCACTGGCTACTGTAACTACCCTTAATGCCACGAACATCACTGGCACGAATATCAGTGGAACTGCTCTAGTTGCTGGAACTGTCAACGGATTTACGTCCGTAACCTCCCCACTAGTAAATGCCACCAACGTCATTGGCTCAACCATAAGTGGTACCTCTGTTGTTGGATCAACCGTCAACGGATTCACCTCTGTCACCTCTCCTTTAGCCACGGTCACAACACTTAATGCCACCAACATAACTGGAACTAACATCAGTGGAACTACCCTAGTGGCAGGAACAGTCAACGGCTTTACGTCTGTTTTTGGAGCAACCGTTGGAGCCAATCTTTTGACTGGAACAGTGATCAGGCAGTCTGGAAATGATGTCATCGTCAGTGGCAGTAACCTCGGCGGTGGACAGTCTGTTTTTGCTGGAACAAAGACTAGCAATGACTTGAATTTCAACACTCTTGCTGGTGCAGGAAGTGTTACGATTACTACAAACGCAAATTTGATCACCATATCAGGCAGCTCAACTGGTCCTGGATCTTCAATAACGACTCCAGCAACCACCAATAATTCTGGTATTGCAATTTGGTCTGGAACAAGCGGTGGTGGTCTACTAAACACTACCATCACCATTGATCCATCTTCAAACATGGCTGGAGTAGCCACCCTCAGCGCAACGACCTTTACTGGAGCATCAGTCATAGGTGGAACAGTCAATAGCTTTACCTCTGTCACATCACCATTAGCCAGTGTAACAACTCTCAATGCTACAAATATCACTGGCACCAACATAAGTGGTACTGCCTTGGTAGCTGGCACCATCAACGGCTTTACATCAGTAGCCTCTCCTTTGGCTACTGTAACTACCCTAAATGCTACGAACATAACTGGTACGAACATCAGTGGAACGGCTTTAGTGGCAGGAACAGTCAATGGTTTTACCTCCGTTACCTCACCATTGGTAAATGCTACTAGTGTCATTGGTTCAACAGTAAGCGGCACATCTGTCGTTGGATCCACAGTCAATGGTTTTACATCAATCACAACCCCATTGGCTTCGGTAACTACGCTGACGGCATCGAGCATTACTGGAACAACCATTTCTGGCACCACACTTAATGCCAATGCGCTGAACTTGAGTGGTCCGTTAACATCTGCTGACGGAGCATTTTTCACAACATTGACTGGAACAAGCATTTCTGGTTCAACCATTAATGCTCAGACATTGACAAATACAACATCAATGACAAGCCCGATGGCCACTATTACGACTATCAGTGCTACAAATATTACTGGAAACACAATATCTGGAACCACATCTTTGGTTGCTGGAACCGTTGGAGCCCTTACTAACTTAACATCGCCGCTTGCAACCATTACGACCATAAATGCAACCAACATTACTGGATCAAATATATCTGGAACCACAGCCATAGTTGGAGGAAGCTTAACTGCCCTTACCTCTCTAACATCTCCGTTGGCTACTATCACGACACTCAATACCACCAACTTCACTGGTTCAACAATATCTGGAACAACCTCTATTGTTGCTCCAACCATCAATGCCCTAAACGTATTGAACTTATCTGGCAGTGCAGTTGTGACAAACGTCAACAACTCAGGAAATGGCACCGCTCTATTCATAAGCAAGACTGGCAACTCCTTAAACTTTAACACAATTGCCGGAGCTGGAATCATCACAATATCTACAGGCACCGCTGGTCAGGGCATTACAATTTCAGGAAGCTCTGCCGGTTCTCTCCAGAGAATGATCAACTTCAACATGGACGGCGCTGGATCAGTTCTTTCCTCTGGAACACAAGGTTTTGTCACGGTTCCATTCACATGCACTTTGAATCAGTGGGTACTGGTAGCAGACGTTACAGGAACTCTTTCTGTAGACGTAAGAAGAACAACCTATGCCAACTGGTCTCAAGCCAGCTTGGTTCTAGGAAACTCGTCTATTGTTGGTACAGAGAAACCAACATTGTCATCAGTATCAAAGAACACCGATACATCAATAACTACATGGTCTGGTATAACGGCTGGCGACATTCTCACGTTCCACATTGATGCAACCCCAACCAACGTCACCAAAGCATCATTGATGCTTTACATGAACTAATATGATATCTCTACCTAACACATCTGTATTTAGCGGAGAAGGTTCCGTCATTTCTGGAACATGTAATGTTTCTGGAACTAACCCATTTTTGATGGTTAGCGTATGCTTTGTCCCAGACATAGATCAAGAAATAACTTCTATATCATGTGGTTCGCAGCAAATGTCGTTGATTAATGTTGCTCAGATAGAAACCAATTTGAGAATGGAGGTCTGGGGGTTAGAGTCGCCATTGATTGGAGATCATACCATCTCCATAAATACAGACTCCTCCATTTCTGCGGCGGTGTTTTGCTCTGTGTATAATGGTATCAAGCAGACATCACCAGTCTATAGAACCAATTCTGGAGCTGGAAAGCAGGTTACACAGATTGGTGTCTCATCTTTTTCAAAACCAAACAGCATTACCATTGGAATTGGTGCCGTTAACAACACAAATTCCTATGTCAATAATCTTTTCGGCGCACAGAGAATTGAGTGGGACTTAACTCACAATGGTTTCAGGTGTGAAGCTATATCAGCTCAGATAGCCATGTTGTTTGATAGGCTAAACGTTGAAAATACTCTGAGCGAGCAATCGGACTGGGGAATAGTGATAGTTGGACTGGAGGGCGAGTAATGCCTATAACTACTGGAAATAATACTGCAACTCAGTTCAATGCCAGTTCTGTTACGTATGCCCACACTGTAAACCCAACTGGCACTAACAAACTTTTATTGGTTAGCTTGGGAATTAGGACGGCTACATCTACAGGTATTAGCGTAACCTACGGCGGTAACAACCTAACGTACATTACTGGCACCAACAATAGCACTCTCATAAGGGTTGAATCTTGGTATATGGTCAACCCACCAACTGGTTCTAACAATGTTGTTGCAACTTTGGCAGCCTCCTCGAAAACAGCTATCGCCGCCTTTGATATGTATGGGGTAGCGACCTCGGACCCAATAGAGTTGCCGTTGTTTCAAATCAGCGGAACGACCATTGTTGTGGTTACTGGAACCCTAACACCAACTGTAAAGAACACATTGTTGTATGATGCTTTTTCTATAAGGAATAACAATGCTGGTACTGCGATTGTTCCTGGTGTAAACCAGTCTCAGATAGTTGAGACAGGTACTGAGGGTGGTGCTGCAGCAACAAACGTTACATTAGCTACATCATATAGGGTTGTTGCTACTGGCGGATCTTATACGATGATTGAAGATCCAAGCGTATCTACAAACTTTGCCTACCACGGTTTTGTAGTAAAACCAGCAGGAACAAGTCAATGCTTCATAGGGCTCTAAAGGGGGTTTGCCATGCCAGTCAGAGACGAGAACTTCATCCGTCACTATGCCAGACCTGGCGATATTGTAAGTGTAAGAAGTGAAGATTGGATAGGCAGATCAATCCGATGGGTTACTGAAAGCAATGTAAACCATACGGCCCTGTATATTGGCAACGGACTCATCATTGAATCAGACAGGGGAAAGGGAGTCCAAATAATACCCCTCAGCGTTTACCTCAACGATCCCACCAAAGAAGTTTACCTTTCTAGAGTCAAAGCTCATTTTGATGCTAATGCCCTCATAGAACTAGCCTACAAATTCTACGGCGAGAAATATGATCTTTTGGGTCAATTTGGAATCCTGATCAAGTATTTGGTGAAAAAGGTCGGCTTGAGCCATGTGATAACATTTTTTGGTAAAAATAGAGCTAACAATTACGGAATATGGTGCAGTGAATATATAGGCATTTTGTTCTGGCAACAGGGCATTCGATTTAGCGATACCGACACAAGCTATTTGACACCAGGTGAAATCTTTGAAAGTGATACTTTGGAGCAATTGAACTGATCTTATAAATATTTAATATAATAAAGGAGTCCCAATGCTTAACTTGATTACAAACACGGTGAAAATGATTTTTGCCAAACTACTCGTTTACCTGTCATTGATTGATGACATTATCGTTGACTTCTTGGGAGACCTCAAGAGCCTAAGATATTGGCTTGTGATCATGGCATGGATATTCAATTTCTACATTGCCTATGCTGTCATTCATAATGGTTTGGACTGGAAGGCTCTCACTGTAAGTGGCGGCTTCTTGACCATTGTCTACACATTCTGGTTCACCAGCAAGCATAACGAAGCTATGCTTGCCAGCCAGCTACCCGCTTCGGAGGACGATCCCAAGGTTGACAGGGATCCAGACAACCAATGAACTTACTAGGTCTTCTCCAACTCATCTGGAACAACAAGAACATATTTGCATATGTGATTCTTGGTTTGATCATTGCTTTCTTGACTTGGAGAAACAACAACCTCCAGACTCAGAATCAGACGCTTACGATTGAAAAGGGTAAGTTGCCTGACAACATTGAGTTCATTGCTGAGTTGAAGGGAACAAAGTTCAAAGTCACCTATCGTGACTCCAAGAACAACGTTGTATACAAAGAGTACTACATACCAAAAGAAGGTGGAGTCAAGTTCACCAAGTACATTGATCTAAAGCAGTATGACGCCAAGGCTGGTTTCAATGGAGCCAGCATCAACGCACCGGCCGCCCCAAGGATTACCAACCCCCTCAACAGCTTCATCAACAGTGTCTTTGGTCCAAAGAATGAGAATAAGGTTGGAACAGACATCATTCCACAGTGGTATGGCTTCACATTCAGGCCTGGCATTGCTGGTGTCTATCATGGCGGCTTTGGAAAGCAACCCGTTGCCTTGGCTCTAGATGCAAAACTTTTCTACATCAACAGATACTCCCTTGGTCTTGGAAGCTCTATTGAGTATCCATATGTCTGGGGTTCTCGTCATGTTGACGACTTCATTCCCTTCATTCCGGTGGAGAATCTTGAGATCATGGGTGGCTACGGCAAGCCCTATGCAGACTTCGGAAACTCGGTATTCGTGATCGGTGGAAGAACCAACTTCTAAGGAGTTCAGATGCCGAGCCTTGGAAAACAAAACACAATACTTGGTCTCTATGTCTTAAACCAGTCGGTTTCTGCAGATGCGCTTGTTTCGAACGATCGTGGTGTTTACTACTCACGCTTGTTCCGCAAGCCAGACAACCACATCTGGTACCAGCTAAGCTGGGAGGACAACCAGACAACCAACACTTTTCAGAGAATAGATATCGACGTAAGAGTTAGAACTGGCGACAACTTACCGATGAATACGACAACGGGACTAAGGTACACGTTTGACGAGTTCAATGCTCTCATCAAGAGTCAAACTCCCGATGTGGTGGATGGGAAGCTTTACACTTGGCAGATATCTAGGTCACTACTGGGAAGCAACAACAATTCAACGGTTGTCAATGGAAATGCAACACCTAACGATAGTGTCTTTGAGTTGGGTACTGCATTCAACACAGCTAAAATCCCAAATACAGCAGACGCCGTTTGGAACTATTGGAGTTTGCCCCGCCACAGTAAGACAACCTATATCTCCAACAACCTAGAACACGACTATTTACAGTTAAGAATAGACTTGAGAAATCTTGATCCTCTAGCAATGCAGGCCGTCATCCCACAGATGTACAAGATAACGCTATCTAGTTTGCTAAAACAAGGAAGCTAATCGATGAAAAAACTACTAACATTTTTCGGGCAAATTCTCAGAAAGGGCGACGTTGACTTCGTTACTGACGGAGCCAGAGATGCTATTGTCCAAACAAATATAGACCTCAGCGGTAAGTTGGGAGGCGTCATTGAGGGGCTAAATGTATTTAAGTCCATCGACAACCTTTCTGTTCTTATCACCCCTGGTGTCTTCTACAGCACTGGAGACTTTAGCAACTCAAACAACTTGGGCGGTGGCGAAAGAGCCAAGATATTTACAACTCAGTCATTCACCGGTCTACCACAGACTATTCCAGTAGCTAATCAGCCATCTTACTTGTTGGTCTACGTAAAGATTGCTTCTTCCAATTCAAACCCAGATCCAACACAAATCCAGACTCCAGTCACCTCTAAAAACATACAGACTGGCGAGAACGTGCTTACCAGACAGTATCCAGTTGGAACGATTGTCATCAGCAATCCCATTGTCAAGTCTGAGGTCAACAAGTTCAATGGCGTTCCTCTTGCCTTGTTGCAGGTAGATTATGTTGGCACTAGTCAGGTTTCTTCAAATGGCACTATTCAGGTCATTGATTCATCGGTCAAGAGAAATTACTTGGTCGGTGGCTCTATTGATATTGCCAACAAAAAGATCGTCTCCTCTGCCATTCCAGATGGTTTGATAGAGAATAGAATGTTGGCTAACAACACCATTGAGGGTGCAAAGTTCAAGGCTGGATCTATCAACTCTCAGGCTATCGCTGTCTACGATGGCGGAGAGAACATAGCCACTAGTGGCGATGGTATTGCTACGGACCACCTAAAGAATGGCGCTGTGACTTCTGCAAAGCTTGGTTACAACGATTCTATGAACGACTTTAGTGCAAGAAACTATC